CTTATTCCGCAGATTAGCCTCCAGATTAGTCTCCAGATTAATCCACAGATTAGTCCGCAGATTAGTCCGCAGATTAGTCTCCAGCTTATTCCGCAGATTAGCCTCCAGATTAGTCTCCAGATTAGTCCGCAGATTAGTCCACAGATTAGTCTCCTTCAAAATATCGGTTTTCACTCCATTCTTTGGATCATTCAAAATCGCTCTTACCATTGAGCCTACTGCGGGACCGTCGCACCACCAAAAACGCGGCGCAGGCTTACCAATCAGTTCATACATACGAGTCACCGCTTTTTCTGCCCTTGCGCGATCCGACGGCTCGGTGGAACGACCGATTTTGAGCCATTTTCCACGGTATTCAATCAAGGCCTGCTCCTGATCGGGGGTGAGTGAGTTGATTTTTTTCATACTATTTTAAAATCTTAGCGCAGTTTTTGCGGTTTGTCTAGTAGGGTAAACACCCTACTCTAGCCTCCAACCAGTTCCCACCCCGTCCCGCGCAGGGAATCGGCGTTATGCCGGGTTAGGCAATCCGGGCAGATGCCGCCCCGGACGTTGCGACCCTCGGATTCCAACACATTCATGGTGGCCCTCCCCTTGTCTGTTCCCTCACACCACAGACACACTTGCGCGGCGTCATAAGGCGTGCGGCCGGGGGAATAGAGACATTTCGGGCGGCGGGACATGGGAAAATGGGGAGTTAACCGGCCAAAATCTCCTCAATCGTGCGGCCTCCGGGGTTATCGCCATAAGGGATGCAGTCAGCGTCCCACAGGTCCTTCAGATCGGCCGCAGACTCGATTTGCTCCGATACCACTGCGACAGGGTCGCTATCGTCTTCATGGCGCGCGATATAGGGCGCTTGCCGCTCGGCGTCACGCTTGTTTTCCGCAAGGATGACGACGTTGTAAGTGACTTCGACGTTGTAGAGTTGCATGGGTGTTAATTTTGGGGGGTTTCGCCTTTCGCGGCTTCCGTCAGATTCTTCAATCTCCATTCCAGAATGGCTGCATCCTCAAGCGCGTGCCTGACAGTGATTTCTGCAAAGCGGTTATCGCTATAGATAGCGTCCGTCAAAGCGGCGCGCAAGTCGGCGACTGCCAACTCGATGGATTGATGGGCTTTAATCAGGTTTTCGGGATTCATATGTTTTGTGATTTTATCAGCGCGGGCCTCCGACTCCAGATCGCCCCGCTGCTTGGCACCATAACCGTTCATGCGCCCGTCGGATTCCTCAACGGCTTTGAGCGCCGCAGAGACGACGGGCAGGCTACGGGAATCCAAGGGCGGGAAATGGGTATGCTGCTTCATGGTGATGGGAAGGTAACAGCAGCTACTCCCTCAAGTCAAGCGTTTATTCGCGCGGGAAAGGACAGACTCCACGAAGTCAATCGCCTCGTCGGACGTTTCCCGTTTGCGGCGCAAGGCAGTCAAACGGTTCTCGTATAGCATCTTCTGCGTTTGGCGCGCCCAGATGTTGAGCGCCTTTTCGGAATACTCCCAGACCATAACCTCCCAGCCGTGCTTATCGGTTTCAATGCGATAGGTGTCCGCTACACCGTAGGGAATAAGCACGGAATGGGAGCGGGACCAAGTCTCGTGCTCCATATGGGCTTCATCGGTATAGTAGCCCCCCACACTAAACTCAACGCAAAAGCCATTACTTCCGTTATAGCCGTCCTTCAGTGCGTAAGACATGGCACAGACACTATACGTTACCTCATGCATGCGGGGCACATACAGAGTGCCATCCTTGATGCGAACCTCCAAAGCACGGGCCAGATTGGAGCGCGAAAAGAGCGCGTTCAACCGCGACTGTTCGGCGAGAAAAGTGGCGATGGAGAAGGTAGGGCTAGAGGTGGAAGAGCGCGGTTTCATGATGGGGCACTTCCTCTCAACCGTTAAAGGGTTGCAGGTTGCCGTGATGAACGCCATGCTTGCCGTCCGCGAACTTGACCAGCGGGATAGTGCGCTCAAACAGATCGTCATTGGACATCCCACCGGTATAGGCGAGGCGGACGTTATAGGTCACGCCAATGACGTGTCCGACTCTTTTGTCTTCGGTAATGACCATGCGGCCATAGGTGCATTCGTGCAGTTTCATGATGGAACAGAAGGTAACACAGTGTCTGTGGTCAAGTCAAGGCTCTTTATTCACAATCTGAAAAGGCGTGGGCATGTTTGGCGGCAAGGTCCGGTCGCTCCCGTTGCATCCGCCTAAAGCGCCGAATCGTTGGTATACAGCGCCCCTGCTTGGACTGTTGGTGCCAAAAGCGGTCTATTGGGGTTGAAAACCGAGCCCAGCAGACAGGGCAGGTTATCAGCTCTTTGTCATACCAAGGCATTGCTTGGGTCAATGGGTTTCTGCTCCCCCTACCTCTTTCACCGCTTCGGCCAACGTCACTTTCCGGCCGTCCGGGGATTCCAGCATCGGCGGGGTCCTATGCCCGTATGCACCCCGGAAATCAAATTCGGCATCCCAGCCGGCCACAAACAGGGCGCGCCATTGAGTCGCGCGCGTCGGGGAGAGCACATACCCGGATTGCCGTGACCAGCGTGCATTGAGGGCGTCAAGCAAACGGTGGGCGACACCTTTGAAGCCGTCGGAGTTTTCTCGGGTCAGATCAATGGACATCTTCCCCTTGGCGCGTGCCGGGGAGCACTGAAACGTAACCCCGCGCGCAGTGCCGGAGTAGGAGAGGTGGGCTAATGGGTGGGTGTAGGAGGTCATGTTCAAGTGTCGGCCGAAAGAAATTTCGGTATTTCATCGTTTTCAGCCAAATCGTCAAGATACCCATACCCTTGGATATACCAAGTCCCTTTTCCGGGCTCAAAATATACAGCGCAGCCACCGATTTCACCATCACGAAAGCCGCATATAGACCGCACTTTATTTGAAGCCATTTCGTAGGCACGTAATTGTCGTTTGTTCATGTTTTATAGCTTAGCACATCCCGGTCACTTTGTCCAGTAGGGAGAAGACCCTATTCTTGCGTCCTTCAGGCGAAAGCCTCCCCCGCCCATTTGCCACCCACCCCGTTAGCAGCCTGTTTGGTGGCCATCCATTGGTGGTAAACCTCGCGGGAGCCCCAACAGTTGGCCGGCATCTCATTGTAAACGTATTGCAGAATAGCCCCGATAGCGGCCCTATTCTCGTTATCGGCGCGGTCGTAGGTTCCGAACAGATCGTTGCACAGCACGGCGCGCAGAAAGGAGCCGGTAGGAACCCCGAAGTCTGCGTAACGGCGTAGGGATTCAAGCGTGCGGGGCGGGATGGTGATGCTGTAGTCAGTTTTCATAGATTCGTTGATGTGCCGGTGTCCGGCGAATGAAACGCGCTGTGCCCCGTGCAGTTCGTCCCATGATCGAAACGGGTGCGCTTATTGAAGAGCGGGCAATACCCCATGTTTGCCATGTCGGGACGGTAGTCCTTCTCTGGCTCCCATAGATTGCAGGTCTGGCAGATTTTGCCGCTATGAGGGGATTCAGATGTCATGTTGGAGGGAGGGTAGCGGACGGCCTCACAAAAGTCAACGCTTTTCCAGCACTCTATCAATATATTTTGTCGCATCCTTCCGGTCCGGCAGGTGCATTCTACAGAAGAGAAGGCACTCCACCAGTTCGGCATTCTCCCGATTGAGTTCGTCCATATGGTCAATAGCATTGGACATGGCCTTTTCCAGCGCACGCATGGTCAGCATGTGGGCCAAGCGTGAGGGTCCTCGGCGGCGGCGGGGGCTCATTGTCAATCTTTTTTTGGCAGACACGGGGAGTCCTCCGGGACAATGGGTGTGCATCCCCCGTCGTTACGCTCCGGGTCAATCCACCCGCCCGCGCGCAGGGCGTTTTTGTCCCCGAACGTGGCAATGAGAGTGTAAGTGTCGGGGTCTTGTCCGTCGGGCGTGTGCCACGCGGGGTGGTAGCTAACGTGCTTTTCGAGGACGAGGGCGACCGTCTCGCCGTTATGGTCCCCGATGGAACCATAGCGCAGGGCCTCCTCTTGGGTGTCCCCGTGATGCACGTCAAACGCGTCGCCGTCCGAATTGATGTGGCGCAGCTCGTATTCGGTCAATTTCAGGGTGCCGTCTTTGAGGATTCTTTCGGTTTTGGAGGGCATAGTGTGGCTAGAATAGCAGGTTTAATCGGCGGTGGCAATAGGGTGTATTACCTAGGTCACTTGGGCCAAGCACTGTTGTCTGCCATCCGCGCCGCTATGGCCTCGCGCACCGTGGCATACCCGCTGGTAGTGTTCCGGCAGAGGAAGACGCAGTGATTGACGTTGGGGTGGTCGGAAGGCAACTGGAGTTTCCATTCGTAGTGCGCGCCCTGTTTGTCCAGCCAGTCAAGCATGGCGGTGTCGGAGGGGGGAGTAGAAGCGGAGGTTTTGGCTTTCATGTGTAGTTGAAGGATAGCACATCCCAGTGATGCGCGCCATAGGGAGTTTACCCTATTCTAGCGAGCGCAGGGAGGTGTTGGGTGCCCCAGTTCGGAGGCCAACCGGGGGATGCGCACCTTGAGTTTGGCTATTTTACCTAGGAGGCTGCCGCAACGATGGGTCACCGAAGCCGGAACTCCACCAGTCTCGTGGTCGTATTGAATGCGCCAAAATGCATACTGGGCCTCCGCGGCGGCCAATTCCTCGGTTGCCCGGTGATAGGCGCGGGTTTTGAGATAGCGGAAGATGGGGTTCATGACTGGGTATGGTGGTTAAGGATTCGGCACATAGTCCCCGCGCTCTTCGTGCCCGCAGTCGGCGCAGCGCCTATAGTCGGGCCAATGCTTGGGGTAGTGAACTACGGGTTTCATCTTATGGGGCACCCCATTGAGGCACGGTGCAGGGTAGGCGGTGTAATAAAAGGATACCTGTGTGGTAAAGACGAAATGGCGCTCGCACTTGCCGCACTGCTGCTCGTGCAGCTTGTCCTCCTCGTAACCGTAACCATCATCGTGGTTTATCTCCTGCGGCGCGCCGCAATAGGGGCAGTCTACATCGTTCATTGCGCTCCCCCATTGCTCACAGGGTTCGCAGCCCCCATGCCTCCGTCGTTACCTGCGGGAGAGCCCCCCGTTACCGTTGACACGGCGGGGATACCTTGAGAGACTGGGGGCTGCGAAAGTTTAGTGAACCAAGCTATGTCGAACGCTCCCATAGCCTGCGCCGGGGAATCCCCCGAACCGGCGACCCCGTCTTGGAGGTTATCCCCGTAGAGGGCAATCCACTTGTTGCCGTCAATGGAGAGTTTAGGCCTCATCATGACGCTGGGACGCTCGTATTCAGAGGTAGCTTGAGCGATACTGGACGCAGCTCGGGCCATGTAGTGCTCGATCCCGGCGTTGCGGAAAGCGGTAAGGACTGCCTCGCCGATGTCACCGTTGGATAGGCGACTGCGGATGGCGTCGTAGATGGGTTGGTAGGTGTCCATAGGGTAGGTGGTTGCTAGTGTTTTGCCGCAAATTTCATGCGGTCATACTCTTCCCAGTCCACAAGTGTTTCACGCTCTAAGATTTCAGTCTTCTTTACCCCTCCTCGGTATTGGGCTGTAAACGAAACAACCAGCGCGTGTTGGACTTCGTTACCCTCAAAGAAGGTGCCGTCATTGAAATCGGTGCGGATTCTATTGATCCACTCTCGCGTCGGGTATTGCGGAGGGGGAGCGTTTGTCGCCGTGAGTTCGGACGTTTTCATGGATATGGTTTGATGGCGTAACGTGGGGGTCTACTCCTCACCGTTATCGTCTCTTCCGAAGATAGCGCAGATTATAACCAGAATCAAGCACAAAAACAGGGTGAAGGCGGCCATTCAGGAGGTTGCTCCTTTGCAGTGCAGATACCCAGAGCGCGGCATTCCCTCGGCCATTTCCCAAAACAATGACTCGGTCAGGGTATCGGCTTCCAGTCGAAGCGCGGTCACAGTGTCCTCCACCTCATAAACGGACGGTCCCGTGCGGCGGCCGGGGGATAGCAGGTATGCAATCTGCTCTCTCAGGGCGGCAATCTTCTCGCGGGTCTCTGTGATGGGGAGGGCCATAATGTGGTAGGTAGAGAGCGGAACCGCTGTTACCTGTCAATACAGATTTTCGCTATACAAGGTGCCCGGGCTGCTGACCTGCTCCCGGATTTGTCCCGTCGCTTCGGCGCGCGCCCACGCGGTTGTGCGGTCAAGGAAGGTGCCCCTGATGTCGATAAACCCCTGTTCGCGCACCTTGAGGTGGTAGCCATCGCCGTATATCCGATGGAGGACGGCCCGCATGTCGGGCGAAAAATGGCGGACCCCGGGGATGATAAGCCCGTCGTCCATCAACATAGCGGCGGAGACTATGCGGTCGGGGGATTCTGGGGTGGGGCAATGCTTCATGAGCAATGTCATCCAAGTGTAACCACCTTGCCACGGAACCCTACGATAACAGCGTTCAGCGCGACCCCGGTAGCGAGCACAAGCACGACCGTCCCGGACCAAGTCCAGAACGATGAGAAGATGAATTTTAGGATTTCAAGCATAAAATAGATTGGTCAATCCCCGTCCCCGTCCCCATCTCCGGCCGCCCAGTAAAACAGCGGACCGTCATCGTTGTTTTCGGGACCGTCATCTTCGGAGTCCTGAGTGTAAGGGTCCATCCCAAGGAATAGACCCATACCGAAACAGAGGGATAGCACAATGGCGGCGACCATATCAGGAGGCCAGCTCCTCGAAAATGTGCCAGACCAGCGCGCCGCCATTGGCCTGAACGCTGGCAATGTAATGAAGGCAGTCATCATTTTCTATCGCGTGCCCGGTGCCGATAATGCGAATGACCCGACCCCTGCGGGCGGCAGCGGGATTGACGCGAGCCCACAGATACAGGTCTCCCGCCTGTATTTGGGCCGTCATGATTTTAGCGCCCTCCGGCATAAGGACCTGCTGACATTCGGTCAGGGTCAGGGGGAATTTCCAGATGGTGTGCGGTTGCAATGACATGGTAAAAATGGAGTTGGGTGAGGTGGGATTTGAACCCACATTCACGACGACTTTTGGAGCCGCCGCTTTGCCTGACTTGGCGTTAAGGGTCCCGGGACATTCCGCCACTCACCCAAAGGATGGAGTCGTAAACAGTTAGAGCGTCGGCTCCCCACGAAGGTCTGCTTCCCGGTCAAACTGCGCGGCGCGGCCCATGAGGTAGGAGAACATAACAGGGCTGTCAATCCGAATGGTTGCCGCAATCACGCGATTGGAGTTCGCGACGTTGCGGAATGAGGTGGCGAGCAGACCGGAGTCGGCTACATCCATCGCGTCCAGCATACCGTAGAAGTAGAAGAGCAGATTTGTGGAATTGGCCGTCACCTCAACAGGGATACTCTCCACGGTAGGAGGCGGCAGAGCGGCCGAGGTAACAGGGGCGGTCACAGTCAGGCTGCCGATCAGGGCGCCCACGAGGAGGATACGATTGAACATGGATTTCATGGTGTGGATATGGTTTTTGTGTTTGATTTAACGGAAAAGAGAGTAGCAGAACGGCTGTTGGTTGTCTAGTGGGTAGAACTACGTAGAGACTTTATAGGCAGTCAGGCGTCAATGAACACGGCCCATCGGACCTGACCTGTTTTCCGCGAGGTGTTGACCAGTTCAACGGAGCAGGGAGAGGCTATGTCACCGGCCCCGTTGTAGACCTCAACGTTGACATCGCCAATGTCCGCTTTCTGCTTCTCTAACAGGGAGATAAGTTCGGATATTTTCATTGGGTTCAGCGGCGGCCTCGGACCTTGGGCCAGATGATGTGGACCACAATCAGGGTGACAAACAGGGTTGCGAGCAGACCGAATCCCCAGACAATGACCTCCGGATTCTCGTAAAGCCATTGGTCACGGTCGCGCTCAAACTGCGAGCGATAGACGACGATTTGGTCTGAGGTTTTCATGTGGTGGAAAGATATGCCTTAGCCGTCCACTTCCCCGCCGCGCGCCCGTTGGGGAGCCGGATTTGGGTATACTCCACTTCGCCAGCACTCAAAGCGGCGGCCAGTGCGTTGCGGGTATCTGGGGATAACTGCCCTCGGTCGATAATGAAGCCGTTGAGCAGAAGGTGAGGGAGACTGAAGGGAGTGGGCATATTCATTTGAGTAGGTGAAAGGTGTAGCACATCAGGGGCAGCAACACAATAGGGTAAAACCCCTATTTCTGCTTCTTTCCCCAGTCTACCCACCGGTCCGGTGCTTCTACCGCGATCCTCACCGGAACCCCGTCCCAGTTGTGCGGAAACGGGTGTCCGTAAGGCGCGGCCTTGACGTGGAGGGTGCAACGCTCGAAGGCGACCGAGATACCGAGGTAATCCGGGTGGTTGCGGTATTGGGTGGCCAACCCGTCTACAGCAGCTTCTATGCGGCCCCACGCGGCGGCGCGTTTGGCGTCCCTCTGCATGGTATCGTCCCAAGTGAAAGCGAATAACGGGGCGACAATCAGTGAGAGGAGCAACCAGACGAATGGCATCAATTGAACGGGCCAAACCCCTCGGTCGGCGCTCTCGGTGGAGAGCCAGATAACGGTGTTCCCGACAACGTTGAAGAGCACGAGGATAACCAAGAACGCGTGCAGGAAGTGGGCGCGGCGGAGGAAGGGGATGAGACGTTTCATAAGGTGCCGTCAGGGTATCACGATGTCCCCGGCTTGTCCAGTAGGGTGTTTATCCTATTTTCGCGGAAGCCGTGGCCTCCCATGTGGCGAGCATTCTCGGGATCATAGATAGGACAGTGTCCACGTCCGGGGGCAGCGCATAGTTGAGTAGCTTGAACCATGTTCCATCCGGCAATTGGCCGCAGACTTCCATCTCTACATTGACCTTCCCGAAAAGAGTGGAAACATAAATGAAAACCTGCATCCCGGGCTTGTCGTCGTTACAGGCGCAGCGGGTAGGTGTATGGTGACGTTTATAGAACATGCGCGCGTAGTCGCGGGATGAGTCAGGGGCCTCGCGCCAGTCTAGGGACAGGAGGGTAGAACAGATTTCGGTGGCGTTCATGATTTGTCCTCCTTGCCGCCCCAAGGACGGGTATTCTTCAGGCGAAGCGTCGTGCCGAAAAGGTGCTGGAAAGACCCGACGCCGTTGGTCAGGTGCAGGTTGCCGTCACTGTCTATATCCAAAATCAGTGCGGGGCTCCCGTCCACTACGACAGTTACCTGCTTAGGGCGACCATTCAGGGTGGTAGCTATAGCGCCGTTGCCATAGCCAAATGCCGGCTCTTGCGTGACATCCGGGCGTTTATCCGTGACGATCTCTACTGTGAATTTGGGTTGCATAAGGTGGGTAAGTCAAGGCTTTGGGACGGTATGGGCCGCGCGAATCTCTACCGTCACCGGCACCGCGCGGAACCCGTCTTGCTCATACGCCTCGCGGCGCAAAGCGGGGTAGCAAAACCTGCGCCAAGCCCCATCGGCGGTGTAAGCCAAGGAGTCTTGGGCACGAAAGTCGTCATCCCAACCGGTCGGCGGCATAACAGCGTAGCCCAGAAAGGTAGCCACCGCTGGCGTTTTCGACAAAGGAGGCGTAACCTTGAGTCGCGGCATCCCGGCGCAGATACGCTGTATCTCGTCCCGTAGGATGACACGGGTAGCGTTCATATTCCGAGAAAGGTCCTCTAACTCAACCAGTTCCGCGTGCAGTCTCTCAATCTCCCGTTTCGCGGTCTTCAGCATGTCACCTTCCCGGCTATTCGGGAAAGCATAGGTGCCATCGGTTTGCGCGTAGGCGTGGTGGAGGTTGGATAGGAAGGGGGATTTCATGGTAACTCAGGTTTTGCGAAGTATAGCAAGGGCGGAGGCGATAAATCCCGCAGACGGCTCCAGCCCGGGCTCGGTCCTACCGTTTGGGAGCGGGCGGGGTCGCCATGATTGGATGAATTCGGTGAAGCAGCAAAGGCGACGGGCAATTTCGGCGTCATTTCCGAAGGCGTCAACGATGAGGGGAAGGTCCTTCATCAGGGGTTGGCACACGGGCAGCTAGGATGATGGAGGATGGCACCCTTGGAGGGGTGCGCTTCCACAACGAACCAATGGCCGTCATGGATCACGGTGGCGAGGATATCGCTGTAATCGCCGTGTTTGGCAGCGTATTCCGCAGAGGACTTCACTGCAATGTCAGACGATTTATCTGAGATGGTAGCGGAAGCGAATAGGGCGTCTGCGGCGGTTTGGCCAATAAATATCGCGCCCATCGTCACAGCAACAATGGCGATCCACAACAGAATAGCGATAATAGCTTTCATGTCACCTATCCTGCCACACTCTCCCGTCCCTGTCAAGCCCCGAAAGTGTTGGCTCCTTTCGTGGCCTCACAATCCATTGACCCGCGCCTCACTTACGCCCCTTTGCGGCGATGCTCAAACATGCGTCTGCAATGGCATAAGCCTTTGCGGGTGCCCAAATCTCGGCATTACTGGTGGGTTGCCCCGCCATGATGCCGGCGAGCGCCTGACCAGCTAGGTAGTCCCGCAAGGTAATGGGTTCCGGTCCGCGATCTGGCATTCCGGGGATAAAGGGACGAAATGAGTGTGGCTCCATATAAAACGTGGGGTATCAGTTCTTTGCGCGGCCCTTGCGCGCCTTTACCTTGCGGTCCGGTGCCACAGAGTAGACATCCCCAAATGCCGTCCCGTGGATGACATCGAAAACATTTTCGTCCACGCATTCGATCAGCGGGTAGTGCTCGCCTTCAGCGTCACCCCATTTCCGTATCATCTTGGCGCAATCGTGGAACCGCCCCTCTTCAAAGGTGTCATAGAGAGCAGTGAGTTTTTTGCGGTCGTTCGCGGGGAAAAGGTCCGGGGAGTTTAAGTGATCCCGGACGGCTTTCAGGTCGATGGTAAGGTGGTGGTAGATGAGCATGGTAATCAAAAAGTCGCGGCCCTACCCGTGTCCACCAAATCCCGCCGATACCCCAGAACGTGCTCTACCACAGCGTCATACGCGTGGGACAGGTCCTCTTCGGATAGGTGGGGGACTGTCCCGTTAACCTTTTGGCCCACGGCTTTGAGACCCCGGATGTAGATGCGCCGGCAGTGAATCTCGACCTCGGCGGACACCTGTAAAGTCCGGCAGTCGGGGAGGTTAACGGACAGGGTTACTGTAGTGGAGTGGGACAAATGAAGGGTGTTTATCGAGTAATTTCTTAGTTTTCGCTCGGATGCCCGTAGCGCCTCATCCAATCCGGCAGGACCGCGTCACGGCGTTCCCCAAAATGCTGTTCCAGCTCTCTGTCTACGGCGGCCCCGTAAATGGAACGTATCGCATCGCGCAGTTGACGAACGGTCAATTCTTGGTCTCCGCGCCAGAATCCAATCACATACGCTTCCAGTGCGTGCTTGGCGTGCGGCGATAGCTTGGCTTCAAGGGGTGTGAAAATGTTTTCTGTTGGATTCATGTCTGTGCGATTATTTTACGTTATGGACCCGGCGCTTGACCGGGGCATGTTCCTGCTTGTCAGCGGCTATAAAGGCTTCGGCGCTGGCTAGGTCCGAAAATGCATTGCAGAAAACGCCTTCACTGGGTGTATACACATCGCTCCGCATCCAAAACGGCCAGATAGGCATACGTGATTCGGGGTAGAAAAAGGTGCGATGCCCCTCTTGGGACTCCTCTATCACTCGGTAATCAAACGGGCGGAACAGATAGGATAGCAGTGCTTTCATGGTGTAGGAGAGAGGTTAAAGGACCGGAGTATACCCTCCGCCCATTCGGCGTGCAAGCGCAAAATGTCTACCCTCGCCTGTTTGCTCTCTGCGGATTGCCGGATACAGTAGCCATACTCGATTTCGCGCTCCAGACTGTTGGCAACCCTCGTGCATTCCCCAGAGAAGCGGCGCAGCTCTTGGGCAACATCCTCAATGGTGGGCTTCGGAGCCTTGGCAGCAACCTCGGCGTCGGCAATAGCGTTGACCTCGGCGAACGTGCGCCGGGACATGGTGGTAAAGGGTTCGTTCATGATGGCACATGTATATAGCAAGTCCGCCGGTAGCCTCCGCCCTTCAACGGTGTCCCGCAGGCCGCTATGTTCCAGCACCCTTTTTCGTCACACACTGGGCAGAACCTGTTGATTTCCCGACACTTCGGGCAGCCGGATACGGTGTCCTCGGGATCAAAGGGGTGGGGAGCTGTTAGAATAGAGTCCACGTTCCCGCGCCAGTTACAGGATTCGCAGAATAGACGGTTGGGGGAAAGGGACATGGGGAGTCAATGGGTGGTTAGCCAATCCGAGGAACACTCCACCCGTAGCTGCGCTTCCGTGCCTCGACCCCATTCCTGAGTCGGATGTATTCAAAGCCGACCTCTAAAGTCAGCGCGGTGACGCTACCGATAACGTTGTGCCCGTCCCATGACAGGGACCAGCCGCCCCAACTCCACGGATCGCGGTTGGAGAAAACGATAAGACGCTTGAACCTGAGGTGTTTCATGGGGGCTACTCTAGCACGTCTTGCGGCGCTTTGTCAAGCACCCATTCTCACTTCCGCGCGTCATAGTGCAGGTTAATCACCTTGAACGACCCGCCGGCATGGTTGATAACGACGCCCTCAAACGGCTGCCCATCAATCGTTTCCAGTTCCTCACTGTAACGCTTGACCAGTTCCGGGGTGAGGATAACGTCTTGCTGGATCATCGGGACGGTCGGCAACCCCAGTTGCGGCGCAAGGCGATGAATATACAAGGGGTGCCCCTTGGTGGCGTAACGTCGCTCGTCTATCAGCCAAGTAGAGAAAAGGGCGAGCCCAACGGGTAGCTTGCTATGTGGATTGTGAGCCTTCGTCTGGATACCTTGGCCGTATTGCTCGCCGCGGACGCAGAGGGAGACGCCTTCATTGTCACGGCAAAACCGCTCCAACTTGGCAAGCACTCCATACCGCCGCTCGTTACGGATATAGTGGTTGTCGCTGGTTTCCTTGTAAAGGAACGAACGACCTCCAACTCCACGGGATACGTCCAAAACACCGGGTGAGACGTGGGATATGGCACAGAAGGCCGAAAATGACTGTCCGTCAATTTTCAGCGCCACATCCACAGACTGTCCATACGGAAGGTCGTCCACCGACTGCCACCGCTCTTCGTCAGTTTTTGGAATGCCGAATCCATACGGGCCGCTAGCGCTCAAGTCTTGCGGCGCAGGGGCTTCGTATTTGACAATGCCTAGCACGGCAGTGATGTCCAACCCCGGAGTGAGCGGGCCGGTGTAGCCCACGTTGACAGGGTCCTCAACAATGCCGAAACTGAAAACGCCGCGTAGCTTGATAGCCTTCACGCGGTTGCTGCGGGCCTTGTAGAATGTAGCCCACGGGGCGTCCGGTAACACGCTGTCCGGCTCAATGAAGACGCAGAGGTCTCCGGCGCGCCACTTCCCGCGCGGCACAACGGCTTTGTAGCCCTTGATTTGGGCAATATCCAAAGAGTCGGCGTTAGGATGGGTGACAACCGACAGGATCGGTTGGATGGAGGCTAGGATAGAGGTGTCCATAAAGAGGTGTTTGGTCTATGTGGGGGGATACTGCCATGTCTGACACCAGATGTCAAGCACCTAACACACGATTCCCTGCCGATACCACCCATCCACCGTCTCGCGCGCGGCTCGGATGGTCGCCGTCGGGGTTTGCTCACCATCGAGATCGACAATGGAGTAGCCGCGCCTCTTGCCGCTCCTCCGCTTGAGGCCGAACCCTCGGTAGTGCCAATACCCTTGGCGGACCTTGACAATGGGATAGGTTCTAATAGAGCGCATAGCAAGGGAGCGTCGTTCTCAGACCTTGAACCTCGCCTTTTCCACCGGCTTACCGTCCACATACAGGGTATGCGCCCGATTCAGTTGACGTGCTAGGTCGCGCACCGCCGCGCCAGAGGTGGCGCCGTTCCCCGCGACACTGCTCCAACAGAATGTGTCCTCGGGACTGGTCCACTGACTGGTCCACCAGAGGTCCATCCCATAGGCGTAATACAGGAAGGAGCGCCAACTCTTGGGCCTTCCATAGATGTGGGTAGCCACCCAGCGGGCGTCATCTACCGGACGCTTCACAACAATGGCTTCCGTCCCGTGGGCGCGACAAAAGGACTGGACACTGACCGGGCGCGCGGCGGGGCGGCGACTGGGGGATTTGGTGGACTTCATGATGATTGAATGGGGGTATCGTATAGGGTAGCGCAGGATATGTCAAGCGCCATTCACTCGCCCCACCATTTCTTGGCCCTATCATCGGCTTCCAGCTCAATGATGCCGGCCTTGCGCAGGGCTTCCAATAGGGTAAAGCAGGCCATGGCGTCGGTCGATTCGTAGTCAATATCGTAAGCGCGCATCAGTTCGGTGTCGCCGGAACTGATAATGGCTACCTGCGTGGTAACCCCTTTGCGCTCTGACTCTACGGTGATCTTAGGTTTCATGAATTGCGGCCATAATGCAAGTTGTCGTCCCGCAGATCGGGAACGTTCGGCGAAGACTGTATGAGCACGCCTCGCGCTCCCCGTTGCCAGTGAGTGTTGTCGTCGCTTCGGTATTGGAGTGCCCCGCAACATTTGCAATTGCGTCCTCGCTGTGTTCCGGTCGGGAAGGCACACTTGTAGCTTTCCGCCATTTCAAATGTTTCCCATTGATGAAAGCCGTTTTTGCAGCTGCGGAAATATAGAATGATTTGCCAAAACCAAAGGGGTTTCTTTTCGCGGGTCATAACAGGAGGGAGATGGGCAGTGTAAGACAAGCGATAGCGTCAGGCAAGCACCTTCTGGCGCTCCTCCGTAATCTTCTCTTCGTCAAGGACCTCCAGCAAAAGGAGTTTTACCCCAACTGCCGTCACCTCATCGGTCAGCACCTCCACATAAGCCCGCGCTTCAATGAGCGACGCTTCTAGGACGCGATCCCGGGGAGAACCCGCCAAGGATAGCGCCCCGAAGAGGTGGTCCTCCATGGCGGCCAACTGGACTTGGGCACTCTCTAGGTGGCCCAACAGGTAACGGTGCTCACGGGAGAGAAGCGCTTTGCGGGCGCGGCGGATAAGGGTAGAGACGAGGTTTGGCATAACGGATCAGAAGATAACCGATGATGGGGTGCCCTGTCAAGGGGTTTCCGACAGAAAAGGCACGCACCTCTCTCGGATAAGCGGCACATAGTCGGCATTCAGTTCGCAGACAACAGCGCTACATCCGTGCTGCAATGCTACGGCGGCGGTAGTGCCTGAGCCGCCAAAAGGGTCAAGGACGGTGTCTCCTGCGCGGGCGCAGGATTTGACGCATGGTTCGATAAGGGTAGCCGGGAAGACGGCGAAGTGCGCACCTTTGTAGGGCTTGGTATTGACGATGAACGCTAGAGGGTCACCCTCTTCGTCTTGAAGCATCCCTTGCCAGCTCTCGAAGAACCAGTCGCCGGAGCGGCGAGTGCGCTTCCCTCCCGTCTGCTCTCCGCTGGCGCGGTGACGCTGTTGGCTGTTAGGATCGTCTCTATTCGGACGCTTTGCCGCCGTGGCGGTGCTGGCAGAGTGGGAATTGTTCGAGGCGTTTACCTTGACCGCTTCGGCATCGTAGTGATACCTCTCGCTCTTGGTGAGCATGTAGAGCGTCTCGATGGTTTGGCTAGGACGGTCCTTGACGCTCTCAGGCATCCCATTACGTTTGATCCAAGGGCAAGCTGCACGCAGATACCAGCCGTCCGCTTGAAGCGCGATAGCGACCCGCGCCGGGATCATCAAGAGGTCCTTCGGTTTGAGCCCTTCCGCGTTGGCTCGGGCGGAATCTGCCCCAACCGACGAAGCGCGGTTGGTTTGCTGCTTATACCCGATGCGCGTCCCATGCCCTACGCGCCCCGCCGCATTGTAGCTATCCCCAAGGTTGAGCCAAAGCACCCCGTCTTCCTTGAGCACTCGCTTTACCTCACGAAACACCTCAACCATCGTCTTGACGTAGGCATCAGGTGTCTGTTCTGCGCCAATCTCAGCGGCCTTCGCCGGGTCATCACTCTTGAGGTATGACCGTAGCCCGTAATACGGCGGGCTGGTCACACAACACTGGACGCTATTGTCTGGCAGCGTTTTGAGTGCTTTCAGGCAATCGTCGTTGAGGATAGTCAGCGTGGGGTTGGGCTTTTCGATAGTGGATATATTGTCCATAGAGTGTTGTCTGTGATGTCAAAGGGTTTCCGCACTGCGCCGCGCTTTTGCCAATGCCCGCGCTGCTATGGCGCTAATCTCCATAAACTTGGCCCACACTTCAGGCCACGTCTTGATGGCTGCCGGTCCGTAGAGCGCGATACAGTGTGCTTTTGTGCTGATGTCCTTCAGAGCATCGCGCATATCATCGGTGGACGACAGGGGCAACGGTATATCAGCTTCCTCACGCCATTGGCGTCCGTAATGACGCAAACGGATCAGTCGCTCCGTCAAATCCTCGATCTCAGCGCGCAGCCCGGTTTCCTGTTCCTCCTTGGTGATGTGCTGCACCCCATACTCCAGATAGCTAATACGCGCCTCTACTTCCATTACCCAAACGTCGGCTTCCTGTATGGACCCGAACCATTTCGCGTGACACGGGGGTTGGTAGTAGTCCGTAGACCCATCCCCGTGCCAGACCGCCCAGCCGTCGGGGCCGCAGTCCATTATGCAAATTCGATTATCGGCGCTCATGTGGAGGTAGGTTCGGTTTCACGCCACTCTCGCGGCTTCCCTTGGGCGTCCTCCAACTCGGTTTGCGCCGAGGAAAAGTTCTTCCCACAGGTGTTGCACCTGACAGAATGAGTCACCCGATTGAGTCCACCCCCGACAGCGCGACCCTCGCGGTCATATTCCAGTGGGGACCACATGCAGGTGGACATAGTGGCTCCATGCGCAAAGCGGCAATCGGTCCGATCAGTCGGGCATTCGGGGTATTTCATGGCGAGGTAACGGAATTGAGTATAGCCCCATACCCGTCAGGCCCAAGGAGGGCTACCAGCTCGGAGGCGCGGTAGGTGGTTTTGAATACTTCGTCGTTCATTTGATGTCGGCAGTATTGAGTTGGTTCGCGATATGCTCGGCGGCTTCCCAGTCATCGCCACAGTGACAGCAGTGCAATCGGAATGGATCGCCCGCTTTCGTCGTTATCCACGGCGAGAGCACGACCCAACCTTCGGGGGTCAGATGCACGGCGGAGAACCTTGAGCCGGCCGCGGGATGAGGGGTGTCGCTTGATGTCATGGCCCCTTTCTACGCAATACCCTGACACAGTGATTGAACCGGGATACCGAAACTTGGGTGCGCCACTTGGAGTCGGCCAACTCCACGGCTGCCGCATCGTAAGCGCGCCAAGAGAGTGCTCGCCTAAAATTGGTGAACCGATGGAAGCCAGTCCTCCCGGTGGTGAACGCCACGGAGAGTGCCACCAGTTGAATATCCTTCGGCAGATCATCAAACCGGCGAACCCCGGCGCGGCACGCGTCTAAGGCCCATGACAGGTCGGCGGCGAAATAGCGCTCAATCTGGGTGGGGCTGTATCTGGCGCGCGGGACTTCTCCATTGGCAGTCAGGGAATGGCCGATGCCTACGCTGTAGTGTCCTGCGGGACCATCACGGTAAGGTGTCGTCTTATACCCTTCCCATTGAACGAGATAGGTGCGTGCCTCGGAGTAGGTTACCGGCACGGCGCGGCAGATGGAAGTAGCCGCGAACAGGAGGGCTACGGTCAGGAAACGATGCATAGATACCAGCATAGAGCGTCTGCGCGCCGAAGTCAAGCGTTTTCCCGCTCTTTTCGGTCGGCATAGTCCCGCAGGGACTCTACCAGTTTTGCCGCAGCTACAACGGTGTCATATCCCTTGGTGCCGCGCGGGATGGTGATAAACTCAGTGTAAAGCGGCTCGGACATGAGGCAAACAACGATACGAAACCGATTGATGGACACAAACCGATAGTGCTCATCCTCCCAAAGGTGGATGAGATAACCATTGTCATCTTTCGTGGAATACGGGGCTGGTCGCGCCATAGCGGCGAGCAGGCCGCCGGGGGCCTTGGAAGTGAAGCGGAACCCGTAAACCAAGCAATGGGCTAGACAGGCCATCAGAGCGACCACGGTAAAGGAGCCGATTACCAAAGCTGGGAAGTGGAAGTATGGGGTCACGGTTTGTTGGCGCCGGACTTGGAGGAGTCGGCGTCGTCCTTGGGCTTGGCTTCCCAGAGGACAATATGGTCTCCACAAGTGATAAAAAAACCGATCCACGCTATGGGGCCTAACACAAAAGTAAAGAGTGACACAAAAAGAGTTTGAAGCGTTATACGCTGCTCGCCCTTGAGGACCAGAATATAAGAGGCGGTAGCTCCGAGTGTCGCCCATGAGACGACAAGTAGGAATGCAAACAGTGTGTAGGCCATAAAGTGTGTTGCTATCACTCCTCGCCGCGCCCGCGGTCGCGGTCGGCCCACGCCCACACCGCAACGCAGACCCACCAGACGGGACCGGCCGCGAAATCGCGCCAGATCGGGACAGGCGGCATATTGACTAACGGCAGGGTCCCGATATATCGCAGTATCCACGCGAATCCGAGGACGGACCAGACGAATATCGCCAAAACGAAAATTGCGAACGCCATGGACATAGGGGTAGACCTTATTCCGATTGACTCTCTCGCGTCAACAGCTCCGAAAGGTAGATGACCGCGCCCTTTTGCGCGTTCGTCACGTCCTTGCCGCCGTTAATGTAGAACATGGAGTTGTAGTCGCGGCGATATACCTTGGACTTCCGCGTGTCGCCGTGGCGGCGGGCGGGCGTGAGTTTGGGGCCACGGGTCTTTTTGTCGGCCTTGGCGGCGGTTTTGGCGGCAGTTTTGATGGAAGTCTCCTGATTCTCGGTGGTCATGGTATGGTATTCGTGATTTGCAAAAGTGTGCGGGCTATTGGGTAAACAGCCACCCGCCGGGCTGGAGCTATCCTATGTGAACTGCCGGAAGATTACTGGTCCGCAGTCGGAGCGGCGGCCTCAACCTTGGCGGTCTTGGCCCGCGCCTTGGCGGGAGTCTTCTTCTTGGCGGTGGTCTTTTTGTTGTTTTTGGCCATGGGAAAAGTGAATAAAATACAAAGACTAGGCAGCTATCTTTGCGCGCTTCGCCATTCGGTCATAGAGCACGACATTGACGCAAGAAGCCAAATTCATGCATACCCTTGTCGGTATCATAACGCGACGCGGACACCATGAAAGAACACGTTCGCCAAGCGTATTATCCTCCGCTCCAAAAACGTAGAATGCTCGTTCCGGGTGAACGAAATCAACCAAAGATTTGGCGTCCTCAACGAGTTCAACGGCGACCGGGATACAGTCATAGGGAACTACGTCATGAAGGTCATCCACTTGAAGCATGGGCATATGTCTCCACTGTGCCATGGTGTCGCAAGCATGTTTTTTGTAACGCATACCACTGACGGCAAGCATGGCGGCATCATAACAACCACAGGCGCGCAAAACGCCAGCGATATTTGCGGGTGTCTTTGGGTTGTCAAGACCTATTGCGCAATAACCTCTTGAAAAATTGCTTTTCATTTGTAAATGGTTTACCGCATTTCCCCGTGCAGTATCCGGGTCCGGTAATTGCGGTCAAACAGTTTCATCAGATTCGCCGCCATAGTAGCATCTATGGAGAATCCGTCAAGCCATTTTCGGACAATCTTTCGGGCTGTCCCTACCTTGGCCATTTCCGCCAAGTCTTTGCGCTTAATCTCGGGCTCCAACACCAGCCCGGCCGCTGCGAAGTCCGCCATCTTGCACGTCCATTTGTCCAGCAGCCATGCGACTGCCGCCAGTTCTGCGGGATTTTCCACCATTCGGATGAAACGAAACTCAAACGTGTAATACGTGTTTTTGAGCCCGTTCATGAACCGGGGGCGGATAGAGACATTGTTATGGACAGATTCAAAGAACAGATCGTCTTTGGTCAGCTTCTTTTTCCCGATATTCTTGGCGGTCACCAGACATTCGCTGTTATGATTGTCGGACCATTCCGCCAAGAGCCAGCGGATGTAGGGGCGATTCGCAAAGTCAATCACCATATTCCGATGGAATAACTCCATGGCCTTATACCATTGGACGGATTCCGAGAACATGGAAGGCTGTATATGAATGTGGCAACCTCCCGTGGGATAGGTCTTTGCAATACGCCGGCCATTTTTGACGACATTTCGGGTCACAGACGGGACCAACCCATGGGATTCCCGCAAAACCGTGAAGATTTTCTCAAGGACTGGCATGAAAATAGCGTTGGACTCGTCTTTATCGGTGAGCCAGTGCGTTTCCAACGGCCGGATGGGCTGCGTCACTTCCACGCACCAAGAATACGCACTCTTGATGTCGCCGTAGGTGGAAAGGTGGAAGGGCTCTGTCTTGGCCTCAAACAGGAAAACGGCGACATCCGAGAGGTTGCGGATAGATTCGTTCACCTCTTTGACCACGGCTTCCACCTTTTCGAGAGAGGTAAAGCAATAGGGCGCGGTTGAAGGGATGAACGTGAGTTCTGGGGAGAAGGTGGCCATTTCGGAACAGACTATGCCCTATCACTTGACGGAAGTCAATCAGAAATCAAGGCTATCTTCGTCCTCTTCGCTCAAAAACAGGTCCATGACGAATTCAACCGTTGTAAATACGGCAAAAGCCACGGTCAAAACGATAAGTCCGGCGCAGGTTTCGAGAAATCGGAGAGTAGATTTGACCATTTTGCTCACTCCCCCGAGGACTCTGCCCGGCCCGGCGTGGCAACCGAGTAAATGGGTGCCATACTCTTGGCGCGCTCCATCACGAGGCCGGTCGTTTTGATGTGATTCACCATGAAGTGGTTCGCTCTTTCCTCCGCCAGTTTCGCGACCAGTTCCTCATTCCATTGGTGCGAAACCTCTTCCGTCTCGGGATCGCGGGTGACGGTAATCTCAACTTCCCGGCGGGCGACTATCTCCCAAGCCATTTGAGAAACGAGGCCCTTCAATACTTTGCCCCTGTTTTTGGGGCAAACATACGCGCGGGTTCCCTTGAATCCGTCCACCCACCCGTTTAGGATGGATGATCGGGAGATGACCGAGCGGTTGACTGACCAATTGAACCAACGCTCAATGAAGGGTTGGGGACCAGTGAAGACAAGGGCTAGACCGGCACCGTAAGGGATGAGGTGTAGCTCCCCGTTTTTGGCGTCTTCTTCAAGGGAGATAAAATCGGTGGATTGGAGCATGGTCAGGGTTTGGCGTTAATAGGTTTGAGTGCGTTCTAGTGTGATTGATACGTCTAGGTTTTTCGGGTAGTGCGCTTTTGTCAGAATCGAAAACATTGAGGCCGCAACTTCGCCGTCGCTGCCGTCCTTGCAAAAGGCGATTTCCGCTCGGCGGATGATATCGCGCAGTCGTTTATTTTCGCAATATAGCATGTCTGCCAGTTCGCTGATGCTGGGCACATAGTAGCTGTCGCCCTCGACCTCGTGCTCGGCGCGGCCAACGGCGCGGCAGAGATTTTGCAGATGCGTGTGGTCCGCAGCCCATTCCTCGCAGGCGCTGCGATTTATCGTCCGCAGTCGCTCGATTTCCGCGACCGCATTGGTCAGTAGCTCGGATGTCTTTCGGGCGCACGCATCTTCTCCGAGCGAATCCTCGACCTTTTTCCATTCGGCTGCATCCTCGCGCATCGCCGCGAGAAGGTCCGAACTCGGTTCGTGATTTGCAGCAGTTTCCATTTTTCAAGGCTTCCGTTTTAGAAAACATTCATCCAAAGTCCGACGAAACGCTTCGCCGTTCTTCTTCCCCGAGGCCCCGGCGGTATCCTCGAACCCGTATTCCACGATATCCGTGTCCCCGCCGCTGGCTGCGTCCATCTGTCGGCCATAGAACTCTTCCGCCAGATGCGTGATTTGCCCCTCCTTGATGAGGTAGGACGGCAAATGGATTGATACCGTAAAATTGGAGGAGCCCATGGAATCAGTCCGTTTTGTCGTCGGGTTTCGCCGCTTTAACCGAGGAGATTACCGCGCCTTCAATCTCGCGGTTAAACCGCTCCCAAGTCAGGTTGTCTCTGGCTTTTTGATCCAGAACCCATTCCTCCATTTCCTCGCGCAAATCTTGTCTCACGATATAACGGCCAAAATCCCAGCGCCACAACTCGAAAACCGTATATGAAAAGGGCCATATCGCAGACAGGTCCATAGACGTTTGCTCGTCCTGATTCGTCATAATCACCCAGTATGAACCCATAATGGAATGGCGCTCTGTCTTCCAGAGAATCCAGTGGATTCGGATGGCAAAAACCAAGGCAGCTACGAATAGAACGGCTAAGAGTTGGAACGGTATGGACATGGTCAGTTTATGGTCGAACGGGTTTATATCTCGGCATAGCCGAAGAGTCAATCCAAATGTCGAAAAGAGTCGCGGGAATCACTCCCCGCTCTGCTCTTCTTCCATGTTCTTGCGGAATTCCCGGAAAATGGCCGGGTTTTTATCCAGCTCCAGCTGAATCCTGTTTTGGATATTGGAAATGAGCCCGCGCGTCTTATTGGCTTCCATCTGCACGTTTTTTTTGACTTTTATCAGTTTATGCAGGCGGTGCTGGGCCATTTTCAATTCCGAACCCAAGAACTGGACCGTTTGTTCGGCCGTCAGGTTGTCTTGGGCAGATTCCTTGGAAGAGTCGGATTTATCCACGATACATGGAGTTACACTTGGCTTTTCGGGATTTCTTTGGGTCAGAGGGAAGAATTTTCAGTTCCGGTTTCTGGGGTTGTAAATCTCTTCGGAAGCGCCGTCGGCGTATTCGCAAAAGGCGTTGCCACCATAAGCCTTGGCGGTGTAAAGCGCGTATTTCCGGGCATTTGCGACGCCGAGACCGGTGTTATAGCCGACTCGGGGAGAATCCCAGAATTCAACAAAAAATCGAAGCGGGGGACTGGATTGGTGATTGGAGGACATATTGGTTTGGAACATCTTTGGTCAGCGGACCTTCTCTGTGATGACGGATTTCAGGTATTCGACTTCTTCCCGGTTTTTGTCGTCAAAATAGGCGGTAATCCCGATAATGGGATTGTTACGTTCGCCGCAGACGGAGACGAACAGGTCTACCGGCAGCTTCTTCTTGAAGGTCTGCAAATAGGAGGTTTCCAACATCTCAATCAGTTGGGACACCTGTTTGGTGGCGTTGTGGCCGGAAGCCTCGTGAATTAGGGCTCGGTTGGGTTTGTCGGGCATATAAATCAGTTTTTGGGCAGTTCGTTGAAGGCGATTTCTTGGACGAGGACCGGGGTCCGGGTTTTGACCCGAGTCACCTTGCCGGGCTCCTTGTAAAACTTGGCCGGGACATTCTCCAGAGTTTCCCCGATGGTCTTGACGGGCACACGCTTGCCCTTCTTGGAGCCGTTAAACGCATTGGCGGCGGCCACGACACGGTCGAAGGCGACTGCGGGGCTGGCGGACTCTTCGATTTGCATGACCCAGCCGACCTGATCCTTGCCGGCGACCTGACCGGGTGCGGGCTTGGAGACAAGGACCACAAACTGGGTCTTGTTCTTCTGCTTGGGGGCGTTCGCTTTCTCGGCGGCCTCCTCGGCTTTGGCCTTTTTCAGGTCCGAGACCGTTTTTTCGATCAGTTCGGGAGTCGCGCCGTTTTCACGGAGAGACTGGACAGTGAGGGAGATGAATTCGTCGGTAGACATATGATTTGTGCAGGTTTCTTAGTTCGCGGTCATTGTAGATGATTCTGTTCCATTGTCAAGGGATTTGCGGGAAATCTCCTCCAGCTTGTCCAGCGCCTCAATCTGGTCTGCGGCACTCATCTTGGACAGATTCCGGGAAAATGCCTGAAACATGGAGTCCTTGACCCCGTTCATCTGGTCGCCGGGGAACTGGCGGTCAACGATGGAATGGAGTCGGGTCAGGTTTTGGCGGGTTCGCTTGGCGGTTTTGTGGGACATGGGAGAAGGTGTTTTACTTGCGGGAGCGCTTGAAGTAGTAGCGGATGACAGCAGGCCAGTTTGTGCTCATGTCGGGTGGGGGCTCGACAGTGCCGATAATGCCGCATAACTCCCAGCCGTCTGGCCCGAAATTCTCATGCAGTTCTTTGTAAAGGTCATCTCCACCGTAGCGGTATTCAACGCGGTAATCCCAGTGCAAGTATTTAGGCTTGGGTTTTTGTCTTGTTTTAGGCATGGTGGGAGTGGTTCAGAGCATCGGCAAAAACGGCCAGATGAAGTCAATTGCGATAGCCGCGCCGATCAGGATGTAGACAATCCCCATAAGAACGGAGAAAGTGGCGAAGATCATGAAGAAGACTAGGCGGATTTTGCTCATTTCACACCCTTTTCCCACTCCACGACAGTGCAGGGCACCGGGGACTGGTAGAAAATGTCCTCGACCATGGCCTGAATGACCAGTGCCGAGCCTCCAGCCAATCCGCCACCGATCCATTGCGGCAGGCCAAGGTGCCAGACTCGACCTTGGGAATGTGCTATGGCCAGAAGGGACTTGATATCGGACAGCCCCGAGTAAAGGGCCTCATAATCCAATTGGCGCTTGTCCGTGCCAACCTTCTCTTGGGTGACGAGCCAGATGATTCGGCGCTTGGTCTCGCCCTCGGTCACATCGGAAACGTGATAGCTGCCTAAAGCGGCCTGCCCGAGTGCTCCCGCTTTACAGAAGAGTCTATATTCCTCGGCGGCTGTCGGGTAACGCTTGGCGATTTGCGCGGCAATCCCCGCGCCATGCAGCCCCAAGGAGTTGCAGCCGTGGCAGATGACATTGATCCCCGCCGGCCACTGCAACAGATCGCCTTTGATGTAGGTAATGGGCATAAATCGGGTTGGACCTATAGCGCATCACGCGTTTCGTAGGCCGCGACAGTTTCGAGCCAGTCATTACGTTTGAGCGCGTCCTTAACCTTGCTCAGCGCCGTCTGCGCGCGTTCATTTGCTTCTCTCAGCTGTTTATTTTGATGCGATTCTTCGGCAAAGTATCGCTCTCCAAGGTAGAAGCATCCAGACAGGTGCCACGCCCAAAAATTAAAGATCAACCGCCCCTCGCGGACGATGCTGAATCCGAGGCCACGGGCATAGAGATTTCGATGAATGTAGAGATGTGGTTTCATTATAAAATAGGTCTAACTAAATGCTACAGAGAGCAGTTCTGATCGGAATGTCTCTTAAGATGTTATTAGATTACGAACTTAACTTCCTTCACGGTAATCTCGGACGGGACCGGGGCAACGGCACCCTTCAGTTGCAGCTTATACAGTTTCGCGACCTCATGGGTGATATTCTCCCGCAGCTGGAACAGGACGGACTCAATGGCGGCGCCATGTTTTTGGCGGGCCTCCGCCAAGGCGAGCAGATTCAGGACGAATTCTCGGTCAAATGGAGAGGCCAAAGTGATGGATTCGTCAAATTTAACGGAATGAATGCGGAAGCCGTAATGGATCACTCCATCATGTGACCAACTAGTCCGGTTGTATTCCAGAATGATTCTCTGAGAAACTAGGTCGTCAAGGATTTCGGAGAGTTGGGACTGTTCGGATTTGGTCATTTTGAGTTAGCTTTTAGACTTTTCAAGTCGTCATATCTACTGGTTGGGCGAAGAAAAATTACCATCATGAATCCATTCCAGAACATTCGCAATTGGACCCGTAAGGATTTTGATGAGTCTGACGAAGAAAAGAAGGCCAGAAGAGAGCGGGCGCGTGTTGAGACCGACCACGATCTGCAAAAGCCGGTCCAGCAGCTTTTGTGCGATGTCCACGAAGAGTCGCTAGCTCCCGTTCCGACGACTAGCGAAGGCGCGGCGATTGTATTCCAGCTCCAACGTTTGATTGGAGCGCAAAAGAGAATGGTTTCGTTGCAGACCGTAAGCACATTCCAGACGGGACGCACGAATGCTTTAGTGTTTTGGCTCACAGCGATTATTGTTATCCAGACGTTTGTCCTCATCTACCTTACTCTTTACCCGAGGACCGGACCAAGTCCGGTCTGTCACTGTCACGTAGATGGCGCAGACAAGAAAAGTGCCGATAAAAAGTGACCAAAGAAGCAAGGCCCAGCCCAACAAGGTGCCAGAGCCAACGGCCACAGCCGTCACGTAGGGGGTAGTTATGAGGTATTCGATCATGATATATGTTATTCTAAAGAACGTTGCCGCTGTGGTCGTGGCTCATCTTTGACGTTGGCCGAAGAGTGCTTGATGACTTCGCCGTTCCCGTCGCGGACGGACCAGAAGAGGATTTCCAGCGCGTCGAGCTGTTCCTTTTTCCACCCGATGCGGAGCATCTCAGCCATAATCTGCCCGCAGACAAGAATTCCACGCCGCGTGGGTTTCTTGGCGGCGCGGATGCGTTCCAGTGCTTGCGTAGCCTCCTCGGCCAACCCGTCGCCAGTGCCAACGCTCGGGACTTGTCCTTTGTTCATAAATTTTTCCTCCGCTCGCCGCCCTGGGGTTTCTCGCCCGAGCGCGGCACATCTTTTTCGTTCGGCTTCCGAACGAAACCTTCATGGCTTTCCATATCCAGCGTGAAGGGATGGTGCGGAAAGTTTTCCAAAAGAATGAGACGGCAGCGGTCGCAGATTCCCTCGTAGTTTTTCACCTCGTTGTGATGTTCCCGGCATCGGGGACATTCCACGAACGCCGGGTTTTCAACTCGGGCCGCCTTCATCGCACGATAGTCCGCCTGAATGGCTCGGATGTTGTCGCAGGTCAGAGGCTCCGACGGGAAGGATAGGCGATGATCCCGTGTCTGTGCGGACGTAAGAAAGCCGAACGAATCGCCAAACACAAGATGCGCGCTGGCACCTTGCAGGGTTGAACTAGAATCTGGGGTGGTGTGCGTCTGTGTCATATCAGGTGTTGGGCATACCCTCATACACCAGACACCACGGTTTGTCCTGTTCAATTATACCTTGTCTCTCCCATTTTTCACGGCAATCCTTGGCGTTATGAATGAAGATAGCCCCGTTGTCACGCTCTACGGGATGACACCAGCAGGAAGAATTCGCGGAATGAATGGGTTCCGGTCTGCCAAGCGGGATGATATGGGTGTATTGATCCATGTATTACTCTTTCTTCCTCCAGTCCCCCACACACCAGATTTTGCCGCCCTTCCGGTCAACACAGAAATCGTGACCGGCAGGCTTGGTCCCGGGCTTCGTCTTTACGATGGAGAAAATGATTTCGGGATATTCCCGGGCCAGATCGGCGGTCGGGATGTCCCGCATGGCGTTCTTCAGCTCGTAATCGAAATCCTTGAAATCATGCGGAATCTCTTCGCTGTCAATCTCACAGGAGTTGTCGATACGGATGTGGCGGACCGGCGGCAGGGGCTTGAATTGGGTCGGATCAGGTGGCATGTAAAGCGGTTTTTTGAATAGTGCGCGGGGATTAGACCCCGGATTGAATCACTTGTCAAACAGATTTTTTGGACAGGCGGTTGAATCTTTTCATGAACTCGCGGCGGGCGCGTTCTGGGGTCCAACAGGGGAGTTTGATGTCGTAGAGGGCAACATTCATTTTGCGCCAGTCATCACCGGGCAGGAGCTGCTTCATTTCGGTCGCCAGCATACGAATGTCCACCTCTTTGACCACGGGATTGGCGGGGAATGGAAGACGCCACTTTTTGGCGAAAATCTGTTCAATCCTGAGTTCTAGGCTTTTATACTGTGGGAGAATGCGTTTTTGCACACTATTCACATCGGCCACAACACTTTCTTGGGAGTCGTGCATTAGAACTTCTAATTCATGGCCCTGCGGAGCGAACATGGAGCAGTGGACAGAGTGTTCTGCCACCGAATAGAAGCGGGAACATGCGCCGGTAAAACGACACAGATGCGAGAGGTTGTGCGCAACGTCTTCTATGCAGATGTCTTGTGGACGGGGATTGTGGTAGCGAAATTTTCTACCGGATTGGAGTCTGATATAGTCTTGCATAGGTTTTTATTTGATATCCAGCCACTTCAGAATCCGTCTAGCATGGTTCAGACGCTCTTCCTTCGTGTCCTTGCCCCAGTTCAAGTGATAATCCGCCATAGCGGCGACCTTGTGACAGTGCTTTTCCTCCTCTTCGGTCGGCGGCGGGGCTCCCGCTCTGGTAATGTTGATCAGGTAAAACGAGGAACCGAATCTTTCACGGAAATAGTTGACTTCATTCTCGAATCGGCAATCGACTACGGTCTCAATTCTGGGGGTGCCAGAATCAGAGCCACGGTCCATTTCAATGTCGCGCGCCACGACTTTGACCCAATGCAACGGGTCTCTAGCCCTCTGGGCCATGCCGTAACCGATCCACAGCGGGCGGACGATTTCCTTTTGCTCAGGCGTCAGGTTGTCGGGATCAAACCCCATGTGGTCACGGACGATTCCGGCGACATCTCTTTTGAGGGCATTGGCAAAGGCCCGATGGCGGAAAGCGGGATTCAGTTCGTGGAAGCATTCAAACAGAGTATCTTTTCCAGAATTTCTGGTAGCCGTAAGCCCAACGATGATGTTGCGAGCGGTATTCATATTGTTAAAGCGCTTCTCCAGTAACGAGTTCCGCCATATTCACCATCTGGCGCAGCAGAAAGGTCTGCATCTCGCGGGTTTCGTCCCGCAGGGAGTGTTTCAAGTGAAAATACTCCTCCAAAATCGTGTTCACCAGCTCTTTAACCCCTTGGTCAAACGCCTGAAGGGTGAGGATAATTTTGCCGTCTTGCGCCAGTCCGAGCCACCCGCCGCCGGGTGCGTGGGAAATGACGACAACGGGATAGGTGTCCTTGATGTGGAACCCCGCCTTGTCACAGAAGTCAAGGGCACGCTTCAATTGGATTTCCTGAATGCGGTTGAGCGAAACCGGCGGCGGCAGCGGGAAGGTCTTCTCGGTTTTCAGGTAGAGGTTACTGGACCACGGAGTCAAATGTAAAATCTGACCCTCTTTGCGTAAGCGGCTATAAAGATTGATGAATGGAGAAGACGCCTCGTCCGCGTGAACCGTCATGTGGTGCTCAAACGAGTGGTTTGGCGACAGCATGAGGGCACGCATGAACGCCTCGTCCTCACAGGTTTCCAGCATCTTGGAGACATAGTAGTCCAGATCGCTTTCACTCTTCAGGGTGCGGTCCTCGGTGAGGCCAAACAGGGAGTGAAGCAGATTGTAGGTGTAAATCGACGGGCGGCGCAGCTTGAGGACACGCACCCCACGGTAGTAGGCATAATCGGAGGGGCCGGAATGGACCTCCACATTCTGATCGGCCAAGATGGGGGCCGATGTCAGGAAGATGGTATGGCGCTGGCCGTAGGCGGCGTCGATGGCATCACCTTTGATTACGAAGGCGGTTTGGTTCTCTACGGGGGTATACTCCTGCCGCCCGTTCAACCGGATGGTCTCGCCGCCCTCGTCAAGCACATTGCTGTGCAGTTCCCTAAACGGGGTCCAATCCGCCCAATGCTCGCCGACATGGGTGTTGAAGGGCATCTCCTCCTCGGTGCCGTCGGGGTGAGTCATGGTAATGAAATCGAACATCTTGCCGCGAATCTCCACAGGCTTTGTGCCAAAGGTGTAACGGTCCATTCCACGGTAAAGGGTGACGGAGCAGCGGAGGCGGAGAAGGATGCATACGGCGACCTTCAAACCGGAGCCGAATTTCCCAATTGGGTTGTCCGAGTTTGGTTTGGCAGAGACGCCGAAATTGCGCAGGCAACGAAGGTCGATCAGGCCGGGGTTCTTGAAGACAATGGAAGGCGTGAAGAACATAGTGCGGGCAGTATGGGCTACAGCTAGGGGGAAGTCAAGAGGTTTTCCCCTTGTCATCCACTTTATTTTCTCTCCCACGCGCGTTCCATGAGGCGATCCCCGACCTTGGAAGTAATCTTTTGGGCGATATCCGTGATGCTACCGGCGCTGAGAGAGCGCATTTCCTCGCCGCCAACTTTGACAAGATGTTCCCACGCGGCGGCTGTCTGCGGACTCATTTCAACTCCGTTACGAGGCTCCAGTTTGCACGCTTCCGAAACGAGGGATACAAGATAGTCTTCAAGGTCCCGAATGGCGGCCTCCAGTTCGGGATAATCCGGGTAAACAGCCTGTCGGATAGACGTTGAACCGGGGCGGACAATGACATGCCAGTGACCGTCCCGAAGTCCGTCGTAAGCCCAAGGGTCATTGACGGGAATGTATTTGCCCTTGGAATCGCGTTTGTAGAGCGTATTACTCTGGCGATATCTGATCTGGGACTTGGCGACGGAGGTTTTCATTCAATTGGGCTGTATTTTCCACTTTTCAAAACCCCCTCAATGGCAGTGAGAATGGAGCCAAATGCGACAGCTTTCTTCTCCTGTTTCCGCTCGGTCACCGCCCGTTTCAGCGCGATTTCAATTCCCTTGCGGCGGTCAAACCGATCTTCCACGGAACAGGTTGCGACTCCCTTGTAACTTTTGGCATCCGGGTAAAGCAGCTCCACCGTGGTCTCGCCGCCGAACGGCTGGACTTCGGTGTCACCGCTCTTCTGTTTGCGGGAATACTCAGTCAGGCAGATATTGTAACCCCAAGCCGCCGGGACGGCACAATACCGTTTGTGGCGGATTCTGATTTTGATGCCGGCCGCGCGGAGGTGGGGGAGGACCGCCACAGTGATGGGCTGACTCTTGGTTTTGGTTGATTTACTCATGGGAGGGATTGGGTTTATCTTCGGGTGTCATCTTGATTTCCATAATGGAGGCAGGGTTATGGCCGCCGCTCGGCGGGACCAGAGCCTCGTTCAGTTTCTGGAAATACTCCTGCCCGTCCGGGGTCATGGCCCATAACAGGATGGAGCCGGGGTTATTGGCGATTTCCGGCGGCAGTTTCGGGAATTGGTTTTCCATGTTTTGCGTGAATTGTCTACTATGTTTTACGGTAAAGTAGGGCAGTTTTGGGCAGAAGTCAAGAGGTTTCGCCGGAATCCGTGGCAAACGCGATGTTGGCACGAACCGGGGAGACAGACGAGCAACCCAAGAGTTCAAGCGCGTTGTCCGCACGGGTCAACAGCTGGTCCAGCTCCCTGATCCTCATCGCTCCTTCGGCAATAGCCGCGTTGGCGACACCGTCTTCGCTGTCTATCTGCTCCGATAGGATTTCAAGGGCGCGGGCTAGGGTGATATTGGAGGTTCTCATGGGTTTTGGGTGGCGGCCGAAGGTGTGTCGCTCTTGGTATCAAGGTCTCGTATGATCACGGTATACATAGCTACCGGGTCTTCGCGCGGGTCAAGAGCCCAACACTCTTCAAGGGTCTTGGGAATGGGCACGCCGGGGCCAAGCGTTGACATGGGGCGTTCAGCGAAGCTGTTTGTGTAATATATGTCCCAAATACGAGATACTCCCATGCTTACATAGCCTTGATTTAACGCCATTTGGAAGGCGCGGTTTTCGCTTTCGGCGATCAGCATCGGAATAGTTTCCATGCCGATCTCCATACATCGTTTACGGGGGAAAATCGTTGTTTTTCGGACAAAATTGGTCAGAGAGTTATTCATCGGATAAAACGGTCTATCTGGTAGGCTAAGTCAACAGCAGCCTTCTCGTCGTATGTGTCCTTCCAGTAAAAGTGATGATTGGCTTCTCGGTCCGCGGCGTTAACCAGCAAGCGGACGAGGTCACGTATCTTCTCCACTTCCTCGGTTGACAGATTGTAGGTCATGGGGAGCCCTGAGGGATATACGCACTGCGCGCGGATTGGGTGTCTGGGTAGGTGAGCATGGGTAAGGTAGGTGTCAGTGGCTATCAGGAACAGAAGGGCAATATTTCGCGTATGGGTGCGGTAAGAGTGTGACCATACTCAGCCAAATCCTCCACTTGGGCGTTTCAGTTACGGCTTTTCGATACTGCGACAGGGGCATTCCGCCCCACACCTCGTTCACGACGTATGGCTCGGGGAGGTCAAAGATGATTGGCTTCATGGTCGTTATCCAAAAGCGGAAACAGCCGCTCAATTTTCTCCTCTTTGACGATCTCCCATATCATCTGTCCGGTCCATCGACCTCCCATAAAGGACGCAGTTCCAACGGTCAAAACGTGCGCCAGTTTCGCGGCCTCAAAAGCGGTGATATCGGAGGGAATGGATAAAATGCGTTTACCGTCCTCGGTATCAAAGGTGATGTCGTGATTCATGGAATGGGTAGGTGTTATCGTCCCGCCAAGGTAGCGTAACATGGGGATGGAGTCAAGACCTAATCCACCAGCATCTTGACCCCTACCGCAATAAGCCCGGTCAGCGCGATTGAAGCGGCCCACACCACGAGTGCGGTTGTGAAGCCGGCCGCCCAGACAGTCCCGCAGAAAATGAAGCCAAAAACCAGCGCCAAGATGAGCCCTCCGATGATGCGACGAATCAGGTGATTAGAACGAGGGTTCGTGTTCATGTCTGTTTTGTCTCTTTCCATAACCCAAGGACCCTTAGAAAGGCTTCTGCACGCTGGGCGGCGGTTGCCGCGATGGTGTAGCCGCAGGTTTGGGTGTTTCCACACGCGCAAACTATCTCATTGAGGCGAACACAGTAGGGACCCCATTGAGCCTCTGTCAGCATCTTTTCCGCCTCGTGTATCTGATTGAGGTCCGACAGATAGTCGGGCAGCCATTCCGTTTGCCATTCCGCGTTGCCGGGGCGGACCCAGCAGGCGAATGCCTCCTTGAAAGCGGCGTTGCATTTCCAGCCGTGTGCTTCGCCTATGGCGATACGTTGTTTTTCAGGTGTCATAAAACGATGGTTTGGTTACATTTATTGGCCGGCGACCTTGGCGGTAGCCGTTTTTAAGGATCAAAACTGATGTCCATTCCTACGAATGCGAACTATGCCGCCGTCTTTCACTGTAAAAAGCCCGAAATCGTTGTCCAATTTGGAGATACGGGCTTTTTTCATCGCTTTTTCTATGGTATCGGCGTATCCAATGTAAAGACCGAAAAGCCCCTGCTTTTGCGCCATGTATTTTGCCGGTTTCATAAAACGATAGGTGTCAATCACCCCTCCCGGTTGTCATCCTCATCCGGGCGCAACAGTTCCGTCTGCGTCACAGTGAACAGGATATTCTCGTATGCGTCAAAACGGCCCTTATTCTCCACACGCCACTCAGGGTCACGGTCCAATCTGTTCATCAACCGTTCGTTAAGGTCCCGGAAGTGCCGCAGATACTGGATCAGTTTGCCGGTATCAATGGGGATGGACCGCTGGTAGTCGGTGACGACTTGATCGGTCCAAACACTGGGGTCGGTATAATCGTGGAGGGGATTTTTCATGATGGTAGCTACCCTAACACAATACCTCCCGGGGTGTCAAGCCCCATTCGGGGCTACCTGTCTGCGGCGCACATTGGAAAACGGCTTAACCCCAAGATGGTCACACAGAAGCAGATGCCCACTGACCTTACGGTCTATGCGCTCGGCAAGCTGTTGACGCGAAGAGCCTTGAACACAAAGGTCGAACTCAACGCAGTGGGCAACGAGGATAGTTTGGTTGCCGGCCTTCGCGGCTTCGGCGGCATGTTGCTCTGTTTCCCCATGAGTGACAACGTGTTGCGCGCCGTCATAGTCAATGGCGAAGATGACGAGATGGGTGACGCCGAGGTCTTCGCGGATTGCCTTGGCTTTAGAGATGGGAATGGACATAGATGGTGCGAGAGGTTAATGCCCGGCGGTGCGTGAAGCGCCACACCGAAGGAAAGCCTCTGTTGATACGGCTATTGGATCGCTAGCTCCCCCGGGACCGGTCCCGCCTTCAAGAATCCGCAATGCGATATCTTTCGCGTGCGGCGAGAATTTACCCTCATACTCCTCAAACACTTCGCGGGCTTCAGGGTGGTCAGGCTCCTGAGCTAAGAGGATCAACACTTGGACTTCCCAGCGCTTGAGCTGAAGTGGGCTTTGAGAAATGAGGGCGGACATGGATCAGTCGGACTTTTCTTTGCGGGCCATTCTCTCCTCCATAACAGAACGGTCGTAGGCGCCACACAGGTAGACGGAGCCAAAGATCAGAAACATAATCCCCGCACCGCCAAGTGCTGTGGCCCACCCCTTTTGGGCTCCAACCGCCGCGCCCAATAGGGTGCAACAGAAAAGCGGTATCATGCCGGGGTGTTCTCCGCAGTGTGGAAGCGTCCCACAGCCGCGCACAATGTGCTTGAAGAGGCCGATTTTCTGCGGAGCAGGAGCTTTTGAAGGAGTAGATTCAGTGGACATAAGCGAAAAGGTGCCGTTACCAGAGAGACATCCTCTCATATCGCGCGCCGGATGTCAAGCGCCTAGTTTGGCAAACGTCACCGATGCGAATAGTGAAAAGACGCAAACCTCGTTTCTCCATCGTGTTTACGGAAAATAATCAATGCTAGAGGTTGAGGCAACCCATGTTTCGCATCCCCAAAGCGAGGTCTTCCACAAACGAAACGAACCTCGGCCGCTTTCATGCAGTATTGATGCCACCAACGCGTATTTGTTCTGGCGGGAATAAATACGACTACAGTCAAATCCTCTCTGGTCTGAGTCTCTTGCCACGCCCGTTTGATCCAGTCCACCATTTTAGACGTTTTATCACCAAATGGAGGGTTCAGCCAACACGCACCGTTCCAAGGCTGAATCAGTCCGTTATCCTCTTTTGTGTAAAACTGCTGGCACAACGCGTTATCTTGACTGGCCGCAAGATCGGTAGTAAACGAAAACTCGGCGTTTAGCTCGTCAAAGAAGTGCTTTGGAGTAGTCCAGTCCTGTTTTGTAGACTCAAATTTCTTTTGGAATGATGACATAAAATATTTAACGAAAAAGGGTCAGCGCAAATCCCCCAGATACCAAGGTTCGGTGCGGCAAAACCCCAGTGGAGGCAACGGTAGGTAGCCCGACTGGTAGGCTTCCTCAAGCATCAAGGTAACCATCGGAGCGATGGCGTGCTCCTGAAATTCGCGCCTGATATCGGCAAGCGCCAAGTCAAACGCCCTATGCTCGCTCTCTGCCGCGACAATTGTGCTCATGTCTCCTCCCTGCATAAAGGCGGGTATCCCTCCGGCCAATCATCAAACGGGTCGGCCTCAGGGGCGTAACGACCGGCCTCGTTTACCATATCTCCAATGTGCCGAAGCGCGCTATCATAAAGTGCGCCAAAAGCGATTTCTCCGCGCCGGTATTCGTCAAGCCTGAGAGGATCGCCAAAGTAGCCTTGAAACCGCTTTATCCACGCCTCGCGCGCGGCGTCGCGTCGAAGCATCCAACGCTCGGGACTTGAAGGGGTTTTCATGGTAAAGGAGCAGTCTACACCGAGGTTGAGTCACCCAGCGCGTCCTTCACCAAGGGGTGACACTCATCGCGCAGCTCCAAGGGAAGGTCCTCAATGGAATAGCCCAGTTCCCCGAAGACGCCGCGCAGAGCAGGCACAGACAGGACGGCTCCACCGCTACCGTCAAAGGGCCATGCACCCAAAAGACGGAGGTCGCCATCAAACAGGGCTTGGGTCCGGGTGAGGGATGAGGAGTAAAGGTATAGAATGGATTCCGAAGACTTGATTTTTGGTCGGATAGGCATAGACTTCAATGAGTTGGGTGTTTTTGAAAGAAGGGATCAGCGCGATCCAGATGATCCAATGATTTTCGTGATATTCAGCCCCCAGTGAATCAGAACAAGGGCGGCGGCGATTTGCCAGTTCACGGAAATGATCCAAAACAAACCGACGAGACACAGGAATACCGCGAAGACCCGAAGGAGGAATGTGGCCTTGAGAGAAGCCTCTAGCGCGGAAATGACGTTGACGGGTTGACTATCGTTTTCGATGGGATTCATTGGGCGAAATGGGTGACTGACTTTTGCTTGGGTTCAGACTCAATGGCGGCCAGCCGCGCTTCCAGTCCTGCGATTTTACGTTCAATCTCCCCGATTCGGGCGACTTCCCGGGCGGTTTTGGCGGCGGATGGGCGGATGAGACGGGATTTGGTCTTTGATTTAGTCATGGAATGGATGGTTAAACGGATTGGAGATGGATCAATCCCCATAGTATGGAACCTTTACCCCTCCAGTGCCCATGTCGTCTTCCAGCGCCTCTTCTGGCGTCAGTCCGGCGTCAAAGTAGGCACCCCAGAAACCGGCGTATTTAGCGGGGCCGATGTCCCATTTTTTGCCGGCGGCAAGGGAGACAAGTTCGGTATACCATTGACCGAAGTCTTCAGGAGATGGTTTTTTCATTACGGGGCAGATTCTACGCTGTCTTGCGGGGTTTTGTCAAGGGCATATTCCAGCCGATACTCGGAATTGGCGGTTTCAAAGTGGACGACACCCCTTTCGGACCAGTGGGCAGTCGCCGTTACCGGGGAGGTTTGGAAGACTCCGTTCACCTTGACTCCATTGCGCTCGGACCGCGCGATGATCAGGGGGTGTCCAGCTTCCGGGAGCCCGTTCAAGGTAACGCCCTTGATCGTATATCCTTGAAAGATAGCGTGTTCGGGGATCGTCCCCTTGTCGGCGACCTTGGTGAGAGTGATGGCGTAATCAGCGCGTGATTGGTTCATACGGTATTATCTGGTGTTTGCGAGCGCGTATCAAACTGCCGCGCGATATGGTTGGCGCGATCACGGTAAAATCCCCACGGCAGCATTGCCAGTGCCGTCTCGCGCTCGTTGAGCATCCGCACTTGATGCGTTGCCGCGAGGTAAAACGTATTGGCGACCATCTGTCGGACGCTTCCGCGATCAGCAGTCTCCACTTCCTTGAGAAGCAGCTTTTCTTGTGAGCGCCAAAATTCGGCGTAAATCGGATGCAAAGTAAGAGTTGAATTTGTTGGCATTGTCAATGTTGTTTGTCTGGCTGGCCAAGCACGGGAATCTCATAGGTATCGCCTTCGGTGGAGACCACGTATTCGGCGAGCCTAATCATGTGGTCCGGTCCGGTATCGCGCTTTACCATGGCCACGTCTCCGTTGGGTAATGTGTAATCGTAGTCCAGTCCCATGACGCTCTTGGCGCGCTCGTAGGCTTGGGCTTGTGCGGGAGTGCGGAAGGGGAAGTGGTCTAGCATATGTTTACACTTCTCCAGCCGCCTTAATCCGCGCGATGAGCTGCGTCGTAGAGAAGCCCGGCAGAAACGGCAGAAACTCGATGCGCGCGCCCACGTCCTCCAGCGCCGCACGCTCGCCGGGATCGAGTTTCCCGACCGTGTAGTCACCGGCCTTGCAATACACGTCGGGGCTCAGCGCACGGACCTCCGCGTCGAGCCGCGGCGTGCGGAAAATCACCACGCCCGTCACGAACCACAGCGCGGCGAGCGCGTAGGCGCGCTGCTCTTCCGTCTGCACGGGACGCGCCGGGCCTTTGAGCGCGCGCACGCTGGCGTCGGCATTCAGCGCGATGAAGAGCGCGTCGCCGAGGCGCCGCGCTTCTTTCAGATAATACAGATGCCCCGTGTGCAGCAGATCGAAGACGCCGTTGGTCAGCACCAACTTCTTGCCCTGCGCGCGGAGTTTGTCGCGCACGGTCACGGCGTCCTCCAGCGTCAACAGTTTGGGATTTTTGAGTTTCACGCTCCCGCCGGCAGGATGGTAGTGAGAACCGCAGAACAGGGAGTATCGCTTCATGACACAGCTTCCCGGTCTTCCCCGCCTCCGGCAGCGGTAATCAGTTCCTCAATATCCGAGATACATTGCTCCAGTCCGTCGGCCCCGAAGTCAATGGCCGCCGCAAGGACGCCCTGACCGTGGATCAGAGCGGATTCATGTTTGTCTCGGTTCATCTCCGCGATAGCGCGCCAAAGGGCGAGGCGTTCCTCTAAATCGGCGGACGAGATGAGGACGGGCGGATGATAGGCGGCTGGGTGGGTGGATTCCATGGAAAGGCAAGGATAATGATTGGGCGGGGTCAGAGAGTGTATAACGTGCTGTCCGTCAGATTGTAGTGAAAGGCTTTGAGATCAGGCCGGGTCTTGCGGCGGCGCAGGAAGGTTGCCATCGTGTCTGAGCTACCGCCCCGTTTCAGCGCAGGTGAATTTGGTTCCCCGAACGTGAATGCCAACAGAATGTCCGCACTGGCCGCTACCTTGGCGTTGCGGGCGAACATGGAAGAGTAACTTTCGATTGGGCCGTCCTCTATGGTAACCTCGGCTCCACGATTCAATGCTTCCACAATGTCGTCAAGAGAGTCGCGCCCTGTCTTTTCCTTAAAAAGAAAATGATAGTGATTGCAAACGCGCCCCGCTCTATGGGTCTCGTGATAGAAGCCACCTGTAAATGGCGCTGGGAGGTGCAATAACAGGCCCTTCACCTGACCGCGCAGAAACAGGTGGACAGCAAGGTGATCGGCGTAGGCTGACCCGCCCGACACCAGTTTGGTAGCCCCCAAGGTGATAGCGGCTGTCTGGGCAACTGCTCCCATGCGCGCCAAAACGATGGGAGTCAGCTTGGCTGCGTCCTCATTCCGGCCGGCTGTTCCGATGATGCCTAGACAGGTCATAGCACGGATTGATCGGTGTCCTTAAACCACGCGCCAACGTATTTGCGCAACGTCCTCAGATTGCACTCCTGCGGCGTGTGCCCCGCAGTCAAGGCGATTAGTGAGCGACCGCGCTTGATGACACGTGCCTTCACGGCTACCGGCGGGATTCCGTAAATGAACCTTACAGTGTCCCCGGCGCTGGTCGGGCGAAAGTCGTCGTCCAGAAGGACGAGGCGTGAACGTTTGGTGGCCATGGTAGGGTCTATTCCCCAGACTTTAGCCCAACTAGGGCGCTGAAGTCAAGCACATCCGAACAGAGAGCGCGCATTTCTTCGGTGCTGAGCCAGCCGTCAAGGCCGTCTCCGTGGTTTATGTCCTTGAGCGTCTTTGACTTGGAGTAATCTGCCCAGAACTCCTCCTCCGAATGGCCGATCTCTACGGTGAGCCCACCCCAACGGTAGCGTATATACACATAGCCGCCACCTTCCAACCCACCCTCCCACTGGCTAGGACAGGCGGTGCAGGTTTGCTCTAGGGTGATGACGCGGGGCAGTGGAATGGCACTCATGATCAGTTTACTCCTGAAACATCTCTCTGACAGTGTTTTGCATGATCTGCGCCAGCTGCGGAGACAGCGAGTAGCGCGCAGTGTTCTTCTCAATGGATGTGCGAATATTCCCGTTCTTATTGCGCTCGGTCGCGGCTTTCCAGTCGCACAGCATCTCAACCATATCGCACAACGTCATGTCCTCGACGCCGCGAGCCCAGTGCTCTGGGTGGTGTCTATTCTTGGCGTAGTGGTGCTCAATGGCTGGCTTAACCTTTTCAAGCAAAGCCTTATACTCCGGGGAGTCATATTCTACCTTGGCCAATTCGGGCGTCCACTCGCCAAAGACCTCGGCCTCGGGCGACACCAGTTTAGACTGGTCATGTTCCCGCGCCCGCCGGTCCAGCTCCTCGATCATGAGGTAGAGGAAGTGGCGGACGCGCTGGATGTGCTTGATGGTTTCCATCTTGCCGAGAACGGTCTTGTCTGTGTCGTGGGTGCTCATATAGATATGCAACCCAACGTTCAGAGCGGCACCGGGGTGAACTCATGGAACACCACTCGGACGACGCCGCCCTCATTGCCGGCCGCCGGGCGCTGGACGTTACAGATTGGCAGGGTATTGACCTGATCCGGCTGCTGCCCCACGCAATCGGGCGGGTTATCGGATGAAACACAATTGTCACAACCGTAGGGATAGACTCCCACCAACCCGGTGTTCTGGAATCGGGTAGCGTTCGCGATAACCTGAACCGGGATAGCCCCGCCATTCGAGGTCCAGTCTTCGGCGCTCAACTCGAAACCGAGAAACGCGTTGGCCCCGCACACACAGGAAATGTCCACCGTCTCTTGGCCGCCGGGTTGGAACCCATTATTGATGATAAACTCGGCGAGGCACACGCCCTCGGGCCACTCCGGGCATGGGCAATTCAGCGGCGGGGTCCCGAAGGAGAAGTTCCCATTGAGACCGAGACCCTCCGGCGCGATCATCCGCGTAGTCGTGCGCGCGGGCACGACGAAAGTGCCCATCAGCGGGAACAGGGGGTTGATAACGAGGCCGTCACTCAGGGTGAGCAGCCCCACGTCTTGGACGCATCCCGGGGTGGCCCCAAGGGTAATGTAGGTCAGGACGGAGTGATACGAGCGGTTGCTGATTTCTAGGTGGGTCATAAAATAGATTGGGTAAACGAAAGCGTCCTTACTGCTCTCCCTCAGGAACCTTGAGGAGCACCGCAATACTGCGGTCCTCATGATAGCTCACGACATCGGCGTTGGCCTTCTCGAATGCCTCAAGCGCGGCGCGCAGTTGGGGAATACCATTCAGGTCGAACAGGTCCATGTCCTCCCACCCCCAAGCGTCCAGACAGTGCTCTACGACGCTCTCTGCGTCCAGCCCCTGAATGACCCGCTGTTTGCGCGTGGCCCAACAGTAGGTGGGATAATCCTCACGAGCAACCCCATCGCACGCCAAGCGGTCGTGCAGGTCCTCTACCGAGGGAAAGTAGTCATCACCGTAGCACACCCAGCCGTCCCACTCCTCTTCGGCCACCTTCTGCGCGCGATCAAAGGCTCTGGCCTCGTTTGTGGCGCGCTGGGCGGTAAAGGCGTTGTCGTTCAGTAGCTTACGTTCGTCCTCAGTAAGGAGCGCGGTCATGATCTGCCCCTTGGCGTAAGCCCACTCTTCCGCGCCAGTCTCGTGGTCCATTTTTGGATAGAGGAAACGGCCATAGGGCGAAAGGTCTGCGCAACGGGTGTTCAGAATGACCCGCCCTTCGCTGTCAAACACATTGGTCAGTCGGCGGCTAATTTCGGCATCAATCTCGGCGAGACGTTCGGCGGACAATAGCCCTGAGTCGCGGACCTGTTGGAGGCTTAGATAAAAACAAGGGATTTTTAGAGTGGTATCGGGCATGGTGCGGGATAGAATGGACCAAAATGGTCGAAAAGTCAATCACTTTTCTCTGGCCGCAAGACTTGAACGGTGACAAAAGTCCCGTCATCCGGGTTCCATATCTCTAGTCCTACAGGCTCTCCATCGCAAATGGAAAACATCCAGCGTTTATCGTTTTTCGGGCTAACCCCCAGTCCCACCAGTATTTTATGGGCGCGGGCCACGGTGTCAAGTCCGAGACCGCAGTCACGCATCAGCTCTCTAAGTCTGGCCGCGCGGCCGGGTGAAAAGTGTCGGTCTAGGGCGGCGTCTGTGAGGGCGGGTAAATCAATGGGAGTTGGTCCTTTCATGTGGACCACATCCTACCCTCATACGGATGTAAGTCAAGCGGATTTTGCGGCAACGCTACAGATCAGACGCTTTCACCCAAGTCTTGTCCCGCCATTTGGCCCGCCTCCGACCAAGTGGCAGCAATCCCTTTTTCTTCCTTTTCCTGTTCTCCTTGTCCCTCTTTTTCTTAGGCATCGGACGCACCCAGACCGCGATCCAGTTCTTGCCTGATTTCTTCTCTGGCTCCCATTCGTCATCCGGTTTTGCCATCAACTTGCGGTTATACTTTTCTGCCTTCTTCAGTCTTTCCCAATCCTTAGCGGTCACCCGACGGCCAGTAGAGTCCAACCATTTTGCGATCTCATAGAATCTTGTCCCTGTTTTTTGACAGAACTCGTGGAATTCATGATGCAAATCGGTGGCAAGTGGGATTACGTCCAGCCATATAACCTCACGGCCCAATCTACGATAGTTCAGGTGATGAAGATCAAACACGGGATTTCCCGTTACAACACAACGTCCAAATTGTAACCTCGCGGAAGAACGAAAAGAAAGCCAATGAGGTGATTCAAGATAGTCTGAATACTTTTCAAAACGACGAATAGACATGGAGTAAAATACGTTACACAGTATATCTATCTATAATGTATATGTATCTAATGTCAACCCTATTCTAATGCCAAAACCCAATTAAAGGGGCTTAACAGCGATGGGTGAACACAGTTGTCCTACACTTTTTAGCCGCACCTTCACCGCTTTCGCGCTGTCGCTGCGACCCATTGCCGGGCCGCAAACGTCCTCCAAGGGCTGCCGCATCTTCACCGCTTTCGCGAAGTCGCTGCGACGCCTCGTCTAAACTGACAAGGTTCCGTTGCGTTAGCCGCACTTTCACCGCTTTCGCGAAGTCGCAGCGACTTCGTTGTCACAACTCACTTCGCTTCAGCATGTTCCATCCCATTCCGCGAGCGCCACTCGTTTCCGAGGTGCAGGACTGGCTCCGCTTGGAGGATCGGTTTCCCAACCCATTCTACGGCAGATACCTGTGTGGCGCGAGCGCCTACGGGCAACTGTTCCTGCATTGCCGCGCTCGCGGCAGATGAAACACTGTTTTCACAATGAATAGACTGAGTCGCCTCAATCCGTTTCTGGTTCACGGGGACACCGCGTGACGAAAGATTTGATTCTTTCGTCACACACCTGCGTTTGCGGCCTCTCGTGAGTTTCCCCACGACAGACGTTGAACCAGACTTGCTGACCGGGTGCGTCCCGGCCGTTTCCTTATCCGTTTTGGCGGATTCCGAAATTTGTCGCTCAGTTTTTTGAGCAATTGCCTGCGCGGCCATGTAGTCGCGACCCCAAACGGACCCGCAGCAGGAGCACGTCCACTCTCGGACCGATGTATCCTTGGGGCCAGTTACGTTCTCGCACTTGATACAGGTGCGGGTCGTATAGGCTTCGTTTACTTGGACCACTGACTTTGGCGTAACACTGCGTTTGGCAAAATCCTTGAGAATACCCTCGAAGTTGGACACCGCGTTGTCGGCGTCCTTCCTGCGGGCTGCCGCGATTTCGCGCGCAGTCTTTCCGTCGCGATTCTTTTCGTGTATGGCCGCAAGTTCGCGCCCCTTGCAGTGACCGATTCCAACCGTATCAAACTGGGAAAGGATGCTCCGCGCGGACAGACGGTAATGTTCCGTCCTGACGTTGGTCAGCCGACGGGTCATGTCGTTCATTTTACGTCGGGTCTCAATCATGCCCTTCGTCTTTTTCCAGATCAGTTTGACGCCGCGTTTGATAGACCCTTTTTCGTCGTAATTGGCGGGGTTGTTCTGCCGCATCTGTCGATCCAATTTGCGCTGTAACCGCGCTTGGCGGCGCATAAAGGCGGCGTTCCTGCAAATCGGTGGCGTCACATTGCCCTGAATCTCGCCGTCTGCCGAGCTGATGGTGATGGCGCTCGTCCGTCCGGGGTCTATGCCGGCGACCGCACCGTTGGCGGAAGCGAAATTCTTTTGAGCCACCTCTTCCGGAACGTCCAAAAACAGGGATACGTGATAAACATCGTCCTGAACCGTGACGCCGACCTGCTTGACAACGGCTTCCTTGGGAACTTCTCGGTGCAATTTGATATCAACTCGGGAGCATGAATCTCCGAACAGGGCCGACAGATTCACTTTGTCCCCACGGATCAAGTCCAAAGCGTCCAGTCGATTGGCGGCCTGAAGGGTGCAAGAATCGCCAAAACGCTTGAATCGCGGCGCGCCCTTTTTGTTGGATGGATATTGGTCGGTAGAATCTGCAAACTTCGCCAAGATGGACTGCAAAAACGCGGACCCACCCGAAAAATCTCCCCGTTTGATACCGTTGGAAACCGTCTCCTTGGCATATGTGAGAGCCAGAGTGCGGATGGAGGCCCGCTTAGCCTTGGTCCCGTCCTTGCGCAAAATGGTATCGGCCTTTTTAAGAATCTTGCCGTTTAATTCCAGAATCGCTTCTTGGCGACTCTTGCCGGCGGCCAACATGTCGTTCAATATCTTGGCGCGGGCACCGGTATTTTTCTTCTCGGCCAGAATGGATTCAAGGTTTTTGACGACTTCGGCCTTGCGACCGTGCGAGCATTCGGATTCCACCCATTTCATTGCGCCGACCAAAGCGTTCCAGACCTTGCGGGATTGGCGCTGGGCATCTCTGATAGCCGGAATTTGCCCATCATTTGGGTAAATCCTGTATTTGTAGATCAGCGTGGTAAGAGTCACTTCCCACCATTATACAAGAATTGTCCTTGGCGTCAAGGGGTTTTTAAGCAGACTCAGGTCACTTTGGTCGGCTCACTTTGGAGTCGCGCCGCCTGCCAGAGCGCAAAATGATGGTGTGTAAACCCTTAAAACAGGAACCCGCCAATGACGAGACCCGCCAGTCCAACTGCCAACACGATCTTGCCGGAATACGACTTGCCAAGAAACGCTTGGAAATGGGAGAAAGCGGCGGTAAGGAAGGATTTCAGTTTTTCGTTCATGGTATCCTGAGTTACACAGAAATCCCATTGGTTTCAGCCACTATTAGCTGATCTAATGGTATGTTACACCAACAGGAATGGCCGCCAGTCAGGGTGTCTAACCTCCCGAATGGTGACGGAGGCCGGCAGAGCCGGAGGCGCGACTGGTTTGCGAATAAGGGCGAGGCCGACTTCGTGGTTTAACCTGTTACTCTTCATGGAGTTCAGCTTTTTGTCCGCTACCACCATGTTGCTCCATTCATCCTTGCCGCCTCGGTCCTTGGGAATGACATGGTCAATATTCAACTGGTGACGCGGCAGTTTACGGCCGGTATACTGACATACGGAATTATCCCGTGCAAATATGGCCCCGGCTGACAGGCGCGGCCTTTTCATAGGCATTTCCCCGTAGTTTTTGCTCACGACCACGGTCGGCACCCTGATCATTCTGGTCGCAGTCCTGACGTGAAGGTCTCCCGCGCGGACCGGGAGTTCGATCCACTCATCCCAACCCACGGGATTCGCGTAAATCAATTCGCCGTTTTCCATCTGGATGTCCAGCGCCAAAACCGGGGGCTCGCCGCCGGACTCGGAGCACAGAGAGGTGATGGCGGATTTCACGGTTTTTACGGAAATCGGCTGCCACTTGGAGTTCAGGCAGAGGGTTAGATGGGAGTCTAGGATGTGTGACACGGTCTATGATTTTGCGGTATTCTATGGAATCGGGGTAAGAGGTCAAGCAGAAAAGAGAATGCGGTGAGCTAAGGTATCGCGCCCTAGGGCCAGAGTTACTGTCCCCCACGAAGGTTCAAACTTCGGTCAATGCTTCATTGATTAACTCACCATAAAATGGCGCAAGCGAGAGGGAATGATCCTCCATGTATCCAGTTACCCTTTCTGCGGTTTAGGAAACCGAGGGGATACGCCTGCGTAAGATTGTCTACCGATGTGCCGCGAACCAAGCATCTCTCTCCGGCGCTCGTCGCCCGGTTTCGGCGCTCACGAAGGTTTCCATCTCCCCGTCGCGCCCCATGATGGCGTCTGCATGTTTGATCATCAGCTGGTTGGGGCACACGAACGGGCCGCGCACAGAGACGATTAACTGATAGGCATCGGCATACGATATACCATGCCAAACTAGCCAGATAAAGGCGGCGGCGCTGGAGCGGGAAACGCCGGCAAAGCAATGGAAGAGGATACGATGATTGAGCGCAGTCTGGGCGTAGATTCCCAGTAGCCGGCGCATGGTATCCTCCGTGACCGCCTGTTTATTCGCGGGGTCTCCGGTATCGTCAAATACGAAGCTGTGCAAAGCGAAGTCCCCTTTGAAAGCGCGAATATCCGGCGCGGGCTGCCGAGAGTCGCGGATAGAGATGATGTGGTCTAGGGGAGTGGCAGCGAAGGATGGGACCTCGTGGACGCCGCAGATGAAAAGGGGCATGTTTTAAGGCTTTTTCTTGCGAAAAGGTCTCCAACCAAAACTTATACCAAAGTTGCGATATTGACGGCCAAAAATGTCATATTTGCTTCTGACAAAAGAAAATTCGGGTTTATACCAAAGAAAATATAGCCATTTTTGTCTAACCCAATCAGAAAATTGGCGTTTATATCCGGGTGGATAGACCGAAAGCCAAATTTGAATACGTGTTTTTAACGATAATTTTTTCATAAAATTGGCACGAGCGGAGGGATGTGCGCCCCCGAGGCAGCTTACGCTGCGGCACGTTAGAACCGTGGTTGGCCTTCTGACGCCGACGCTCGCAAAAATGGCACGCCCGGGAGGACTCGGACCTCCGACCTTCTGATCCGTATTCAGACGCTCTGGAATCCAACTGAGCTACGGGCGCGTAAAGTGAAAATTTCCAACGAGATACCAGAGCCAACGCCGGGACGGCGCGGCTCATCATAACTGATCGGCAAAACCTCCAAACCCAAGAAGGAGAGGAGGTCTTCATGTCTACGCCGCCCGGTATGGAATACGTAAAACTGTGGATGCAGCAGAGTGCGCTATTCTGGTCTCGGCTTCAAAGTGCCACACTACTGCATACGGGGGTTCTCGCCGCGTGGTATCAAATGGGGCCGACTCACCCGCAATTGCGTCTTGGTGTGCTATGCATGGGTGTCGCCATATCGGGGCTTCTCATAGCTATTATGGTTCGTGACGGGCAATATATGGATGCTATGAGAGATAAGGCTACCTCGGACCATTTCCCCGCGACCGGAAAGGACGCTCCGAGTGGCAGGATGTGCGGATATTTTATCGTGGCGATACCGATGTTGGCCGAGATGACGCTGGCTTTTAATCAGGTTTGCACATGTCTGAAATGATACCCCTCCATCCAGACGGTGGTCCAAAAGCTATTCGTGTCAGAAGAAGCGATCCCGCCACGAACAGCATAAGAAAAGAAAAGCAGCCGATCCAGCCGCCAGAGCCAACGCTGGGATTTGCCGTTTTCGCGACTTCACAGGCACAGGTGACGGGTTCGGCAATTTGCCCAGCGTGGCTCATCTGGGACGTTGTGAGAAAGCAGAAAAGAGCTGCGAAGATAATGGTTTTGATCATGAGAAGCAGTATGGTCAGGTTTGCCCACTTTGTCAAGCGCAAATCAAAGGTGCAGCTACACATCAAAGCTGCACCTAAAGTCTTCGGCCGGTGTGGAGATTCTGCGCCAAAAAGAGTCTATTCCCATTTAGCTGCACACTCCGTTTGAGGCCCATTACCCTCCCCGCGTCCCGCTGCGGTCTGCTCCTGCCGAAAGTGGAGCCACCGACAGGGGTTAACCCTGTCTCGCAAGAACACGCGACGGTGTCTGGACGAGGATTCGAGAAACGTGAGACACAAACGAGGTGTCGGGTTTTTCAGTGGCATAAAGTGGAGCCCCTAGGTCGGATTCGGCACCGACGACCTCGCTTGTCGCGCGTCTTCATCGCAGACCCTCAATTGATGAGTCCACTAAGAGACGCACGCTTGGGTGACCAACTGAGAAGCGCGCTCTCCTGATGACCGATATTTGGTAGGTCCTGAGCTACTGGGGGCGTAAAGTGGATGTCAGCTCTAGGCGTGCCCCTGATGGCCAGTTATTCCCCGACTTGGGCCATTCCGCGCGACCGGATTGGAGCCGGTTTCGGTGTTCACCTCTTCAGGTGCAGAACGATATAGTGTCGGGCAAGATGTCTACTGCACAGGGCACAAGGTTGGATTTCTCCGTCCAGTTGTAGACCCACGCATAGAGCTGACAAAATGGAGGTCCGTGTCGGATTTTAACCGACGAATAACGCATTACAAAGGCGTTCCTGTAAACACTGAGGCAACGGACCGAAAACTGGCAGGCCCGTTCACTTGCCAGACACTTTGGAGGTGCCGGCGTCACTGTTTCGCTTCTAGTCGCACACGGGCCAAGGTGCGTGGCGATTGACAGTAATCTTACATTTAATCTTTACAATGAGACGGCTCAGGTGGTGCCTGCCTTATCAATGCAGTCCATTCCAGCTTTCACGCTGGGCAATCCCTTGTCGGGGCCTTGTGCGTGCGTCTCAAATTGGTGGGGCCTGCCGCACCGGTAGGGTGCAACTATCGGAGGGTCCCACTCCGTGATGCTGTTTCAGGTCGCTTATCCATTCCCTAACGATGGCCTAGCCAAAACTATACTTCGCTATCTCGGCTCTGGTTCAGGATACCCTCAATGACAGTAAAAGTGAATAAAGCGGAACTGCACGGTAAATGCGCGCTGTGTATCGTGCTTGACGTGTGTAGAATGGTGCCCACGGTGTTGGTTGCAAACACACTGTGCGGATTTTGAATCGTCGCCGCCTCTCCTCTTGGGCTACGTGGGCAAAAATCGCGATGAGGGTGGTTGCAACCCTACTGACAGAATGTTTAAGATTCCGGCCTCTACTCTTGGGCTACATCGCGGAAAGATTGCCCTCGGCTGTGGTTGCAACAGCACTGTTATCCTCCTAAGGGATACGTCTCCTACTCTTGGACTACGAGGGCGAAATTGGGGGCTCAGGCGGGATTTTCACCCGCAACCTTCTCCGTATGATGGAGCCGCGCTGGACATTGCGCCACTGAGCCGTGAAAGGAAATTGTCCTTCAATTATATAGCCACACATGGTCCTTAACCTCCCGTGGCATGGGCGCGCTGTCCGGGTCCTCCACCACTGCGCCCAGAGCCCGACGGACCTTGGCTTTGCGCCCCTTAGAGAGATACTCTTTGGCCGCGCGGCTGGGTTTGTGGTGGGGTTTGCCGTCCATGCGCGCTTCTTGCACCTCTTTGGCGGTTGGCTTGTAGCGAGAGACATCGAGAGGATCGCGGCGGCGGGTGTTGCTCATAGGAGTGGGTGATAGGTTTCGGTTAGAGTATAGAGCGCTAAAACCTGTTTAGTGCGGCCATCATTCTCTGGCGCCCCACCGGGTTAGCCGAATGCACGGTAACGCGCGGCGGCGCAAAACCCCTTGTGAGCACCGCTTCCTCCAACCACAGGACAACATCATAACCGTCTCCATTACATTCGTCGCCCAGATCGTGGTCGAGGCTCAGGTCGGTAACCTCACCGGTTTGCAACAGGGCGATGGTCTGCTCTGGGGTGTAGGTTCGGGTCCAGCCGGAAGGGGTGGGGCGGAGGTCATCTAGGTAGACTTTCATTGAGGTGGAGTAGGTTAAAGGCTGGCCGCGCCAGTGTGTCAAGCACTGACGGGGCCGAAAACTCACTGTGCGCGTGGAACAGGAGCTAAGTGGCTGGGGCGGCAGGATTTTAACCTGCAAGTCTTTTCAGACGGTAGGTTCAAAGCCTACTGCGTTTAACGGTTCCGCCACGCCCCAGTGAATTTACCACAAATCCCTTTAGCTCGGTTTCGCACTTGGACGCGAGACTAGACCGACTCGCCCTTACGCGCCACGGGAGGGGATCAACATAGCGGGGTTAGCCGCTGTGGTAAAGATGGCCAAGGCCCAGTCCATCAGTATTGCGCTATGCGCGAGCGGGAGTCGAACCCGTCCGCTAGGGGACTTGCACCCCGCTGCATGATGGAACGAGACCGTCTCGTCCTTGAAATTGGCTGCTCCGGCAGGGAACGATCCTGCAATATCCTTGTAAGGGTCTTCTGCTTAACGGGCAGTGGCTTTACGCAGTTTTAAGCTACAGAGCAATGAAATGGTGCGCGCTAGAGGACTCGAACCTCTGATGATGCCGACGTGTAGGGTCGGAGCAGTCGCCGCTGTGCCAAGCGCGCAAATGAGATTGATTCCGTATCAGGGAGAATCGGCTGTCGTTCTACAAAGTGGCGATTACGACGGGGCTCGCACCCGCTACATAACGCACGCGTGACAGGCGTGGGCCTCGGCTTCTTCGGCTTCGTAATCGTGAAAATAAACAGGCGTCCTATCCGTTATGCCAACGGCCCCAGCTTGCCGTCCCACATGTAGGGTGGCGCGCCTTAATGATGGACTCTGACTGGACTGAGCTAACGCGCCGGAAAACCAAATTTAGCGCCAACTCAGTTTGCGCTTTCCGTTTAGCGACGTGATATACAATCGTCCGAACAATCGAACTACCCAACATTCACCTTCTCTGATGTATATCCAATTTTTTAGCCCCCGTATTACGACCGAATCTCCATCTCGAAGACAGAGCCAGTGACTGAAAAGCATAACAAGGAGGGTATCGTTTTGGGTAAGCCAACAATGGCCGCGTGGGATGGGAGTATGTATAGACATAAAATAAATGTGTATTATATTAAGATGGTCAGTCCGGCTGGTATCGCGCCAGCTTAAATCCTAGTCCCAAACTAGGTGCCTCACTTTTCGGCCACGGACTGTAAAGATTGCCCACCCCGTTGCGCGCGAGGTGGGCTTCTCAAACGCCGCCCAAGGACGAGGAAACAAGATCGTCCTACATGGGTTTGTCTCTTGATGACTGGGTGCGTTATATCGAAAGATTGCAAGCAGGTTGTGGTATCGCGCCACACGAGCCGCGACCTTATGAGAGTCCGGCGCACCTTGTGCTACCTGCCATGTAAATTTAGAGGGGAGAGCAGCCCTCGGCATCCCGCGTCCGGTCCGCGCGCCGCTCTCCCCGTTATTGTCTATCTGATGTTACCGATCCTTGCGGTAGTCATTGTCGAAAATCACGACAATTCCTAGGCAAGCGAACAGGGCTACGAATGCGAGCATTGGTAAGCGCCTTTCTGTCCTTCGTCTGCGGTCCCGTGGGAGCGCGCAGGGGTTTGCTATATTCCTGATTCCGCACGCTTCAACGGGTGAAACCACCGGCCAAAGTGAGTGTGGGAGGAAATGGATTTGAGCGGGCTGGGCGCTAAACCAGCTGGGCAGGCCCCACATGCATGGCGACATCGTCTAATGCTGCCGGTTCGATTCGTTCGCCACGCTTCAGGACTGTGTGTCTGCTTTCCACACCGCCGCTCAAATTGATCCCGGGTTCGTTCGGAGGTTAGAAGACCGTGTTAGCGAAGTTTTTTAACTCTTTCTGTAGCTCAAGGGACAGAGGATAGTGAGTTAAAGAACAGACTGACTGGTCGGCCGGGGTCGTAACCCGTTTTTATCGCCGACCATTTACCTACGAACGAACCCGGAAAAATGTTTTGCCAACCGGGCGGATTGTAGCACTCGGGCACTAGACCCCGGGCCACCTTGAACCGCCTAGTCTATTCGGATCGCGGCCTGATCAGGACTGCCACGGCTTCGGGCCGAAGCATCGGACCCACGGAGACTTACTAACGTTGCCAAATGGGGCGTGCCACTGTTGGCGGCACACCTTGTAGCCGGCTGTTATCCCACCCGGCGGCGGTTGACAAAAGGTTTTGAGCGGTCCCTAAGTTCGGCAAGGGGTCTATGGGTAAGCCCCAGACTTCGACTCCGGTTTGCTACATCCTGCGTCTTGTGGCCACGCCACGCAGTGTCTCGCCTCTCGGTGGGAATCCTCGGCCGGTCGCTGTGAAAAGCGCCGCTCAAAATGGTGCCCCCTTTTCTCCCTAGTAACGAGCAGCTGTTCTCGCTGGGAAGAGGGCAAAAATATGGCTAGGACGGTGGGTATCGCGCCCACATCGCGGGTTGCCCCGCTTGCCGGATTTGGAGTTCGGTGCATTTCTTGTCTGCCACGTCCTAATGAAAATTGATCCCCGCAGCAAGTGTCGCCCAACGGGCTATCCTGCACCGAAGATATCCTACTTTGCAAACCTCGGATAAATGGGAGGTTGATTTCGGGCCGTCTTACAGGGAACGGCTGGCTTTGTGTCCGGCATCGTCCTGTAAACGCGCCGTAGTTTGTCCAAGATGGTGGTCCCAGCAGGATTTTCGCCTGCAACCTGACAGAAATCAACTGTCTACTCTGGATTTGAGCTATGGGACCGTAAATGGCTGGATGGTTCTTTATTCCTTACGCCTTCCAGTGTGCGGTCCATTTGGAGTAATGGACAAAGTGGTGGGCTAGACAGGACTCGCACCTGTGGAGGACCGAAGTCCGGGGCGTTTACAGCGCCCTGCAATAGCTGCTATGCGACTAACCCGAAGATGGAGCAGTGCAAGGGGGTCGAACCCTCGTGATTCTGATTGGAAATCAGATGCATAACCGTTCTGCCAACACTGCGAAATTGGTGGACCGCCACGGTTACTCTCCGTGGACTGTGAGATGCAAACTCACCGTGATGATATTTCACCAGCGGCCCAAAATGGCACCGAGTAGGGTTCTTAACCCGTTCAGCCATGTGCTTTAGACTGTTAGGACTCGGTTTCCTCACGTCCCTTGCGCTTTGCCTTGTCGGCACGCTACCCCGATAGACGCCTGCTGAGGCACTAAAATCCGGGAGGGGGAAAGGATGGAGACGCGTAGAGGATTTTCGCCTCTGTGGAACAGGATTGCAATCTGTCGCTTAGATACTCAGCCAACGCGTCGTAAAGTGGTAGTCCCGTCGGGTATCCAGCCCGCTTCATCGGCTTAAAAGGCCGCTGCTCATGCGCTAAAGCTTCGGGACTATAGAATGGCGGCTGTGACTCTCCAGCGTTGTCAAGCCTACCCTCCCCAGTTGGAACCGGTTGCGGACTTCAATCCGAGAGCGACTCGGCGTGCGGGCTTTCGCAAAAATGGTAGCCTAGGAGGGTGCTACCCCCTCTACTGAAACTTGAAAGGTTTCCGAGATAGTTGATTCTCCACTAGGCCGTAAAATGAAAGCTGGAAACCGGGAATATCTTATACCCCACGGATTTCCAGCCGTTTTTCTTACCCCGATGCCTCACCGCGTGTCCCAGCGGCCTATTGGCTGTTGCGTCCGTTCGGGTAAACGGGCTTTTAATGATTCAATGATCGTGTTCAAGAAACTGGCCGCCGGGTCGGCGGGAAACGCCCTTAACCGGAGGCTTAATCTCTTGGAAATCTGGTAATGAACGAACTGACCTGATCCTTATCTGCTGCCTATCTTACTCCTTTTGCGGCCCCAGTCAATGACTTTCTTCAAAAAACTGAACCCCGGTGCTTTTTACGGCTTCCGGGGTTCTTGGGGGAGACTTTGCTATCCTATCTCTGTCGGTTGAATTTCTATGGCTTCTGCTCTTTTGCTCCCCCTACTAACCCCGATACCCGTCTTCCGGGCGATTACCGGGAAACGAATTGGCGCATGCCCACAATGGACTTGTGGTAATACGCTCTCTTTTGGACTGTTGTGATTTGAGGGGCACTTGGAAATGGTGTCTGCAAATATGCGTTACACAGGAATCTGGGTGAGTTATGAAAATATTTTCAGAATCCCGCCGCATTCACGGATTCAAAGCATTGGGCGCACATGTTTCTATCATGCCATGGTCAATTCCGGGTTTTCATGGATATTGCCGATAACCTCGGTGGTTTCTTTTGTGGAGTAGTCTCCCCCGACGCGAAAACCGGATACGCCGCCAAATCCGTCAAAACTCTGTTCCCATTCAACGGCCATCGTGTCGTAATGCGCTTCTCCCAATCCCGGAGTTTCTCTGGGATAGCGGACGATATCCCCTTCATACACTTCAACTCCGTTCTTATCCAGAACGCCGGTAAACTGTTCCACCACATACTTGGATTCAGGCGAGTATATGGCAACCATCAGGAATGGCACATACGGCGGCTGGCCCGGAATCATTTCTTGCGAAAGGCCGACCACGGACCACATCACGGTGGGCTCCAGATATTTTGCGGCTTGGGTATCCCAAACGCGGAATTTGATAGGTCTTTTCGTGTTCATGTGTTATTCATCGGTTCCCAACTCTGCCCCTTTGTAAAAGAAGCGTCTCGCGGCAAAACACGGTCTATCGTGATAAGTTTTCCTCTTTCATCCCGAAAAGACAAAGATACGGTGGGCTTATCCGAGTCCAGATGCCACGGATTATCTGGAACATCCGTGATTGTGGCGGCATATTTTTTACACGAATGCGAGTAATACAGGACATCTTCGCCTATCCAGTTGGACGACCCCTTCTTGTTGATCGGTTTGTCGCCTTTGTAATTCAAAGCCCTGTCTATGGCGGAGATAGCGGACATCAGGAATCCCTCCCGCTCGTTTACCTCAAAGGAACCGTCTCCATGCGGTCTGGCCTCATACACGGTTTTGCCGCCAAACGGGGTTTCGGCTGTAAAACGACCGTGGCGTAGGCGCAAATAGCCCACCTCCTTATCGCCCAGATACACGTTATACTGCTCCGGGCATGAGCCGCCGCCTTCCAGTCTGTAGTTACCGATTTGCATGAAATGGAATCTTAAAACCCCGCAGCCTTCAAGTCCATCACTGCTTCCGGCAATCTCTCAATCGGCAGGTCCACAATGACTTGCGCATCTTCCTTGAATGGATACCAGCTCAAGGTAAAAGTCTTTTTGTCTGCCGGCACAATGATCATCGCACAATAACGGGCAATCTTCGGGTCATTGACCAAGGATTTGACGTAGCCCGGCTTGCTGGCTATCTTGATAAACCAGTAAACCGTAGAAAGGTCGGTCTGGATAATCTTCTCGGGCGTCAGTTTGGCTAGAGCGGCGGTCGGCGTAATAGCCGTGGGGGCGGCTTGGACTAGAGACTCGGTCATTTTAGTTTTGCGATCCTAGCCACTAGCTCGTCCTGCATAAGTTTTCCTTCTGGGTCCCCAGCGGCAACTCGAATTTCGGCCAAAAGGGAAAGGAGGGAGAAAACAGTATCCTGCTCTTCCTTCAGTTCCTTCTCCAGTTCCTCGGCTCTATCCTGCCAAGTCTCGGCACAGCCGCCGTGGTCCCAGCCATCGTCCCGTCGCCAGACTAGGCGATTGATGGACAATGGTGCTTCCGGTCCCGTGTATATGATGCCGGCCGCAGCGCAGGCGTATCTCTCGATTTCGATACGAATTTTCTCTTCCAACTCTGGCCCGACAAACTCGGGGTTACGTGCAAATCCCACCAGTTCAGCGGCGACGGCGGCGGAGGTGTGCGGGTAAATAGGCATAGCAGCAGTTACGCTTCAATCCCTCTCTCCTTGGATACAATCTTGCGCACTTCCCCGTTCAAAAACATGACCATGAGTTCGGCACTGTCCGGGCTCCAAAAACACTTGGAGTCATCCTCCGAGACATCTTCCCGTTCGTCGTGATTGCCACGGACCGGATCGTAGGCAGCGTAGCCGACAGAGTTCTGTTCCCGATTCCAGCCGATAATGCCGAAATTCTCGTAGCCCTGAGAGTCCTTGGAGAAAACAAAAAAGGCGTCGGGGTTTTGATCATCCTGCTCGATAGCGTGCATAACCCCTTGGGAGTCAAGGCTATCCTCGATATACCGGATGACGTTCTGGACCTCTTCGCGGCAGGGGAGGTAATTCCATTCCCGGCTCATTTGGACTGCCCTCCGATTGACTCGGCTTTGAGGGACGCCAGAATATTGGCCTGCAAGTTCGCGCCGAACTCCCCGGCCCGATGCCAGAACACTTCCTTGACCACGTCTTTGGTGACCGCGTCTACGAGTTGGACTGATTTTGAGGTAAACCTCGCGCCGTAAGGGCCGGACTGGTCGGCTTTATCCAAGAGTTCGGCGACATCGGCTGGAATTTGCAGGTCTTCGGTTGATTGTGTCATATTTTGCGGTGGTTCAGATTGTAGCGGTTTTACCCGATTGGTCAAGTGTTTTTGCTTCCTTCTCCTCTTTTTCTTTGGCGTCCTTCAGTTCGGACAGCTTCATAAATATCTTGGCGGATTGGATGCCAAGTCCCACTCCATCATAACCGGACTGAATGAAGACCATGTCCGAGGACATTTTCTTGCCGTTCACGACCACTAGGTCACCCTCAATCGGGTCGCGGCCATTCTGCTCTTTGATCAGGTCGATATTGTCGTTAAACGCTTTGATCGTGAGACTTCCGGTCTCATCGGATACCGTGAACTTCAGGGAGTTATTCCCCTTCTTGGTCTTGCTCTTATACGGCTCATCCGAAATGAACCCGATAATGCGACAGAAGGAATTGTCAGACATCTGTTTGACATTTGACACGGTGGTCAGGCCGTCCACGTATTCGGAGAAGATATCGGAAATGGTCTCGGAATAGGAGTAGCCTAGGATATGGCGCTCATACCAGTAATTGGCCAGTCTCTCGTTTTGGCTGTTCTTCGTGTAGATTTCCTTGAAGGACTCATACTTCTTTTTGATGGTATTGAAGCGGCGCTCCGGGATAACGGGCTTGCCCTTCTCCGTTTTCGCGACTTCCGCCAGATGCTTGACGGCCCGTAGAACGTCCCAGCCGATTTCCGGCGAACCGCCGATTCCCAGACAGTGCCCCTTTTCAACGTCCGTCAAGAGATTCCATGTGCAGACTTCAAGGACCAGCCGGCTGCGGGAGTGATAGAGTTCACCGTTTGGCCGCCGATATTGGTCATAGCCGGACAGGCAGCCGGCTTGGATCAGTGCGGAGACCAGACCGATGTGCAACCCGGCGTTTTTCGCGGCTTGGAAGACCTCGAATTTGGTGGCGGCAGATTCCGCTTTGGTGCGGAAGGTATCCAGTTTCTCGGCGTTTTTCTCGGAGATACCGCGAATGATACCGAGGGCGAAGCGGATGGAGTTGTCTCCTTCCATCTCGAAGTCTAGCCGGCTCTTGATGAAATGCGGCGGCAACAGGGAGAAATTCTTCAATCTCATCTCCTGCTCGATTTGGCGGATAACCTCGTGGGGCGCGGACTCGTGGCGGGCCATGCGGAGGAGGGAGAGGTAGAATTGGAGGGGGTGGTTGGCCTTGAGGTATAGTGTCCACGCCGTGATCATGGCGTAGCTGGAACTGTGACTGTTGGATACCACGACGCCGCCAGCGTAAAAATTGTGGTCAGGGTGGGATACTTCCAAATCAACGGTGGGTTGCACGCCCTGCTCGGAAATTGACTCAATATAGAGAACCCCCTCCTCCGTTTGAACGCCAAGTTTTCTGTCCCAGACTTGAGAAAGTTTTCTCATCCACCCCTCTTCGGTTAGCAGTTTGTGCTCCAACGAGCAGGTTAGCTCCAGTTTTGAACCGACGAATTGAACGCGATACAGGTTGGCCTCACTCCAGTGGACGCCTTTAACCTCTACATAGTGGTCTGATTTACTGTCCACATCGTATGCACGGACACAGTCGCCAACCCTTACGTCTCCGACCATGCAGAGCGGATCACGCTTGGTATCGACAGTGGTGCAGGGGTCAAGACACTTGTTAAACGAATATCCACCGCTATCTTCCGCGATTTTCAACAAAAGATCAGCCACATTGGTCGGGTGGTTATTAGCTTTGCACCGCTCCACAATCTGTGCTTTGACAATCGGCACCTCTTCAATCTTTTTCTTACCCAGCACCCTTCTGGCGTTCTCGGCCTCCTCGTCCGACAGCCCCACGCGTTTAAGCATGGAGAGATAGGTTTCTTGGAACAAGCAGAGCCCCCCGGTTGGCTTCAGGATATCGTCAACCAGCGGGTGAACCGATGTGAATTTACCGTCATTCAGATAATCGCAATACTGTTGCAAATAGTCAATAGCGCCCGGTCGCGCGATAGCCAGAACTGCGCTGAGTTGCTCGAAATTCTTGGGCTTCACTTTGGCGGCGGCATTGCCTTGTGCAAAGGTTTCCAGCTGGAATATGCCGTAGCGTGAAGAGAAGTTCTGGAGATAGGCGTAAATTGAGGGGTGATGGATATCAATGTCTCCCCGCTTGATTCCAAGCAGCTTGCAGCATTCCTGCACCACATCCGTGGTCCTCAGGCCCAAGATGTCCATTTTGAGGCTCAGTTCCTGCGCCGACTGCATGTCGAAGCCGGAGACAGGCTCTTTGTCCGAAGACAGTTGAATGGGCATCAGTTTTTGAATATTCTTGTGCGCAATCAGAACAGCGGAAGCGTGCTGCCCCTCCCCTCGATTCAGGTCGGCCAAGGACATGGCGATTTTTACCGTTTCTTCGTGGGCTTGCGCCCATTTGGCGAACCTTTCATTCGGTGGGCGCCCCTTTTCCTTGTCTCCATCCCGCCACTTTTTGTCGCCGAAAGCCGCGATTTCAATGTCCTCCGGGATGCCGGCCTCTTTTTCGATCATGGACGACACTTCATTGGCCTCCTCCTCGGAACCACCCTCATATACTTTGAGGACATCCTTGATCAGAATCTTGGAACTGAAAGTGGTGGTGGTCAACAACTTGGAAGTCTGACCGGGATAACGACGATTGATATAGTCAATAATCTCCCCGCGCCGGTAGAAGGAGAAGTCCAGATCAATGTCCGGCACAAGGGAACCTTCAATATACCGGATTCCGTTCACTGTCTTGGACTTGGCGCGAGCCTTGGAAAGGAATCGGGTAAAGAACAGAGAATGTTCAATGGGGTCAATCTCCGTAATGCCGACGAGATATGCGACCAGACAGCCGCCGACCGAGCCGCGACCGGGGCCGCGAGGTATTCCCTGTTGGTCCGCGAACCAGCAAATGTCCCAGACTGCCAGAATGTAGTCTACGAAACCGAGTTCCGAAATGACGGCCAACTCCTCCTTGACTCGGTCCGCATACAGCTTGTGGTTCTCCTTTTTGACCCGCTTCGCGACCCGCTCTCGGAATCCATTGCGGCAAAGCTGGGTGATGAACTCCAGATTGTTACAATCGTCTTTTGCGCCGGCCGCTTTCCTCTGTTCATCCGTGATGACGAGGACCGGCATGATAACGCCATTATATGGGAGCGCAGAATAAGGTTTAATTTCGCGTAGATTCATATCAGATTTCCATCAGATTGACCAGCTTCCAGTAGACCTGCAAATTGATGTATAGATCGTAAGCGGCGGAATGGGTCTTTGTCTCGTCCACTTCCACTCCAAGGTCTTTGCACATCTGGGTCAGATTCGTTTTAACCCCTTTTACCGGGGTGTTTTGCACGGAATACTGCCAAGCCAGAAAGGCTTCGGGGCTGGACCTGTCCGGCTTCCAGTTCATTTTGTAAGCCCTTGCCAAGACGTTGGTGTCTATGATTCGCGGCAGGAACTCCCAAGTGACCGGCCGCCCGACGGCTTTGCGCCAAAGATTCCAGATATAGGAATCGAAGCCGAGAATGGAGTGACCGACCAGCAAAACGTCCGGCTTCAGCGCGTATCCCTCCCATGCGTCCAGCACGAATTCGGGGTCATGTCCGTTTTCTACCCAAGACTGTTGGAAGCGGGTAATCCTCGCGGCATCCGGGCTCATCTTGAAATCCGGCCAGCGCAGGTAGTATTGGTGGGTATTGATGACCTTGTTCTTGACCGCTTCCATAAACGCCCATTCAAACGGGAGGTTGTCACGCAAGAGATTGAGACGCTGGGTCTCCGCGTCGAATAAGAGCAGCTTATGGTCGGAGAAACGGAGGAGGTTGGAACCGATGCTCATAGAATCTAGCTGACGATAGCCCTCTTCGGTATCTTGTCAAGCCTCTCGGGCAAGGAAAGCACCTTTTCGCCCAGCCATTGGCGCGATACGTCCTTCCGCTCATACTCAAGGCCAAGGGCTTCAGCCAAATTGTAAGGACGAATAAAGTGATCCTCACAGAAGAGGGCCCCGTCAATGTAGAGTCCCTCCCAGTCGTCGCCGTTGGAGACTATTGTGATTTTGGGTGTCGGGTTCATGGGGTTTCGTCAAAAACAATTTCTCTGGCCTTCCACTTCATGACCTGAATCTTTTGCTCCAGTCTATGGATTTCGGAAAGCGCGGTTTCCAAGATGTCAATAGCCGCCGCGTTGTCAATCAAAAGCGGTTTACGGATACCTTGAAGGCTGTGGTCAATATTTGAAAACGCAATTACATTGCACTTTGGGTTCAGCGTTTTGATGAAATCTGCTCCCACTTGATTGTTGGCCAAGACAATGCAGTCAGATTCATTGGCACCGTTCATCATGGCGGTAGTATGCCCGGATTGACGACTGTCTCTGAAGTAGCGGTCAAGGATCAGCAGTTTTTGTGTCGGCGTCATTTGTCTTGATGGTAGATATCCAGATAGGTTACGTGATCGCACTTGTGTGAATAGACATAACCAGAGTTATTGCTGTTTGCCCAAGAGTGGGGCTCATGTCGTATATTCTCATCATTACTGTAAACGATATGCTTGTAGACTTTTTGGGATAGATTCTCCGGACGCTCGGACCACTCAACGATAACATCCATGGTGGATGCGCTGTCTTGCCAAAACGGGATGCCCGTATGCCCCACGCAAGCAGTGGTATCCTTGATGCGGTGCAGTTCAATGGTGGTTTTTTTCATTGTATGATAAAGGTCTGCCCTAAATCTGACTTGGTTCTTTGGCGCGTTTTGCCTCACATTCCTCCAAATACTTGGAGAACTCTTCCCTCTCCATAAAGCCCAGTTCCTTGGCGGCGGCGGGATTCAGTGTGCGGACCCAGCCGGCGGGGCTACAGTAGGGCCGCCCCCAGTCACCGGTCACCTCACAGGTGTCCAGAGAGTCTTGTTCCGCTTTCGAGATGATGGCGTCAATGATGCCGCCCCATACCTCATCTGCGCCGTTCAAGTCAATGACGCCGCGATATGCTCTAAGCCCCCCGAACTTTGATTTTATTTGCTGGAAAGTAAAGTCCAAGCCGGGCAGGACCCGTTGAATGGCGTCAATTCTGGCGCACATGGCGTCGATCAGGTTAAACCAGCCGTCACCCTGAACGTCTATGCCATAGCACATGAGAGTTTGGGTATTGGGAAGCATCCGCTCTCGGAAGAGTGCGGGGTAACGGTCAAAGAGGATTTGCTGTTTTTCAGGTGACATAGAATGGAAGATATACCAATTTCGGGCGATTAGTCAATTCCCTTTTTCAACTCTTTCCCACCGGCATCCCGAATCCCATGGTCTTGACCGGCGGCGGGACGTATCCCGTGTTGTCATCGGCGTTGTAAATGTCTGCCAGAGAAGCGGGTTCCGTGATGGCCTCGGGGTCGCCCCTGCCCAAGTGACGGGCCAGACGTTTGGCGTCCGGGACAGAGAGCTTGCCGAACGTGTAATCGAAGGAGAGGCGGCCCTTGCGCAGCAGAGCCTTGTCAATCGTTTGTTTGTCGGAATTATAAGAACAAATAATACTAATCTGGAGGACCGATCCAAGCAAACCATCTGACAAATTAAGAAGCGTGGCCACGGTTGAGCTGTTATGGTGATCGGCTTCGCGGGAGGTCAGCGCCTGTTCGGCATCCTCCAACACAAGGACAGCGTTCTTATGCCCGAGTAGCAGGGAGAGAAAATCGGGAGACGCCAGTTCCCCGGCAAGCCCCACCGGGACAAAGATAAATTCTCGTTTTACCAAAGTGGTTAAGTGCTTGATGAATGTAGTTTTGCCTACCCCTGCTGTGCCATGAAACATCATAAGCCCCGCTCGCGGCTCCTTCAGTTTGTCCACAATCTGCGCGCTGATTTTGGAGAACCCAGTCCCATAGCTCATGTCAAGATCGTCAATAACCGGCGGCGCGAAGTCCACGCTTTGGGTGGCAAGACCGTAATCGGTTTTGAGAAGGATGGACACTTCGGCCTCGCTCTTGGCGATAAGGTGGGGGAGAAGCAGCGGGTGGATGGATTCATAGGACGGGGCATTCTCGTCATATTGCGCGTCCTTGTTGGTGCGCGCCGGCCAGTGAAGAGACACCCTGCACTTTGCGCCGTCTGACGCTATGGATAGGGTGACAAAATTGTGCTTGCAGAAGAAGGTTTTGGTCGCGTTTGAAGCGCCGGCAAACATTGGTTCGGGATTGCTCGTGGGATAGCCGGACGGGCGGCGGTCAACGTATTTGGTAGCCGAATCAATGATTTGCGCCCCATTTTTCACCAAGACCTCCATAACCTTGTCAGTATCGTAGTATCGCTCGTCATCTATGGAGTGAGACGCGCAGCCGTAGAGTCTGTGAATGAACAGCGCGGGGTTAACCGAACTGTCCCAGACGGAATACAGCTCGGAATTGGAGAACATACTGGCCGCCGTAGTGCCGATAAAGTGTGGAATTTTTTTGTCCATTGTCAGAATGTTTTTCAAGATTTGACCGCTTCCTTGTAAGCCTCCCAGCAGAACTCCTCGGAACACATCCCATCATTGGGTTTGTCAAAGGTTTTGTGGTCCAAAATGCAGCGTAAAATCTGGAACTGACGGGAATCTTTACGGTCCTTGTAGTAAATGCTTTTCACGTCTTGGGCGGGGCACGGATTCCTCTCCGTATACCGGGAAATCGCCCCGTTTATCAGTCCGTCAAACGGCATCAGATTCCCGACTTCCCGCAGGATGATGGGAGCGACAGGAAGAGAGGGGACAATAGAGCCCATATTCAGTGTGTTTTTGGCGATAAACGAGGAATAGAACGGCAGGGACAGCAGGAAATCCGGCTGCCACAGATCGCAGAGTCGCTTCCAGTCGATTCTCGGCACGTAATAGAAGCCGTCCTGCGCGGCCAGACTGTAGATGTTGATGATTCCTTCATAGTCCGTGCTGCCGTCGCCGGCCATCCAGATGATTACGTTGGACTGGTTTTTGAGACTGGCCTCGGATTTGTCCTCCATTTTGTCGCAAACCGCCAACTTGAGGCCGAACACCATCTGGCACCCGACATCTTTCAGGTTTTTCTGCGCGGTCATGAAATCCGCGAACTTGGAAGCGACGAAATGGAGTTGGGTCAATCCCTCGGATTTGGCCAAATCACAGAGAGAGACGGAGCCGTAGTCCTTGCCGGATTTCGCGGCAGCGCCTGCCTTGTCAAAGGTGAAGATGCCGCCCTCTTTCAGGGAGCTGGATGAGTAGAAAAGGGGGAGGATATCCTTCATGTAAGTGCTTAAATCCATAGTTTACCGCCGGTCCAACATATTCGGATTCGTTCCATATGTCCGGGCCAGCGGCACGTATACCATGCTGTCGCATCCAAATACTTCAAGATATTCCTCAATCGGTCTATAACTACCTTCCGTTCATGTGTAACCCCCACAACATGAGACGTGTATTCACCACAGAAATGACGGAATGGTTTGTAGTTAACTACCCTCACCTTGGTTCTGCCAGATGTGCCAAGCATCTTGGTATAACGATGAGACAGGCCAAGTCGAAGGCAAGAGAAATGAAACTTCAAATGACAGAGGACGGCAAACGACTGGCTGCCTCTGACGGGTGGAAGGGCCGCGTCCGTAATTATCGCGTGGCCCCCGAGCAGTTTCTCTGCGTCAGCACGCCTGAAGTCGCTTATCTCTTGGGTTTCCTTTGGGCTGACGGGTATTTGTCGCGCTCTTGCGCTCATCCAATTGGCTTTGAGATAGCTACGGTGGACTTTGAGGAGATATGGCCCATTTTTCTCCGCACCGGCTCGTGGTGTCGGCATGATCGCACACGAGAGGGGCGTGGCCGTCAATCCATGGGGAGAACCAACAATCGCCCTATCTATGAGTTTCTCATTGGAAAAGGGTATGCGGCTAAGTCGAGTGTCTCGGCTTGCGCCATTGTGGAGCACGTGCCTGCTCACTTGCGCCGATATTGGTTTCGCGGTCTTGTTGACGGTGATGGGCACATTGCGAAGAGCACGGTTGAAATTGCCTCCTCTTACAAACAAGATTGGACGTATATGATCGCTATATGCAACGAGTTTAATTTGGCCTATCGAATTCGACATTACATCTCTAAAAAAGGCCACAAAGGGTCTACCTTCACTATCAGTCGAAAAGCTGGCGCTCGTATTTTCCTTGATTGGATATATGAAGGATTTGAAACAGACAGGATTGGATTTAGTCGTAAACATTTAGCGTATAAGGTCTTATGTGAGGTAAAAACTACGGGAAGGTGGCAGTTACCGGCGGGGTATCATCCCGCACCGGCGCAGCCACCGGTTCCCAATGCCATTTTCCCGAAGAGTTTAGTTGTTGCAAAGACTTAATCTGTATCGAGCCTTTTTGTTCAAGAAGCGCATACGTTGTTCCGGTGTCTATACAGTAAGACCTGCCCTTTCGACGCGGTAATTCGTCGCTCGAATGGCCGACGATTTGTGGATACGGCAGATTATCCTCGAATTCTGTGTCCCAGTCAAGCCATAAAGGGCCACCGTTATCGTAGGAGCCGCCCCGCGAGAAACCAACTGCAAAAAGGTGGTCCGGGCGATACGGTGCCATTTCCAGCGCGGCTTCCGCTTTCTGGTTCAGGTTCGCCAAATTTTCCACGTCCGTCAAATGGTTCCACCAGTAATTCTCCCTGATTCCGGCGTGGGACAGAAGCCACCCATTGGCAAGCACAAATAACCGGACTTTTTGCCAGATGACCCACTCCATCTCCTTCGCGATTTCCAGAGACTTGCCGTTGGAATAACCTGCACAGGAATTTAGCAGCGGGATTTTTTTCTTGAACTGCTTGCTGCTGAAATGGGATTCAAGGTATGGGAGTTCGTGATTCCCGGCCAGCACCGTAACATCCTTGCGCTCAATCAGTTTGCGATACCAGCGCGCGGTCTCTCGGATTCCTGTAACAGCCGGGGGCTCGTCAAAAGAGTCAAACACGTCCCCGAGGAATACGATGTGGTCGTAATTCCCGGCCTCTTTCTCAAGAACGGCGTCCGCCCAGTTTGTTCTCTGGTGAATGTCGGAGATGACTAGGATGCGGTCAGCGGAAATGGAGAATGAGTCTGACATTGGGAGCGGACTGTAACGGGATTTCCCCGCAAGTCAAGGCTCAATTGAAGTTCCGGGCTCTTCCGTCTTTGCTGAAAAACGCGGTGCAGCCGGGATAGTGGCGAGGCTCAATCTTGTGTCCCTCTTTCAATTTGGGCTTCAGCTCCTCCTTAGTAAATCCGCTCGCGGTAATTTCTCCGTTTTGGTCCAGCGCCACGAAGTAGTCCAGCGGCTTCCGCGCGGAACACATCCACATGGGGTTACCGTCCTTCTTGATACCTTCCCGACCGCACAGCCATTTGACATCCTCTTTGAATAGCGCGAGGTTATCGGCCACATTGGCTTCCGTAAAGTTGTCCACGCCAGCCTGTAGGCCAGTCAGGTAATACTCGAATCCCGTCAGTTCATCGTCCGTCATAGACGGCTGGTCCTGCCATGGGTTCTTGGGGAATTTGAGAAAAAGGAAGCGGAAGCGGCGGTTCTTGATGTCGGGATACAGGTGCTTGGCCGCGAGTTCGTAGATGATCTTCTGGATATTGAACGTCTCTTTTTCGCCTTTGAAAAAATCCTTGCTCGTTTTGAAATCCCTTAGTTCCAACAAGATACAATTCTCGCCCCTTACCTTGAATACCTGATCTATGAACCCCTTTACCCGGTATTTGCGCCCATCCGATGAGTCTACGGAAATCTCAAAAGCCTTTTCTGCTTCGGCCTCAAAAGTCCCTTTCGGTCCATGGAATTCGTTCATCAGGGCAACTAACATGAATCCGTCAATCGTTTCCATGTTCTTCGGGTCATTCACCCCCTTTTTCTTGGCATAGATATTGAGGAGACGCCATACAGCAGGAACCTCCCGGCAGGTCTGGTGCTGAATGATTTTATCGTATAGCCCCCGATGCTTCGGTTTAAGGAGCAGTTCCAGAGTATCATGCACTACCGTCCCGCGCGAGGACCCTTGGTTGCCGGGGTCCGGGATTTTCCACAGATACTTGGCGGCATACAGCTGGGAACAGGTTTGAAAGGTATCTATCCGACTGGCGGAAAGGTAGACAGGCTTCTTGGTTGGCTCGCTCATTTCCCAGCCTTCTCTTTGGTCTCGGTCTTTTTGGTGGCAGGCCCCTGCAATCTCTTCATTTCAATGTCGCGGACCGTCCGCTGGCGGTTTGACCAGAAGACCTTGGAATCCTCCCAGCAAAGGGAGTCCTCTTCCTCGATGCAGCGGGCCGCCGGGCAGTCCTCTATGTGGATTTCCTTTACCACCTTTTCGCGGTCCAACCAGACTTTGATGGCTAGGACGCCGGGTTGGATTTGAAAAGCGTCTGATATTACGGTGCCGCAGGTCATGAGATAGCCTTCATAATGGAGTGGAACCAGCCGTTTTTCTCGGTATCCTCTTTGGACATGCAGGCAAGGATTTCAGCCGCTTTGCAAACTTTACCCTTCCAATGGGAAATGGAGTCATACTCCAAAACCTTAAACCCCTTGAACACGTCCGGCCGCTCTGCCAGCCACTGCGCGCAGACCTTTTCCACTTGACTTGCTGATTTGCTGTCGGGAGTGGAAATGATGTAAACGAACTCACTGGCCATTACAATGTCTCGGGTGGACAGCGGCAGGCCGCGCCCGGCGGTAATTGGGTATACCGTGTAGGGAATCCCGTGTTCCAGAGCAAAGGAGGTAACCAGAGGATTCGCGCCGTTCGTGTAAATGTGGGAGATCACATCGGTCTTGTCGCCCAAGAGGTCGGGCAGGAACCCGGGATCGTCCAAGGACTTGGATGCTATCACACCGAGTTTGAATGTTTTGACGGGCTTGGGGTCGGATAGGCTCATGTTGGAAGGGATTCTAGGTGATTTGCGGGGCAAGTCAAGGATTTTTGGGTTCATCCAACGTATGGAATTTTTATCACGCCGAAACCGGCAAACTCTCTGGCAAAAACAGATATATCTATGCCAAAATAAGTTACAACACTGCCCTTAGTAACTCCCTTTTTCAAAGAACCATCCGGCAAATAGTAATTCGTTCTGGGCGAAAGATAACACTGGGGGCGGCGCAAAAGAGGTTGAAACCACTGTTCTGATGTTGCCGCAAATGTAATGCAACACCCACAAATAGCGCGGCCACTGTCATATTCCGCTTCGGCTTTGCGAACACACGGTCCATTCGTTTTTCTTCCAAACGGATGGTTCATCCAAAAGGCGGGCGTATTCCATGGTTGATTCAATCCATCGTCTTCCAACGCAAAATAACGAGACGCTTTGACTCTGGTATTTGCCACAGCGGAAGAAAATGGGTCCAGCTCTATTTGTCCCATAACCCTGCGGGCGGCCTCCACGATTTCCTGTGGGGTATAATATTCCACATCGCCGCTGTCTGAATTGATTCTTTGATGATTTTCGTTCATACTCAAGTCGTTTCTGTGATACGATTCAGTTGATTTTCCCACTCCACCCACTGCTCCTCGTTTTCAATGTCCAAAAAGTCCTTGGCCGGCGGCAGGATGACTCTGGCTACTTCCGGGAGAAAGAAATTGCTCAAAACCTCTTTGACCTTGGCGGCGGCTTTCTGGCCGGCGGCATGAGTTTTTCTGTCGTTGTTCAGGGCGATCACAATGTCTGTGGGGTCCAGTTCTATCAGCTTTCCAAGAACGGCTTCCGACATATTGATGCCGAACAGAATGAGGGCTTGGGTATGGCCACGGGTAGCGAGCGCGAGCGAACAGCCAATGCCCTCTACGAGAATGGCCCGGCGCGTGGAGCGAATCTCCTCGGTATCTGCGCACACCCATTTGTCCACGGCACCTAAGTGCTTGTATTTCGGGCGCTTGAACTGTTTGCGCTCGGCTTCCGTCATGGTCATGACACAGCGACCGGAGAAGCCGTGAATCTCACCGTCCTCATTGAAAATCGGGAAGACATAGCGGTTCTTCATCTGCCCCTCGGTTGCGATACCTCCTTGGAAAGAGGCTATCACGGACTCGGGGATACCGCGCTTGACCCAGTAGGAGTGGTCTTTGATCAATTTATCCAACAGACTCTTGGGCCAAATCCTCTCGATGTCCGGCGGCGGGTCCTGTCTTGGGGTGAAATCGGGTAGACCACTAGAACCTTCGCCTGCTAACCGCCAAATCTCGCGCGAGTGCTCGGGACTCCTATCTACCGCGCAGCCGTAACGGCCATCTGCGGCTATGAACAAATGGTTTTTTCCATTGATATCAGACCCCTGCTCAAAGCACTTGGGACAACGCCCGACCCAGTTTGACCCAACTTTCTTTAGTCCCTCTATTTTGTCCAGATTTAACGGCATATTAGATAGACTTATAGCAGAGGTCCGCCGCCACTCGGGTCCGGCTGTGCTACGGGAATGCCCATAATCCTATTGCGTTCGACCAAATCGTAGAATGTCGGTGCCTGCTCACACTCATGGACATTGAAGGTGTCGAAATTGAACAGGAGGTAATTGTCGCAGAACCTGTCCTTCTTGCCGCCTTCTTCCCGGTATTTCACGAGGCGGTTCTTGTTCATGTCATCCGGCCCAAGGACACGGGTGACCAGCGGGAGGAGTCGGTGCGTGAATTTTACCCGCAAATCCGGGCACATCCTCATTCGATCCTCTGGCGACATCCTTTCCAAGAGATACACGTTTGAGGCGAACTGCGCGATCATGTCGGAACCACCGATGGCGGCGGTATTCTGGATGCGGGCACCGCCCTTGGTGTCCTCGTTTTCGCGGTTGGCCTGACAGAAGGTGAGGACTGGCAGATTGAGTTCCTTGGATAGATTCTTGAACGCCTCAATCTTTGCTCCAATCGACAGGAATAGCGGGTTCTTGCTCGCGAAATCCGCAGTTCCGCTAAGTTTAATATAGTCAAGCACGATCAACCCCTTCTTCCCCTCTTTCAACGTTTTGAAGGCCCAGCGGCGGGCGACCGAAATCATGTGTTCAAGACTCTTGCCGCCGACGAAAACGTGGGAGACCCGGCCGGCGAGCGGAGCCAGCGCGGCTTCGGCCATCTCCACTTTGCGGCGCATCTCGGGATTGTTCTTATACTTCTTGTATCGAATCAGATACTCCTTGACCCCGGACGCGGCGGCCAACGCGCGCGACTGGTTCTCCTCCTTGGTCAGCTCCGTGTCCAGAACGAGAGCGCGGAAATTGTCATCCTTGTCCTGCGCGGACAGTTGCCGCAGGGTGGACAGCCAAAACGTGGATTTGCCCACCTTCATGCGGGAACACACCACTGTAACGCCCAAGTCCAAGGCTCCATACAGGTCATTCATGACCGGGAACGGCAGGGTTATGGCGCGCTTATCGTATACCGTCTCCTGATTGAGAAAATCCCCGACCGTGCCGAACAGGTCGGACGGCTCATCCTCGTCCCGGCCCGACAGCAGATTGATCTTTTTATTGAAGATTTCCGTCGCCCGTGCCAGCAGTTCTGTAGACTTCAGCGGCTCACTCTCGCCATTGGGCACGTCTTTCCCGGTGAGATTCGCGATTTCCACGGCGGCTCCATGGATTTCGCGGCGGTTCGCGATCCGACGGAGTTCCCGCGCGATGGATAGAGTGGCCTTCTCGCTGACCGAGAGACCTTCAAGAGATTTGATATAGACTCCCGGCTCGATAGAATCCGCTATCTTGATGCCGAGACTACTGAGGCGGTCGGAGAGGAGGTGAACGCTGAACTGGCCGCCGGAGGCCAGACAAGAGTCTATGCCAGACAATACAACGCGGTTCGTGACCGACAGGTCTTCGGGCCTTACGTGGGTGGTCTCAGCCCTTGTTTCCGGGTGCAGAATGGTGCCGGATAGGAATTTCTTTTCAAGGTCAATGTTGTAGAGATCGGCCATTAAATCGGTTTGTTTCAGGCGGGATTCAGTATACCGCCGGCAGAGATTGTAAACTGTTGGGTGACAGTGGTTTCGTCATAGACCTGAGTGATCACACTCTTGGAGGGCCAGACAAAGGCGGAGAGCACCCCGTAACCGCGCTTAACGTAAGCTGCCCCGGTGTCTATCATGGCGTAACTGGGGGTTATTGCAACCTCTTTCTCGGGGGTATGGCCGAAAACGCGGAATAGGCCGTCATCTCGCTCATTTCCTGTAGCTGGATCGCGGGAAAACGGGCCATCACCTGACCGATGACGACCCCACAGAGTCTGGAACCATTCCTCATGATCGGCGTTGAGGCCGTATCCGGTATGGCTTACCATCAAGCGGCGGCCATTTTCGTCCAATTGATTGGAGGGATACAGGTAAGGTGGAAGTCCCTCCATCCAGTCCAGCACATCTTCCGGCGCCCTGCCGCCAAGGTGCCTGTCTCGTTCGCGCTCAATGCGTTTCGTCGGTGAGTCCAGATGCCTCTTGTCGATAATGGGCCAGTTACGCACTGCTTCGTCGCCGCCGTTGTCAAGCCAAACGCCATGAGCATACATCTCCGCACATTTGGCATCCCGGTTGTAGAACGCTAAGGCAAGCGATTCATGGTTGCCCATAACTGTGGGGATACCGTGCTTCATGGCCAACTCCACGACCGCGCGCGAATTGGGTCCACGGTCAATCAGATCGCCGCCAAAAACGATTTGGCTCTGAACCCTGATCTTGCCCAACAGACGAATCAGGGTATTGATGCATCCGTGAATGTCGCTGATGCAAATTACTGGCAGATCGGTGTGCAAAGTGGTCATGTAACTGCGTTGATTCCTTCCACCCTCTGTTGCGCTATGCGGAAGTAGGCTTCGTCCTGTTCGATGCCGATGTAGCGACGCCCCGTGTTCTTGGCGGCCAAACAGGTGGTGCCGGAGCCCATGGTGTTGTCTAGGACGACCTCTCCCTCGTTGGTGTAAGTGCGAATGAGGTATTCCATGAGGGCGACGGGCTTTTGAGTTGGGTGGACCTTATCTGCATCGTAATCAAAGCTCAGCGTTAGGCGCGGGTAGTTTGTGAACTCCTGCATATTACTGTTGCCCGATTTACCAAAATTCCCTCCATTATGCCCTCGGCGAGTGACCTTGCCATAGGGGACAAGTCCTTGAGGATTATAGGTCGGCTGTTTACGGTAGAATACAAGGATGTCCTCGTAATTCTTCATCGGCATCCGCTTAGCGTTTAGGTGCCCTGTAGCGTTGCCCTTAATCCAAACCCAACTGTAGCGTAGGTTTGACGCGTTGGACGCTCCAAGGATACTGGTAAACGGTTGAGAGGCGGTAAACACCATCGCGCCATTCTGCTTGACGATACGATTGTATTGAGCCCAAAGAGGTTCAAGAGTGATTATGCTATCCCAAGTATTCTGGGTAGAACCATATGGGAGGTCACAGATAACCGCATCCACCGATCCATCAGGTATCCTCTTCATCATCTCCAAGCAATCACCCAAACACAGGGTATTTGGCAATATAGGATTATCAATCATAGTAGACACGCTTTTACTTCCCCGTGCTCCCAAACCCGCCGCCACCTCTCGGGGTAGTGCCAATCTCATCGACCTCCGAGAAATTGATGTCATCCTGCAATTCTACCGGCACGATTTGTCCGATCCTTTCACCGGAATGGTAGATTTTCGCCATGTTCACGGCTCCGACCAGACCCCCGTCTACTACCGAGTAATCTTCCGGCTGCCAGATATACTTGAACCTAAGCAGGATTTCGCCGGAATAGGAGTGGTCTATCACCCCTACAGAATTGGCCAGCGCCAGATTGTATTTGGACACGGAGGAGCGCGGGAATAACAGGGTCCAATACTTGCGGTAATACTTCATGCAAACGCCAATCGCTTGCCCCGGCACTTGGATGTAGGACATCATTTCGGGCCTATCCAGTCGGATTCCCGTCGAATACTCGATGTAATCCAACCTCTTCCAGCCGCCATTCGGGTAAGCCTCTCCCACGAATTTCGGCTCCTTCAGTGCGACCAGATCGTAGCCGGAATCGTCGGGATTGGATTTGGCCGGGAGAATGGCGGCGGGTTCTTTTTTGAAACGGTATTGGGTCATAGAAAAATGTGGGGGTATTATGGTTTTCGGGATATGGCAAAGCCGGGGTCAGACTGGACACCGTTTTTGCGGAATCAAGTCTAGTGACTTACCTCGGACAGTGTCGGGAGTATAGGGGATTTCCCGTTGCCGTCAAGTCAATTCTGTGACCGACTGACAGCGAATCCATTCACTTCTTGGCGTAGTGGTAAAGGTGCGCCAGCAATCCGTCTTCCTTGTGGAAGAGGAATCCTTCCGCTGCCTTGATGTTGCCCACGTATCCTTGGCCAAAATGCCAGTAATCGTTGCCGGAAAGAGATGCAATAGTGCGTATTTTCACGCCCTTTTCCTCAATGCAGGCTTCTCCGTGTCTGTGCCCCAGATGCCACTCGCGAAAAAGACACTGACCCCAGTCGCCGGGCCGCTCGGTCGCGCCCAAGAGTGGGAGGTCCTTCAACTTCTCCTTGTCGCCGTGAGTAAAGCCGATAATGACATTCCCATAGCGATAATATTTGCGCAGTGCGGGGGAGTTGTCTACCGTGACCAGCGGATCAGCGTGAAACCAACATTCAAGCGCGTCTCCGAGGTGGAACATGGAATTTGAGTCGTGATTGCCCGGGCAGACAACGACATCGACCGGCGCAATGGTCTTGAGATATTCAACAGTCTCAACCAGTAACTTACGGCCATCGCGGAAGATACGCGAGAAACGGCTGTCGGCGTCTTGGCGGGTTCCGAGGGTCGTGGTCTGCTCTCCTGTGTCAATGTGCAGGTAATCGTTGCCGGCTGGAAACAGAATACGATTGATCTTCCCTTGGCGTTGGGCCTTGGCGACTAGTGAACGGATAGCTGTAGTATACCGGGCGGCGGCAATCTTACTGTCGTAGTTCTCACCGCAGTCCTCATCCCAGCCGAGTTTGCCGAAGTGAAGGTCCATGGCGGCAATCTCTAAGAGAATGTCGCCCTTATTGTCTTCCGGCAAAGCCTTGGACTGAAGCGGTTTTACAAACGCCTTGAACTCGGCCTTGAACTCCTCAATCTCGGCCTTGGCCGAAACGGCGATGGGCTTACGAGAGAACCGCGCATTCCAACCAAACCCTTTGGCCCCGCGTCGGATAGAGAAGCCCCTGCTCTCGTATTGCTCCGTGTCCACCCCGCACAACGCGATCACCTCGTCAAGGGTCGCGGCCTTGGAAGTCTCTACTTCGGCGTTGAATTCGTCTTCGGAACCGCCGCTGGTAATACCCCACTGGGATTCTCCCGCCTTCCAAAAGCCGTGGCGACGGTTCATTCTGGTCACGTTATCGGGATGCACATCCAAGCGTTTGACGAGCAATGCTTTGGCCTCCTCCCAAGTCTGGCAATCGGCCACCAATTCGCGTAATTCGGAAACAAGTTCTGGGGTATATACAGGTGATGCTTTGGACATAATTTTTAACAAGTATTGAGTATTGACTTACAACCGATGCGGCACGACGACGGTTACCGTAATGTTACACGTCGGAACCGACGGTTTCCCGTCGTCTCCTTGGTATAAGGATACCTGATTCAAAGTGTGATCCCGTAGGTTTCCTCAAACCATTTCGGTGACATCAGGTCTATATCCTTCTCATTCAATTCCACGTAAGTGAAGCCTATCATCTTGCACCATTCCTCTTTTTTCAAGTCCCGGTGGACGGCGGCGCTGAAACGGATACGATCCTTGTGAAAGAATTGATTGAAGGAATGGCTGGAAACCGGACTGACTTCCACCGCGATTTGGCGGGTCCAGTTGATGAGGTCCACTCTGAGCGGGCGCTTCCCGCAGCCGGGGATAGCGAACTCCTCGGACAGGACGTGGGACACCCAGTAGGGGCGCAGGAAGTCTTTGACTCTTTTCTGGGGTTTGGACACTTTTCGGTTCCAGTCCAGAGCGTAATCCGTCAGACAGACGGGGTATTGGCGGCCGTTCAGACCGAGGACCTTCATGTTTTGTCCGTGACCAGCTTGAGGAATTTGCCGAACAGGTAGCTAGACAGGGTCTTGTCGTCTTCCAGTAGTTTATAGAGATTGTCCACGCCCTGAATCTTTTCCGGCACTTCTACGCCGGTTTTCTCCAAGATTTCGGCGCGAATCTCTTCTGTGAAGCGAAACCACCCCCCAGTGCGCTGGACCATCTCCCACCCCATCATCAAATCAACAATTTCACGCTCCACCCAAACCGACGACGCGTTCTTGCGGTTATACTTGATGGGATAACGGATTTCTGTCCCATACTTCTCGTTATTGCTCTTTACGATCTTGGCGCGACAGTAGTGGCCGATCACCTTGCCGGACTTTTCGCCGCCTTCCCGGATGATGTCATCGTTGAATCGCGGCAGGAACTCCAGAACCCAGTCGCCGGCATGTTCCACGGCGTGACCACCGGAGGCACCGCCTTGTCGCGGCGGGGTCTTTTCATATGGATTCAGCTTAATAGACTCGCGGACTTGGGAAATGAACCAACAGATGTGACCGCGCTTGGCCAAGGCCGCGCTGGTTTTCTTGAGGAAGACACTGGTCAAAAGAGACCCGCCAGCCACTTGCCCGGCCTGCTCCAAAGGTTTGGCCAAATCATCGCGTTTCGCCATCATGTCCAAGGAGTCGAGAATAAAGAAATAGCGGGTGTTCTGGGGGTTGTTGCGGATCAATTCGCCCATGAGCCCGAAAACAGCCTCATACACATTGGACTCGAACACGAAACAGGTTCCGTCCACCCACTTCTCGGAATCGGTGACAAATGTCACACCGGAACGCTCTTTGACCTCCTTGGACAAGCGGCCCTCGGCCTTGACGTAAAGACCCCTGTAACCATCGCCGTTTTGGAGGAAATGATGCATGAGGTCCAGAGTAAAACTGGTCTTGCCGCCGGCCGTGATCCCAGTGGCGCGGTGGGCGCCCGGGGTAATGCCGCCGTCCATGTGAGCGGTAACCGTCAGGCTAGAGGCGCGGACGCGGTAATCATTGTCGTCTTCAAAGTTGTAGTGATCCGTTTTATTGGCCTTGAGAAAGGATGTTACCTGCTGCTGGGGAGTGACTCCGTTTTCGGACGGATCAGTGTCATCAGCTTTATTCTTATTTGTGGTTTTTGCCATAGTGTAAAATTATTTGGAAATCAGTCTTTTATAGAGTGTTGCAAATGCTTTTGCGGCGACATCTGGGTCAACACCGTTTCCGAGGAGTCGCAGCTCGTCAGTGCGGGAGAATCCGTGGTTGGTTGCTTCGTTATAGGCCCGGAGCGTCCACGTCTCTTCGTTAAATTGGGATCGCCATACTTCTTGAATCGCTGGTGGTGTTTCTGACAGAACCCATTGCGCCGCGCCGGACTCCCGCACGCTTTGCACAGAGAGCGTTCCTTCCACGGGCGCTTCCCCTCTTTCCAGTGCAATTTTGTATGACAGGACGCACAAAGTGTAAGCAAGTTCTCGGGCGAGTTGTTCGCGGGATTCCTGTCCTCGTGATGAATCCCTAGATTGTCCTCGGAGCCACATTGATGGCAGACCGAATCCTTTAACTGGGTCGCCCGCTTGTATAGCCCAGACAGCGAAACAGACTCTTTGAGGGAATGCTGTGAACTGCAATCCAGATTGCAGAACTGTCTCCGCAAGAACACCGCCCGGTCCTCCAGTCGGCCATTGTATCTCTTGCGTTGCATTTCTTTCCCACAATGAGAGCAGTGCTTGATAAGCACGGAGTGTTTGGCTTTCATAGGTTACGGACGAACCCACCCTATTGGAAGCCCCATGAGAGAACAAACCCAATCCGGGTTCAACTTGCCCGATTTCGTCGCTCCCGCCCCCTCCGTCTGAGCTGGCAGATCCTTGGCTTCTCCCTTGTATGCTCGCCCTTGCTGCCCCTTCCAGTCGCGCGTTTGAGGGGTATTCCACTGATTGTGAACCTGCTCCTCCAACCGAAACTTGCCCGTGTCCATTGTGTTCCCGCCCATCTGAGACCGAGGGGTGCCCCACTGGGCTTGGCCCACTTGTGTCTCCAGATTGGGGAATCGGTCCTGATTCCAGACTGACTCGGGAGTGATCGTTGCTGCCATTGCACTGCATGAGCGCGGAGTTGCCCACTGACTTGTGGATGACTCGGGTTGGCTCCCACCACCATTGATCTCGTCCGGGAGGCTTTGGTCGTAGATAAACGTTCCGTTGTGGTGAACCCATTCCCTCAGATTCCCGCAACCACCCTTGGTTCGCGCGCGATCCAGAGCAGTTTGACCCTTGGGCGGCACCGTGTCCATCGTGCATGGGGTCGGCCAATTGGGCAAGGATGAAAACCCGCTTCCGTTGATGGCTCGCCCCGATTTCAGCCGAACTGAATACTCCTGCCGTTGCTCGGTAACCCACTCGCTCCAGCTCTCTAAGGACATGGAGCAGAACGGGCGTTCCTGCGGGGTCTCGCCAGTCGGTTCCGGCGAGCTTGGCGCTGATGATTCCCTCGACATTCTCAAGGAAGACGAGTTGGGGCTGGCACTCGGTGATACCTCTGAGGATGTGAGGAAACAGGTGTCTAGGGTCTTCGTCTCCTCCACGCTTCCCTGCTGCGCTGAAGGGCTGACAAGGGAAGCCTCCAGAGAGGATGCCCACTTTGCCGCGAAAGTCGGCCCAAGGGAAGGTCTTAACATCCGTCCAGATAGGTGCTGCGTCCAAGAGTCCCGCTTCCATTTTAGCGACCAAGTTCGCACAGGGGAAGGCTTCGATCTCACTAAAAGCGACTGTGCGCAGATTGGGGATAACTCGGCTGAGTCCGATATCAATGCCGCCGTATCCGGCACAAAGGCTGATGTGTGTAAAGGCTTTGGTAGAATCCATGTCATGTGTTTATATTTTACTCTTTGTCCGCCCATTCCGCCATACTCAGCTTCTTGGGCTTAACCTCTGTCTTGGGGGCTTCCCCACTATCCGTCAAACTATCCAGTATGCCGCATTTGTCAACCCATTTCAGCAAATCCTCTTTCTCCAACTGGTGGGTAACCCAGAACTCGCGGAGGGCGGCCTGACCGTTTTCTGTCAGAAGATAGGACAGGCTTTCCAGCTTTTCGTGGGGGCGGAGATTGAGCCAAAACACTTCGTCGGGATACGATTTGCGGAGTTTGGACAGGATTTTGAGTTCTCGGCCCCAGACCCCCGGCTGTCTCAGGGCTTCCGGCTTCAAGAGCCGCGCGAGGATGGAGCAGGAGATTCCGGCGGGGGATAGGGGGTCTATGGGTTTGCGGAATTTCTTCCAAGTCATAGATTAAAAGCGGCGATAGTGTGCTTGAACGGGTTGCCCTCAATCTCTTTAACAAGTCTCAGCATTTCGGCGACAACCATCTGCGTTTCCTTTTGGGCATCGGGTTTCAGCCGCAGGTTGCAGAGATGGACGAAAGCGAGAAAACTGCCGGTCCAAATAAAAGTTGTTTCGAGACAGAGAGGAAGAATGACCCGGCATTGCTCCTTAGCGACACCGAAATCTTCCATTTCCCGGTATAGCTTTTGGGCGGCGTCCACCAGTTCCTGCATTTTAAGCCGGAAGTTTTGGTTGTCAGACGCTTCAAGATCGCCGGCACTTCCCTGCTTGCTGGACTTGGACTGATAGCGGAGTTGCTCCGGAATATCGTAGGAATCGGAAAAGTCCACGTATCTGCCCGAAATGGAATTTGCAGAATTGTGAACGACCATGCCATTTGCAACAAAATTTTTCCATTTTCCATCAATTTCAATGTCGTATGTTTCCTCTGTCCCAATTTTTAAAATTGACACGATTTTTGAAAAACCAACTTTTAAACGAGCCTTAGAGCGGTCTCCAATTCTTTTTTTATAAATGAATGGAACAAAATCTTTGGAAGAAACTTTTTCTGCAAATTCAATTTCATTTTCCAAGCTAAAATGGATTTTTTTGTGACAATCTTCGCAAACAGTTATTAGATTGTCAAAATCCATACCTTTTGACGGATTTTGAGCTACTGGAATAATGTGGTGAGCGTGTAATTTGCCACTGCTTTCTCCACATTTTTGACAGGTAAAATTGTATTTTTTGTGAACATTATGCGCGTTCCGCGTTGACCAAACGGCTATCAAATCCCGATTTTCAGTTATGCCACCTCGCCAAAAATGACTATTCTCTCCCTTTCTTGCATTATTTTTTGCATGTAATACCTTGTTTTTATAACTCTCTTCTGTAAAATTTAGGGAATAACCTTTTACGTTTTCATTCCAAGGTCTGTTGCCGGGCTTAAAACAAGTTTCCTCTTTTGAAAAACAAAGATTATGTATTTTAAGCCATTTTCTAATAGTATGATAAGACACTTTGCAATCACATGCCATTTCTTCAACAGACATTTTTTTATCTCTGCACAGTTTCAAATAATTATAATCTCTATAGTTTCCATTACCCGCTACGGAAAGCCCATTTGTTGCAATGAAGTCAGCCAGACCCAAACCGTCGGTGATAGTTTTCCAACCATCTTTTGTAAAAATCTTATGATCTTTTGAACACTTTAGACTCTTTCCGTCTTGCAGGGTGATTTCATATATTTCTTTTACCCCGGATTTGAAGACATTTTTGATATTTGACGTTTCAAAAAAACCATTATCCTCGTTTAAAACCCTTATTTTTCTGCCGCTAATTCTTCTTTGTTGATATTCTTTGTCTTTGGGCGTGTTCTGGTGGGGGCGACCATTTTCCCATTTTTCATATAAGTCTTTTATCTTTATCTTTTGGATTTTACCAGAAGCCTGTTTGAAATAGATTTCCGAATCGCCTGACAAACACCAGCCGATTTGGTGCTTAAACAGTTGTCTCTCAACGAAGATCGCGCATTTTACTCGGAACTGCAACTGGGAATGGCGGAAGGGCGACGTATGATTGTGGGCGACAAGGTATTTCAGAAGTTTTTCGTCCTTTTCGTCAAACGCTTCCTTGGTCTTCCCGTAGCTAACGCGGGCCACGTTCGCGGCCATCAAATCGCCGCCAAAATAGTCTAGGAGTTCGGCCTTCACGATTCATCCTCCCCCAGATGCTTCAACGGATTCAATCCCGTGGAGCCCACGATTTCCTCGAATTTCGCGATAAAGTCCTGATCCTCGGAAATCACTTCAAAGTCGTCTTCCGAGAGGATTCCTACAATGTGGCTGTGTTTTCCGAGGGATTCCCCGAAGTCTGCCTCGGACCCAATTACCGCTTTGATAATCTCGGGCTCGGCGGCGAACACGCTTTCAATGTCGCCCCAAGAATAGGACCACTGGAATTTGTATAGTAGTTTTTTGCTCATATAATATGTAAATTACTTCCCCGCCTTACGCGCTTTGCCCTTCTTCTTGAATTCCAACAGCTTATAGAAAGGCACCTCCACGGGTTTAGGCACACTCTGCTCCTGATACAGGACATGGTCGCCGGACAGGAACTTGAGAGTTCCCACATCGGGCCTTTCCGATTCCGGCACAATTGAAAGTGGCAATACCCATTGGTTTACGGCACCGTTGGGTTCCTTTACATCCGCGATCACATGAGACTTGCCCATGAAATATTTGACGTGGATTTCTGCGGGCAGGTTGCCGGCGGGTTTGGCCGGCTTGCGGCGTTTGGCGGGGGTCTTCATGTGGTGACTCTCGCTTCCTTCAGGTCGTTTTCCACCATTCGGCGGACCAGTTCGTCAAAGGTAACCTTGGGCCGCCAGCCGAGTTCGGTTCTAGCGCGGGTGGAATCTCCTGTTAGGGTTTCTACATCGGCAGGGCGATAGAAGGCGGGGTTGATTCGGACAAGAGTCCGAAATGCGCCCAGTCTCGTCGTCTCGTCCACGCAAAAATGGTTGACGTAAACCTCGTCTTTTGGATCGTTGGGCTTGCTGCCCCAAAGCCCGGAAATGCCAGCCACTGTAAACGCTTTCTCCACGAATTCCCGGACGGTATGGGTTTCACCGGAGGACAGGACGTATTCATTCAGTGCGGCGGCGGCTCGTTTGCGGGACAATTCCATGTCCGCACAGGCTCCGACAGGGAAATTCGGATTGTATCGCTCCTGATTCAACATCCGCCAGACGCCATCCACAAAGTCTGACGCGTGACTCCAATCGCGGCAAACATCAAGCGCACCTAACTCCAGCGGTTCAAACGACTTGCCATCCTGTATAGCCTTGGCGATTCTGGCGACACCCTTGGTAATCTTGCGCGTAACAAATTCCTGCCCTCTGCGCTCCGACTCATAGTTGAGACACCAACACTGAATGGCGTAGAGCCCATAACTCTCACGGTAAACTTTGACCAGTTGTCTGGCCGCGATCTTTGAAGCGCCATACGGGCTGCGGGCGCGCGGCGGGTGTCTCTCGTCCTGCGGCGAATAAAGGACATCACCCCATTCTTCCGAGCTGCCGAAATTGATGTAACGAGTGGTCGGGCTAAACTTGCGAATGGCCTCCAACTGGCGCAAGACTCCAAGAGCGTTATACTCCATATGCTGCTCCGGGTAGGTCCAACTAGAGCCTACAAAACTGTTTGCCGCACAGTTAAAAAAATAGTCGGGTTTTATCGCTTGGATCAGACTGCTGATAGAATGGGAGTCACCTAAGTCCATAGGTGCGATAGAGAAAAGCGGGCTATGGATGTGAGCAATATTCTTGTCATTCGGCACGGACAGGCGGCGGACGGCGCCGACAACCTTGATGTCGCGCTCCAATAGGAAGTCGGCGATATAGGACCCCATCTGGCCCGTGACGCCCGTAACAATAGCTGTTTTATTCGTAGATTCGTTCATTTCGCAATAGATTCTTTGGTTACCGCCGGCAAATCCCGCCACTCCTCCTTGATCGGAACCCAGTGAAACTTGAGTCCCGGCACGTTCTCCCACTTCCTGTCCTCGGGCGGCGGAGTGTAAAGCGCGTTCCCGATTTCGCCGTCCTGCACAATGTATTTGCGCTGAACCCCGACGACCACGTTATAAGCCTGACACGGCTCTGTGTAAACACATTGGGTCACGGCCCTCATCTCATCTGTCGGTCTTTCAAAAGGTTTGGTAGACATAGTTTAGTCGCAATTCTCACCGATTACCCAGAACCCGAATCTGTTGATACAACCGAGCGCCCGGCTCCAGCCGTCCTTCCATTCGATCAGGTCATCCAAGTCCTTGGGCAGGTCGTCCGCGACCATGTCTTTGACGTATTCCACGTCAATAGGGTAAATACCCTCTTCAAAACAGCGATGGGACTGGTTGCAGTCCGCCCCGAAGAGGTGGCGGAGGTCCGCGCTGTAATCGTTCAGGCTCTTCAGTCCTACGCCGAACGCCCCGACATTGGAGTCCAGCCACTTCTCCTGTAGGGCAGTCATGCCATAGCGGACCTTTTCACTGACTGGCGTCAAAACAGTGGCATGGATATAATGCTGATGACACCCGATTCCCGCCGTCTGGTGCGCCAGATTCACCCAAGTCCGGCCGGGCTTGAAATTGTATACCCGCTGCATATCGGGCTTCTCAAACTCCCACGGCTTGACTTCTATGCCCAAGATCAGGGAGGGCAAAGGAATATTCAGCTGATCCGCATACTTGAATTTTTCAACCGTCAAAGGGGCGGCTATCTCGCCGCGCCGGGATTTGGATTTAACGAGTCTTGGCATATTATGGTCTGGGGCTATTCACCCCGCCATCATATCCGTTATGAATCCCCTGTCAAGGGGTTTTTGTATCAAGCGGCCGAAAACGGCGGCCGACCACCATTGAATGAAGCACAGGTCAAATACGGCTTTATGGAGTCCAAATTGCTGAATGCAAATCTCTTGCCACCGTTCTTTTTGATCCTTTTGTGTTTTTGGTGTGCGGATTCCAGTTTTTGGCAAATGCCGGATTTGGAGATATTCGTTTTTCGGATATAGTCCAAAACCCCCAAGTCCATAGCCTCTTTCATAGATGCGTCCGTCGGGTCTCCGGTCAGAACAACTATGGGTATATCGTATTCCAGAACGCTTTCTATTGAATTCAAACCGCTGGAATCCGGCAACTCAAGGTCAAGCAGGATTGCATCATATCCCCCCGAGTCAAGCATTGCGCGGGCTTCGCGAATTGTTTCTGCCTGATCGAAAGAGATATTTGGGCAACTCGCTTTGATACAGGAAAAAATTGAATCCAAGTCTTCAATGTGGAGGACTTTCATCGGGGGGGTTACTTTGGTGAAAAAAATTGGAGAATAGAAAAAATAGTCGCCAATCCACCAAGAATAGAGAGAATCACACCGCCGAGCGCCCACCATGAAGAGAACATGTTCTTCCAACCTTCCAGCCGCTTGACCCGGCCATTGGTCTTGCGGGCCTCAAGATTGGAGGATACCAGAATGGGGGCCGCCCATTCTGCGAAAGCGGCCATCTTGCTGACTTCATTCAGGATGAACTGCTCTTCCTCCGGCTTGCCGGCAAGCAGGGACGGAGGGATACGGCTTTTGAACCCCTCTTTGGGTAACTCCAAAACGGGAATGTCGCTGCTTTCTTCGGGTTTTGTTATTTCTGACATGGCTCATAGAAGTTACACGCCAAAACGAGGTGTTTTTGGCCGCTTCTGGTAGTTTTTGCCAGAAATGCAAATGATTGGATTAAAGGGATTTAAGTATCACTGAAAAGCGCCGATTCAGAGAAGTCAGAGTTTCTCATGGGTATATACCTATTTTCCACTATCGTATCGTTAAGAATGTCTTCTTGAGGTTTGTCCCAGCGTTCAAAAGACGCGCGCCTAGTGTTGTGAATGTCGCGACACATAAAATAAAACCAACTCTCCTTATTGTCTATCTTGCAGCGATTTACGGCAGAGTGAAGAATTTGAATGTTGTCTTTGGTGTATCCTTTTGAAGAGTCAATGCGATCTACAGATGCGGTTGTTTTGCCCTTTAGACGAAAGGTTACTTTCCACCCGGTGAGAGCGCATCGCTTGCCCTGTTTGATATATTGATCCCAAACATCTTTCTCTGTAATTTCAAAGGCCAAACCACGCGCAAGCGCCCCTCTCAATACGCTTTTCCATCTGGAATTAGGTATCGTTTTATATGGCTTTTTATGGATGCCCTTTTTGGCGGCTCCAATACCATAGGCTCTGGAAACTACTGCCGATATGGTTTTGCCCAATTTTTCGGCGCAATATCGAGAACCATGCTCTTGATAATTTTGAAGAACAAAAGAATCCTGCTCTTCTGTCCAAGTCTTTTGCGATTCGTCGTAACATTTTCTGCATCCATGTCCACCCCAAAGGTCGGAGGCGACAACCTTGAACTCTCCATGTGTGGGGCAATTCACGAAAACGCTTTGACCACTTCCGGCATACACAGATTTTGAATAATCGTATTTGTCTCCGTGAACCTCTTTTGCGCGATTTACAAAATCCTCCTGAGTTAACTTTAATTTTGGCTTATCCATTAGAGTTTGAATCCTTCAAAAGTAGAATCGGTCACATCATTTGTAACGCCCTTGACGTAAGCAGCGCCTTCCGTCTCTTGTGGGGCCACCTGAATCTTGGTAGAATCATAAAACCCGTCCAACCAGCCTGAAAGCGGGTTATGCTTGGTATCATACAGTTTTTTGTAACCCAGTGACATGAGACGGTTGTTGGCCAGCCATTCAATGTATTTCTTCAGAGAATCCGGGGTGAGCCCCACAAGGCTGCCATGCGAAAACAGGTAGTCAGCCCATTCTTTTTCGGCTTCAACCGCCGCGCGGTAGAATTCATAGACCTTGTCTTCGTTCTGTTTTACAATGGTCTGAAACCCTTCGTCGGGATTTTCCTCCCAATTCTTCATGATATTCTGCGTGATGGCGACGTGAAGGTTTTCGTCTCGGGAAATGAGCCCGATGATCTTACCGTTGCCTTCCATCTTCTTGCGGTAGCGGAAGTAGAAAGAGCAGGCGAAAGACACGTAAAACGTAAGACCTTCAACGATTTGCGTAGACAAAACCGCGTCGAATATCTGCTGCCGGGGATCGTCAGAAGGCGTGATCAGCGAATCGTATTTATTGGCAATAAATTCCGCTCGCTTGACGATTTCTTTGTCCCCCAAAATGGAGTCGAAGAATTTCGTGGCGTCAGGATATACGTTTTCAAGGATATACGTGTAGCTATTGGAATGAATCGTCTCAAAGAAACTCCACGTATTCATGCAGATTTCCAGCTCGGAATTGGTGCAGAAATCCAACAGTTTGCCGATAGACCGACTCAGCATGGAGTCCGTCATGGTCTGAAAGCGGATGTTGGAATCAAAGACAAAACGCTCTTCGTCAGAAAGCATTTTGTAGTCGCCAATGTCTTTAATCAGTGAAATCTCCTGCGGACGCCAGTAGTAGTTAAGTTGCTGATTATAAAGATCATAGAACTTCGGGTATTTCTTGATGTCATACCGCTGAAGCGCCAAGTCTTCGCCCAAGAACATTGGGTTGCGCAATAGGTCAATGTTTTGCTTATTGAGAACTGTTTTCATGTAATTTTAGAGAGTTAGATTGCACAGGCACCGGATTCACAAGATTGACCGCGATCAACAGTCTCTGGAATTTTGTGCTTCGTTTCTGACGCCGTCTGGCGGTCCCCGTCATCCGTGTTAGCGTAATAGAGGGATTTGAGACCATATTTGTAGGAAAGAAGGATGGTATGGATGATCTCGGAAAGCGGCGTCTTATTGTCCTTGTGCTTGCTTGGAACGTGATAGGTGTTGGTGGAAATAGCCATATCCGTGAACTTTTGCGCAGCAGCCGAAACCTTTAGCACCCCCTCGTTTGAGGGCATGTCAAAGGCCATGGTATAATTCTCCTTCCATTTCTCAATGCCCGGCACGACCACCGGGATACTGCCACCCTTAGAGGTCTTGATGGAAATCAACTGGCGAACGGGCTCAATACCATTGGTGGAAGACTGAACGACACTGCTGGACTCGGCTGGCATGATTGCGGTAAGAGTGGAGTTTCGGATGCCGGTTGCAAGCAATTTTTTGCGAAGCGCTTCCCAGTCACAGTGGAGGGGCTCTGTGACGAATTCGTCAATATTCTTGCAATACGTGTCGATAGGCAGGATTCCTTGAGTGAACTTGCTATCAGCCGCTTTTTCGCAGGGTCCAAACTCCTTGGACAGTTCAGCGGAGGCGTCAATCAGGTAGTAGCTGGTCTTTTCCATCCAGCGGGCCACAATATTGGGCGCTTCGGGGTCATAGTATTTCACGCCCTCTTTCGCAAGTAGCGCAGCCACATTGGTAATTCCCACCCCGAGGCTTCGGCGCTTCTTGGCAAAATTCTCCATCGCCGGCAGTTTGTATACCTGATGGTCGATAAGAGAATCCAACATGCGAACGATAACGTCACAGACCGACTTCATATCGTTATCATCCCGGATTTCCAGCCAGTTCACAGCGGCCAAGACACAGACGCCAATTTCTCCATTGGGGTCTTTTAGGTCTTCAATAGGCTTCAATGGGTGGGAGACCTCCAGACAGAGGTTCAGGGTATCAACATGCAGGTTCCATGATCCATGGTCATTTACGTGATCTACTGCCATAGTGTAGATACGCGTCGTTTCGCTTCTCTGTTTGGCGAGAAGGTTCATCAGGTCACGGGCTGGCACCTTCTTCTTGAATTTGATCGTCTTGTTCTTTTCCGCCTTCTCGTAAACATCTTTGAAGCTCGGCAGGCCGAAGTTATCCCACACCTCTGGAACCTCATGATAGGAAAATAGCGTGACATCCTGATTGTTCAGGAATCGCTCCAAAAACAGTCGGTCAATGCCGATGACGTAGTCCAGTTTGCGAACTCGGTTATCGTCCGTTCCCGAATTGTCTTTGAGCACCAAAACCTCTTGAATGTCGTGGTGGAACCAAGCGATATTGACCGTGCCGCCGCCGCCGCGAATCCCGTTTTGCTGACAGGACTTTACCGTGGACTCATACATCTTGAGATAGGGGACCACGCCGGTATGGGTCAGCGTGCCGTTTTTGACCGGGGCATTGATAGCGCGTATGCGTGAAACGTTAAGGCCGATACCGTAGCGGTCGGCGGTGGCGAATCCAATGGCAGAATTGTTGGCAAAAATGGATGGTAGCGTATCGTCAATGGCAAAAAGAGCGCAAGAAGCGTAGCTCTTCAGGTTTGATCGGACGCCCGCCATAATCGGGGTGGGCAGGTTGATCTTGTGTTTGCTGAAGTAGTTGTAAGCCTTTTTGACGTATTCCATGCGGTTGTCACCGTAGTCTTGGAAAAAGACCATGGCGACAAGGATATACATGAACTGTGGAGTTTCGTAAATCTTTCCAGTAGAACGGTTTTGGAGGAGATACTTGTCGCACAGCTGCCGGATTCCGGCGTAGGCGAAGTTCAGGTCGCGCTCGTGCTTGATGTATTCGTTAATCTTCCCGATTTCCCGCTCGGAATACTTCTCAAGAATTTGGGCGTCATAAACCCCGTGCTTGATGTTATCCTTGATGACGTGAAGCAGCGTAGGCGCGTCCTTGCCGCCCCAAACCTCTTTTCGGAGATGGTAATTGACCAGTCGGCCTGCGACAAACTGATAATTCGGCTTTTCCTCGGAAATCAGTCCGGCGGCAGCCTCGATCAACAGCGTGTGGACCGATTTGGACTCGATCCCATCGAAAAACGTAAGATGAGCATTCATAGCCACTTCCTCAAAGGAAACGTCCTTGATTCCGTCAACGGCCCATTCAAGGACCTTGTTGATTTTTTCAGCCGAAAACTTCTCCAGTTTTCCGCTCCGTTTTTTGACCAGAATGTCTTTTTTGCTCATGAAAATAATAGTTTAATTTGACCCCAGCATTCAGGGGCGAAGGAATGTTACACAGACCCCACCGGGACTCCACGAAACATTGAAAACTCTAATCCTTTTTCCGGTAAAGTCCAGAAAAAAGTGTAGTCCGTTACTCGGAAATCCGCCTGACCTCCGGCAAAGGGAGCCCGCGCTTTTGGTAGTAATCCTCGTTGAAGGAAAGCCCACCCTTGGACTCGTCCCAGACAAAGGAGGAGTGGCCCCAGCGGCGGTTTTGGTATAAAATCTTGAGGCGACTCCTCTCGTTGTTGAGCCAAGTAAAATGAAGAGGCGCAGCCACTGACTGGGGGATGGTAACGGACGGGAAATCCAAGTCCCTCTTGATGTCTCGGGTAATAGTCCCGTGATAGGCGACGTTATTGTCATCCCAGAAGGAGCGGGCTTCGTATTTGTGGCCTGCCGGCCGCAGGCGGTGAATGCGTGGCGGGGTAAACGGGTCGGCCAAACATTGCGAGCGGGTGAATACGAGATTCCTATAAGATATGCGGAACCAAGGAATTTGAGGCCGTTTTTCCACGAAGTCTAGGATTCTGGCGATCTCCTCTGGCGAAAAGACCTCGTCTCCATCTACCTGCATGACGATATCACAACCGGCGTCTGACAAATAGGTAAGGGCCGCGCCACGGGCGGCGACTTCTGTGACGGGCTCTTTCCCTGTTATTAGATGGTCTAATAGACCAGAATCCCTGATGGCCGCCAGTCTTTCCGTGGTTCCGTCCTCGGGTGGTAGGTCAAACCCTATGAATGACAGAGAAACGGCACAAATCACGATAGAATGGCCGTTAACCCCTGTTTTTCTGGCTTCAAGCCATGGCGAAAGGGAAGCGGCCAAATACTCGGCTGTCCGATAAGAGGTGTAGATCAACCCCAGCTTCATCGCCGATTTGGGTCTGTCAGGTGAATGGCGGCACCCATGGCGCGGAGACATTCATCAAACTCCTGTTCCTCGGTTTTCTTGGCTTCCGGCTTTTTGCGCCAGTCAATCTCATCCCAGTTTCGGGAGAACTTTTCCCGGTTTACGGGGCGGGGTTTGTCGCCTTTGCCGGCAGAATGGGGGCCACTCATTGGGAAATCTTCATGTTCTCCGGAATTTTGCATCCATACTCCCCGTGGTTACCCATATATGTGAAAGCCTGCGGAATAGCTGTCTCTCCAGAGGGTGTCTTGATATAGGCGACCGAATCCACGACTTCCTCCCAGTAATGGACTTCCTCATTCAAAACGGGCCACTGTTCAAGTGCCCAAATCGGGAAAAAGTCTTTCTTGAAGTGTTGCCACCAGTTAATGGGATAACTCACGCAGCGGGCGACCTTTGTGGTGCGGATCGGTTCATTGAGACCGACCAGTTGACCGATTGTCGGGGTGGGGTCAGATGTAATCGTAATCTTTCCGATATCTACGCTGGACATAGTGTATACGCCGGATTCCTTCTTGCTCTTGCGCGGGTTACGCGTCTTTTTCTTCTGTTTTTTCATGGCTTTTCAATTCTCCCTAGTCGTGTAAACCGCTATTACCTTGCCGCGATACGTTTTCTCGGTCACCCGCCAAGACGCCTCGGTCCTCGCGTTATTGTCACCGGTCAGAATCCACCCGTAGGAGTCCTTGGAAACCAGTCGGTGACAGGTCACCGGAGAACCAACCGGGAGCCAGTCCGCGACATAGATGATGATTTGCCCCGGCTTCAGGTCTTCATACGGGAATTTTTGGCTGACCACGATACAGTCATAGTCATTGATAAATGGGCGCATGGACCCGGTGGGTTGAACCAGATAATGCTGACCCCCGCCGCCGGGCAGGTCCCGCGCGTGGAGTCGGGCCGCCTCGCCAGCCGCCGCGACAGAGGTGTAACCGTAATATACCGGGGGATTGTCATCGGGGGGGTAACCACAGCCAGAAAGAGCGAAGGCGCAGATTCCGGCGACAACGGCGAATGTGATAAAACTGAAAAGATGCGCGCGTTTCATGTGGCTTTCTCCTTGAGCGTAACTGCATCCCAGTTGTTGAACATGGCAAGAAACTTTTTGCCCTCCGGAGTGGGGCGTGAAAACAACAAGGTTCCATTCTTGCGCTCTTCAAGCTCGCAATCTTCGATGGTTAACTGGAATTCTTTTGTTATCACGATATAATCGTATGTTTTTGTATCGGTTTCCATAGTGTTTTATCAGCGTTTTAGATTCAAGTAAGAGGGTTTTTCGTTATACAACCACTGCTCCGTCACTTCCGGCAGTTCTGCCACGGTTTCGGGCCAAAACGAGATGATCCTTGGGAATATCGAGACAATCTCTCTGTCGTCATAGGCGTGGTGAGTCATGCCGTCTTCCGAGTAGTCCCCGCCGCGACCGCCGCCCAACAGCTTGACCGGAATACCCTCATGGTCGATGTAGTTGCGGTGCCACTCAAACGGTCGCCCCAATAGGAACGGGGTAATGGAAAAGCAGACGGGAATCTTGCCGGCAAGAGCTAAGCCAACGCCAGCGCCGACCAGTAGCTGCTCCGATGCTCCGACATTGTGAAACCGTTCCGGGAACTCGGCGGAAATCGCGTTGAACATGCCGTAGCCAAGGTCCCCGGTCAAAACATGGATTCGGGGGTCTTGCCGCATGTGCTGCAACAGAATGGGGTGAAATTCTCGTCTCATATTATACGACCTCCTGATCTTGGACCCAAGCCCAGTCGGCGTCCGTCATTTTGCAGTAATGGGCGTTGAGACCGGAAAGAAAGGGGATTTCCGCGAAATCAGTGTGCCAGACATCCACTTTGTCGTTCCAGACATGGATAGCTTTTTCCAGCTGGTCTACGTCAACTTCCCGGTAGGCACCATACCCATTGGCGTTTACAAACCAGTTGAGATTCGGGATTTTGCCCCTAGCCGAAAACATGAGCGTCTCCCAGCAGGAGCCCTCGGCCATCCCGCCGTCCGAGGAAATCAGCCAGACTCGGCGATTGGGGTGGGCCAGCGCCAGCCCCGCCGCTACCGTTTCTACTTGCCCCAAAGACCCGGAACTGACGTATACCCCGTTAGCCTCGTCTCTGGTAGCGTGAATCCCGTGCTTGGCCAACATCATCTCAGGGTCGATCCCGAGATATTTCTCCAAAACCACGTAAAGCGCCAGTCCCGCGTGACCTGCGCCGAGACAAACGGGTTCACTGGGTTTACGAAAGGAGTAGACGTGATCCAGTATCCCGACAATGGAGATACAAGACCCGATATGGGTCAATCCGTGGCGGTATGAAAGTTCAAGGATTCTTTTCTGTGGTCGGGTCAAAGCCATGTTCGCGGAGGTAGTCGTTTAGAGTCCGAAGTATAGCCGACTTGGAATCCATGTCAAGGGACAAGTTGAAGTGGGAGCGGATTCGGGTGAGATCGGCGGAATAGGTGTCTACCCCGGCATTGGATGGAAACGCTGAGTTGGCCACTTCCACGATTCGGTCTGAAATCAGTAGCGCCGCCTCCCGAACAGTGATAACGTCATCGGAACCAACGTCATACGGCCTATTATCTCCGTGGATCATAACGTGGAGACACTGTGTTACCAAATCGGAGATATGGACGAAAGACCGGCGGATTTCGTTTTGGGACACAATCAGGGGGTGCCCGGCCAGCCGCGCTCTCAAAAAGGCGGACACGGCAAACGGTTTGTTCAGCCCCATACCGTGGCCCACAGTCGCGAACGGGCGGACGATCTGGGTTTTGCCGCCAAGGGCCAGAAGACCGTTTTCGGTAAACTGTTTGTTGATTCCGTATGGAGTCAAAGCGTTTTGGGCTGCGCCGCTGCTGAAATGAAGCAGGGTCACGTCTTCATCCAGCTTTTTGCGCAATTCCAGAGGGCCGTCCATGTGAGGATACATCTCTACGTTGGTTTTGGGTGTAGAGCTGCCGGCACAATTTATCACATACCCCCGAATGCCCCCCATATTTTCGGGTAGATTGCAGATATCGAATCCGCTGGCACGGGAGAGGCCGCGAATACGGATGTCGAGTCCGCCCTTTTCATTCGCGTATTCCAGTGTTTTCTTGAACCATGAGCCGTAGAAGCCGGTGTCTCCCAGAATGGTGACGGATTTGCCGGCGAGGTGGTCTAGTGGTTCAGAAGAGCGGACAAAGGTGGAGTGTAAATATTGGTGGTTGGCAGTCATGTTAATTGTCTATTTTGAAACCTGTTTCTGAAAAAAGGTGATAGTATACTCTCGGGGTTTGGTTTGATAACTCAAACATGTTTTTGGTGTAAATATAAGCTGGAAAGCAGTGGTTTTTGTAAAAACCGAAACTTGGTATGTATACGTGGCTTTGGCACCCCAAAGCGACTGCCATGTGCAATAACCCGTTTTCAACTCCAAAATGTCTTTTAGTTAACTCCATTACTGCGGCGATTTTGCCTACTGGAAATCCCTTAAGGGGCACTGTGAATGGCATTTCAACGTAGTTTCCGGCAGATGTGAAATACAAAATATCCCGGCTTTCATGAATTTTTTCAAGAATCGGGCTCCAATATTTTGGAGGCAAAAACTTCCCACTGGCGGTGTGGTCGTTTTGATCCTGATATCCACCGGGCATCGGTGTAAAAACAATCGGGTCTCTGTATTGTTTTAGGAATTTATCGGCCCATTCCAACTCCCAAGGCGGCGATTTCGCGACGGGAATACACGGATTCAGCGGCAAACCGAAGAGACGAAGGTAGTTCCTTGTCGCGTGAAGTCCATTCCAACCCCTCGGACCGTCCGGACCTATGCCATATTTTGAAAAAGATTCGTTTTCAGAGATGGGGTTTTTTACAAAGTCTATCTCACAAACGCTGGAAAGAACAGACGAAATATCTGAGGCGCAAAACGTATCGCACGGGACTTCAAGAATAGTTCGGCAAGAAGCAAAGGCAGGCGTGAGCAAAAATATATCGCCAACGCTAGTTCTATTTGCGTTTAGTCCAAATCTTATCGTTTTCACGGTAAAACAAGCCCAATTTCTGCTGTATTTATAAACCAACGGGCATATTGGTTGTCTATCGGGTATTTTTCCAAAAACAGTTTGAGCGTTTTCAAATCACATTTGTGGACATATCCGTTTTGGTCAGACAAATTTGATGTGTTTCCTTTGCAGAAATACTTGTATACCTGCCCCTCCCTGAAGTCTTGCTTTTGTATGTTCTTAAAATACGGAGACATGGAATTGTCAAAAAACCTTTGGTCTATGATACTCTTTTTTATGTAGCAAACGGCCCCTTCGTGAATAGTTGAATTCCACGACTGAATTTCCTGTGTCACAAAATCTTTTCCATCAAAATCTTTTGAGACATCATATCCAACCAAAACGTCTGAGTCAAGAAAAAACAAATCCAAATCGTTAAAGTAGCACATCCCAAGACAGTCAAGCGTGACTCTGGACGCGCCCTCCACATGTGGAAGGTGTAACAGATAGTTTTTTACGTGTATTTTGACCTTCGGATTTATGTAAGGCTCCTGTCTCTGATCCAGTATTTCGTAAGGCTCTCCGATCTTGTTCAAAACTGGAAAAATAGGAATTGAAGACCCCGAATTTACAATGTAAATATGGTGGTCTGGCCAAAACTTCCTCACATTCAAATACCAAAGGTAAAAAAACTCCTCGTATTTGCACGGGTTATTGGTCAAGTGATGGGGATTGGATTTTGAAACATCCAATAAGGAAGCCGACGGATACCAAGATGTGCAGATGACCGGTTCTTCAAAACGCCTTTTGCGAGGCGCGGGTATTTTCGGCAAAGCGGGCTCTGACTTGATAAAAACGTCGGTCTCCTTCAAGATGTCGCCAATGTTTTTCACCCAATCCTTGTGACAATAATAGGTTACGCGAACTTTTTCTTGACCCCAACAGTTATCGTGATACAGCAAGTTCCAGTATTTGTAACCCATTTGGTCCGAATGCTCTGGAATGAATGTAAGGCATCTTCCGCCTACTGCCAGCATCAGGTGATAATCGCCTGTGCATCCACCGATATACTTGCCGACAACATGATAACAGGCCGCCAGTTCTCTTACGCTTAGTCCTTGTATGATTTTTGCTCCGGGAAGCGGTTGCAATATATTTTTGTAAAAAACCTCCTCTTTTGGCCCAAACTGAAGAACGTCATGTCCAAGTTCCTGTGCGTAAAAAGACAAAATTGAAATCAACCTTTCGGAAGGTCGTATGTAAGACGCAAGAATGTTTTTGGGATCGTGACAGCCACCGTTTTGATTGCAAAAAACTATTGGATTATTGAATTGGGACAAAAATTGTCTGGCCCATTGTATTTCCTCTGTTTTTAGCCGAACCTTGGGGATAGAACTGCAACCGCCAAATCCATAAGCCTCAATTATTCTTTGGGTTACATGTTTTTGAGATGATGACTGTAAATACAGGTTTTCTTCCGGTTTTTCAACAAATTTTACCTCGCATATACCATCAAAAATAGGAGCAGTCATCTCGGCTCTTTTGCACCCTTTTCTAAGGTAAACAACCGAATTTGGAACCTTATCCAAGAGAGCGGTAAGATAAAGACAATCTCCAAGATTCGAGAACGGTTGGCCTAGAATGAGTTTTTCCGACAGTTTGTTCATTATCGTTTTACCGCGCTCTGTATAAAACTGCTTTTCGCCAACACCATTCTTTGCGGCAAGTTCATTCCCGGCAAAGAAAGAACAAGACTTCCCGGCTGCCACTGTCCCGGCGTGGAATCCGGCCAGTCATATTGCCGATAGTCATATGCGTTGATCGTTTCTTGTGGCAAAATCTTGATTTTATCGGAGAATCTGGCGTCTTTGTGATATTGGATTACCACCTGTTGCTCATGCCAGCAGTGATTGATTTTAGGAGACTCTTCCAGCAGGAATTCGAGCCATTTCTTTGTCCATTCGCTTTTGCGCACAATGAAGCTACCCATGTTAATGTCATGGCAGTCCTTGGTGACGTAGAAATCGTGGGTATCGTCCAGATATTCCTCTATTCTTTGGGTGAAATTCGTTATAATTGACTGGATATTGAGGACCCACACGAAGTCCATATCGTTCTGCGTCTTAAACAAGTAGTCATATAGAATGTGAAGTCTTTGAATGGCATAATACAGATTTTGATCGTGGTATACCCCGCTTGCGACCAAATGCTTGTAACCATTTCGATTGCAGTATTCCTCTCGGTCCGGCACCGCGATCTTGGCGAGGTCACCGTAATTCTCCTGATGGGTGGGAAGAAAATGGGTGAGCAACGCGATATTGGGAGATGTGTCCTTAAACGTGTGTTCGGTGAAACTGGCGGGCCATTTCTGTTTGGCCCATTCCGGCAGTTTGGAGTCCTTAAAATGGTCCCACCAAGTGGAATAGGTCTTGAACGTTTTTATGACTGGCGGCGAAATACGCTTCGGCGCATTATAAACGCTAAGAGCCGGATACTGTATGATGATAGGTGACGGAGGCGGAGGGGGAAGAGGCGGGGGTTGCGGCTCTGGCGGCGGAATGGGCGCGGGGATTTCCGCGACCTTTACCTTTTCAAAAGCGGGGTCAGTTACCGCGCTCGGCGTTTCTTTGACAACGGGTTCTGGCAACGGTTTGCGGGCTTCTTCAATGGCCGGAAGCGTTTCGATCACTGGAGTCGGTGCTGTCTTGACCGCTCGTTTCGTCGGTTTTCTGGCCTTCTTTTTTGTAGCGCTCATGTGATTGCCTCAAGTTTTTTTACGCCCATAGTTACCCGCTCTACTCCGACCCGCAAATCTTTGTATCCGGCTTTATTCAAAAACACCAACCTTGAGACGGAAATCCTCAGGTAGTAAACCCAGAATCTGTTCTGCCAGTCTGTGTCGGAGACAATTTGCGCTGCCTGTTCTCCGTAGTAAAACGGCAAAATACAATCCCAATTCCCGATCCAGCCGGGCCTAGTGAAAGCCGCCCAAGACACCAAGTCAAATACGGGGTCGCCGACCAGTGCGTCTTCCCAGTCTATGATAGCGGAGATTTCTCCGTTATGGAAAAAGACGTTCCTGTCATTCAGGTCGCCGTGAAGCAGGAATAGCGGGCGGTTTACGGTGGACTCTTGTTTGCAAAACGACCGAATTGCAGAAAGGATTGCGTCGCCGCCCTCTTTGACGACCAGAGAGTTATCAACCAGATAGCTGATATTCTCTAAAACGTTGCTGATCAGGTATTCGGACCATTTTTCGTGTCCACCTTTTATGGGTTCTGTCCCGTCTACTAACCCAGCGCCATCACCGGGAATAGCGTGGACCTTGGCCAGCAGGGCACCCAATTTTCTATATGCCATCGAACGCTGTTCCTGATCCAGTTTATCCAGACTCACGCCCTTGGCGCGATCCCAGACCTGATGCCCCAAATCCCCGTATTTGACGAAGACTCCGTTCGGGACCGGAACCCCGGCTTCACGGAGTTTTGCGGCAATCTGTATTTCCCGCTTTAGGCCCGCATAGTTTTGGGTCAAAGTCCGTCGGTAGAAAAGACCGTAGCGTTCTTCCGTTTTGTTGCGGCAGACAGCGGGACCATCCGTTTTCAGGTGAAACAGCTGGCGATCAGTCTTCATGGGGATTCAGCCCAAAATCAGCCGCTTCATACCCCCATTCGACAAGTTGAAAATAGCACTCGGTTTCGATGGCTTTAGCCTGAATTAGTGATAGCTCTTGGGCGGTGGCGATATTAGCCTCTCTGGTCGCGCTCTTGATCGTGCCCCAAGGGTAGACTTGCGTAAGCGGAGTCCGATTGAAGGACGGCGCGGGGGTTTCGGCGAATCGGTCGAGGCCAATGTTCTCCATGACTCGGTTCAGTGTGCCGGCCGGACTTCTGACCAAGTCCTCATATCGAATCACATGGAAGCGGCCATGATACTTGATCTGGCAAATCTTGGCGTGACTCTGAAACACGTTCCAGAGTTGACAATACTTCTCAAGCGACCAAGGGAACGGGCGCTTGATAGTATCTGAAAATCCAGACCACGGGTTACGAGATACATAAATCATGTGCCCATCCGGGAAGTCTTGGAAGAACTTGTCAGCATCCATGTGAATGGCGGGGAGGTAGCCAACATAATGGGTCTCGCGACCAGTCCGGGCGAAGTTCTTCCACGCTTCAAAGGTTGAGCGGAAGTAGGCTTCCACGTATCCGCGCCGTTGATAGGGGGCTTGGGCAGTATTGATAAAAGCCCGAATCCGATCCTTCTCATCCATCTCCATCCCGCAATCCTTGAACTTCGACCGATAGCGCGTGCGCAAGAACGTCTTGACCTCCTCGTCATAGAACAAATGATAAGCCTGCTCCGGCGTTACTTCGGAATCAAACGACGGCCAAGCGTAGCGAAACGGGACTGCCGGCGTCAGGATATTCGCGGAATTCGGTGTGCCAAGCATGGATTCTGTTGGATACACCATGAGTTGAGGGTGGGAGTCGAGGTGGCGATGGGTGGTATTCCCGCCAGCTTCAAAAGTTGCCGACAACATGATAAGATTGAATTTATTTGACATAAATAGGTGATGGTGAATTATCTTTGAAATTGAGCTTTCTGTTTAGATTGTTTGATATGCAATAATTGTCATATGCTTTGGCCGCGTCTTCTTCTGTGTCAAACCGTCCTAAATAAATATTTCTGTCGTTTACTCTTATGCAGCCATTCCAAGTATTTCTACGCTTGTCAAGTTGAACGCCTACGAATTTACTGGAACTTTTCCTTGTTTTGGCCGTTGACAACGCCTTTTTCGCGCTTTCAATCTCTTCTGGGGATGCGTCTTGTATATTTAAGACCACAACTTCGTTGGGATACAAAACCGACATGTATAAATCTCTAATTAAAGCAGCCTCTCTTGCTGAATCTGTGTAGCAAATCGTTTTTGGTTTATTGTTTATGGAGACACGCGCAATATAGCGTGTTTTGCCTTCAAATCTTTTGTCTATTGACACCCCAATGTAACCGGTTGTATTTTTGTCTGTTTTGCCTTTGTTCAAGGCGTTTTGCAACGCGTTTACCTTTCTTAAATTGGTGATTTTGTTATTTAGCCTGTTTCTGTCAATGTGATCTATGAAACCAGACTCAATCGGGCCATAAACCGACTCGTAAATCAGACGATGCATCCACGGCGACTTTGTGTCCTCTACCTTTCTTTTGCGCGATCTTTTTGCGTATCCGTAATGGGTTTTATGCCATTTGAATTTGCTAACGGTTTCAAACTGATCGTCGTCAATGATGGCGAAATCTATCGCTTTTCCTGATTTGTCATTTAATGGAATTGTGCTCACTGGATATTGACTTCCCCAATAGTATGGGGCGTATTAGGTGTGAGGCAAGTCTTTTCTGTCGAAAGTTACAGGATATCCCGTAATCCGGCGATAACCCATTCAGCGGGAATATCCGATACCGTCCTGCCAACCAGATATCTTCCGTTTTTGTTGATGGGCTGGATATTATGAATGTAGTCCCGGCCAAAGTAGCGTTCCGAGTATAACCCGACTACCGGGAAATCATACCCGGAAAGAAGCCAGTTGAACCCGGAGTCGCCCATGACCATGGCTCGGCAGCCAAGAACGTTGCGAACGGACGTAAAATAATCAGTGTCCAGTTTTGCGACGTTATCCAACTTGGGCTCAGTCGGGCCGCCGACCTGCAATACGCCGTAGCCGAGACCGAGGATTGCGTCCACGATTTCCTGCGCCTTGGCCGGCGGGATTGCCTTCGGGTTGTTCACGCCTTCATGGAAGGATGGCCAAGGGGAAAATGCCACAAACTTTTCGAGACCCGGCGTCGGTTTGAACCATTTGGTAAGAGTGATCTTCCCGTCATCACCATCGTAGGGAATTCCATGCATGTGCGCGGCTTCCAGCGCCTGATGACGGTTCTGCCACCAAGGAGTGGAATGGTCATGGTCGGCCATGGGATTGAAAACGTGGGCAAACCTCTGGGAGTTGATCCAATCCATGTCTACGGAATCAAACCCGTCTCGGGACTTGTTCAAAATGTGAACCCGGTCAATGTGGGGACTGTCCAGAAAGATAGGCGCACATTCTCTGAAATCGCCGGCAATCACGAAGGTCAGGTGGGAGTCGGGGACAGCACGTTTCAGGCAGCGGGCAGCGACGGACATCATGTAGAGGTCGCCATACATATTTGGATTGAACCCAAGGAAGCGTTTCATTTTTAGATTTTTCCGTAAACTGTTGGAATAGAAAATCTAGAAGCGGATTCGGAGTTCCAAGAACCCATAAACGGAAGTGGTTTTGAAGAAGATTTGGTTGCTATTAATTTACAATATGAAATAAAATCGTTTTGATCAAAATTCCATTTCATTTGATTTATGTCTTTGTGAATCCATTGAATATTTCCCTCAATATATCCCTCGTCCGAGTCTATTCTATCTAAAGACGCTGTTCCGTCAGACGAAGTTGAACTGGACGCGAAACAAATTGGCAAATCTGTAAGGGCACACTTTTTTGACTGTCGCAAATATAAAAACCACAAATATTCGCCCGTAACCGAATACTCTAAATTTCGCAATTTTGCATTGTGTTTAATGTTGTGTAAATAAGTCCCGGATATATCTTCGTAACCGTTAAATGCGGCGTGCTTTTTGCCTTTATTTCTGCTGACTGGGTTACATTTTGTTTTTAATCCCATACGATTCGCCTTGCTTAATATAGAATGCGCGCTTTTATTTAATTTTTCAGACAAACCTTTTGCTCCCAAATTAAAATAATCAGATAGCAATATTTGCTCTTCGTCATCTGTCCAGCTTTTTGGTCTTCCCATTATAAATTAGTTGCTTCGACTGGAGTGCAGTCTAAAAATTTAGATTCAAACTTTGGAAATACAAGTTTTTTTTCTTTCCATGGTCTATTTAGGCATTTATATTGATAAGCTGGCCAACCTCTGTCTTTTGGTTCGTAAGTGTAAAAATCAATTATTGGAAGGGCCATTTGTCTTAAAAATATTTCAAAATTAGCATGTGGCCATAAAAGGGATGGATAAACTACATTGTGTGTTACAAGCTCAGTAGGAATACTTATAAAAATATTTCCGTTTTCCTTGACCATTTTTTTTATTTCAACAATGGCATTATATGGATTACTGAGGTGTTCAAGAACCTCCAGACAGAACGCCGCGTCAAATGGCTTTGAAGGAAGCGCGCCAAGTATATCGGGCTGTTTGGGCAGCGTTCCATAATTGTTCCAGTAATCACCAAAACGATGATAGTCCAAGTCTACTTTGTGCCAAATCCCTTTTGATACCTTGCTTTCTTCCGGGATATTGGCACCGTCAAATACGTGATACTCCGTGGACTTGTCCAGATACTCTCCGGCGAAACCGAGGCCGCCGCCGACATCGGCCAGCCGCTTGCCGGCCAACTTCTCTTTCAACCCATACCGGCGGACCAGTTCGCCTATTCTGGGACCGTGGTCTGCTCTATAATTTTCGATGTATGAACTGACGGGCTTAGTGTAAAACCCGTCTACGGAATTGGTTATGTCACTCATTTTGGCTGATCGTTTTCTGCGTTTTCGTATCCTATCTTGATCTCTTTCTCCTTTGTCTCTGGAAAGAATTTTTCCTGCAATCTATTCTTGGCTTTCCATCTGGCGAGGTTCAGGCTGTCCACCTCCAAGTCATAGCATTGGCCGGGCACTCTTTCCGGCGACTTCAGGTAGTCGATAAGATCGTATAGCTTCAGGTTTTCCTGAAGGAGTTCGCCATACTCTTTCGAGCTGATAATCCATAGGTGAAGAGAGCGCCCTATTGACTGCGCCATGTCAGATGAAAATTTGAGCAAAGCATCGTCAACAGCTGGACTCCGAGTTTTGAAGGCTTTGATTTCGAGTATCGCCAACATGTCGTAGGCGACGCCCGGTGGAACAGAGACTTTGATCATGATCTAGGAAAGTGGTCGGATAGAAAAAAGATCGGAACTGATCGGCGCAAACAGCAGGTCTGTCTGTATCAGCATTCCTTTAGAACTGTAGTGAAAGTCAACAATGTCGTATACCCTAAAGCCAAGGACCGACATTTCCGCGATTACGTCACCTATTCTCGGGGCACCCTCATTGTAATCTTGTATTTGGACTTCCAATTGGATCAGTTTTGCGCCCTTCAAAGTATTTGCGCCACCCCTTAGAATGGAAACTTCTGCGCCCTGACAGTCCAACTTGATGAAATCATAGAGGATTCCTTTGCAAACTTTGTCCAAAGTCTCGGTTCTTACCGGAACCGATTGAAATGGAGCGGAAGAGTTTTCCTTGAACAATCCATTTCCCTCGCCGCAACCGGTTTGGCATTTGTGATAAAATGTGTTCCGAGAAACACTGTCCAATACCGCAATAATCGGAGGCAACACATGGATTTCGGCAGCCTTTTTGTTCAGGACATGTTCGCAGTCCGGGTTGGCTTCTATCATCTGAATTTCGGCTTGCGGCCAAATATGACGAGCCAAACCGCACCAATGGCCATGGTATGCGCCGATATCCAGAATCCGCTGCGGTGAAAACCCCAAAGCGCGGACCGCCGCGAAACGGACAGCCTGATTCAGCCAATCTTTACCGTAGTTTTCGGGCAAAATGGAAGTGGCGTTATTCACTTCGCAATCCTCCAAGTGCCAAATTCGATTTCGGTCACCTTGTCCCTGTCAACAAAAGCGCAGACCGTTTCGTAAGCCTCCGGGGCGTATATCGTTACAACCGCCCTCGGTTTAAGCGCCGGCCACCATGAGTCCAAATCCCTTTTGACGTTTTCCGGCTTCTGGGAAAGCCCAAGGTGGAGATAAGACACGCTCTCGTTTTTGAACTCGCACCCGCAGGCAGACGGGAACTGCGCATAATCATGGAGATATCCTGCGGCAGGCGAGTGTTTGACATAAATCTGGAACAGGTCAAAAAAGCAGCCGGGACCGCCCATGCGGGAATACCATTCGGTCAACTGTTCTCCCCAAGGGGTATTTCCGGTTCTGCCCTCGCCATGGACCGGCTCAACGTTTTGACCCCAAGTGTCGATTGCGTAAAACCGGGCTTTTGACGAGAATTTCTTGAGGCTTTCCATCATGTAGCAAGTGCCGCGCCCCATATATGGACCGACCTCCACAATGATGTCGTCCTGTTTGGCGGTCGCTGCCACGTTGTCGAACTCCGAAAACGGCGGGTTTTTGCCCGGGATAAAGGTCCAGTATTCGATGTGGTTCATTTTTTCAGGGGTTGATTCAGGTTCTTGTCCACATATTCCGACAGGACTTGGGCGTAAAAGGCGAGAGAGTTGACTACCTTGTCCGGGTCATGTCCTTTTTCGATTTGGACCTGCGCCCAGCGGGCCAGATTGGTAAAAACCTTTGCCTTTCTGTTGAAGATATTGCCGAGAATGCGGACCATATCGTCGGGATTAGCATGAATATAGCCACGGACAAAATTGAGTATAATCACTTTTTTGATGGCGTTTTCCAAATCGTTAAGGGTCAGATTCATAGGGAATAAACAAAGTCGGAGTCTCGAACGGAGGTTCGGCGATATCCATTGGACTCGGCCCAGTCTTGGATTTCGATTAGGTATGGATTCACATAGGAGCCGAGGTCATTGTATGTTTCCACCACAATCTGTTTGGGGCGGCTGACCAAGTGCTTGAGGCAGAACCACTCCGCACCTTCCGTATCAACGCGCAAAATGTCTATTTGGCCATAGTCGTATTCGGATATCTTCCTGACTCTTACCTCAATGGAAAAATCATCCTCTTTGCCGGAATGCTGCGCGGCTGGCGAGGATACCCCCGCAATGGAAGAAGAGGTTCCCGCAGTGTGGAAACGAGTCATCCCGTTCTCGTCTCCTATCGCCACATTGTAGAGTTCGACGTTTTTAAGGTGGCGGGCAGCCGCCGCGATCTGGTCGTGGTATTCGGGCAGTGGCTCGAACAGCATGAAATGCATGGCGGGATTATTCCAGTGCAGGGCTGAAAAACACATGGATAAAGGACCAACTCCGACTTCCGCCAAAACCGTTTTACCGTTTATCATAGAGATTCAATTTCGTGATAGATTCAAATGGGAGCTGGGTCCAGTCATGGTAGGTTACCCTGCGCTCGGTTTCCTGCCAGCAGTCGAGTCCGTAATGGACGTATGGGTAGCAATAGGTCGGGCTATTCGGCGGGCAAATTACATCGGACTTGCCGCCGACCGAAAGCATGAGATGATAGTCCCCGGTGTCGCACCCGATATAGCGGCCGACTCCCGCGTAGATTGCGGCCATGTCGCGGACCGGAACATCCAAAAACTCAATAGCGCTCGGAGCCTTGACATACGAGGTCTCGGCTTTCAGGTGATTCGAGGAGAATCCGAATTGGATAAAGGTTACATCTGGATTTGCCGCGACTATGCGCTTTACCACGTCTTCCGGCATGGTCCTTTCGCCCCGTTTCTGGGGGCTGACCTTGATAATACATGGGTTATGGTAAATGTTTGCAACCCTTTTTCCCTCCTTTAGTTCAGCGTCTGATAGCCGGATTTTCGGAATGGCCGGGACACTCCACAGTCCGTAAAATCCAAGGACTCTCTTTGTCCAAGGACGCGGGATACTGATATGGTCCGGCGGCCTGATCTTGGAACGGTCGTCAAACCACACGGTTTCACGAGGGAGCCCGTCAAAAATTGGCGCTATCCCGCGAACCCAAGGCTCGTTAAACAGGTGGAGACGGCATGGACGGTCAAGCAGAATAGGCGTCAGAGCAAGGTTGTCGCCCAAGTTCGCGGAATCACTGTAAACGTCTGTTAGACCGTCGTTTTTCGACATGGACTGAATCTTAACGGTCCTTTGGAACAAGTCAATCCAAATCCGATATGCCGACCCTGTCCATCTCTTCCCAAATCCATTTTCTGGCAACTTCCGGGGAAAACGACTGTTGTTCCTCTTCTGGTCCATACTTGTTCAGCTGCCGCAGTCTTTCGTCCAAAGACCGAATGGCAGACCAGTATTTGAAGCCGTTATTGGCCCAATCAAATTCGGACTGCTCTTTTGGAAGGGTAAATTCAAGTGTGACTTTGGGCATGGTGTTAGATCAGTTTGTGTTCCGCTACGACCTTATCGTAATCCTCTTGTTTGACCCCGATATGCAGGGCTTCCGCATAGTCCGTTTCCCAGACCAAGTGCCTCTTGTGGGACCGTGAGAAGTGTTGTAGAATCAGCCGCCAGAGCATCTCACACTGCACCTGTTGGCGGGCCAGCGGGTTTTGTTCCAGCGCCAGACAAAGGCGATAATAATCCAGACTCCGCATAATGATGGGTTGAAAATTGACGTGTTCCGACCAGAAGTAGTCAGTCCCGGAGTCCGCAGGGAAGCCCGGCCCTTTGTCGTCGCCCCGCCGCATGAAGCGGGCGGTCAGCATTTCGTGGTCATTCGCCAGTTTTTGACAAGCAGAAGTCAAGAGGTCGTCCAGCGGGATTTTGTGACTGATTACCGGTGAATCGTCCTCGGCCAGCATAAAATACGGCTGGCTATAGACTTCCGGGTTTTTGGACACAGTGATTTGGTCACAGAGATAAGCGTCTCCGTGAGACAGTCCGCGATTCCAGTCGCCCATGGTCTCAATCACTTGGAAACCTCGCGCAGTCAGGTCTTCCCGCATGGACTTGGCGATATCCTCATCCCCCGGTGTCACTTTGAGATGTGCGACAAGACGCCCAAAGACGACAAGCGGAATCTGTTTGTTCCAGTGATTCAGGGTAAGGCGATAGTCAGTTTTCCGGCCCCAGTGTCCTTTGGTAGACGTGAAGAGTGCGAATGTGATCGGGAGTTTGTTCATGTTTTATGTATCACCACTTGCAATACCAAGCCGCGACCCACAGGCGTTTGAGCCACCAATGAATAAGTTCGCCTAATGAGCGCAGTTTCAGGATGCGGCTATTGGCGGGAAAGGCGATGTCGGGAGAGCATCCCGTCAGAATCGTGCGGATAGGGGAGTTCACCCTCCCGAGGATAATCGTCAAGGGGCGGTCGGAAACGTGGCTTAGGTGGGAGAGGTCTAAGGAGTGGACGGGCGCAGAGGATTGGTCTGACCACTCGCCCAGCGAAACGTCGGCTTTTGTGCCCGTAGATTCAACTTCTCCCTTGAGTGTTAGCTCGTGGCTACCTCCCTTGATCTTGAACACGTATTCGCCCTCGTTACCGGCGACCCCAAAGCGTCCCTCAAGGCAGCAGTAGCACGTAGTGTTGTTGCAATCCACGGCGGCTTCCTTGCCTTGGGCGACCCTGAGATTGGGAAGGTCTGTATAGGTGCGACCGGAGAGTTTCAGGATCGCGTCCCATGCCTTGGGGTCGGTCGGAACGAGGTCGTTCATCGGAGCGCCGGGCTCAGCCGGGGTTTCCCGGTCTGTGCCGGCGAACCAGATGATGCTGTCCACGTTATAGGACAGGTAGTTGGCGTCTTTCTCGGCGGTGCGGATGGGGGTGATCATGAGGTATAGGAGATTACAGGATAACTGGTGCGATAACGGGGGTCGGTGGACTGCCAACGCAGACAGTGCATGCGTAGAGTCTCGCGCAGTCGGGACATCTCCTCGGGGGTGGACACGATGGTGTTGACGGTCATGCGTGGACCCGAAGTATTCCCGTAGCCCATCAGTGCGGCAGCGGGGCTAATCCACTGGATGTCCGGCGACGCGGGATCGCAAATACGCGAGCCCTTCTGCGGCTGGTCACAATGAACGCCCCAGTCATAAAGCATCTGCCAGTTAGGTAACCATGGACGCGTCCGATCATTGGTTACCCAATCGCCGCCAATGCTGTGACTAGGAGAGGTTTCCCCTTCTCTTTCCAAAAGGTCCGCTAAAATGTAGGCCGGATTAGAGCAGCCGCGCTCTAACTTGAAGGTGCCGTCCCAGTCGCCAAAATACCGGTATGAGGCGTTTATGCCCGGATGATATCCGTCGCGCGCGATAGCGTCACAATCCTCAACGTAATAGCGATTTGACGGGACCTTGACAGCTAAGCCTTTGACCAGAACGCCTGTCGGTCCGGGTAGTCCAACGTCCTTAAAATCGGCTATGGGGTCGGACGTGGGCGGGGTCTGATTCACTGCCCTAGCTACCAGCGGTGCGGCAGCTAAGCTACCGAGTATAGATATGAACTGACGACGTGTAGTGGACGCGATAAGTGTGCTCATGCAATAACCTCTTTCCATGTGGCAAAATAATTTTCACCCTTCATTTCCAACCAGTAATCTGTGATAAACGTTTCGGGGTTAAAGGAATTGTTCTGTTTTACGTCAAGTCGCACAGTGCCGCGCCCTAAGTTAAGGTTCGGAAACCCCTTCTCTGCCGCCGAAGCGGCTGCCTCAATGCAAAATTCGTCAATCTCCCCGGTGGAACGTCGGAACTGGCCTCTCCAACTTCCATTGTCTTTGACCTCGTAAGTCTCTGTCAATTGGGATGTATATGTTCGTGATACAGCATTCATATAATGGGTAAAGCATCGGCGGGGTTATGGTTGTCCTTGATTCCATCGGTCCGACCGTGGAACAGGTGATAGGCATCCGACAGAATCTTCTCTCCCCCGAGGTAAGCCTTCAGGGTGTCGTCCAAAGGACCGGTGAGCAAGGTCTTGAGCCCCTCCACAGTGAGCGGCACCCCACGGCGCTTCATCTCCTTGCGGAACGCCAAGCGCATTCCCTCCCGGCGCGCAAAAACCTCTTGGGTGGCACCTCCGGGATGCTGCTCCAAACCGAGCGCACAGGTGTTGGAGCCTGCCGCTTGCGTGACATAGTAATACGCGTAGTGGAGCACAAAATGAAACGGGTCCTTTCGCTTCTCGGGTCGCACATTCAGCCGCACCAGTCTCTCATTCGGCTCAATGTTTGACCACTCAATTCCGCGTCCATTCCAGCCCGTCAAAGTCCAATGCGGAGTTTGGCGGTATTCAAGCGTTTCCCGGTAACGGAACAGGTAGGCTTTTCCGTAGTAAAAAACGACATCCAACTCCGCCTCATCCATCATGGGAATGATCTCTGTTTTGACCTTGGACAAAAACTCTACTGCGGGTCTCTCTTTATCGTCTGTCCAGATACAAAAATCTCCTTCCTGTATGAGTCCGGTGAATAGCGTATCGTTCATAGCGTGCCAGTGCCGTGTCGGCCAAGAGCGATGAATAATGCGACCAGCCCCTTTGACGGTTTCCAGATACCGGGCGCTGGGCGCGTCTGTCGGCACGTCGTTGAGGACCCAGATGATACCGTCAAGGTGGGGTAGGATAGGTTCGATCATCTCTACCGGGTTTTCGGCAGAGGCGTCGGAGGACATGGAGGTGAGAAAGAGGCGTGGTGCGCTCATTTGGTCTTCTTGGGGGTCAAATACTCTACCTGCATGGGTGCAAATACGGAGAGGCACGGGAACATGATACCACCCGAGTGAGGTGGACAACAGTGCTTACCGCTCTTGTTGACGTAGGGGGCCTCCCTACCGTGGGTGTTGCACCACCATATACCATCCGGCTCTTGATACTTGGATAGCGTGGTCATATCAAGCAATAGGCAACCCATGCTTCATCACCAGATTCTCCGAGGATGGGTCCGAGGACATTGACGTAAGAAAAAGTCGTGGTTCTGGCATATTTCCCCTAGTCTCTAAGTTTTACGTCCAGAGTCAAGTCTATTCCCGCCAAGACGGCAGGTTATGCCTGTATTTCGGCATGGCCAGCAAATCTTCCATCGTCTTCGCGGCTTCCGAAGAATGCTTGTCGCGGTTATCCCAGACCGGCCGCCAGAACTCGGAGCGTTTAAGCCTCTGTTCCAGATTGAGATATCCGAGATGGTAGACAAAGGGGATTTCTCCACCCTCCATTTGGCCGACCAGCAAAAAAGACGGCAGAGCGGTGTTCATGATGGCGGCGGCGTTGACCAATTCTCGGGTCTCTTTGTGAATCGCATCACAGGTGTCGCTTTTCGTCTTGTCGATGGACCCATCCTCTCGGTAAGCCCACTTCACTACTCCTCGGGTGATGTGCGGCAGATTCTTGTGGAGATACCATTTTAGACCGGTCTTGGCGTATCTGTCCTCTCTTTCAATCAGGTCAACGACAGGAATCAGAAATGCTTCATACTGACTGTGTTCCAGTTCTTGCGCCAGACGCTCCCAAAACCGACGCTGGCGTGGGATCAGGACTTCATCCAAGTCCAAGAGGATGCAGAATTTCTCCGTGCATTTCTCCAAGGCAGCGGCCTTCCCTCGACCATCAAATTCCGGGTCAGTGTAGGGGATATCAATGTCTACCACCTCGGTCTTAGTCTGGCTCCACGGGTTCTGGAACTTCCACTGCTTAAAGAAATCCCGCAGGACCTTCGCGGTGTCGTCCTCAGATTTGTTCACGGCGATCACGATTTGGCCGGACCCGCGCAGGAAGGATAGCCAGTTTGTAAGGACAGGCTTCCAATCGAAACCAGCGGAAATAATGTTAAAGGAGCTGTTGTAAATGCTGAACATAGAATGATTTATACGTTGTAATCCGACAGTTTGTCGTATTCTTTCTTGGCGGGCAACAATTCTATGAGTCTCTTGATACGGTTATACTCCGCTTCACTCAAACTCCAACCCCAACTTCTACGCTCAATCCACCCGCTAAAAGGAGGGGTTTCGCGAGGGTCTCGTTGACAAATGTTCTCTAAAAACCCACCGAAAATCTCAATCGGAACGTCCGTGACCACGCCTTGCGGCCAAGTGTCCGATTTTTTCTCGTCCACCTCATCTTTGTGCGGAATAGCGATAAGGGCGGAAAACCATTGGGTCCCGGTATCTGTCACAAGGTAATGGCGTGTTTTGGACATGGCGTTTTAGTTCCAGACGTGGAATGAATCTTTTTTTTCGTTTTCAGGAATCTCGCCCGGCGGCCAAGATTGGGTGCCGAGAACGTATTCCCACTCCCTGTCCGAGAACTTGGGGTAAACGTATCTCTCTTTGACCGGCCCATTAATCAACCAGAGTTGTTTGGTATCCGGGTAATGCATCCATTTTGATCCATCCGGGTTCTCACGAACCGCTGTTCGCCCGTTGTCTACGACCATTCGCGGCCATGCCGTGAAATGAAGGTAGTCGTAATCCGAGTAGTATTTCTGAATCTGTTCTTCCCGCCAAATGACATGGTGGAACGGTCCCGCGCCCCCGTAAGTCAGCGGCAGGTTGTGTTCCATCTTCCTATAAAAATCGGTCCGCATAATATATGCCCTCTCCGAATAGATATGACGCTCTTCCTGAGTGTCGCAGACCGGCCCGGCTAGGCTGATGGACTTTACCACATATCCATCGCGGTCCATCTGATCCAACAGGTCCTTTAGGTCTTCAAACTCGTTTTGCCCCAAATCGCGGCCAAAGAACTGGTCATTCTGCAAGTAAATGACGAATGGACTGAAGACTGCCGCCATAAGGTCGCGCGTGCCAAGCCCGAGGCCACCATTGGTTCGGGGCATGATAAGGGTGTCGATCAGCCCCTCTTTCAGGTAGATTGTCGGGTAATCTGCCATCCCGTTGTGGAGATACACGACTTTGGTCGGAATCTTGACATGCTTCTTTATGGATTCGAGGCATGGTCTAGCGGCTTCCGGTTTTTGGAAGTCCAATACGGCGATGGTCAGTTCGGGTTCGGTGTAAGTGGGGAGATTCATGTTTTTAGGTCCAGATTTCCATTTTGGGCGTTCCACGCCAGAGCGGTTCCCGATATTCAAGGGTCGCATAGTCTGGAACGTCCATCCAACAGCACGAGCATACTGGATGATCTACATGTGACTGCATCCATTTGCCGCCATACGCGCGGCGATACCAAGAGTATTCAGACATAAAGGCTGAAACGATGGTTGACCTAAAAACGGATTTTGAAAGTTTGATAATCATGTGATACTGTTGTAAACCGATTCAATCCTGCGGGCCACCCCGGCAGGTGACACCTTCTCTTTGAGGTTCAGGTTAAAATGGGATCGCAGCCGCAGCTTCATCTCCCTCATCCTGTCCCCGGACTCCTCGTTTACGAAATGCGAGATAAAGGCGGCGATTGACCGGGGGGTCGGATGGACATCCTCGTATTCAGGGAATAGGTCGGTGGGGAAGAGTTCCTCGCGAGTGGTCAGATCGTTACAGATAATGGGAATAGCGCCCGCCGCCGCGCTCTCCAACGGCGTCAATGAAAGTCCTTCAATTTTTCCCAAGCAGAAAACGAAGTCCACCGAGTTATACACGATATTCAGGTTCTCGTCATTCAGAACCCCAAGATAGTCACCCCAACCGGGCTCGTTCCCGACAAGGCATAGGTCATTTTGCGTATACCCAAGGGTGTTGAGTGCCAGAGCGCCGAGGTTAAACCGTTTATTGGCATCCTGCCGGCGGCCCACATGGGCGAAGCGGTAGAACGGCTTGCGCGTCAAGTCCGGTCTGTGGGCGGCGGGCTTGATGGGCTGGTAGATAACCGTGGACTCAATCCCCAGATACTCTTTCAGCTGCCATTGCCCATACTCGGAAATGGCGCAAACCGCATCGGCGGCGACCAGTTGATCCCTAAGTCCACCCATATCGAAATTCGGCAAAAGGTGTATCGGGACATCCAAGCAGGTCAAAATCACCTTGGCTCCCGGCTTAATCGTGCCATTGGACTTGTCTTTGACCACCTGTTCGTGCGAATTGTTGGAATACACCAAGTCCGCTTCGGTGATATACTCCGTTACCTCCCACCCGATTTCACGGAATCCATCCGCGATTCGCGGCACTTGCCCGGCAAAGTGAGTCGCGCCGTTTAGCCAGACCTTCATGCCTCGTCCTCTTTTTCCGCAATGGACAGGTATTCGTCCTGCGGCACTAGCTCGGACAGGATTTGGGAATCCACCCCGCCGTTAGTCCCCAAATACCCGCGAAGTGCAGCCAGAGCCGTGTCCAAATCGTCAAAAGTGCCGACCGGCGCACCGTCCACCCCGACATACCAGATGCGGACATACTCGTTGTCAGTGGGTTTTCCTGTTTTTTCCTTGAAGGCCGCTGCCGAGGAAGCGGGGGACGTGTGTTTGGAGTGAGACATGGGATTTATGCGATATTGAATGGCGGCAGTTTCCAATGATAAGGATACTGGTAAGTGAGTCAAGTCAAAAAGGTAAACCAGTATCAAGAGATAGATTCTAACGTAAACAACCACAACTACCACACAGTTCCACTTCCCCCAGTTCACCCTAATATATGTCCTGTTCTTTTTTGTTGGGCCAAAACCTGTGTTACGGAAATGTGTCGTAAATCGGACAGTTTGAACGGCCAAACTGTTTGTGGGCTAAACCATTGACGATAGATGAGTTATGAAAATAATGCGACTTTATGCTTGACATATCGCACAACTGTTGTATAATCTGAGGAGGCTCGGCGACGAAGATTATGCTAACCAAGCGAGCCTTAAGCGAGCGCGCATCGTGAGGACAACGTCCGAACGATATAGTTCGGGGCGGTGAACTGGCGGGCGTGAATCTGGTTCATTCGACAGACGGCGTTCAAGGGGACACATTCTCGCCGCAATGGGCGCGGACGCAAGTCAAAACGGTAACGCGGCCAACAGGGCGATCCTTGCCTTCCAATACTTTCGATGTGCTCCAAGCAGCCCATCGAGCGCCTAGCGGCGCACCGACTGCGGGTAATACACTTCGTTAATAAAAAAAACGTATTGAAACCGAGGCTTGCCGAGGTTAGCCGAGCCTGCGAGGCTTAACGGGGGTGGCAGGGGGTCGCCCCCGCCGTAAAACGTAGGACAGATACGCGATTAACCCTTTAACGGTAAACAAGGACTCACGGCTGCCGCTACCCCACGCTTTGCGCTTCACGACAGGCTGGGCTAGCGCCAAATGAAGGGTGTTTAGCGCTTATGGCGGCAAGCGGGAAAAGCGTTCAACGTTTTACGGTGTCTTGCGCTTCACGACGAATGGGCTGGCGCCTGTAACGGGTGGGCGCTTAATAGGGGTCGAATACCCTTAATGAGATATATTCTCAATTATTTGCTTGCCTACTTTTGCATACTTGCCATTATAGTATGCCATAGACAGACATACACCTACTCTTTTACCTCTATGACCCTTTTGGATATCCAGAATCAGATAGTAAACCACTTCTCCAGTAGCTCCTCGTCTTTCTCCCTTGCCGCGAATCTGGCGGCAATCAAGGTGCCGGCCACCTTTTCGGAGCACAAAGCGGCCATGGTAAAAGCAGTCATGGCGGAATTGGAGAAAATGGGTATGGTCAAACCTCTGGACGCCGAAACTTGGATTCTGACCTCCCCGCTGGGCAGCAATGGGCAGCAAATCGAGATTTCCTACGCCCTTTCCAACGCGATTGCCGAGGAAATCAAGGCTTACGCCGATGCCAACGACTTGGAATGGACGGTTGACCCGCTCAACCTCCATGAGGGCAACTTCCTCATGCTTTTAGCCATTATCAATGACCTTCGGTCGGATGACCCGGAAGGCGACGAAAGCTGAACCATTTTTTACTATGACCACCTTCACCGGACCACTCGAAACCACTATCTTAGCTGCCCTCAGTCTGTGGGCGGTTTTTTACCTGATCAATTACGCGGACATCCTGAATAAACCACGGGACTTCTTCAAGAAATTCTCCCCGAACTGGCTGAAATACCTGCTTTCCTGCGCGCTGTGCTTCTCGTTCTGGGCGCTGACCGCTATCTCGCTATTCGTCGGGTTTACCCCGCTGATCCTGTGGACACCGGTCGTGACGCTGTTTGTGGAACTGGGGTTCCGAAAACTGGCGGGAAAAGACAAGTAAAATGAACAATTATCCATTCAAGTTTCGGGTATGGAGCGAAACCGCCAAGCAGTGGATGAACCATGTTGCCGTGATAAACTGCCAAGGAGAGGTTTTTAGCCATTTCGTGGAGGTAAACGAAGAAAAACGCGAGGCGCGCGACCGTCTTGTCAATCTTGCTCGTCACCAGCCCGTGGTTGAACGGTGGACCGGTCTTGTAGATATCAACGGCAAAGAAGTGTATGAAGGGGATATTTGCCGCGAGAGTTGGACCGCGCCTTGCGGCCAAATGGAGTCGATTTATGTGGTGCGTTTTGGAGCGTATAAAGATGGCGAGGGTTTTCCAAACGTCGGATTTTATACAGATAGCGACCTCAGCGACGAAACACTCGTTAATCCCGGCGGAAACTTATACCCAAACAACGACCGATGGTATGTTGTTGGGAACATCCATGAAAACCCTCGTCTTTTAACTCATTCGTCCACATCTATTCCATGATTGAAAAACTCAATGTCCGCGTAGCCTGCAACAGCCTAAGTCTTGGACAGGTCGGCTTTAATATCGTCCGCGAACTGTATAAGCGCAGAATCAAGTGTTCCATCTTCCCGTATGGTGGCGTTGACTTGTCTGCCTACAAAGTGGACCCCCAATTCGGGGCTTGGCTCACCAAATCGGTGAACGAGCGGTATACGTCCCTAGATAGGAAAATTCCCACCCTGAATTGCTGGCACCTGCGGGATTCCGAACTCCGGCTGAGTGACAAACAGGTTACGCTTTCGTTTCACGAAACGGACCAGCCGACGAATGAAGAGGTCAATATCGTAAACCAGCAGGATTACACATTTTTCTCCTCCTCTTGGTCGGTGGACAACTTCCTGACATTTGGCGCGAAAAACGTGGGCTTCGTCCACCTTGGGCTGGACCCCGATTTCGTGCCGGCCGCCGGTTCGATGTTCCCGCCGGAAGTGACCCATTGGATTTGTGTCGGCAAATGGGAGGACCTGCGCAAGATGACTGGGCAGAAAATCGCGACTTGGATCAAGAGGTATGGCGGGAATCAGAGCCATCAATTGACCATTTGCGTGAACAACCCGTTCTATCAGAAGCGCCGGCTTCCCGACGGTCGGGTGGAGGGGTTTGACATGAATGACGTGTATGCGCGGCTGTTCGGCAGCGCGGACTGGCCGCGAGCCAAGCCGTCCAACGTTAATGTCCTGCCGCACCTGAAGACAAACGCGGAAATGGCCAGTCTCTACCAATCAGCCGACATTGATCTGTCCGGCATCTCCCGCGCGGAGGGGTATAACCTCCCCGCCTTTACGGCGACCGCTTTCGGCAAGTGGAGTATTGTCACCAACTGTTCTGCCCACAAAGATTGGGCGACAGCCGAAAACAGTATCCTTATCGAGCCGACGGGCAGCGTCAAAGCGGTGGACGGGTTCTTCTTCCGTGAAGGCGACCAGTTCAGCTCCGGCAATATGTTCGACTTTGCGCCTGATGCCATTGAGGAAGCCATGATTAGGGCGGAAAAACTGGCGAAGACCCCGAATCCAGCCGGTCTGGAACTCGGTAAAACACTGACTTACAAGCATACGGTTGACCGTATTCTGGATAAAATCGAAGAGATTTCGGTGTAACCAACTGAATAGACCAATTACTACCATGCCATTTGATCTTTGCGCCATTGCCGGAGTCACATACGAAGACCAGTCTCTTCTCAAAACCGTCCGAAAGGAAGCTGACAAAAAGTTCTCGAAAGACTCTTATACCAAAAACCTCTGGGTCCTTCGCGAATACAAGAAGCGCGGCGGCAAGGTGAAGTATGAGGGGCGGAAACCGGCACGAAAGGAAATCAAGAAGCAAGTAACCGCTTCCATTGATTTCGAGATGGAGGCCGTTCGTCTAAGCATTCCCGCCGAAATCGAAGCCGCCAACGCTTCGGCAGACTCGGATATCCGCGATTTGGTGGAAGACCTTCAGACTTACGCCTATTGTGTGGAGGCTGATGAGGATGATACGGACGGATTCATGCAGGACTTTGTGGAAGAGGCGGCGAAAAAGAAGAAGAATGTGAAGCTGAACAAACCGTTCCGCACTCCGGGTGGCCCGAAGAAATTCGCGGTATACGTGAAGAATGAGAAGGGCAATATCGTGATGGTTAGGTTTGGCGATCCTTCGTCCGAGATAAAGCGCGATGACCCCGAACGGCGTAAGAATTTCCGCGCTCGTCATAACTGTGATAATCCCGGCCCAAAAACGAGGGCCAAATTCTGGTCTTGCCGGCTGTGGGCTCGTAAGCCCGTTTCCGACATCGTCGGCAGCGAAAACGAAAGTGCATTGAAAGAGATTTTTGGCGAAGTAGAGGTAGAAGAGTCAGAATGAAGTATTACGTATACGTTATTTTAGACCCATTTACGGGTCCATATGATTGTTTTGAACACCATCCTATCTACATCGGAAAGGGAACTGGAAACCGTTGCGAAATGCACCTAAAACTCGGATTTGAAGAAGACTCAAACAGGGTAAAAAGTTCTAGAATAAAGAAAATAATGTCAAAAGGTAAAAAACCTGTGATTTTGAAGGTTTTTCATACGGATGACGAGACCGAAGCATACGAACACGAGGAGTCTTTGATAGCAAAATATGGAGTTTTTGGTGATGGTATTTTGACAAATCTAACCCCAAGTTGTAGACCACCAAGCAGAAAAGGCGCGATTATATCACAGGAACAAAGAGATATTGTTGGAAAAGCCGCCAGAAAAAGACTTTTAGGTAAGACATATGAAGAATTATACGGAGACCGTGCCGAAGAAGTAAAAAAGAAGATTGGGGCCGCAACCAGAAGACGGGCAAAAGACATTAAAACGGAAACTCGCGAAAAACTGAGCAAATCAAACGTTAGATCATACGTGGAAATATATGGATCAGTAGAAGAGGCGGAAAGACATAAAAAAATACGATCAGAAGCAAGAAAAGGGAAGAAAAGAACTCCAGAGCAAAGAGCGAGAATGGCAGAGTTAAATAGAAAAACAAGAGAAAAATTTGGAAACGACAAAAGCAAAACTTGGAATGGAGTTAGGTATAATACTACCAAAGAAGCAATAAAAGCGTCAGGTCTTTCCTCGGGAAGATTTTACAAATTCTTACATAGCACACAAACGAATTAACCTCACTCTATGCCCGCTTACGATTTTGAGAATCCAGAAACCGGAGAAGTCATTTCCGCCTATATCCCTTTGACTGCGCCTGACTCTGCGCGCCAGTTCCAAGTGATTGACGGCAAGACCTATAAGCGTGTCTACTCCTCGCCGCTGGCCGCCGTGGACCTAGCCACCCGTCAAGGAGATGGAACAAAGAATGACTTTTATCGCGTTACCACGGGTAAACGCGGCATGAAAGTCGGAGACCTTTGGGAAATCTCACAGTCCATGAGCGATAAACGTAAAAACCTTATGGGCACGGACCCGGTCCACGAGGAATACTACCGCAATTACGAGAAGGAAAACGGCGAACGCCACTCAGACCTTGTCAAAAGGGAAAAAGCGGAAAAACTGAATGCCCGGCTGGCGGACATGGGGATCAAGATTAAAACCTGACTTAGCCGGGGTAAGCGCCCCTAGACTTCATGTCGGACACCCATTTTTTGCGATGCCCAGCTATATCCCAGTCCCACTTGGCGGTTTCATAACCCACATCGTAGCCAGCTTTTTCCGACATATACCATTTGTGCTCAAGGATAGCCTGTTTTTCCATCAACCAAGCCGTGTAAAGATTGGACCTTTCAATCGGGAACATCTCTCCGGTAGCGTTCATTGTCAACAGTAGTTACACTTGTCGCAACGGGTTTTCTCTTGACTACCTGACAAATACCTCCATAATAGACTTTTGCTGAAATCCGTGTCGGTCACAAGCCACTCGGGTCTAGGCAGATACCAAACAAAAACCAAACACAAAACCAAATACTACCATGGCACTTAGCAATGGATCAGGCACAAACAACTCCGGGCCGCTCGTCTTTTTGAGCGCCCGTTCAAAGATCAAGGGCTCAGATGGAAAAGACGTGGAACTCGCCAAGCCCTATTTCGAGATTTCCCGCGTAAACGACGAGGGTCAGATCGTAAAAACCGACGAGACCGCGACCCGAGTGGAAGGAGACCTTGTAGCTATCAAACTCAAGGTCCGTGAATACAACGGCAAAAAGACCCCTCATGTAGTCCTTTACGTTCAGGACAATAACCCGGAAGCTGAAAAGAAGGAAACCTACTCTCTGGATTTGACGCACCGCATCTCGACCCGATCCCTGTTCAACGCCATCCTCTCGCTGGAGAGCCCGAAGAATATCGCGATCAGTATCTACAAGTCGAAAAAGGGTTACGAATCCTTTGGGCTGGATCAGGACGGCGAAAAAGTGAAGTGGAAGTATGAAATTGCCGATCTTCCCGCCGCCGAAGTAATCAAGGACAAGAGGGGCGAAGTCATCAAAACGGATCACAGCGATGTTGACGCCTTTTTCGAGACCGAACTCAAGGTGTTGGCCGAAAAGTTCGGGTTCAACACCGGGAATAAGTCGGACAACAAGCCGGCCACGGATGAGACCCCGACTCCTGCCGCGACTCCCGCTGCCAAGCCTGCTGCAAAGTCCACTGGCAAACCGGCCGCCAAAGCCGCCGCCAAGCCGGAGCCCGAACAGAACGACGACGATAGCGTGCCGTTCTAATCGGGACTGAAATAAGACCCCACTCGCCCCGTTCGCCGGATTCTCTGGCAACGGGGTTTTTGGGTAAGGAACGGTAACTATGGACGCTACACAATTTACATATTGGCTCAAAGGGTATACGGAACTCGGGGGAGACTGCCCGACTCCGGCGCAGTGGGAAGTAATCAAGGAGCATTTGGATTTGGTGTTTAACAAGGTAACGACGAAGACGGTGACATCTCCAAGTCCTACCCCTACATACTGCACGAATGCTGCGGTAAATTACACCAATTTAGACCTAAGCTAGAATAAGTCAAACCCCATCATTCGCTGTTAACTTTCTATGTCCCGCAAAAAGAAAATCGTTCTTTCCACCAACCCGCCTTGGCTCCACACCGGACTGGCGGAAAACGGTCGCTTTCTGGCACAATGGTTGTATAAGACCGGAAAATATGACCTCTCCTATTACTGCTCCCAGTCCAGTGTGGCGGACCCCAATCACGGGCGGCAACCTTGGAAGAGTCGCGGCTGTATCCCGAACGACCCCAACATTATCCAACAGCTGAATCAGGACCAGAACCGCGCCAGAATGGCATCATACGGCGGGCTGCTCATCGGACAAGTGGTAAAAGAGGAACAACCGGACATCCTGTGGTGTTCGGACGACGCTTGGGCGTTCCCCGGAAACGAGTTTTTCAACGCCCCTTGGTGGAATAAAATCAATCCGATTCTCCACATCACGGTAGACTCTCTCCCCATTCTGGAACAGGCGTATGATCAGGCGAAAGTGACGCCCAATTTTTTTACGTGGGCCAAATTCGGGTCCACCGAAATGCGGAAACGTGGCCCGGAATGGGCGCATACCAAGCAGATTTACGGCGCGACGAATGTAAACAATTTCTCTCCGGTTTCAGCGAACGAGAAAGCGGAGTTGCGGCGACGGTTCGGTATCGGGCAGAACACACTGGTATTCGGATTCACGTTCCGTAACCAGTTGCGAAAAGAAGCGCTTTCCGTCCTTCGCGCGTTCCAAGAGTTTACGAAACTCCACAAAACGGTTGACGCAAAACTCCACCTGCACACGAGTTGGAGTGAAACCGCGAACGGATGGGACATCCCGAAGTTCATCAAACTCTTCGGTGTAAATCCCGAAAGCGTGCTCTGCACTTACGTTTGCAAAAACTGCGGGAACTGGCACATCTCCCCGTATCGCGGCGAGGATCAGAACTGCCCGTATTGCGGGGCGCAGAAGTCCATGGTAACCGCCAATATCAATCACGGTGTTCCGGATGAGGAAATGAAATATGTCTACGGCATCCGTGACGCGACAGTTTCCGCTTTCACCTCCGGTGGTCTGGAATTCGAGAACGTGAATACCCTCCTTTGCGGACTCCCGCTGGCCAGCACCAATTACTCGTGCGGTCAGGATTTCTGCGAGCAACCGTTTGTGACTCCTATCGACTGGCATTTCCGCAATGAGGCTGGCACCTCTTTCATCAAGGCCACCAACGATATCGGCTCCATCCGGAAGTTCATGGAAAAGATTTCTGCCATGTCTCTTGCGAAACGTCAGGAAATCGGAGAAATCGGGCGGGATTGGGCGAAGAACACGTTTTCCATCGAGTCTATTGGGCCGCAGTGGGAGCAAGTTTTCGACGCTTTGCCGCCAAAAGATTGGTCCTCCATCTCCCTTACGCCGCCGCGCAAGAACGAGACTTATCCTATTCCCCAGATTCAGGATGATCAAGCATGGGTGACGGCGCTGTATAACAATATCCTTGTCTGTCAGCCCGACCCCGATGGGCTCAAACACTGGATGTCCCAGCTGAAATCGGGAATCACGCGAGACGCGATCTATCAGTTTTTCCTCAAGATTGCCCGCGAGGACAACGCCAAGCTGGAGCCGCCGAAAGACTTCTCATCCCTGTTTGACGCAAATGATAGGAAGAAAATCCTCTTCGTAATGAAGGAGTCCGGCGGGGACCTGTTTATTGCCAGTGCCCTGTTCAAGGGACTGAAGGCTCTATACCCCGGAGCAGACCTATACGTTGGGTGCGAACCCAAATTCGCGGAAATCATTGCTGGAAATCCCTATGTTCACAAAATCCTGAGCTACCACCCGGCCATGGAGCAGGAACTGGTCATGCGCAACTACGTTGACCATTACTACTTCCCGGCGGTCCAGACGCAAAGACAACTCGGGTATCTGACCCGCAAGTTGACGCTGGCCCAGACCTACGCGCACGCATCCGGCGTTGAGTTGGACAAACCTTGGATTCTGTCCACGTTTTTCCCGCTGGATCATCCGGTCGAAAAATCTATTCTGATCCACGCCTTTGCCGGGGCCACGGTAAACCAAAACGGGCAAATCCACGCCACGTTTCCGGCCAAAATCTACGATCACTTCAATGACGTGGTCCAGCTCCTGAAACCAATCGCGGAATCTCTCGGCTACAAACTGTATCAGATCGGCGGACCCGGCGAACCCGGCTTGAAGGGAATAGAGTCTCTGGTCGGAAAAACGAGCATGCACCAATGCGCGTATCTGGTCAAAAACTGCGCGCTCCTTATCGGGAATGACTCCATGTGGGCTCATATCCGAGGGGGCGAAATGAAGCCACAGGTCCATATCTATGGCTCAACTTCATCCCCTCATTTCCCACACTGGCGCGACCCCGAAAAGTCGTTTTTGATCGAGTCCCATCGCGGCGGCAAGAAACCCAGTTACGCGGCTGTAGAAACCCCCAAGACGATCAACTGGATCACGCCGGAAGAGATCGTGAATACGTCCCTCAAAGCGATTGGAGCTGAACGGCGCGTGACCCAGAAATCCATTCTGTTCGGCGATGCCTACCATGTGGCAGCGGTCGAGCTTGTGCCCAACTGTATTGTCGGTCCACAAGTTCAGATGCCGGGACCTCTGGTGGTCAGAATGGATTATGTGTCGGACGCAAAGGCGGCAGAGCCCCATCTCCTCTCCAATCTACAGATCAGGCCGTGCCTGATTATCACGGACAAGGAATTGGACCTGAACCTTTTGCGACAGGCCAAGCCGAGGATCACAGCGTTGCGCGTAGAGGTTGACAAAGTAAGTCCCGAATGGGTCAAGCAGGTCAAAAAGATCGGTATCCCGACGGCGTTTTTCTCATCGGAACAGGACCCCGAAAAACTCGCCAAGCTACGGTTGGACTATTACGATACCTGCGTTTTCGACCATTTTCAACCGCCTAAGAAAGAGGAGTTTGAAAAACTTGCGGCAACATACCTGAACAAATCTCTTGACGCAGGTGGCATACCTGCTAACCTAAGGTTTGCTACAAATAAATTCCTTTTATCCGAAGGAAAGGTCTATCTGTCAAAGGCTCACTGGAAACTCGGCAAACACGCCGACAGCACAGAAAAAAATACCGATGACGTGATAGATTCTCCGGATTTCTGGGAAGAGTTTTCACACTTCTACATATACCAAAAATGACCCAACAAACATACTCCGTCGGAAACGAAAACATGCCTGTCACCTTCTGGGGTCCGGCGTTCGTTGAGGCGAAAGCCAAACCTGAATGGCCGCGCAAACCGGACGGTTCCGTCAATTGGCGCGCTCTTGTCCGCCCCGAACACCTTTATGTTAAACGGGAGTTCGAGCCGAAGGTAGCGGAAATGCTGGGTAAGAAATCGACCGATATCGCCAACCTCTTGCCAGAGGATATCGCCAAGGTCCCGGACAGGTATCTTGTCATCCGAAAGGCCGGTATTCTGGAACTGGCGCGACTGCGCGGCTACTCTTCCGCTGTCCCGGATGTTAAACATGCTGCCCGCGATTACGTGGTGGTTCAGACTCTTGTCTCTTGGCTTCCGTTTGAGGGGCAGCCCGTAAAGACGAACGGCGGAGTAGGTGAAGCCCACCACGAGAATACCAGCCGACTCGGCGCATTCTATCTTGCCGCAATGGCGGAAAACCGAGCCTTCGCCCGAGCCGTCCGCCAGTTCCTTGAAATCGACATCGTTTCCAGCGACGAACTCGGTGCGGGCATCGAGCCGGAGCAGAACCCGTCCGCTGTCCAGACCGCTACGTCAAACATCAATGACATGTTACCGACCGGCGCCTTGGCCAAAGCGGCGCATGAAGGCGGTTTCTCCTTTGAGCAGATCAAGAAGGCGGCCCTTTCCCGGTGGCAGGAGGACTCCATCAATGTCGCTAAAGACGCCAACTTCAAGCGCCGAATCGAGAATGACCCCACCGCTTGGCAGGACTTCAAGGATATCCCGGCCCGCGACTGCATGTCTCTGATTACACTGATCAAGGCCGCGAAAGCCGCGCGGGAGACCAGTAAAAAAGAAATGGAAGCCGAAAAGGTAAGTCAAACAACTCCGGTTGCCGAAACCGAGTCAGCTACCAAGCGCCGTGGACGACCGCCAAAGACTTCGCCTGCTCCGCAAGATCAGGCATCTGCATAGGAACGGTAGGATAAAAGGACAGGAAACCCCACGCCCGAGGCTAAACCCTCGGGCTTTTTCGTGTAACCTACTCGGAAATGTCGTCTCTAATATCCGACTCCGAAAAGGCTTTGCTCCTGACTGATTTTCAGCAGGTCGTGGACACGTTCCTGCGCCCGTTGGTCGTTTATCAGGAAGCGCAAAGAACAGTGATAGTCTCAAATCCAGATTATAACCCATTTTCCGACTGGAATCAGAACAATACGGACATCCAGAATACGCCGGTTTACACGACCATCAGCGGGCGAATCCTGTGGGACAAGCAGCAGGAATGGAAGTATGTCCGGCCGCCGGATAGCCCCCAGATCAAAACGAAGGATGCCACCAATCGCTCGGTTCGCCTCAAGGTGGACCCATCTGGATACAATCTGTTGAAGGACGCGAAAAAGGTAGAGATCGACGGCGTTCTTCTGGATATCGAAAGTCAGGCTAGACCCCACGGGCTTTTCGATACCAATTACTACACCTTCTATTTTGTCCGTTCCATGTAACGGAAAAGGCTCATTATGGCCAAAATGAACATGGCAGCCATAAAGGTGACGGTAGCCCAAGATAAGAACGGGGTTATGAAAAAAGCTGCGCAAACCCGTGCGGAACAGGTATTTGAGGACGCTGTAATCGGTATGCAGATGGAGTTTGAGAATCACTCTGTCACAAAAGAGGTGGCCCAAGGAATTGGAGCCTCGAATATCAGCAAGACGCTTGGCGGCAAAGCGGCACCCAAAAACCTTTACTCATTTATCGGGTTTGAGGCCAGTGAAAATGACCAGACGGGACCTATTCGAGACGCTCTTTCGCCAGACGACCCGGCGGGACCCAAGCTGAGGTATGGCGGTAAAGAAGTGATGTCTAATCAGAATGCCAGATTCAAATTCGAGATATCGGCACCCGACAAGCAGAGAATCTACAAAAACACCCCGATGCCTTGGGCTTCCGGCTGGAGCTGGGCGCAGAAGATAGAGACAAAAATCCCCGGATTCTCGCGGTTTCTCGCCGAGTTCATGGGCGACCCGTCGCGTTCAGGCGGCGGCGTTCAGATCAAAGGCCATGACATTAGAAGCGAAGAATACACCCCGCCAGACGAGGGGTATTTAACGACCATATTCCAGAACTTCTTGAACCGTGTCCGCCAGTATAATCGCGGCGGGTTCAGACGGAGATTCAAATGATAACGACCTCTTTTTCCAAGTCTGCTCTTTTGTCGTTTTTCGCTTGGTTGGACCATCAGCTCCTTCAGGAAGGACAGATGTATACCAATGCCAATACCCAGCTTTACAAGCAGACGAGCACGGACCCGGTTCTTGGAAACCAGTATACCACCTATTCGTCTCCTTTTCGGTCTCTGGTCTGGGATCAATCCGTGAGTGGCGCAAATCGGTTTAACGCCATTTCCGGCTACGTTTTCAACTCCTCTCAGTTCACCTCCAGCGGAGGCGACCAACTGTATTCAAGCGTCATTTTTCCGCAAATCCCTGCCACCGGATATGGCGGCGCGTCTTTGCAGATGGACCTCAGTTTTCCAGCCTATATAACGGCCCCGACCGGGACGGTGATATTGAGCGGAAACAGCGTCTTTTTCCCCGACAACCTGACGCAGACCACGGCAATCCGCTTTTCTGGTGCAAACTCGGGGGATTACTCGGACCTGATTGTATCCATCACGGGAACGGCCACCGTCATTTCCGGGGGCCAATATGGGATGCAAATGGACTTCCAAAACGGAAGAGTTATTGTCCCGATAGACACTTTTCCCGCAACCTCTATTTTTTCAGGCTCTTACGCGATAAAGGACTTCAATCTGTATTTTGCCAATGGCGGCGCTGACCGCATGGTATTTACGAACAAACCCTATCTGAACAGTAGGTTTAACCGGGCAATGACCGGAATGCCTCCGCCCCATCAAAGAGTGACTCCAGCCATCTTCATCTCCACCCAAACCCTCAAGAATGAGCCAAAATCGCTGGGTGGCGGCTATATGTATGATACCGAAATAAAGGTAAAACTGGATGTTTGGGCGGAAACAGCGGGACAGCTGGAAAACGCTCTATCCCTATTGGTAGACTCAAAAGACCTGTGTTTCCCCGAGATTTCGGAGTCACAGTGGCCGTTGGCCCCTACCGGCGACCTCAAATCTACGCCATACAACTACGAAACGCTTTTTGACAGCCTATATACTCCATCAAACCTGTATAGCATCACAAAAGTCAGGTCTTCAAAATACGGGGACTCGGTTCCGATAGATCAGTCAATTTTTGGCGGCAAGGTGGAATTAACCCTGCAAAGGACCCGCAGACTCAGGTAGCTCTCAGTGTAACTGAAAACGTATGGCGAACACATCATTCTCAACGATTACGCTGCTCTCCTTTGCTCAGTGGTTTACAAACAGATTGCAACAGGACGGTCAGGCGTATTTCAACACGACCAGCCGGCTCTACTATCAGCCGGATACCCGGTTGCCTGCGGGATATATCGCATACTCATCTCCTTTCAGGTCATGGGTTTATGATTCTGGTGTATCTGGCGCTGCGGTTTTGGACAGAATCAGCGGCTCTCTAGGAGTCGGTGGGACAGGCTTCGTTTTGCGCGGCCAGTCCGGGCTACAGATAGACTACACAAATGGGCGGGTAATTTTCCCCTCTTCCGTTGGAACAAATGCCGTAATATCAGGGACTTACGCGGTTTCAGAGTTGAACACTTATTTCGCCAACCAAAGCGCGGAAAAGATGGTGTTTACCAACAAGTATTACCTGAACAGTCGGTTTAACAGGCCAATTACCGGTATTCCTCCGGCCAACGACATGGTCACGCCCTGCGTTTTTGTAACAAATCTTGGCGGCGAGAATGAGGGCCGAGCATTTGGCGGCCTCTACAACACCATGATGGATGTAAGACTCATAGTCATGGCTGAGACCATTAACCAACTGGAGGGAACACTATCTTTGGCTACCGACGCTACCGACGCCAATTTTCCGCAGTTGCCGCCATACCTGTGGCCCCTTGGACCGCTTGGAGATGTAAAATCCGGCTACAACTACCAAACCATCAAAGAGGAGTATGGCCAGCCGCGCAACCTGTATACCATAAACGAGGTGACAGCGACAAAGGTCGGTGACAATCTGAAGATAGACGAGTCCGTTTTTGTCGGCCTGATAGACCTTAAAATAGAGCGGCCTCGTTCGATCCATGGATAATTCACGAGAAAACCATCGGGAATACGTGTAACCAATATCGCCAAACCACGGGAAAGGTATAATTTATGCCGCAATATCAGGCAGGTCAAGTTCGACTGGAGTCCGGAGTTCTGTATTCTTCAACGATGCAGCCGGTTCCGCGCGTCTCAAACGTGAGGATAGACTACAACGTTCCGCGCGCCAATGTTGGTGTATTGAACCGTGGGAAACCTCTTGAAGGCAGGCCGGTAATCAACTATACTCCCGTAGACGCATCGGTTGAGTTCTACAAAAGCGACTCTTCCATTGAGCAGATGCTGGGACTGGTCAATGGAACCAGCGTCGTCTCGAATATTACAGAGACAAAGGCCGCCAATGCTACCTACGGAATCCGTTCCATGCAGGTTGCCTTTGCGCCGACCTCGTCTACCAACTACAACGGTCTTTATGATCTAAAGAGCGGCGTTCTAACGAGTTACACCCTTCAGGGCGGAGTCGGCGACCCGGTTCGCGGCTCTTTCGGTCTGCAATTCTTGGATTGCTCTGGCTCCATCAATACAACCACCAGAGACTCTTCAAACACTGCCGCAAATCTGGTAAAACCGGAAAACGTCTCTCTTACCGGCATTCAGTTTACCGGTTACGGGCTTACCGGCGTCACCATTCAATCCTTTTCCTTCAGTCTTGGTTTTGGCCGCGCCTCTGTCCAACAGCTTGGCACAAAATTCCCCACAGAGCGCCCGCTAACCGATGTGAATGCGTCTTTTCAGTGTCAGGGCTGGTTCGAGGGGATCAATAATTCGGTGACCGGCCTATCGCAATACGATTGCGGTGCGCCATCTGTCGGGGTCGTTGGCCTGACCATGCAGCCCTCCTGCGGCGGCGGGTCTCCCAGCACGATTACCATGAGGAATCCCTACATTGACAGCTTCTCCATTGATTCTCAAGTCGGAGGCTTTTCAACAGTGGCAATTTCTCTTTCCCTGCCTATTGGACCGAATCCAAACGAGACGAGCGACGGGTCTGTGGTCATATTCAATTGAGTTTTCTCAATATTTAGACGGAAATCCATCCGTTTCTTGTGTAACCCAAAGAGGGACCAGCATTTCCCGGTAAAACCTTTTACACACCATGCCCGCATCCACTCCTCGCACTCGTCTTATCTTCCAGAACGTCAACGCGTTTGTCGGCCCTGCGGCCGGTTCTGGAACCACGGCTACTGGCGCTCACTATACCAGCGGCAATGTTCCCATTGGAAATCTTGTCGCTGAAATCGCCAATGTGACCTCGGCCACGCTGAATGTCGGTATCAACCGACAGGACATCAATGTCTTCGGCGTTCTTAACCGCGTTGATCAGATCATCATCGCTCCTCCGAGTATTACGATGGACCTGTCTTGGAACGTTACGGACGGTTACAATGAGTCGATTGTTGGTCTCAACGCTCTTGGAGGTTCTTTTATCTCTGGGCTTTTGACGAAGGTTTCGGATTCAAAGAATTACTTCTTAGCTATTTCGCAACAAGGCATTGATGATGACGGTGTGACCAACCCCAATCAGCGCGACGTTCTCGCCGTTGGCAATGGGTTTATATCAAATTATACGTTCAATGCCGCGGTCGGTCAAGTTGCTACGGCCTCAATTTCGATTGACGCCATGAACGTTGTGGGCTACACGGGCGCGAGCGGAAATAACATTCCAGCCATCAACCCTGAAACCAGCAGCCGAGTCACGACTTGGAACTTCCAGCTTCCGACTGCTACTACTATTACGGGTGGCAACAACGTTTTCGCCCTTCGCCCCGGTGATATTACGCTTTCTTTCCCGACCAACGCCGGATTCCTTTCGCCACTGAGCGGTCAAAACGCGATCAACGTTCAATCGGTCAGCATGTCTGTTCCGATCAGCCGTGTGACGCTTGACCGTTTGAACTCAACTTTTGGATATAGCCGAGAAATTCAGTTCCCGGTCAACTGTTCGCTGGCGATCCGCGCTCTGGCCACAGAAGTAAACCCGACCTCGTTTGATTCGCTTTACTGCAATGACCAAGCCTATAATTTGACGCTTACCCAGCGCCAGCCTAGCTGCAACGGAACAGGACTTAACGCTTTGATCATCGGATTTAACGAAGCCAAAATTGCAAGCTGGTCGCAGGGAATTACGGTCGGCGGAGACAGCACAATTGATATAAATGCGGTAGCACAGATCGCTGGCGCTACAGCTACTGACGGTATCACGTTCTCCGGTTACGGAGCGGTTCGGATTTAACTCAAAACACACTTCAAACCCCTAGACCCGCAGACTAAAATCTGCGGGTTTTTCTTTTTTCTGAAACTCCACCATTTTCCTGTGTAACCCCACTTTGCAGGCTTCTGTCAAAGGTCGCCGGCAGGAACGGAAGAGTAATACGAAACATTTCACATGAACGGAACGGAGCATTTTAGTCCGCACATTGTCGTGCCGGACCCCACCGAACTGCTGAAGACCAAGGTTACCTTGGCTATCAACAGGATTATGGCGAACTATCTGACAAATCTGGAGCAGCTGGCAGATGAACACGATGAAGCCATGGGTAAATTGATAGATACCCTGCCGCCGGAGTATAAGGCCAATGTCCATCTCGCTGACATCTATGGAGATACGAGATTTGAGGCTATCCGTAAGTTCGTTCTGAAGAGCGGGAATGACGGTAGGAGAGAGATTGAGGAAATGATTGATTTTCTCAAAGGAACAAAATGAAAGACGGGGCGATAAAGTTGGTGATAAAATCCGACGGACTCTCTACAAACACCCACTTGTGTTTATCCAATGGAGAAAAACTTGAACAGGTTGAATCGGTGCATTGGAGCATAAAGGTCGGAGAGGCGGCAAAATGCGTTTTAACTATGGCGGCAATACCCGTAGAGCTGGAGACAGACATGGAATCAGTTGAAATTTCAAGAAACTAACAAAGAGCAAATCAGAAAAATGAGCACCACAAACACGAGCACGGACATCAAAATTCTCCACCAGTGGGAAGTAACGGTCACCAAAGAGGTGGACGAAACGACGGCGGAAACGGTCAACGGTCAGGTCGTCAATGTGACGAGAAAGGTCTCGAAACCGGTAGTCACCAAGATGGCGCTGAAACGCCCGACCCGGCGCGAACTGCGCGCGGCCGAACTGTTCTACGGCAAGGAGTTCAATAAATTCGTCCAAATGGGGTTCCTGCCCGAGTCCATCATGCGAAACAAGATGATCGACATCTCCGGCGGGGTCATTTCCGAGAAAGAGCGGGACCGCGCCGAGAAGTTGACCCACAAACTGGTCGCTTTGGAGATGGATTTGGCGCGGCTCGCCACGAAAAGCGGCGACGTAGAAGAGGAGAAAAAGGACATCCAATCCCAAATGGTGGCTATCCGCACGGAACTCATCAACCTGAACGCCGTCAAGGAAGCGGCCTTTTCCCAAAGCGCAGAGGCCCGTGCCAACAGCCAGTTGCAGAGCTGGTTCTCGTTCTTCCTTGTGTATATCGACAAAAATGGGAAGTGGGTCCCCTACTTTGAAGGTGAATCCTTCGATAACAAAGAGGAGTTTATGTGGAAGCTGGAAGAAGATGATGACAAATTCTATTCTATCGCTTCTTCCAAGATAGCTACCTACGTGGGGTGGTTCAGTCACGGTGCCGATAGCCCCGAGGCGTTCAAGGCGATTGACGAGGAGATGGCCAAGCAGCTGAATGCGGACAAGGTCAAGGAAGACGACGTGAAAGGTGAGCCCCTCGCCACGGAAGCCGAAGAGCCTGCCAAGCAGCCGGAAGCCCCGGCGGCTTAATTGCCCCGTGTGGACTCGCTGCGAAGAGCATTCCGCGACATATCCGCTGGCTACACTCGCGGGACCATACTGGGCCGCCCGGCAGTCATAAAACACCTCTCGCACTCGGACCAGATTGATCTGGACGACAAGCGAGAGGAGTTCTATGAATTTGCGCGCTCTAACGGAGCAAAAACCGACGAAGAGCGGTTGAAGGAGGCTATCAAATCCGGCCAATGGTCCGGTGAAAAAGAGCGGGAACTTGCCCGCGCCAAGACGTATATAGAGGAGCTGTATGAGGGTAAGAAAAAGAATGTGAACAACCCGTCCATGGTCAAGGCGTATATGGACAAAATTGAACAGGCCAAAAAGGAGTATGAACAGAAACAGATGGATAAGCGCATGGTTTTGGGTCGGACCTGCGAGGTATACGCGGAAGAAGAGATAAACGACTACTATATTCTATACAATCTGTTTAAGGATATAGACTTACGGATTCCACTATTCAGGGTGGAGGACTTGGATTACGTGCCGGAAAAGGACATGTCCCAAATCTCCAACGACTACCGGAAAGCTATGGAACCGTGTTCCGACAAGGGGGTCAAAAAGCTGGCGATGCAGGGCTTTTTCCAACGTTATTTCCAGATTTGCCAAGACGATTTTACCTCCTTTTTTGGTGTTCCAATCTGCCGGCTGACCTTCAATCAGGTAGACCTTATCCGTTGGGGCTCCCATTTTAAGGGACTCTACTCCAAGCACGACGTATCGAAGTGGCCGAAAAACGTATTGGATGATCCGGATTTGATGATAGAATACGCTTCTTCCGTGGATGAAAAAAGGCGGGAACTGGAGGAAAAGGGCGCAAATGACGCGGACACAATGGTAATTGGCATGAAAGATGAGGACGCCAAAGTAACGGGAGTAAAGTCCCATAACCCTATCCAGAAGATAGCCAATATGGGAATGGACTTCTTTGGCAAGAAATAGTCCCTGATTCCGTGTAACAATACGGGAGAGAACTCTGTCACCGGAGTTCCCAAGGAATCCAAAGACCTTTTACCGGAATGGCCGACCAAACCTCAGTCACGTTCAACTACGATCTCGCCCCGTCGGCGCAGGTGCAGTCCAAGCTGCAACGGCAGTTCAACGAGTTTGAGAAACGGCTGATCTTTAAGGGGCCGTTCGGTCAAATGAACCGAGAGGTGCGGACGTTCCAGTCCGAAATGGAACGCGCGAATCAGCGAGTAATCACGCTGGGGGCCTCTTTTGCCGTCCTGTCTTCTTCGATCAGAATCCTGAAGGACATTGTTAGGTCCACGATTGAGGTAGAAAAGTCCCTCACCGATATCAATGCCGTTTTCGGGCTTTCCGCCCAGAATCTGGACAAATTCTCCAAAGACCTGTTCAATGTGGCGCGGAACACCAGCCAATCCTTTGACAAGGCCGCAGAAGCCGCAAAAGAGTTCTCCCGCCAAGGTCTGTCGGCAGAAGAGACGTTAAAGAGAACGAGGGACGCCCTGATTCTCACGCGTCTCGCCAATCTGGACGTGTCCAAGTCCGTAGACGTTCTTACGGCCTCCATCAACGGGTTCCAGAAGAGCGCGCTGAACTCCACGGAGATCATTAACAAGCTGGCCACGGTTGACGCCAAATTCGCGGTGTCATCCTCGGACCTTGCGGAAGCCCTCTCGCGTGCAGGTGCCGCCGCCTCGGACGCTGGCGTGTCCTTTGACCAATTGCTCGGTATCGTTACATCGGTCCAACAGACTACGGCGCGAGGCGGTTCCGTCATCGGTAACGCGCTGAAAACGATCTTCACCCGTGTCGAGCGCCGGGATACGATTGAGGCTTTTCGGTCTCTCGGCGTTGCAGTGGAAGACTCCAGCGGCCAAATCCTCGGGGCCATCCCGCTTTTGCAGAATTTCGCTAGGTCCTATGACAAACTGTCGGACTCAACCAAAAAGCAGGCGGCGGAACTGGTCGGCGGCGTTTACCAGATCAACATCCTGAAAGCGGCTTTGGGCGACTTGGCCCGCGCCAACGGTATCGCGGCTCAGGCCACCAGAACGGCGGCAGGAGCCACGGACGAGGCCATCGAACGTAACGAGGTCCTGAACAAGACTCTGGACGCGACTCTGACCCGCTTGGGAACGAGTTTCAAACAGATCGGCTCCAATATCGGCAGCCTGTCCTTTGCGAATCCGCTCAAAGACTTGTTGAACACCATTCAGGGTGGCGGCATCATGAAGGCTCTGGAAGACGCTTCCGGCGGGGCTGAGACTGCCGGTGGAAAAGTCGCGCAAATGTTTCTGTCCGGATTTGGTGCGGCCATAACCTACGGACTTGCGCCCCTTCTGGCTTTTGGCGTCGGCAGAATCGTAACGGGAACATTCAAAAATCTATTCAAGGACGCAAAAGAAATCACGTTTCTAAACAAGGAGGCGTCCACTCAGGCCCAGATACAAAACCAGCTGGTCGGTCTTTATCGCGCTGGCGGAGCAGCACTACAGCAACAGCTCTCCACCATGTCTACCATGACGGAGAAGGCCGCTTACCTGAACACGCTCATGCGGAGCAGTTCTGCGGCGGTAGTTTCCCCAAGGAGAATGGCGCAGTTCATGGCTAAGGGCGTCCCGCGCTCGGCTGGCGGCTACATTCCCATGGGAGAAGAATCCGCCGCCATTGCTGCGGGGGTCGGCGGTGCGCCGGCAGGAGCCAGACCCGTTTATCTGCCGTCCTTCAATCGCGGCGGCGGTCAACGCGGGATTGTAGCGAATACCAGTGAGTTTATCGTGCCCGGTGCGGCGGGCGGTGCAATTTTCAATCGGGAAATGATCCAGAAATATGGGCTTCCGCCCGGCAGCACTCCGGTGGCGGCGGGTGGGTATATTCCGAATGCCGCAGAAGGAGTTATCAAAACACATGTCGATTACTCTAGCTTTAGATCATCGCGTGGAACATTTGTTAGCAAAGAATCAATCGCCCAAATTGATGATTTGCTCAAGGCAATAACCAAAGCGGGTAGCGGACAAGAAGCTCGCCAACTTGGCAAAGGCGTAATTGATCTAGCGGAAGGTCTGAACAGAATGTCAAAAGGAAAAGTTTGGGAAGAACTTGGGCGTATTTACACTTTGTTTGATCGAGGATACTATGGCGGAACTCCTGCCGGTCCCGGCCAGTTGCCCGACATGCCAAGCTCGCCAAGAGGAACCGGGGTGGGAGCACCGTTTACAGCCATTCCATATATGCCTCAAGTATATGCAGAAAAATATTTTAAGAAAAATTTTTCATCTCTTCGATTAAAGGATTTGTCTTATGCTTCTGGACTATTTGATCTTACTTCCGATTCTGGAGATAGGTTTCTGGCCGAGCAGATCGGAAGACGATCTTCCAATTTTAACGCATTAAATAAAAATGGAAATATTCAAGGTCTAGCCTTGGCGGACGCCATTACGGCATCCCGTGGCTTGGCATATGGAACCACGTTAACGGATCAATTCAATCAGACGGTTCAAGCATCAATCCAATCTGGAAAAGGAATTTTAACCGCCTATAGAGAAGCGATTCAACAACTAACCACCGAAACAACGAATCGAAAACAAATAAATTCAATTATTCGCAAATCAATTCCGACAAATGTCGCTTTTGAAAAGGAGCGCGGAGAATCGTTGGCACTTGCAAGGCTTGAAAACAAATCCATAAAAGGTTCTATTTCTAGGCAGGCCATTTTGAACGCAGCGGTCCAAAGAGTCGAAGGCGGCGCAAGGCTTTCCGATTTGACCCCTCAGCAAAGAGGGCTATTTATTTCCGGCCTGCGCCAAAAGGCCGCGAATGACCTCGGGTTTGGCGGCCAAGACATTTCCACCGTTTTAAGAGACAAAGACGCCAGATCGCAGATCAACCAAATTGTTTCAAGGGAAATGGCGGTCATAAACTCACAGCCAAGAGAGATTCCGCCCCTTCTTTCTGGTCGTGGCAAGACCTCGTCTTTCCTTCAAAGAGCCATGGGCAGACTCAATTCTCCCTCGGGTTCTCTGGCCTTGGCTCTTGGGCCGTCATTTGCGGCGGGACTAATACCCGAAGGCAGTGGTGGAACCACGTCTGGAATGGGATTTGGTGCCCTTAAAGGTGGTCTGAGTGGAGCGGGAGTCGGTGCCGGTATAGGCTCTTTCATCCCCGGAATCGGAACCGCCGCTGGCGCTGGTATCGGTGGTGCCATCGGCTCTGCTTATGGCTTCCTGTCTAAATTCAGAGAATCTTTTGAAGAACTGTCCACAAGACTGGAAGAGTCTACGAAAGAAGTGACGCAGGAATTTGACAATACCGCCAAAATCATCAGGCTGAGAGGGGAGGCTAGCCGCGCCCGCGCCGAAGGAAGAGAAAGAGACGCTTATGCAGCGGAAAACGAGGCTGCCGATCTTGTCCGAGGGACTAGAAACCAGAAATACATGGACTTTTTGGGGAAGAATCGTTTTAACCCCAATTTGGAATCTGATTTTGCAGAGTTTGGCGGCGCAGAAGTTGAATCCAATTTCTTGCGCAAACAGATGCTTTATGCGGGAAAACTGGGGGAAAAGCCCCTAATACCTTTTGAATCTATGCTTTCAAAAGGCGGCCTTGGAATGGCGTTAGGCTCTATTATCCCCGGAATAGGACCGTCTCTTGGTGCTGGAATAGGCGGTATGGTTGGATCGGGTTATATTGATAAGTTTCTGCCAAAAGAATATACAAAACAGCCATTTGAGGAGTCTGCCGCAGAAGAAGCGTCCAAAGGATTGCGACAAATCGTAAAACAGCTACCCAACATTGTTTTGGCGAATCTTCAGACCAAAGCGGCATCTGACCCGTTAGGCGCTATGGCCCTCATCGCTGGGATGAGCGGCATGCAGGGTTCGGAGGTCAAAGCACTGATGTCAAATGTGAACCCCGATTTCGCCAGAAGCGCGGTAATTGGAGCCACATCTCAGGCCATCCGTGGTAACCTGAACGTCCAACAAAATGCCACCCCCAATCAGGCATATAGAGATTTGAACCAAGCTCAGATTACCGAAATGGTGATATCCCGCAAAATGAGGGCTTCACTATCCGATCTTTCGTTCTCTTCTGGCAACCAAATCGAGCAAAACAGACAGAGACTTTTGCTTGGCAAAGAATACCTCTCCGATTCGGACAGATTGACGATGGAGAGAAATTACGGTCAAGCCAACATAGAGAGAGAAACCGCGCAAAAACGCAAGACTCTTGTCACGGGTGGAATTGCGGACCTATTTTCGCAACTTGGACAACAAAACGTTCTTGATCCAAAGGTTTTTTCAAGAATTGGGTCAATAGAGAGGTCAAGAGACCCGTTGAATGAATTGCTGAAACTACAGTCGGTTCTTTCAAATTCTCAAAAACCGTCTGATTTAGCTGGGGTATACACCAAAGAATTCATGAACCAACTCGGCGAAATGATTCAAAGCATCAAAGTTTTGAATGAAACCGAAAAACTGAACATCAAAGTCAATAACGAAACCAACGCTTTGATGCAGAAAGATTTGGCGGAGAAAAAGACGTTTGAATACGCGGTTCAAATGGGCAGAAAGCGCGGCGATGACGCTAGGGAAGCAGTTGCCTTGGCGATGAGGCAGGGAGAGCTTAGCTCCGTTATTGAAAACAATATATTGAATGAGGACGAGACAGAATACCGCAACTCTCTAAGGGAGGGCAAATCTGGCTTTAGCGAATCTGGGCTATTCTCTTTGTTGGCGTCCAACTCGAAAAGGAGAAGCATTCTGTCGTCAAGAGAGTCCGATAGCGCCATAATCAATGCGTATAAAGAAAACCCAAGTCTTTTCTCTGGGTCCGAAATCGGTTCGTCCATTTTTGGCGACGCAAAGGAAAGGGGCAGACTTGGCAAAACTCAAGGCTCCTTCCTCGGCGGCTTCCGTTCCGTCATAGAAGGTGCCAAACGCGACCTTCTGGACTTCTCGGAAATCGGTGCCCAAGTCGCGAATTCCCTGCAATCCAATCTGACCAGTTTTTGGACCGATTTCGCGACCGGCGCTATCAGCGGAAAAAACGCCTTCCGCAGTTTCGCGGCTTCAGTTCTGACGGACGCCTCCCGGATGCTGGCCTCCAAAGCGTTTTCGGCGGTTCTGTCATCTATCCCCGGGTTCGGTCTCTCTTCCGGCGGTCGCGTCGGCTTTGCGGCTGGCGGCATGGTCCCGGCAATGCTGACCGGCGGCGAATACGTGTTCGGCCCCAAAGCGGTTCAACAGATTGGGCCGGAAACCCTCCGCCGCCTGAATGGCTACGCGAACGGCGGCATGGTGCGCGGCGGTTCCGGCGTGCGTGATGACGTGCCGGCGGACTTGCCGACGGGTTCTTTTGTCATCAAAAAGAGTTCGGCCCAACGCCTTGGCAGCGGTTACCTGAACGCTTTGGCGGAGGGTAAGGTCCAAAACAGGTTCTTGGGCGGCCTCATGAGCACGGCTCTTGGCGGTGCCTTGACTGGCGGCGTCCTTGGCGGCGGTCTCGGCTATCTGGTCGGCGGCAAGAAGGGGGCAATCGGCGGCGCTCTACTTGGCGCAATCGGCGGCGGCTTATATGGGTATAACAGCGGCCAAATGTCAGCCGGAATGCAGGCGTATGGGCTGCAAAACGAAGTGGCTGGACTCAGCGTAGGGACTAAGGCGATGCTGGGTATCGGCGCTTCCGCAGGTCTCGGTCTCCTTGCCGGCGGTATCTCGTCAAAGGGACTAAAGAAGGAGTCCTCTTACATTTCCGAAGATCAGGTCCCGGCCCTTCGCGCGCAACTGGAGCAGAACCAGCTGGCGGGGCGGAAAGCTGGCCAACAAGTTTTCCTGCAAATCAACCCGCAGGGCGGCTACTCTCTGGCCGGATTTGACAGTGCCCCCGCTACCCGGCGCTGGGCAAATGGCGGGGGAGTCGATCTCCCGATGTCATCCGGCCCAAGTTCCCCGATGTTCCAAGGTTTTTCCGAGGGTGGCGAGGTCGGCATTCCGATGTCCGTCGGATCATCTTCCCCCTCTGTTTCCAGCTCCCCTTCCGTAGACCAGCAAGTCTACGTCAAAATCGAGATCAACAACCAAGGCGGCGTGTCTTCTTCTTCCAAGTCCGGCGGCGGCGGCATGGACTCCCAAGCGGCGGGCAGACTGGAGAAGTTGGTCCGTGGATGGACACAGGACGAGCTGGTCCGCCAGAGCCGCTCGGACGGGTTCTTTACCCAACGCTCCAGATATATACAGTAAATCCACATGTCTGTTCAATATTCCATCGCCCCTTTCAACTCTACCCTGACGTATAAGAAATACGACGTGGTGTATGGCATATACATAGGGTCCACCATCCATTCTTCGCCTTATTTCTATGCCACATCCGACGTGGCGGCAGGCTACAGCCCGTCCGGCGTATACAACTACCCGATCACGCAATTCTCGCGCTCAGAGGATGTTACAACTCTGACATACTCCCACACCGGCGGCCCGGCCTTCGGGGTGGGTTCCATCATCAAGGTGACCGGCATGGCGAATACCACCGTCAATTTTACCGGTATGGTGATGCAGGGCGGTTCCGGCACCATTTCCTTTGTAAATCCCGGATGGCCGGAAACGACAGCTACCAGTATCGGGGCCATCAACTGCCTGTCGCCCGCTTGGACGACTGGGTTCATGCATATCCCGGACTACACAACAAATGTAGACACCGAAAATCCCACGATTGTGTCGCAAATGGGAGGAGGCTACTCCCAACGAATTTCGCAGGGAATCAACACCTTCAATCAAGGCATCAATCTGGTTTTCCGCAATATCGGACCCCAGCAGACGAAGGCCATCAATAACTTCATCCAAGACAAACAGGGGGTCTACCCCTTTGATATCCTATTAAACGACCAGTTTCTGAATAATCAACCGAACCAGAAGTATGTGGGCTCCAATGTGAAGATTGAGCCAGCGTCCTTCAAGTTATACAACGTGTCGGTTCAGGTGAACCGCGTGTTTGACCTCTAATCTATATGCTGTCAATAGGACAAAAGTTTTCAGAAGAAAATAAACCAAATTCAACACACAAAAGCCCCGCTATTTACATAGCAACAAACTCTGTAAATGGTAAAATATACGTTGGTAGCACAAAGAGTTTCGAGAGAAGATTCGCGGGTCATAGATGCATAATGAGAAGGCCGCATGACGCGTCCACCGCTTTTGAATATGCGATTGTAAAATATGGGTTTTCTGCTTTTGTTTTTGAGATAGTCGAAATTCCGGTTGAGGAAAAAAGGTTTGAAAGAGAGCAGTTTTGGATTGATAAAATGCAGCCTTTTAGAGAAAAAGGATACAATTTATTAAAAACTACAAAATACATACCCAATAATTGCAAAAAACCAATGTCAGAAGAGGCCCGTAAAAAAATGATAGAAACGAGCAGAAGGACTGGCCTAAAATATGCCGAAGAAACCAGAAAAAGAACAAGCAAGCCAGTTTATCAAATAGACCCCGAAACCAAGTTGATAATTAGCGAATACCCTTCAGCAATAGCGGCAGACATTGCAATCGGATCACCCACTTCTTCCGTTAACAACGCGTGTAGAAAGGGACGTAAAGTAAAGGGTTTTTTTTGGGTTTACAAAAAAGATTACGACTCAGGAAACTATTCAATCCGACCAAAAAGAAAGATAAATCTTTGCGCCTCTTTTTACAAAAGCATAAAACCAATTGTAATGATGGACATGGATGGTAATGAAATAGCCTATTGGGATTCAGCCCAAGACATTTTGGAGGTAATGGGATTTGTTCAAAGCCCTATTTTAAAATGTTGCCGTGGAGAGAGGAATAAAAGCTATGGATATACATGGAAATTTGTCCAAGATCAAGCGGCTATAGATTCGATAAAAAAGAAAAGAAAAACGGTATACGAAAGAAACAAGTTTGAAATTTTAGAATAAAATGCCACAAGAAAAAATATTAGCAGAGTCATATTCTTTTACGCCAAGCGCTCTGATTGAGCTGTTTGAGTTAAATGGCACAAGCGTCGGGCTATCAACTATTTATAGATTTGTAAATTCAAGTTCCAGCAGTTTTCAATCTGTTGTTTTTGATGGCGAAACATATATGCCTTTTCCCATAATGATGGAAAATGTCGATAGCGATTCCAAGGGAAGTCTGCCACGTCCGCGTCTCTCGGTATCCAACATCAACGGATTCGTTTCCAATCTCCTTTTACTGAATACCAATTCCTTGGACGGCGCGACGGTTACCAGAAGGCGAGTCTTCGCCCGTTTTCTGGATGCGTCCAACTACCCGACACCAACCCCGATCTGGGTCACACCCGATACGACCGCCGCCTTCCCGGACGAACCGTTTATCATCAACCGAAAGGTCCTTGAAAACCCGCAGGTAGTCCAGTGGGAGTTGGCCAGTCCGTTGGAGGCGAATAATGCGAGATTGCCCAGACGCCAACTGATTGCAAATGTCTGCACTTGGAAATACCGCCAAAGCGGGACCTGTAACTACTCTGGTGCTCCGGTGTCGGATGTCGCAAATAGAGCGTTTGAAGGAACGTTTTACAATATGACGTTTGCTCCGACAAATGATAAAGGGGAATATGATTCCGCAACCACTTACGACCGAGGCGATTACGTGTATACGACATCCAATTTGCCGCAATTCAGCGGCATCCAAGTCTATTGGGTCTGTCTAGTGGACGGAACCAACGGCGTAGCCCCCGCCACGAATAGCCCCAACTGGCAGGCGGACCAGTGCTCCAAGTCCTCGGCGGCCTGTAAGCTGAGGTTCACCGATACCCCTCTCAGGACCTCGGCCATGCCCGGCGTCTCGCGCGCGGATTGGATTTTGCAGCGTCGGTAATATGCACCCCAAGATAAAGGCGGACATCATTGGGTTGGCCAAGGCGGAGCCAGACCGCGAGGTGTGCGGATTCATATATGTGGACGCTCAAAACGAGGCGGCCATTCTGCCGTGCGCCAATATTGCCGCGAATCCGACAGAAGAGTTCCTTATATCTGACGAAGACCACATGCGGGCGATGGGATACAAAAGAATCCTCGGCGTTTACCACTCTCACCCCAATTCCCCGGGGTTCTCGCCGGAAGATTTGGGGTGTGCCGAAGCCATGGGCGTGCCTTTCTACCTGTATTGCGTCAAATCAGAGACTTGGCAATCGTATCTGCCGGAATCCTACGATCCCCCGCTGGCCGGAAGACAATTTGTCGTGGGATTCGAGGACTGCTACGAGTTGGTTCGGTTGTATTTCCGGCAAAAAGGCCACCACATGAACGATTATGACAGGGACCGGACCTTAAACCTGAAGGACCTGATACTGGACAGGTTTCAGGTAGAGGGATTTACGGAAATCCCTGTGAATCAAGCCACTTATGGAGACGTATTCATGTTCAAGTCAGATCGGGTTTTGTCCAATCACTTCGGCATTCTGATAGGTCCGTCCAAGATGTTGCACCACCCTATTGGCGGCCTATCCTGCGAAGAAATGGTGACGGACCGCTGGCTTTCCAGACTTACCCACGTTTTCCGACTAAAACAGGGCTGATTTTTGTGTAACCCCAAGGGTCGGCACCAAATCGGTTCCGACGGAGCGGAAATGCAAAAGGAAGCGCAAATTGTCAAAATCATTCTGGGTGGGGCTCTTGGCCGGAAATTCGGCAAAGAGTGGAATCTGCGCGTGGGGTCTGTGGCGGAAGCCGTTCAAGCGATTGATGTGAATACGGGCGGCAAATTCAGGGGACACCTCTACAAAGAGGGTAACAAAAAATTCTACAAAATCGCGCTTGGCAGGAAGGATAATCTATTGGACAAAGAGGAGCTGTGCAATCCCAGCGGCAAGAACGATATATACATTTTGCCGGTAATCAAGGGTAGGGAAAAGGGGCTGACCAAGATACTGGCGGCAGTAGCGATTGCGGCAGTTACATATTTTACTTTTGGTGCTGGTGGATTTTTCGCAAACGCGGCGCTTGCAACAGCGGGATATAGCGCAGCCGCTTCATTGGCTATCGGTGGCATCGTCCAGCTCCTCACCCCAGTCCCGAACTTCAACCAGTCCCCGAGCCAAGACAGTTCCAGAGGTTCCAATATTTTTGCCGGCAACGCCGCTTCCGCCTCCCAAGGGGAAGGTGTGGCGCTGGTATATGGCCGCGCTTTGGTGGCCCCGACCCCAGTCTGTTTGTCGTTCTCTGCCGTGGATCAGCTAAACGTCGGCTCAGACAGTTACGCCACTCAGGAATACGATATAGAATACGGTGACGGCGGAGTGGTCAACTACATCCCGCGCGCCCCGAATCCGGACGATAACGTTCCAAGCTAATGGCCAACCAAGAAGCCCCGAATACCCTTCTGTCCAATGGGACCCTGAAGATACTGGACCTTATCTGTGAAGGGCCTATTTCCGGCTTTGTCACCAAAAACGGTGTCTACGGATCGGACCCGTTGGTATCCACGTATTACGATGATGTTCAGGTCAGGAATCTTGACGGCTCTTACAACTATAACGTCACAGGCGCAGGGTATTCCTTCAATTATACCCGTGGATACAGTTCCCAGACCGGAATAGAAGGCTTCCAAAAGGTGGAGGCCGTCCTCCCGCTTTCTTCCAATACCCGTATTGCCAACCCGCCGGATGGAGCGGGTCCCTTTAAGCCCGTCATCGTAGCGTTCAATTCCAATATGTTCCCGGATTCTGACTCTATTCGAGTTACGGTCCGGGTCCCGGCACTCATGGCGCAGGACGACGACAACAACACGAATCCATTCGAGATTTTCTACGCTGTCGATATCTCCATAAATAACGGGGCTTTTGTCACGGTTGGAAACGAGTTCGTGCGCGGAAAATGCACGTCCGCATACCAGAAGAGCACGCAATACCAGCTGCCTAAGACCACTCCGCCAAGCACTTTCTACGATTGGAAAGTCCGAGTTCGCCGCGTTTCCCAGAATATTCTGTCCATCAGGACGCAAAACGAGATTTTCGTAGACTCAATCTCCGTAATCTCCACCAGTTTATACGCTTACCCGAACAGCGCGCTGGTCGGGACAGAAATCAACGCGGACCAGTTTTCTTCCATCCCCAGCCGCGCCTACGAGATAGCTGGCCTTCTGGTTAGCGTCCCTTCCGGATATACGCCGACCCAATATGGATACGACACAACTCCATTCGAGCGAATCTGTGAATTTGACCAAAACAATCCCAATATAGGTTTGACGACGCAGTCCGAGTCTGAAATGGCCGGAATAGTCGATGGCATAACGATTACAGGTTCCGGTATCCCCCCAAACACCACAGTCATAGATGTCAGCCAAGAGGCACCATGGGCCTTTGCCATAGACACACTTCCGCTAGAAACGGGACGGGAAATTCCCATCACTTTCTTCCCCACGGAAACCGTCCAGACAATAACCCCGGCCAGTTACCCGGCGGTTTGGGACGGAACCTTTGTGACCGGGGTATGGACCGATAACCCAGCTTGGATTTACTACGACATTCTGACGAACCCCGTCCACGGGCTGGGAGACTATATCCAGTCTTCATATGTTGACAAATGGTCTCTCTACAAGATCGCCCAATACTGCGATGCCATGGTGGATGACGGAGCCGGTGGCCTCGAACCACGGTTTACCTGCAACACGGTAATCAAAGACCCGCAGGACGCTTATACGGTCCTTCTCAATCTGGCCTCCACCTTCCGGGGAATGTTGTATTACACGAATGGTGGCATTCATGCATCCCAGAATCAGGACGAGCCGCCGGTTTACGCGTTCAACAACGCGAACGTGATAGACGGCGTGTTCAGCTACTCGGATACCGCGCGCGACGCCCGCGCGACCGTGGCCAAGGTCAAGTGGGTCGATCCCGACAACGGATACCGCGAAAACATCGAATACATCGAAGACATAGACGGAATCCTGCGTTACGGCTATCAGGAGAAGGAAATGACTGCCTTTGCCTGCACCAGCCGTGGACAGGCTTACAGACTTGGGTCTTGGACCCTTCAAACCGAGAGACTTCTCACCGAAACGGTCACATTCCAGACCAGCCTTGAAGGCGTGGCAGTGCGACCCGGCGACAATTTCGCGGTCTACGATAACTTCCGCAACAATCGGGCGCAGGCCGGTCGTATCACATCCTTCTCTCCCTCTCGCTCTTTGGTCTATCTGGACAGGTCCGTGGCCATAGAGCCCGACCAAGTGTATAGCCTGTCCTGTATTGTGCCGAAATACCAGCTGGACGGGTCAGGAGATGTCACGGGCTCCAGCCAAATCCAGTTTATCCGCCAGAGTCAGGTCGAGTCCTTCGCGGTTACCACGTCCGCTACCTCCGGCACCGATTTTCTGGTCATTGCCGGTTCATTCTCGACCGGACTCTATCCCGGTAGCCCGTTCATTCTGGCTGCCTCCGGGACCGGTGCCAGTATCCTGAATCGGGCTACATTCTACACCTGTCTGGCCACCGCCGAGGTGGAAGCAGGCAAGATAGAAGTCCTTGGCCTAAAGGCGGATACCGGAATCCAGTTCTCCATCCAAACGGGTTATACTGTGGTCGATTGGCCGGAAAACCCCGGCGACATTGATACGTCCATCCTTCCGCCGAGCAACCTTTTTGTAACCGGCGTCACTGGCGCAGACCTTAACAACGTCTTTTACTCCGCAATTCAGCTGACTTGGGTGAATACGCCCAGTGCGAATCTCGGCTACTACATAGTGTCCGGCAAGGAGTGGGACACGTCTTACGAAAGGTTCACGGTATCAAATACGGGATTCAATTTTACCCGTGGAGATTCTGGTTTTTACAACTTTAGAGTGGCAGCAGTCAGTTTTGGAGGCGTGGAATCTGATTTTATTACGGGCGGTTTTCTGGTATCTTCCCAAAACCCCATCGGCACTCTTCGCGCGCTTTCGGGGGTTAGGATACAGGACAATCCCGACCCGCTTTATGTCAATTCTGTCACGGGATACACCGGTTACATCGGAATCAATCCCGGATTCCAGTGGGCTTCCGAAGAAGCGTCCAACGGACTGCCGATAGTCGATTACCAGTTTATCTCCGGTTATCGGGTTTCCGCCAAGAGTTTTGACGGTGCCACAACATATTACACGACCGATGTAAGCGGAAGGAGCAACACCTCTTTCCAGTTTACCGGAAACCTGTTGCGCGAATTTGCCGGTTCTCCCCGTGGCTTTGACTTCAGAGTCCAAACGATTGATTTATACGGCAATGTGGCGGACGGAGCCAACATCAAGGTAGACAACCCGCCGATGAAGCCGCCGGTAGCCTCGGGCTTTGTCGGATACAATGGCGGCGTCATATACAGTATAACCCCAAGCGTTCAGTATGACACTTCCGGCGTATATCTTTGGGTCGATACAAGCCCGTCTTTCACGCCGTCTTTCTCGAATTTCGATTACGTTTCCACCAATCTGGCGGGCAACGCGGAGATAGCGCCACAACAGGGAACGTTTTACACATGGTTCTCTCTGGTGGACACGTTTTCCACGGCCGGCAATGCGATTTATGGACCGATTTCCGGTAATGCCGAGGGGATGTTTCCCACGACATTTAGGGATATATCAACGGAAATCGCGGCAGCAGACGCTGCTGTATCGGGTGCCTTCAATCTGATTACGGGACAGATTACGGATTATATCAGAATCATTTCCGGGGATGCCTTGCTCGCCATTGATTCGGTAAACGCCCTTAGCGGCCAAGTCACAGGACTTCCGGGTGTCGTAAATACCGCCCTCAACGTTCGGGTTGACAGTATCGTGGTTACGGCCAGCGGCTCTCTGTCCGAACAAATTGATGCGGTCCGCGCTATTACGGAGCTGACCGGACAACAGTTGACGGCGCAGGTTTCGACCGTTTCTACGGCCCTAACAAATAGCGGCGTTGCCCTTGGAACCAGAGTGGACACCGTTCAGGCGAACGTGAACAGTCTTTCGGGATACACCAACGCGAGAGTGGATACAGTCACAACCGCCCTCGCCACGACGGGCGGGTCTCTTGCATCTCAAATCACAGAGCTAAGCGCTTATACTACCGGTCAGAGTGCCTCTATCAAAATAGCCGCCGAAGCCTTTGTGACAGGAGACGTAAACGGTCTCGGCGGCGCGGCCAAAGCGTCTTGGGGTTTTGAGCTGAACGCCAACGGCAAGGTCACGAGCATGGTTGCGACCTCGTCCGATACCTATGGTCAACCGTCCAGCTTCGGCACCATCGCTTTTGGTAACGCGGACCTTGAGTCAAACGATTATGATCCGGGCGTTACCGGGTGGCAGATCAGATATGATGGCTCAACTGAATTTAACGATATCCAAGCTCGCGGGACATTACAGTCCTATTCGTTTACCGCTGGGTCTGCCGGGTGGAGAGTTCAGTCCAATGGCAACGCGGAATTCAATGATATATCGGCCCGAGGAGCGTTTACGGGAGGAGCTAGCGCAAATCAAACCGCTATTGACGGAAGAGGTTTGACGGTAGGAACGTCAAGCTATTTTACACAATTGGGTGGAGGAGATGGATTTTTGCGTTTGGCGACACCAATTGCAAATACGATTACATTAAGCACCATCAATAATGGAGGGGTATACGCAGGAGATATATCCCTTTACAGTGAGTCAAGTCCATCAACACCAACAATAAACCTAAACGGCTTTAACGGAACAATATTTGGCCAAAAGTTGACAATTGAATCAGGTTCCAACAACGGTTCAATTCCACAAAACTACTTAGCCAAGATAATCCACAAAAGCAATTCCACTAACCGTTACGGTCTTGCTGTAGCCACCAATTGGCAGGCTGCTGAAAATAAAATCTTTGTCGCTGGATCGTGCGATGCGTCGGCTGGCAATTTCCTAGAACGTTTCACCATCTACGGTGAAGGCACCGTTACCAACTCCGGCACCATCAACGCCGCCTCATTCAATACCACCTCCTCAATCCGATACAAGGAAAATGTTCAAGATTTCGATAACGCTTTGGGCGTTGTGGAATCCCTCCGCGGCGTCACCTTCGATTGGAAAACTGGACACGTCACAACCGGCCACGACTTCGGGCTAATCGCCGAAGAGGTCGCCGCAGTGCTGCCAACCGCCGTTAGCCGCGACCCCGGCGGTCTAATCCGAGGCGTAGACTATGGCAGACTCAGCGCGGTTTTGATCGAGGCAGTTAAAGAACTCCATCATGAAGTGAAAGAACTTAGAAAAATAAAGGGGTAGCAAGCCATGGCGTCAAACCTAAAATACAACGGGACAGACCTTGACGACCTTTTTAAGCCAATCGGGGACTTTCCCGAAAGTTCGGATACCAATTACAAGGTCGGTGGAACGGACATATTGAGTCGATACGCCCCGAGCCAAGTCGATAATGACAGGCTTCTTTACAATGTAGGTTTCAAGGTAAACGGAACCGATTTGTCGGACCTGTTTCGGGATTTCAACTGTCCAAACGTTACCTTGGTCGGCCCCGATAGCGTCACAGCCGGCTCTTTCAACGGAGAATTTTGGTATTTTACAGGAGGGTCTCCGACCACGATTACGGGAGTTCGTTTTTACATTGAAAATCATGGTCTAGGAAACTGGACATCCGTTTCGACCAACAGTTATTCCGGCGACGTTTTTTGGGTTGACCCTCTGGGCAATCCCTCCATCTCTAATACGCCGGGAAGTTATACCTATATTTTTGAAGCAATGGATTCAAACCATTTGGTCGGACACGACGAGATACAAGTATCCGTTTCTTAGCTAAAATTTTATGAATCTAGACAAAAACACTCTTCAATCCAATCTCGACCGCCTTTCCCAAGACTTCGCATCCCTCCAAGCCGCAGTAAACGACCGCCAGAAGGAATTGGAGCAAATAGAAAAGCGCAAATCCCAGCTGATCGAAGAGATTATGCGGAACCAAGGCGCAATGGCCTATAACCGCGTTTTCGCGGAAAGCCTCGCCAAGGAGATGGACAAGGCGGTGCCAGCCCTTTGATCAGGCGATTGTCACTGTCAGGTCCTGAGTGTCGGAACCGTCTGCGGCGATAATTCTGACCACCACGGTGCCAGCCGCATCCGTAACATAGACGTTATTGGCCGCCAAGAATGCGGGGCCGCTCAGAATTACCAGATAGCACGCTTGGTTCAGATCAAAGGTCAGCGGCGAAGAGCCGGATACATAGTCTACCTGCGGGAAAACGATAGAGGTATAGGACACCTGCTCCGAGAGAATGTAGAAATTCGGGTCAGCCACGCCCACTCGCGCAATATCATTTATTTTCAACGACCAGCTGAATGACGCTTGAGCCACGCCTCCGCCGACGCCAATTCTGAACGAGGAACTGTCCAATTTGGCACCCCTGAATAGGAACGCGAAATCGTCCAGTCCGGCGCACCCGGATTTGAATCCCAACCTGAATGCATACCCGCTGTCCGGGCAATTCACACGGGTCAAAGCATCGTATTGAAACTGGGTTAACCGTCCCTCCGCCCGTATATTCACGTTTACGGGCCACTGGATCGGCCTTTCGTCGGGATAGGCCCACCCCAAATCCTTAACCTCGGCTCTCGGCAAATCCACCGTAAAGCCAAATGACTCTATGGGGCACGAGTTATTGCCGCTCAAAAGAGCGCCTACCGCGCTACCGGTGTCAAAAGTGAGCTGAATAGCAGAGGGCGCGGCCTCAAAGTAGTTTGTGACAGATTGAGATGGAACCGGCAATGCGTATACCCCTGTTACGCCTATGCCGCTCTGTTTGTAGACAGCGGGAAGCACTTGGCCGCTCCCGCTGGGTTGTATAAGCAGGTTTAGACCGTCCAACGAGACGGATATAGCGCTGGGCTGCCCGACTGCGGCGCTAAAGTCGTAACGCGTAATCACCGCATTGCCGACCGCCATTACGCGGCAATCCGGGTCTATGTAACCCGCCGAATCCCGGCCATTCTGGTTTATCAGCAGGTAGTAGTTTCTCTCCTGATTAAGTCCTGCAATAGCGGAAACGGTGCCGGACGGAGACGATACAAAGCCTATGCTTGTTTCATTTACCCCTGACCCGAATATCCAAGACAAATCCACGGTGGCCCGGGGTCTTTGGATCATCTGGCGGTCCCCGCCGCCGTCCCAGTAAAAATTATCCTCCCTAGGATAGATCAGAGCCACATCCGCGTTGGTCACCCCCTGCAACGTCTGCGTCGCCAACTCCTCAAATGCGGGCGAGTAAGGGCTGGTCGAACCGACCAAAGCGGAAACGACGTTGAATTGGAAGGCGCTCACGAATTAGGGGCTGGGCCAAGCGGGGAGGCTGGCGGCGTCCACCGAAACAGTGAGAGTGTGTCCCAGCTTCCAATTCGCGATGGCGATGTGCATCTCTTCCTCGGCCCCTTTGTGAAGATTCATATAAGCCTTGGAAATATCGGCTGGATTGGCGCGAGTAACCTTACTGTCCCCTTCACTCATAGAAACCCAGAGTAACCCGCCACCAGCCAATACCTGCTGCGCTTGCTTTCGATAGTATTCTTTTTGATACAGGAGCCCGTAAATAGCAGCCTCAGAATCCCCGAAGCCACCGCTGATACACCCGCCGCTGTAAAAGAAGTCTGTGGTCAACTTGTTGTTTAAGTCTCCCAAAGAAGTGCTAGATGTAATCCACCCAGAGATGAACGCCACCGAAAGACTGGTCGGAGAATTGATGTCGTCATATATCCCGGAAGCCAGCGCGAGAATGTCGTTTGTGCAGTAAGCGGACATGGTAAGAATATGAAATAAAAGGTTTTGGGTATCTGGCCCGAAAGGCAGACTATACCCTGTAAGTTACACTGGATTCGCGGCTGGTTAGCCGCAAAATCACCGGCCCCTCTGCATAATCAGAGCCGCGCGCTCCTCTACCGAGAGGTCTCCCTCGTCCTTTTTGCCTTCATCCCGAGCTTTGAGATAGGCGTCCCGTTCATGGGGATTCTCTTGCAGGAACTTTCTCTCAAGCCGATCAATCATGATATCCTTGGTCGCGCCGGCCGGCACGCCGATTGTAAATCCATGGTCATGAAGTTCCAACAGATTCATGGACCTGATCTTGCTCTGGTAGGCGGCGAATGTTTTTTCCCAGTAGGATACATTCTTGATTCCGGCCAACTCGTAAACCGAGCGAAACGGTTTCAAGGACCCGTCAGCCACAGTGGCGGACCCAATGTCGATAGTTTTCTTAGATTTCCGTGCCATATTGTAATGCTTGTTTTCCGCCGGACGATTTGTGCCGGCAAAGGGCATTACACAGGAAATGGGAGAAGTTTTGGATAAATATGAAATTTATGCCGCCTTTAACCTGTAGCATCTTGGAGAAAGGTCTCTTTCTGGATGGATAATGTTGCCATTTTGGTCAAATTTAAGCAAAAACTCATCCTTGAACACTTCTGGCCTGATATCTTTTTTGCGCTTTACGTTTTTCAGTATCTCTTCATTTTCCCATTTTCTCTTGAACTTTGGGGTTGGAAGCGACTTGAAGAAGTCGAACATATGGACGCAACGATTGCCCGTTACCATATAAGACCAACATTCCTTGTCTTTTATCTTTACAACATTGGCCTTAAATGGATTTTTTTCTGATCCAAAATGCGCGTCAACAAACGATTTGATCCACTCTAAAATTTCTTTAGACGCAGAAGATATGCTTATAGACGAACTTTTTTCGGTAAAAGATATAGAGCCATCTCCATCAAGATAGCCCAAGATAAAACACGCCTTCAACAAATCTCTATCAAGATTTGGTGGCGCAATCCTGTAGGTTTTTTGAGGAAACAGATTGAAGTTTTTATACATATCCTGATTCCATTTTTCAGCTGAATTTATCTGCAACTGGACGATGTCTCCGCCACCAAATAGACTATGTTGTTTGTATATTCTTGTTTCACCTGTAAATTCACAATGTTTTATAAAATTATCAATTTCTTTTTTATCTTTATGATTAAGCGTTATTGCGATAAAATTGTTTTCCCAATTAACCGTTCCATCAGCGGCCCAAAGACCCGCATAGTAGCTGTTGATAGGATTTGGAACTGCCCAAAAATCTTCGTTTTTGGAGTATTTCCTTAGTTCAAATTGCGATTTCAAACCTAGTCTACCAGCCTGAAGGCAAACGGAGTCCCTGCTTCGCCCCAAAATCATTCCAATAATAGCGAAAGTTGCAAAGCCCTCTTTGAGCAATGCTTCTAGCGTGATAATCTCTTCAATAGTCCACTTTTTTCTTTTGTGTCCCATAGTGTATATAATAGTAATGTGTTAAATCATAAAATAAAAGCCACCCCGAAGGGTGGCTTGAACTTGTTTAAGTGGACTTACCAGACTAGGGCGCAAAGACCCTTGCCATCAATGCCCACGCGACCTTCGCGCTTTTTAGCGTAGAAGCCGATTTCCTCGGCGCGGTTGCTGAACTGGTTATCTGCAAGGACGCGCATTTGTGAGCCATCGTCCGGATTGCTCTCGGACAGAACGGCCAGACTCTTGACGCGCTTGTTGACCGCATACACGACCTGCTCGGAGCCGGGCGAGAAAGCGACCGCAGTGCCGTTATTGTAACCGGCATACGTGCGGGCACCAGCCGCGCTGGCGAACAGGATGTTATACGTTTCGTTGATACCCATGTTATACACGGTGACCAACTCCATGCCGTAGATCGAGGGGTTCGGAGCGGCGTAGATGTCGTCACGGAACTTGTCCGAACCCGGGATGCGGGTAACGGTGTTGCCAACCGTATTCAGGGGCTCGAACGCCATGTTGCGGATTTGCTCACCGAACTCCGGCGAACCGACCAGCGTGGTGATCGAACGCGAGGCACCGGCAGGCGTGCCGCCAACCCACGAGGAGTTGATGCGAGCCATGATGCGCTCAAGAGCGCTGATGTCCTGAGGGACAACCGTGCCCTGCGTTTTCGAGCGATACACCTGATAGGTGTCCGTGCCACGCAGCTTGTAGGTCGTCTGGGCGGTCATGGTCGAGAGGATCGCGGCAGAGTTGACTTCCGTCTTGACGAGGAAGTTCTGGGCGAGATGCTCAAGATAGGCGGCCAGAACGTCCACGCGAGCGGCGCGGATGAAGTTCAGGGGCAGAGCGACGGCACCTTCGATGCCATAGGTCATGACCGGCATCTCGGACACGTCAACGTTCGTGGAGGTCGCGAGACCACCCGGACGGGACTGCGCCCAAGTGCGGACGAAACCGGCGTCTTTGATGTCAAACAGCGGGGCCAGCGGGATCGTGCTCGGCGTGCCGTAGTCGTAGGTATAAGGGGTGAAGAGCTGCTGGAGAACCGGCGCGCTTTCAATCACCTGAAGGATGGGCTCGGTGATGTAGGCCGCGAAAGCGTTGCGCGCTTTGATGGCTTCCATGATGTCATCCGACGCCATGGCGCGGAGAAGCGCCGCATTCTTTTTGGTCTTCTGGATTTCGATATTCATTGTAGAGTATTTCCTTTCTTAGGGTAGAGGTTAGAGTTAGGCTTGGGGGCTGAACTCGAAGAACGCGTAACCGCCCTGAGCCGAGAACTCGTTAGCAACACCCGTGTTGGTGGAAGTCGGGAGGGACGACAGCCACTTGCCAACCACGCTGTTAGGCGTGTAGATGGACGTGAGAGTCGGGACTCCGGAAGCGCTGAAGAGCGTGCTGGTCGGTGCGATAGCGCCGAGCGTGCCGTTACCCGAGCGCGAGATAACCACGAGGTGGCCGGGCTGAGGAGCACCGAGCGACGTGTCGATGTAGTTACCCCAAACGCCGAGGATGGTGGCCTTGTTGATGATCGGCACGGTCTCGCCGGAAACCACGGCACCAATCTGCTTGGCGCGTTCCGGCATATACTTCAGGGGCATGCCGTTTTCGTCGTATTCCAGCGTCGAGAGTTTCGTGATACCGAGAGCGTTGAAGCGGGTATCGCCCGAAGCGGTCGGGGTAACCTTCCAAAGGGTCTCGTAGCGGAAGCTCTGGGCACCGTTGTAGTTGACACCAACCGGCGAAGAGCCGAACGCGTCAGTCTGGGTAGACTGCGGATTGGCCGTGCCGGTAACGATTTTGACGAGCTGGCCGGCGAGACCGGTGCCGTCCAACGAATAGAGCGACACTTGATCGTGCTCGCTGTAATCGTGGTAGGGGTGGAGGCGATTGCGAATAGTAGGCATGTTTTATTTCTCCTGAAGAGATGGTTGTTCTTTGTTAAGAGGGATTATTCTTGGGGTTCTTTGGCGGCCTTATCAGCGCGGCGGTCCTTGACGGAACGCCCACCAACCTTAATCGTGCCGTCAAACGCTTCGGCGAGGGCGGTCTTCAAATCGACCGCGACCTGAGCTTGACCGACCGGAATCTGGGTCTGGCCCGGGATTTCCGTGACGGAGGCGATGGCCTCGGCGACCGGGACTTCCTGCTTGGCGGCCATAGCGGGCTTGACCGGGGCTACGGGAGCCATGGCTTTGCCCTTTTTCTTGCCGCACATGAGTTTGCCCATTTTCTTCTGATAAGCGGCGAACGCTTCATCATCGGGCAGGCTCTGGAGGTCGGAAGCCAGCATTTGGCGGTCTTCGTCATCCAGATCGAACTCTTCGTCAAAAGCGGCCATGCGCTCTTGGAATTTTTGGGTGGCTTCGGCGGCGGCCTGAGACGACTTCAGGTCCTCAACCTCTTTCTTGACGCCGTCAAGCGAGGCTTGCAGTTCGCTCGCGCGCTGCTCGGCTTCGGCCTTGGCTTTTTCGAGATTTTGGACGATGTTCTTTTCGGCCGCGAGTTTTTGCTCCCAATCGGAAGTGCCTTTTTGAATGGCGTTGACAAAGTCTTCCACAGCGGCGACGGATTCCATTTTGCGGAGTTCCGGCCAGAGGGACTTGAGTTGATCCAGTGATTCGATCTTCATAGTGGCGGTATTGAGGGTTACACAGGTTTTCTGTTCGGTTATGATTTTTTCTTCTACTTTTTCAGCAGAGGCATTTGACTCTTGACTGTTTTTTGGCGCGATTTGTGCGTTTGATTCGGATGCAGCGGCAGCGGTTTCAGAGGGGGTTGAGGCATCGGATTTTTCCTTGATTTCTTCGTTTTCATCGTCTTCTTCATCCTCCATTTCTTCCTCGTGATTTTTGTCTTTGCACTGACAATTTTCGCACTTGCAATCGGGGCAGCATTTTTCCGTTTCTTCTTCCGCCTTAACGAGTTGGGTAACTGGCAAAATTCCTTTGACGGGAGCGGCGGGATTTTGCACAATGGAATAACCCAAAATAATTGCGTCTCCTTCGATGATGCGGAAAACTTCTTCGCCCTCTGTCGTCTTGCCGTTGCCGCCATTGCAGCGGAGTCTCTTCTCGTAATCACGGAACTCGGCGTCAGATTCCGTGTAAATCTTTGCGTCCCAAAGATTTTTGGAGCCAACTCCAATGGAATATTCATTGAAGGCGATCTCCCAAGACATGGACAACGCATCTGTATCCAGAGAGTCGCCGGTTTTCGTAATATACTTGGCGAGCAGCGGTTGAACCGCTTTCCACAGGACTCCCGCGAAAGACATATTGAAGGGCTCCTGTAGATTGGCCGCCTCTTCATTGGTCAGTATCCGATGATCATCCAAGGTTGTCAGGGCCGGGAAAAGGACTACGCCCACGACCTTGGCTTTGTCATGGTCCGTCGAGATATACTTGTGCTTGGCTGTAGCATGAATCTCTATCGCCTTCTTGGCGGTAATACCGTCGCCGTTCTTGTTGATAAGGCCGCCGACCGCGCCGTCTGACGAGATGTAGAGGAGGTCCGGGTCATTCTCCGGGTTCACGTCCGGCGGCAAAATCCCCTTGAGAGGAGCTAGCGACGCTTTGGCCACGAATCTGTCGGTATCCGTGATGGCCGCGACCTTCGCGGTAGACGTAAAAACAGACGTGTAACGGTAAGAATTGGTCTTGGAACTTGGCATGCCTAATCGGGTTACACGTAAAATAGACCTGATTTCACAGGAGTCTGAGAACTTCCTGATAGTTGAAAGCGGTCAGTTTTGCGCTGTTGGTCCCGGCTATTTCAACGGTTAACACACCCATTTCCTCTGGGGTAACTATATCGTCCACAAAATCCCAGATACCGTAGCGGCGGAACCAGACCGAGTAATGGTCCCGCATATCCTCCGGGCTTATCGCCAAAACATCGTATTTCCTAAACGTCTTGGAGAATAGGCAGACATCCCGAAATATAGTCGGGCTGGACGGAGGGGCCGACAATTCGGCGGCGATGCCGAGGATCATGTTTTGTCCAGATTTTACTGGTCTTCTCGGGTGTTGAGAGAAATGGAAACGAAGTTAGCGGTAGAGGAGGCCGTTCTTGCGGCGGCCGTTACCCATTCTCCGGGCTGTAAATCAAACCCCAGCTCGTTGATGTCGATAGACTCTTGGCCCAATTCGGCAATGGATATGGAGAACAAGAGCTGAGAATTGTCCCTGATAGTCGCCGTGGTCGCAGAGTTGTCGTATAAAGCACAGGAGTTTGTCGAGTATTGCGAAAAATTGGGGTTTCCCGCAAGATCGGCGTTTTTAAGCAGATAAATTGTAACCGGCTGAGTATGTTTGACGCTGGCGTTAAGGTTGATCAGATTGATGACGCACTGATTTGTTTTACCCTTGAAAGTGAGGGAGTTTTTGATTGTAAACAGCGCCCTAAAGGCGGACGCAGTGACCGCCGAAGATGATTCTTGATATGTGAATGGGGGTCCATTCAGCTTTTTCTGCCCTTCGATAAATCCGGCGAAAGACGCTGTGGATAACTCCAGATTGGTCGTGCTTCCGTAGGAATAGGCAGATGCCGTAAAGGGGAACGACGGATTCCTGAAGTTTGGAGCCGTATTATTGTTGGGATACCTTACCGTGTGGACGCTGACCCAATCGGCGTTGTTCCCATTTGCGGCAGACTCAATCTGAAAATTCAAGATACCGTAACCCAGAAACTGATAGCCGATTTGATATACGTTACCCTTTGTGGTATCGAGGGTTACGGCACTATACCCGGTGCCGTTCATGGTGTCGCCATTCCATTGCGATTGAGGCGTCCAGTTTTCTATGGCCAAAACTCCCGAGCGCGTTTCCGAGAAAGTGCCGGCGGCATTTGTAGATAGACCGCTGAACAGGAACGGGGCATTTTGGGGACCTGCGGCACCAGCCAAAAACACCACGCCGGACCCAACGGACTGCGCGGTCCAACCAGTGTAGATTCCGGTCGAAATCTCGTATGCAGTTCTGAGGGTATTGGCAGAATTGCTGAGTTGAATCGTGTGCGGGACGTTGTTCAACACAATCGTGGCGTTGCCGGCCACCGTTGCAGAAGCCGAAAGAGTGAGGGTTTGGACTTCCCGCACACCCGCTCGGGCATGAAGAATACCGAAGTTTTGACCGCTATATCCGAAATAGATTCCATCTTCCGCGTGACCTATGCCGGCGACTTGGAACGAGTTAGCCACACCCGATGTGAATTTCGCTGTAAACCGCGCGACTGCACCCTGACCGGGTCGGTAACGAAGTCTCTTTCTGGACTGAAGGGTAGCGTTGCCGCCAACGGACGTGTTTGTCCTCATGACAAACTGTGCGTTTTCCTCGACTATCACGCCGCCAAGTCCGGTGGTTGCCCTGACCAAAATATCGTTTATTCCATAAACCGCATCGACTTGGAATATGGGCAAAAGATTCTCTGTATGGACCGAGCCAAAGGGGTTGATAGGACCATGGATGGCCGCCTCCAAATGCCCCTCATTTGTAACGGGCACATTCACGTATGAACCGTTTTCCACGCTACCCATCAGAACGCTTCTGGTAACCGTGGCGTCTGCGTCGGGCTGGACGCGGCTATTCAGCGTAGATGTAAGGATATTTTGAGAGCCAAAAAGAGTGGTAAGTCTCAGATAACCTTGATCATTTGAACCATTTGTATACACGGTTCGGTAGTATGGACGCGTGATAGACAGGCGATGGACCTCGTTGACGCCCGATTCTACTGTAAAACTCAGGGAACTGTCCCAGTTCACAGCATCCGGCGAGAACTGCATGTGCAATGTCCCGTCCGCATCCGATTTCGCCGCCACAATGACAGAAGAGTATTTCGATATGCTCTCGGATTCCCCGGTCCAAGCCTGATTGGACAAAAGCGCTCCGGTCGTATTGTTGAAAGACGAAACTGTGTTTACAGGAACTCCGGCCCCGCTTATCGCGAGGCTTAGCCCCTCCACGCCGACATCGCTGATTCTAAGCGGTCGAAACGCTCCGGTAGACGTGTTGCCGGCGGCGTTCTCCCAGACCAGACCGGTGTCATGAACATATTGTATTCCCGGCGCGATTCGCTGGAATCCTATAACGCTCTGGAAAAAGGGGAGTTCAGGGCTGGATATATTGGACATAAAATGAAAGCCTCTTACTTAGGCGCTTCCGTCCTACAGTGCCGCAGGATAGCGGCGTCCACGAAATCCACCTGATAAGACTCGGCGATCTCATCAATCTCCCGACCGATTTCCAACGAGATGGCGGGCGGATTTTCTACGGCAGACGCTACGGATTCTCTCCATTTCGCCGGAGGAACGGTAGCTATGATATTGTTGACCAATAACTTGCAGGCGTTGCTCTGGACTTCGTTCAATCCACCCTTGACCTTGAAACGCTTTTTCAAAGCACCGGCAACCGACTCGGATAAATTGCCGTATTCCTTGAGAAATACGGTATAGTTTTTGAGCGAGAAAGCATCCGAAGCCCGGCTTGTCCCGATGGGTGACGCCTTTCTGGTGCCGGACTGCTTGATTCCGCTCGTGCCAGCGGGGCGACCATTCGCGGCAGGACCGCCGCCGCCCTCTTCGTCGTCTTGTTTCCCGCCAATCAAAGGATTGTAATACCCGTCTTCGCGCGCTTTTTTGTATTCCTTCTGGCCATTGCGCATTTCATTTACGTTCGGAAGGACCTGAGTTTGAATGGCTTCAACCACCTGTTCGGCGGTAAGGATGCCGAGCTGACCGAGCTGTGTATAAATCCGGGACATCACCGCTTCATCCTGCAAGTCAATGGGTTGGAACCCGATTTCTGGAACTGTCCTAAAATTCATAGTCTCGCAGATTTTCTTGATTTCCGGCATGAGGAAATCGTTCAGGAATCTGTTCTGCCCCTCCTCCAGTCGTTGGATGAAGATTTTAGCCTTCATCTGGGCATTGGCGAATTTATCGTTACCAGAGAGGATGGATTGCAGCCCTTCTCGGATATCATTGTCCACGACCTGATACTTTTCAGGTCCAAGAATCTCTTGGATCGGGGGGACCAGCCACTGGCCCTTGACCGTATAGTCAGCTACCAGCACACGGCCAACCGTCTGGTTATTCATCAGCGACTGGACGCGCGCGATATTGTTCTGATTGATGCCGTTGCCGCCGTTATACTGATTCGGCGCTTCACCCATCGTGATCAGAAGGATGGCGTGCTCAATGGTCCGCGCCAGAGCCTTGTCCATCTTGGTTAAAGTCAGTTTCCACTCCACATCCGGGAGAACCGGCCAGACCATTGGAACTGCCAGCGGCTCATAGTCCTGTTTTTTGTAGAAAAAGAACCGCAGTCTCTTGGGGTCCATTTGCAGGTATACGCCCATAGGATTGGTGGCACCGTATTTGATCTGTTCTTTGGCTTCGGGCGGCAAATCCTTGTAAACCTGCTTGTCCTGCTCCGTCACAGGATTGCGCAGGCGCTCGCATTCATACGTGGAAAGGAGCCGCACATAGGTATACGGGAAACTCAGACCGGATGGAACGAAGACGTTTGACGGGTTTAGCAGTTCATATCGGATTGGAACCCGATTCGCTTTTGCGCCATACGTGGCCCTAAAATTGTCGTAATAAGCAGGGCCGAATTGACCGTCAAAACGGTAAAGGAACACGTTCCCGGAGCGGTAATATTCGCGCAGAGCCTGTTCCGTTAACTTGTTCATCTGCACGGCCTTAAACCACTCTTGGAAGAAGGTTTTGACCGTCTGGTTCTCGGACTTGACGAAAAGCGGCTGGGTGCTGAACTCCACTGCCACCTCTATGGCGTTCCTGATGATCGCGATGCCTGCCCAAGCCTTGGCACAAAGGTTGATAGCGTCCGTGGCCCCGGCATATTCCCTGCCGCCCGTGAACCCGATATACGGAGACGGCATGGCGTTGATGTTTTGGAATGCCCCCGCGTCGGAAATGGAGCTGTTAAGCTGGCGGCCACGATAGACCGTCTGAGAAGCGCCCCCAGAGGAGTCTGCGGCAAGCGCCACTTCACCGCCGTAGTTGATTTCAGGAAAAGGCGTGGGATTCACCGAAGCACTGGACTGGGCAACGGGATGGTTGATATTGAAAACCGGCGGCTGAGCGGCGATTTTCCGAGCATCCCAATACGAAGAGGACTTGGTGTATTTTCTTGGCATTCTACTTTGGTGGGTTACACGAAATACAGAGGTGTTTTCCGGTAAAAGTGGAATATTTGACTTTTACCCGACGAAAGCGTATGGGAACTCTACCGGGCCGGTTTTGATCTCCATGGCCATGGCTTCGGTATACATTTTGACACACCAGTTGGCGATCAGCAAAGCGCTGTAACTGTCTTTGCGGACGCGAGTTGGGCCAGTGGTCCGGCGCAGGTTTTGCGGCAGCTCAAACCCCATGGTGCCAAGGGTCGATATCTTCACCTGAATCAGAGCGCACTCCTTCTTTGTCAAATCCACGAGAAAGTCCTGATTCGATATAAACTCCGATGCAGTAGTTTCCTTAAAGTCTTCATGACCAGATAGGATGGACAAGTCCAGACTCATAGCCCGACTGACGGACGAGCCATGGGCAGCTATCTTGCCGCCGAACAGGATGTTTTTGTGGTCAAAACAGGACTGGAGGTATTCATTGGAGGACCTCTGCCACTCAGAAGAGAACGGCTGCTTTTGGACTATCTTGCCGGCGGTCTTGTTGTAGCCCCGGCGAATCTCGGTAACCACCTCATTGAAGGTGTGCTTCTTGAAATCGGCTCCTATGTCCAATAGCTTTATATCACTGTCCTGAAACAGTTTAGACTGGTTGCAGGAATTGATAAACTCCAACTCATCGCCGCCCGACGCGTCTACCCCAATATACACGATATTGAAATTTTTCATCAGGTAAAAGAGATACAGCATGTGGTCCTTCAGATTGCCGCCGGCCACCGCGTAAGAGTGGACGACCATGCCGATTTTTTTGCCATCCGTCGCGCGCGTGACCACTTTCATCAGGCACATGGCGAAATGGTCTGAAGACTCTGATCCAGAAAGACTTTGGTCAATGCCAAGGACGTATTCAGCCTTCTCTTCTCCGGTCAATTCCAGACACGGCGCTTCCCCATCCGGTATAGTGCATTCTTGCATCTTTGAAGCGCGGTAAAACCCGTCCGAGTCATTGGTAAATTGAGCGCCATACTCACGATTGAACATGGACTCGGAAGTCTCGCGCTTGGCAGCCATGATTTCCTCCATGTCCAGAAGTCCGGCAGGCGCGGCCTCCCAAGATAGTCGCGAAACGAAGTAGCCGCGACCGGCGGCCTTGAATTCATCGTATTTCACCTTGTCTCTGACCGGGTCCAGCATGAGGATGTCGGTCCAGCTCTTGTATTGGCGGTATAGATGCTCAAACTGGTAAGACGCGGAGGACAGGAAGATGACCTTTTTGCGGTCATCCACGATGGTCCTATCCTTCTCGCTCATAAGTCCTTGCGCGATCATCTCGCTTTCCCTTTCGTCCACCTGTCTCTGTTCCGTGATCTTGTTTTTGGACGCAAGGAACGGCCTTAGAATCTCGGCGATGATGTTTTCCGGCAGGAACGCGAACTCGTCCACGATCAGAACGTCAGCGCGAACGCCACGGATGGACCGACCGTCGCCAAGGGGCAGACATCGGATGACCGCGCCGTTGGGGACCTGCAAAATGTATTCATCCGTCTTGGTCCTGAGATCGTCCGGGAAGCAGGCTCGCAAAAGCCCGGCGCTTTCCTGCTTGATCAGTTTGGCGCACAATTCCAGAATCGCGCGGCTTTGGCGAAACGAGTAAGAGGCTATTACTATACGGGCGTTTGGATTGAATATGGCCCAATACAGGGCGAAGGTGCTGACGGAATAGCTTTTTGAAAGTCCGCGTCCCCAAACCCCGAGATTATAATCATTTCTGGCCCAGCCTTTTATGATGATTTCTTGGAACGGGAAGAGTTTGATTCCGCCCAGAATGTCCATCAAAAACGCGGGGTTGTGATACAGGAACTCCGCCAATGTTGCCTTAGCTTCCTCGTCACTAAGGTCGCCTTCCAGAGCAGAAAATTCAGCAAAGACATTTTTTATAGGACGAACGTTATTGATGCCAAGTTCTATCATAGGGAAACTGGGTCAGGTCTTTCAAAGGACAGTCTCTTCAAATCGTATTCACCCTGCAAATCCACGGACTTCACTGCGTCTCCTGCCGCGAGCAGTTTGACCACAGCCATAGATGATTCATCCCTGTTTTTCACGAACAGCGCCTGAAAGGAGGTCGGGAAACGGTGGAGCAAATCGCGCAGATTGTGAAAGATGTGTTCTGGCGTGACACGGATGTGTCCGAATTGCCGCTTCAGGTATGGGATAGAGTTGTAGGCGAGCGCGTCGGACAGCGGTTGTTCTACCAACATGATTATGTAGGCACCGGTTTCCTGCGCCCGCTCCAGCTCGCGAACGAAGCGGGACAGATTGGAGTCGCCGGCCCGGGTCTCTCTGTCCGACAAGGTGCCTAAAAAATCCGACAGGTTCTTTCTTTCGATGTAGATGCCGATATCACGGTCCGGGGGCAGCCCGTAGTCGCCGCAGACCAGTCTTTCCGATACAGTGGGGACTGGCAAATCCAGCGGTTTCTGTTCCCGCGTGTCCATAATGACCTTGGCGGGCATAGCACCGCTTTCCGGCAAGCCACCGCCAAACAGCGGGGTATATCCAAGAGACTTGCAGATGGCACCGTATCCTTCCGGGAAGGCGGCCTCATAATAGGCGAGGCTGGGACACAGAAGGGAACGTAGCTCGACTTGGGTAGGCGAATAAACCAACCCCTTCTCCTCTTTTCTTTTACGCAACCAGTCCAAAGCCCATTTTTTGCCCTCTTCCGGGCACGTTTTCAACCACTTCTTCAGCCCGTTTTTATTCAGGAACTCCCGCTTCACATACTCGGCGGCGGGAGCCTTGAACGGGATTTTCTCACCTGTCCCCTTGTCAAAAACCGGCGCGTGTTCCGTATAGTAGACCTCCTGAGTGATCTTGAGTTTCCTCAGATGCTTGTGAAGGGTATCCAGATTCTCGTGCTCTGTTCCGTCTATGGCGCAAATGATGGGCATCAGTGAATGATGGTATTCGGGTCAATTCCCCACAGCTCGCCGCGAAGACTGTCCATGGTGCTAAAACGCTCAACCTCCTGTTTAAGGGCGGTCTGCTGCTTTTTCTCGACCAGTTTGATGATTCGGTTCCTGTCCTCTTTCCTCTTCCAAGCCTGCACCAACGGATGCATGGACGAGGAGCCGGCAATTCTTTCATTGATCATCTTGAATCGCTCCCCGGTCAGGGTCTTGATAAGGGAGTTGATCTGCTTCAAGTGTTCAGTGGCCTTCTCCTTGGTGGCGTTAAGGGCATCCACTTCCGGCTTGCTCAGTTTCTTCGTATCATCTTCCAGACTGATGGTGAAACGCTCGTCCAGTTTTCTCACGAGTCTGTCGGCAATGTTTCTTTGCGAGGTAAGACTGGCCAATTGGATGTATTGGATCACATGCTCGGCCGAAAGGTCCGGCTTGTCCCAACAGGTGGAGATAAAGACCGACTCAAACACTTCTCGGTCCAGCCTTTTCACGAACTTGTCCGCTTCCACCTTGAATACAGGCAGCTGCATATAGGACATGAGAGCGTCAAGTCCCTTCTTTTCTTCGGCCGACAATTCTCCGTCATGGAACAACTTCTTCCCATCCGCTCGCGCCTGAATCTTGTATTCGTTCAACCTGCCGGCCAGAGCCACGATGCTGCGAGGCGGCGCATACTCTTCGGCCAAATCATCTTCCTTGCGATACCCCGGCTCTATCTGGCGGATATGCGACAAAACGAGCTGGGACTCAAAGCTGGCACCGTTCAGGCGCGGGTTTGAAAACAGAATTCTCGCTATTTCCGTAGGGTTGGAACTCTTATACGCGTTTCCGATAAACTCCTTCTGCTCATCGGTCAAGCTGGCGGTTTCCGGCAGCGGCGGAGGTGCCTTCTGTTTGCCGTTCATTTCAGCTATATACAGGCGGATGGCCTTCCATTCAACGGACCGCTGGTCAAGCGACTCTTTATCGGGGAAGACCATGCCCAAAAGGGTGTTGGGGTCCAGTCGGAAATTCTGTTCTATCAGTTCCTTCTGGGCTTCGTCCAGTTTTGGGAGGGGTTTCGCTACTTTTGGCATATTGTGTTACAGTTCTTGGACCAGACCCTCTTCTTCTATAATCTCTTTGGCCATAAGCACAAACTTTTTCTTGGCCGTCAGGATAATCTGATATCCGGGGTAGAGGTTCTTTTTGCCGGTCTTCTTCTTTTTGAAGCCCATAGCCTTGGCCACTTCCCGCTCGGACAATCCCTTTATGATAAGCAGTTTATACATCTTCCATTCTGCGCGACCCAGCTTACCCTTCATCTTTTTGTCTATCACGCTCTTTTTCTCCTCTATATTCACGAAATCGCCCTGCATATTCTGGGCTTCCGCCGCGTGCTTGGGCGTATCCAAGGACAGAGTCATTTTGATGGCGTGCAAATCCTTCTTCTTCTCTTCCCAGTTCTTGTATGCCGGGCATTCCGAGCACTGAAAGCCAGAAGGGGTCTTGCTGCACTGGTCATTGCCCATGTTGAAAACGCAGCCGCCGTTACCCGTGATGCAGGGGCGGGAAAAACTGCTGAGATTGTCACGCCAGATATTGCGAAGAGCGTAAGTGATGACCTTATTCACCCACCTGCGGAACTCGACGGGTTTGCCGCCGATCACTTTGAGCGGGTCAAACATGTGATACTTGTTGTTTACGTGGATAACCACTTTTTGGCGGATATCCTCCCACTCCAAAGTGGCCAGATCGAAGTTCCTGCGTCTCTTATCTATCCAGTAAACGATTTCTTCGTATCTTTGCTCAAAGGAGAGGGCGGACCTCGCGGTTTCGGCGTAGACTGCTTCCAGCTGTTTGTTGGCCATGTTTTTAGGAGCCCTGTTTAAGCATCTCTTGCACAAGGGACGCGGCGGATATTGGAGTGTTCCGGCCGCCGGGCGAATTTGAAGAGCGCAGATCGACCCCGCCGATAGCCCCGTTCTCGCGCACATCCTTGATAGTCGGGATTTTGCCGTCAAACTGGTCGCGGTTCAGGACAATATCCATGCCGCCGAAGGAGCCCTCTTCAATGGCGTGAACCACCTCTTGGGACTCGGATTCCCAGCTGTAGACACCGGGTTTTGCGGCGGTTTTGACGGGGCCGGCGGCCGGAATATGGATAGGCTTGACTTCCATGGGTCCGTTACAGGACGGGCACTTGGCGGGTTTTGAGCTGCTATACGTGACCTTGTGGCCGGAGGGGCAATAAGAGGTGGGCATGATGTCAGATAACGAGGTTGGTGTTGAAAGTGTTATGGATTCGGCTTGCCGGGAAGCATATCGTATGCGGCAAGTTTGCTGTCTATGTGTTTTTCTATCGACGGGTCCCGGGCGGTAGTCAGTTTGCCGCCGGCCGTCTTGCGATACTTGGACAGGCGGTCGGTCACAGCGGGTTTAATCTGGTTTTCCCAGACTTCCGGGGCGGACTCCTTCACGTCCTGTGTGGCCAAGACCAAGGCGTCCGCGACCTTCTCTTCTTTTCTGTATTTGATGGCGACCCAGACCACGATTCCGGCCAAGATTGCGCCGACAGCGGCCATAATCATCCAGCCTTCAATGAACGGCAGACTAGCGGCGACCCCACCAAATACTACAGCGGCGATTCCCAGTTCTTGCTTGAAGACCGGCGAGAATATGGCCCCGGCCACGCAGAGAGCGGCTATAATCCCGGCTCCCCATGACAGTTTGGCAATCTGCGCGTCCCGGCGGGCGATAGAGGCGGACTTGTCCTCTGCCGCCGCCACGATTTCGTTCTGCAACGCGATAATCTCGGACTGTTTCTCGTCCAGTTTCGCTGCAAACTCCCGTTCCTGTGACTTCCTGCGTTCCTCTAGCGCGCTCAACTCCCGCTGGAACTGTTCCGTGGCCTCGGCAAGCGCCTCATTTTGCGCCAGAGCCGCGATATGATTCTTCTGTAACTGTTCAAGCGACGTTCTGGTCTCATCCAGTTCGGCTGCTACCCTATCGTTCATAGCCTTCATCGCTTCATAGGTCGGCTGGACCCCAAGAGCGGCCCAACCCTCCAAAGCGAGGTTATGGGTGATCAAATCCGTTCTGGTCGGCGTCACAATAGACTTGAACACAAGGTCCTGCCCGGCAAACGCCGCTGCTGCCGCCTGTTTTTGCGCCAGATTACTGGACAGTAACTGCGCCGTTTTGGTTTCTGCCTCCTGACGAAGGGCGGCCATCTTGGTGTCATGCTCCACCCGAAGAGCCGCCACTTCCCGCTCCTTTTGACCCTTGGTCACAAGTAGACCGGACAAGGGGTTGGTATTACACCCCGTCCAGCCGGACCCCACGAATAGAGTCGCGACCAGAAGGAACAGGATGCGGCAGTGGCGGCGCATAAACCCGGATTATTCCTCCCGAATCAGCGGCGACAGAATGGCCAGAATCGTGGTAGGGATTTGATTCTCTTCCAGATTCAGGTCCTTCAGGTCAACCGTGAGCAGGCCGGTAACCTCGACCTTCTGATCAAGGGCTTCCGTCAGTTCCTTGTTCAGGCGGGCAATGGCCTCGGTATCATCCGGTTTGATTGAGCCCTTGCCGCCGGAAATTTCATTGATAATAGCGTCACGGGCCTTGGTGAAGTCCTCCTGATGCTGACGGAGCTTGGACGTGATCTTGGTCAGATTCCAGCGGGCCTTGCCACCAAATTTGTAGGGCACGGTCACGGCCTTTTGGGATTCGCCCTGACCGACCACGACGGTTTGACCGTCCAGATTAGTGACAGCGGTGAAGAGTTCGTTCAGTTCGCGGACGGTGAAGGTCCGGATGTTGGTATTGGTATCAGGCATGTTCTCTAGGTGTGTTTATAGGTTGTTGAAACGGGTCTATTCCCGTCTCATATATCCCATTATAGGAGTCTTATGGATATGGTCAAGCAGGTTTTTGAGACTTATTCTCAGTTATTTTTACAACAGGTTTGCCCGGCTACCTTGCGGCGGCCGGGCGCGGTGGGTAAAACCCACGGAACAGATTGACAGACAGGGGGTTAGGGAATAATCGGAGTGAGTCCGATGTTTTCCGCCACACACTGCGCGACGAACTCGTCATCACCTGTCCACGCTTCATATTGCTCTGTGGTCAGAGTGTTGCGGGCGGGGACGGAAACGAGGTTGCCGTCAGCGTCCAGCAGGGCATACTGGAAATTGGCGGACTGACCAAGGGTAACGTGGCCGTCGTCTACCCGGAGTTGGGTAGCGGGGGATGGGAATGCTTCACGGGGTTCGATTTGGATGATCATAAGGTTGGGTTTGGTTGAGTTGAGGGATGCTAAACGAGGGGTTACGTAGCCGAAGTGAAGTTCGTCCAAGTCGTCGCGCCGTCCGTATTCACATACAGGCGGCTAGTGGTGCCGGCACCGTCAGAGCGGAGATAAATCGAGCCTTGTGCCGCCGAGACCGAGGGTGCACCGGAGCCGTAGTATATCCCGAAGCCGGCGGTTGTGCCGAAGAGGAGGCGGGCGGAGGTGGAGCCGCCGGCAGGGGTGGCGGTGGCGGATGCTAATGTCGCGACGCCTGTCAAATTGAATCCACCCGCGTAAGAAAACGTAGCGAGTGTCGTAGGAGTGGAGCTGTCATTTAACGCATAAGCAATCGTAAGGGGGAGGCCGCCGTTACCGTCGCCGAGGAGAATCATCTGTCTTCCGCTTGGGCCAGCGACTAGCCGCAGCACAGCGGCATTGGAAGTAGCACCGTATAGGGAATTACCCGACGAGTTGGCCCGCAGGGAGGCTTCGTTATTTCCGTATGCGGCGCCGTTAGCCAGCGCACGGATATTGGAAGAAGTAGATTGGTTATCCTGCGTGAATATACCAGACACATTCATCGCGCCCCCCGCATACACCGCCCCCGCGATACCCACGCCTCCAGAAACTTGGAAAGCACCAGTCGTTGTGCTCGTGCTCGCCGTGGTGCCGAACACCTTGAGCCCGCCGCTGCCGCTGATATCATTATTGCCACCCCAGAGAAAATTCCCGGTTGTGGTCATCACTCCTTTTTCAGTGCTATTGAAAAAATAAAGGTTGTTCCGTATCTGCGAGGTCCCGGAAGTGGAGCCACCGATGGCGACATACCAGCTGGTCCCGGCTGCATTAGTCAGCTGAAGATTCGCCGATTTGACGTTATCGCCAGTAGTCGCGACTTTGAAAAGGGCATCTTGGCCGGTGGGGGCGTTGAACGTGCCGATTCCTCCGGTGCCTTGACCGAGGACCAGACTCGCGCCCGATGACCCGCCGGCCAGAGTCAGGTTGGTCGCGGAGGCGGCGGTGATGGAGGAGGCGGAACCGAGGGTGATGGCTCCGGCTGACGAGGTGGTGATGGAATTCACCCCGTTGACTTGGATATTTACTGCGTTCGCGCCGTTGCTGGTAAGGGTAAGAGTGCTCTGTCCGATTACGCGGCCATTCACTTGAACGTTCGTGCCTTGGAACGTAGCGTTGCCTACGACATCGAGAAGCCCCCCAATATAAGCCGCCCCCGCAATCCCAACCCCACCGCTGACGACTAGGGCGCCGGTGGTGGTGTTGGTCGCGGCGGTGGTGGAGGCGATACTGACCGCGCCGTTAGACCCGGCAATACGCATAGCTTCCGTGCCACTATTGCGGCGGAAGATCATGTTGCCGTTGGCGTTTTGGTCTACGGCAATGAACACATCACCGCCAAAGGCAGAAAATGAGCCTATGGATGTGCCGGCTGTTAAAACCCGGAGAATCGGAAGACTGGCGTGGTCGGCTGCGATGGTCCCGCCCGACGCCGTAACAGTGCCCGCAAACGTCGCGGCCAACGTGCTGTTCGCCAACGTCAGAGCCGTGCCCCCGGTCCCCAAGGCCAGCACCAGATTCTGCCCCGCTACAGAGGTAACGGAATTGATGGAGGTCAGCGTCGAAGACAGCGACAAAGTCCCGGCCGAAAGCGAGAGGTTGGACTGTAGAGTGGTAGTAGAAACGACGCCGGACGCATCCAGCCGCGCCAATGAGGAGGTCGTGGCACTAAGAGTGGTGGTGCCCGCGACACTTAACGCGGTCGGTATGGAAAAATTTATCGTAGCCATGGGATTCGTGTAAAATGAATTGACCTTACCTGCGGCCAGACCTTGCGATGTGGTCGCCTATGTAGTTACACGTATTCCAGCTGGGGTTTGACCGCTATTTTGGGGAGACGGGCTTTACTTCTGGTAAAACACGACTACATTGCTCCCGGTCGCGCCGACATTCAAAAGGACCGGAGTCCCAATATGGCTCTCGATCTGTGTGGGAGCCCAAATCGGCGCGGACCCATTCACCACAGCTGCCCCTGAAACCACTGTGACAGAGAAGGTTACGGCACCAGCCGGAATCTGGGTCTGCCCGGCGGTTACGACGGCAAAATAAGGAGTAACAGGGTTGTAATCGGATGCAAAGGGCATGGGTGTAAAATGGAAGAGGTGGAAAAGACTGTATTCTCACCACTGGTTACACCTATATCCGATGGATTTTTATGTCATTATTTGGGTGGAAACATGGGCTCGTTTTTGACGGAGGCCATTTCTTTCCGTTCAAATCTTTCCACGATATATTTCACGATCTTGGACCGGACAATGTCGTCTTTTGTGAAGGAGAAGCAGTGGATTCCATTCTCCCGGCTCTCTTCATCATTGAACATGTCAAAAGTCTTTTGGAAAGCGGACTTGGAACCGATATCGGACTGGCTAGGATCGCCGCAAATCACGATTTTTGAGAACTGGCCGACACGGGTGAGAATTGTCAATAATTCCTCGCGAGTTTCGTTCTGGCTTTCGTCTGAAATTATGAACTTAGCGTTAAACGAAGCGCCTCTCAGGAAATTAACGGGAATACCCTCAATCCTGTTCTCCTTAACCAGTCTATCTACCTCACATTTCGGCAGCATTTCCTCCATTTTATCGTGAAGTGGTCGAGTGTAAGGCTCCATCTTCATGCCAGCCTCTCCGGGTAGGTAGCCAAGAGACCTAGACGCGCTTTCTACGACAGAGCGGATATACAGGATATCGGAAACCGCACGTTTCTGCATCAGCATAAGACCAGCTAATACCGAGACATAGGTTTTGGACGTGCCGGCGGGACCCGAAAGGAAGACTACCTTTGTATTTTTATCCAGAATCAGGTGTATCAACTCCTTCTGCTTGTCCGTTAAATCCGCTCTTTGGGATATGGAGAGGTCAAATCCGATTTTGTCCCTCTGCGGGACTTTGGTGGATTTATCCGTTGCTGCGCCGCTATTCCCGCTTGCCTGCGGGACCGCCTTACGAGCCTTTTTCTTGGACATAGAGGATTGGTATATGATTTGCGGCGCTTTTTTCTACAGACCGGAGGTCTGCAAAGACTTCGCCACGCCCAAGGTTACACTTGATTCCTGACCCTTCTTGGAAAAACATGTGACAGTATGGAAAACGCTTGACTCCTGTCCCAATTGGGGTAAAAAGGGTAATCACACTGTTTTTCAACCCTATTACATGAGTTCTATCTCCTCCGGTTCTCCCGGTTTCGTCTATATCGCGACTTCCTCTACCCTTTCGGCGGCCGGTCTCCTGAAAATCGGGGCTACCACCCATGACCCGGACCTGAGAATGAAACAGTTGTCGGCCTCCACATCCTCTCCCACTCCCTTTTTTGTGGCCTACTCCCGGCGGGTGCCAGACGTGAATCTGGCGGAGCGGGAGTTGCATGAATTCTTTGAGGATCGCCGCGTCAATGAAGGGCGCGAATTCTTTCAGGTCACATTATACGAGGCGGCCATAACTTTGGACCGCTTGGTGGGCGGAATGCCGGAATTGGTGGACCAGCCGGAAACACCTTTTTCAGAGCTGTTTGCATCTTTCCCCGATGACGGGACCGGTCGCGAGCTGACGGAATTCGAGGCGGCTCAATGTCGCGAACTGGCCGCAAAAACGCGCTAACCCGGCGGAATCCGCTGAATTAGCGCGAAAATGGGCGAAATCTTTTTGCCCGTCTTACTTGATTTCAATCCTCTTGGGTAGCGCTGTTTCCGGCTGGAACGCGGTAACAGTCAGGATGCCATCCTCCAGTTTGGCCTCAATCCTTCCGGTGTCAATCTCCGGCACATAAAATGTCTTGGACGCCTTGCCGCGCTTCTGGTTTTCGGCAGTCACCGTGATCTGGCTATCCGCAGCCTCCACGGAAATGTCCTCTTTCCGGTAACCGGCGACATTGATGTCAATCTGATAGACGCCCTCCTTCTCGTTATAGGTCAGCCCCGTTTGGCTGCCGGCCAGCTCGCCGAACAGGTCGGAGAAAAAGCTGTCATAGCCGCGAGTAGTCTGCGGGCGGGAGAAGAGACTGAGCGGGTAGTTCTTGATAATCATAGCGATATGTTTTTTCTATTATTGGTTACACCGCCCGGAATTGAGCGGCTAGAAGTGTATAGGCATGGACTGTGCCAGATGGGAAATACATCTGATACGAGGGGAAAGCGAGAAAACTCTAGTCCCGAGTGTGTCATTATGTCCCCATCCCCTTGACACATTCTTTTAACCTTGACTCAGCCCCCATAACGTGTAACATCCCTTTACTATGACCCGGTTACCAAACCCTAAATTCGATTTCGGGACCACTGTCTATCCGGTCCTTTGCCCGTCCAAGGAAAACGCCGGTATGGTGACAGGCTACATCCTTCGGCCCGGCGGCCACATCCTGTATCTGGTCTCCGACGAATCCGGCACGGAATCCGAGCGGGAAGCCATCGAGCTGACGGACGAAGTGGATTACACCGCCTCTTCCGATAAAGACGACAAGTAATCGGACAATGAGCGAAGAAATGAGTCTGGCCGCTTTCTGGGACGCGGCCCCAGCGGCAGACAGGAAGGAAAAGAAGTGGTTGAAAGGTCCGACCATAACCCAAGAAAACCTGAAGAACGGGACCGGCGCGATTGAAAAGGTGACCCCGGCGGTATGGTTCTCCAAGACTTCCGGCAAACCGGCGACCAGTTCAAAAGGTCCACTCAAAATGTCTTTCGGCAAATACAAGGGCCGGCTAGCCATTGAAGTCCGAGAAGACGACCCCCATTACTGGAACTGGGCGCTGGACAATGTTGATTGGTTCGCGAAACAGGTGAAAGACGCTGGGCTTTAATCGGTTATGGCACATCCCAGAGTGGTGAAGAAAGGTGAGGCCGGCTACGACACCTACGTGGGACGCGGGTCTGTCTGGGGTAACCCATTTGTGATCGGTATCCACGGGGACAGAGCGGAAGTAATCGCGCAATACGAGGAATGGATTCGCGGCAGGCCAGAATTATTGGCCAGACTCCCGGAGCTAAAGGGCAAGACCTTGGGTTGCTTCTGTGCCCCTAAGCCCTGCCACGGGGAAGTATTGCTGAAGTTGCTGAAAGAAAACGGGATAGAGGAATAGCCTCTGCTCTATCAGCTCCCCCCCGTTTACAGATCAGTTTCTAGCAGCATTTCCCGGCAAAGCGCGACCCGCCACGGAGCCCGCCATTTTTGCGAACAGCCGCGCCCCGAGCCGTTTTTTGCGGCAGGGACTGGGGCACAGGAGCCGAGCCCACGATATCCGACATTTTGGAAAGGTCCAAAGGAGGACGGTCCAATTCCCGGATTTGCCGATTGGCTTCTTCCGCAATCTGATACCACCCCATATTACTGGCGTGACGCGCCTTGGACTTGAGCCTTACCTTTTTGCGGTATTTCTCGGAGCCGAAGTCGTAACAGAGACACTTAATGATGTGGGTCACGAACTTGCCGGTTACGACTAAGACGAAGATGAAGAATAAGGCTAGCATGATGGGATGGATGGATTTTGGTGAAGTTTTTGGAACAGTTTTTTCTGATTTCTCCGAGACTATGGACTAATTTCTGCCAAATGTCAAGCCCCGAAAGGGGGTAATTTTTGCAAGTAATTGGTCCCGCCTATTTTTTGGGATTTTATCCCAAACGGATGGACCCCTTTCTGCCCGGTTTTTGAAAACAGGGGGTCACCTGATGCGAATACCACCGTCCACAGTGAAAAGGTGTCCAAACAGACATAGGCGGTGGGAGAGGACAAGATACATTGCCATAGGGACCGGAACACCGGGATACAACTGGATTTTTGAAGTGGTGCCGAGGCGAGGGTAGCGGTGAACCACAAAGGATAGGAAGGAATAAGACTATCGGCAAAGGAGACAGTGACTCTGGGTATAACTTGGATTTTTGGGGGACCGGCGAGGCTTCTTACAATGGATATGGAAACACTGACATACAACTGGATTTTGGAATGGGCTACGAGGCGAGAATGATAGCCACCCGGCGCTCGCGCCGCTTGTAAAAAACTTGTAAAAATCGAAAAACACCCCTCGTTCTTTCGGATTAGGGGGAACCCCTCGGTCTGACTAGGGTGTTTCCCCTAGTTTTGACAACTTTTTTACGTATGTAAAAATCGCGCCTAGTATGCTTTCCCTTCGATCCTAGGCCATCGGGCCGGAGTGCATACCTAGGTATACCACAAAAAGGGAGCGGCCCTAATGCGGCGCAATGGCCGTTTCCGGGCATCCCCCCCCTTTGGCTCGATCCCCTGTTTTCGGCCTAGTCTATTGCAAGGGATTAGCGAAAGGGAGGTGGCGGGAATGGGCACGAAAAAACCCGGACCGTTTCCGGCCCGGGGCGAGGGGATGCGGCGCGCCGTGCGGTTAGACGCCCACGGGTTCGCGCTGCGTCACAGTTGCGTGCGTCACATCCGACACGCTTTCAACCGTCATAGACTTGCGCGCGTGCCATTGAACCAACGTGTCGAGTGCCATAAAGCTCGCGCGCGAACGGGAAAGGAAAGCCGAATCCGTGACAAGTTGCGTGCGTTGACCCTTGGGTGTGTTCACGATAACGGTGCGGGAATAGAGGGAGGACATTTGAGGGAGGCTTAAGCGAATCAGTTAATCGGCCCGGCGGAGCGCCGAACCTATGCGCAAAGGAAAAGACCCCGCACAAGCGGAGTCAATCCCTTTTTCTCGCCTACGTGTTACTACTTAGGCCGCGCGCCGGCCCGTTTGCGAGGGGTGGAGACCCATTGCGCGCAATTGTTTGGCTTCCCTTTCCTCTGCGTTCCATTGCGCGGCCTGCTCCGCTTGCGCATGGCTTTCCCGCGCATCGTCCAGTAATTCCCGCGCAAGGGAAAGCAGGTTTTGGCGCCCATAGGACAGGCACGAAGCGCCCCAAAAACCGCGGTGATCCTGATCGAAATCCGCGCTTTGCGTTACTCGTTTTCCGCAATCTCCAGTTTGATTCCAAGGGAGGCAAGCAATTCCGGAGTCAATGCGTCAAGCCTGTCTCCGTTCAAATCCTTTGCGTAAATGCTCGAAAGCGTGCCGTCGGGCATCCTGCGGGAATTCCCGCGGAATCCGTAGGCATCATTCCAGCAACGCCGCAAATGGTCGCGCTCTTCGCCTTCGGGCATCGCTTCGATTTCAGCGTGCTCTTTTCCGGCCTCTTCATCGCCAGCGGGAAAGAATTCGTCTTCACAAATGGAATAGGCGTCTTCCCACGTTTGCGCCCGGACAATTCCACCAACCATGCCGAAGTTGCCAAGCGTAGTTTGCCAGACGAACAGAGGGCCGAATCCATCATCATACGTGGGGATTTTATGGCCGGATTCCGTTTGAGCGGAAACAAGCGATTGCGAGTCAGTAATCAGGGAGTTGTTTGTTTTCACGTTACGAGGTAAACGGTTTGTGCGGCGCGCCGCAAGCTTTATTTTGCGGGAAAATGCACGGTGTTTTGTAACGCGTTACAATCAAACCGTTTCCCGCACGGGATAAAGGTCAGCAGACGAAAGCAGGCCGGCGGCCTTTTTCATCCGGAATTCCCGGACATATTGGCGGTCAATTTCCCGGAGTTCGGCATAAACTTCGGGCTTCACAACCGCCAACGTTGGCCAATCCCATCCCGTGCAAATGTCTCCGCGGCAACGGTCTGCGCGCGCTTCACGGTCAAGTTTCCGCAAAATTGCGTCATACCGGCGGCGGAGTGCTGCGCGCGCTTTGTCGAAAGGAGTAGGAGAAAGGACAGGGGAAACGGTGTTTGATTTCATGCGAGGAAATGAGAAGCGGGGACGGGTTTAATGGGGCGAATCGCGTTAACGTCTTGGACGAAAAACGTGCCATTGTATCCGACGCGCATAACTTTGTAAAGCGCATGTTTAGAGAGACCGTTTTCGTTGGAAGGCGATTCCAAAGTTTTGCCAAGGTAATGGGCGAGGGATTCGTTTTTCGTTTTCACAGAAAAGAGAGAAAGGGGATTTGCGGCCGGGCGCAAGGTTTATTTTCAGTAATTTTCGCTTTCCCGCTCTTCTTTTTCCCTCAATTCTTTCGCAAATCCTTCGTGCGCGGGCACATAGACGCCCCATGCCGTGCGCGGTTCATCCTCCTTTTTCCACGCCGTCAATCCGAACACTTTCAAGCAAGCGGACGCCACTGGACCGGTAAAACCGGCGCAAATCGCCTTGCGAGGTTCCGCGCCGCGGGAAATGTCCTCAGCTACGTTTTCGGCCCGCTCGAAATAGATTCCAAGTGCATAAGGGTTGTAACCTTTGGTGCGGTTTCCTCCGGTCCGTTCACGGTGTGCGGAGTCGAAACGCGTCAATGCGGTTTGCAGTAAGGCAAGGGATTCGGTTTTCGTTTTCATCGGAAGGGAGAGAAAAGGGTTTTTGCCGGGGGCGCAAGGGAAAAGAAAAAGAATTTTCGCAAGGGGTTTACAGTTTCACCCCGTAAACCCGCGCAAGGTTTGTTTTCATCGGTTGAAAGGTAAAGCGAGGGACAAACCTATTGTCAAGCGGTTTTCCGGAAAAACCCACTAAGTAGTTTCCACACCTAGGCAAGCTCCCGTTTTTGCGCTATACTGTCCGCACGTTAGAAAACGCCCGGCAAGGCTCCTTTTCTAATTCAAACCCCGGGGGTTGGGGAGAACCGGACGGCGTGTAAAAAAAGTGTAAAACAGTATTTTGGGCTTGCATGTCTCCCGGGCTTCGACTAGGGGCGGCAGCACTACGTAATACTACTACCTAGACAGGGAATCTTTTTTCGCGTAGGATAGGCGGCGAAGGCTATGGGGCTCCGCCCCGCAGTGAGGGTGGACAGGCTACGCGGATTCCTAGGGCCGCCGCGCAGCAAGGCCCATTTGGAAAATTTTACCACATCCCGGAAACTGTGTCAAGCATTTATTTTTCGGCTCTTTTTTGTGTGTGTTTGGAAACATTCTAACACGAAAGCCGCGCGGAGTCAATAGCTAAAATGGTGAGGTGCGGAAACTACGTAGAAACCGGATTTGCGCAATTTTCCCGTTGACTTCCCGCTGCGCGCCGTTATTAGGCCGCCGCCTCGCGCTTCTGTAAGTAGTTGGAACACGTCAATGACTTACAAAAGTGTGGGCGATTTTTTACCTCTAATTCGCCCGAAAATTGACTTGAATTTATATCGTTGCGCCGCAATTACTTACAAAAGCGGAAAATGCCGGAAATGAGGTTTTCATCGGGGTCTGACACTCGCGGCGAATAATTAAATAAATAACGTAAGTCACTCCGACACTTGCTTGGCACGTTTCCTGCGCGTGACGCAAGTAGTTAGTCCCGCAAAGACTTACGCACTTCCCGAAGGGGCGCGCAATTCCGGCGGCGCGTTTGGAAAAGTGTTGACTTTTCCCCGGGGTTAGATAGAAGCGCGAAAATAATTGTTTTTCGGTCTTGACTTCCCGCCGGGAGTCGATAAAAGCGCCGCGCCTACGTGTTTTTACCCCTTGACTACCGGCCGGAATCAGTTAGTGGCGCAAATTTTCCCGGATTTTCCCGCGTTTTCCCGGATTTTGCCGTTGACTTACGGGCGGGAGCAGGTAGGGGAGCGGGTCCGTGGTAGATTTTGGAAGATTTTGGAAGAAAATGGAAGATTTTGGAACGTTCGTTTCAAACGGTCGTTTAGAGGCGAGAACCAAAGGCTAACCCGCCCCAACCCATTTCGACACATTTCCCCCCAAAAAGCTCCTTTTGCCTGTCCTGTCTACTGTCCTTTCCTCCTATGGCGGGAGTCTTTTCCTCTAAGGTCTTTCCCCTTTGTTTCCTTTCCTCCCTTTTGCGGCCTTTCCCTTGCCGATCTAAGGTCTAAAGACTCCGGGACAGGTGAACCCCGGGACAAGGCGGCGGGAAGGGGGCGGGAAGGGTTTGCACATCCCCCCGGGGGGACAGTTTGCCGGCCGTTTCCATGCAGCGGGGGCGGGGGCGGGACGCAAAAAGCCCCGGAAACCGTGTGACAGGCTCCCGGGGCGTAAAACTAGCGGACAGGCGGGTTAAACCAACCCCGCGCGCCTAGCCGCCGCCAAGGCTTCCGGCTGAGTTTCCAAGTCCCAACCGTTCCGCAAATATTCCCGCGCCCGGGCAAGGTCCGCAAACTCTTCAACCTCTGCAACCGTCGCGCGGATTTCCGCCAAGGGGGCCGGCTCCCGGTAATTCTTTTGACGCCGGAACGTTTCACCCCAACCAACCGCCAACCCGCCAACCCCGGGCAGGCTTTCCACTGTATAGCCGGCCAATCGAAACGCAGATTCCGCGGACGCAAGGCACGTTTGCGGGGAGTCCGGAAACCATGCGGCAACCCCTTCCCATTTCCGGGATTTTGTCCGGCGGGCTAGGAGGTAGGGCGCAAGGGCGGCGGGGGAGGTGTTCGGATTCATCGGCGGCAAGGTAAGGGCCAATTTTCCCCCGTGTCAAACGCTTTTTGCGTAAAACTGCAACGCCCAAAGCGGGCGCGGCTTCGTGTCGTCCGTTTTCGTGATCCGGGCTAGGGAAACGGGCGGGCATCCCGGGAACGCAACCAGCGCGGCGGTTTTCCCATTTTCGGGAATTTCACACGTTACCCCATGAAGGGCGCCCCATTGCGTTACCTGCTCCCGGGTCAAAAGGTGCGGAGACCCGGCCGGGCGCATCCCCGGCACTTCGTCCGGGGTTTCGGGAGGATAGGGGAGCCAACCGGCAACCGGCGAGCGTTCATCGGTCCGGCCGGTCAAGTCAACCCGTTTGCCCGAAGGCGTCGCGCAATAATGGCAACCCGTTTCCGGGTCAACTGCAACCCGGGCGAGCTGGCGGGAACCGTCGGCGCGGACTAGGACTAGGAGAAGCCCGGCCGCGTTCGGAATGTCCGCGCGGGCGCGAAGGGCGGGAGCGGGGGAAGTGTTTTTATTCATCGGGGCCAAGGTTGCGCCCTTTCCATCCCGGGCACAAGTTTTTTCTCCTACGTAGTTCTACGTATTACCCAAGGGCCAACCCGGAGCCGATAATGGCGAACCCAAGCGCCAACCCAAGCAGGGCCGCGCAGACATAGGCCGCACCCCGGGACCGGCGCCAGACAGGGGGCCGGCGGGGCGGGACCGTCACCGGGACATAACAGAGGACGCGGGCAGGGCGTGGAAAGTGTGTCATGGCGCTAGGAAAGTTCAGCACGACGGCGGGCAATGGCTTCGTTGAACGTTTCCCCCGGGCGCGCCCAAATTAGGCCGGTTCCGCGTTGCTCACGGCAACCCCATGAACGTGCGTAAGCCGTATCGCGCCCGAAACTCTCGAAAAAGTGGTAATGCCAGCAAATTGCGCCGCGTTTGGTTTCGCGGATGACGGCTTGGCGGTGATAATATATCGAAGACATTTTTACAAGTTTAGAGGTTGCGGGGTGCGACTCAGGCCGTAAGGAGCAGGCATTGCACCGGGTCGCCGCCGTTGGCGCGGTCACAATCGGCGAGAAACGCGGACAGACCGGCGCGGAAATCGGCAGGCACTTCCTCAATGCTCGACACGAAGGGCGCCACCGGGGCCGGGACGAAATCGGCGGGGAGCAGGTCCGCCGGGTCAAGCGGAGCCGGGGCCGGGGACTGTTTGGCAACCCAAACGCGCGGCATGACGGGAGCGGACGGGGCGGGGAAAATCCCGGCGGCGGCAAGGGCGGCACAAGACGCGGCGCGGCGGGAGAGAACACGGGAGCGAATCAGGGCGAGACGGGTGGCGGATTTCATCGTATAACGGGAACAGACTAGCGGTTTTCGGTTTTTGGCGTCCGGGGTGACGTTGTGCCTTCCCAGACTTGAACGGGGCAGAGGTTGTGGGCGGGTTGGCGGGAAGTCAAGCGGTTTTCCTGACTATTTTCCTACGTAGTTTTACGTAGTCGGCGAACTCTTTTTGATCCACTTCCGCACCGTCATATCCCAAAGGAAGCCGGCCGCAAGGCGCTCCGCTTCCCGGACACTTTGGCAGTGCGGGTTGCCGTTCCCGCCGCGTTTCGCTAGGTATTCCGCCCCGCGTTTCGTGCGGAACGGGCCAACCGCACAAGTGAATTGCGGGCATGTTTCGGCGGTAGGTTCGCCAGTGTGACGGAATACGGTGCGGGCGTTGCCTTTTACGCCTACCCAAAGGCGGCGCGTTTGTTTCGTTTCTTTTTTCATCGGAGCACAGTATCGGAAAAATTCCCGCGCTTGTCACGCTTTTTCTCCTAGGGTCTATTCCCTAGTCATCCCGCAAATCGTTTTCAGTAGCCAAAAGGATGCCCAAAACAAGGCAAATCAGGAGAACGGCGGCAGCCATAAATTGCGAGGGTTTAAGGGTTTACGCGTTAGCATAGGCGGGGGACTTTAGGAAAGCAATCAGCGCGAGAGCTTGCGCCCGGGTTGCATCAACCTCGATCCGCACGCTGTCCCCGCCGCGAACGTCAAGCGACGCAAGGGCATAGCGCCCGCCCTCTTCCCCGTGCTTCGGATTCAACAGGCAAAAGGATTTGCGCGTGCCGCCCCGATGGTGATCCTTTTCAATCTCGCGCCCGCAGGCGGCGGCAATCTCCCCGGCGGTCTTTTCGTGAGCGTTCGCCGCGTTTGTGTCGCGCTCAATTTGCGCGTTCGCCATAGCAAACACCGTTTCCGCTTCCGGGAGCAGGCGCCGGGCAATGTCCGCGGCAATAATGGCGGGCGCTTTTGTTTCCGCTGCGGTGATTTCCGGGTCTTTCACACCGCCATAGTTCGGGCTCTCAGAGTAGAGCCGCACATAGTTCCCGGCGTTGCGCGGGCGATTGAACTGAACCCGGACCCGGCCCTTGGCTGCCCATCCCCCGGAAGAACCGGCGAGGAACAGTTGCAGACCGTCGGAACGGGTCAAATACTGGTTGCCGTTGCGTTCGGTGGCGTCGGGGTGAACCGGGCGGGCGTTCCAAGTGCCGGGCAGAGCGGCGGCGATTTCAGCGGCGAGAGCCGCAAGGGAAACGGGGGCGGGTGTGTTTGTGTTATTCATCGGCGGACAGTATGCGCGCGGGTTGCGGGTATGTCAACAGGAGAAATGGGTTTTGCGTCAATATGAGGAAAACACCCTATCAAAAACGCAATTCCTTCATTAAAGCAATTTCCTTTACGGTAAAAAACGCCTTAGCGGCGCGGTTTAAGGGAACCGTTTTACCGGCCTCTTCAATCAGTTTTTCGTCAACCGTTTCCCCCTCGTCCTCCATTTTTGCGACATATTGCGGCACAGATTGTGCCCCGGTGCAATGGCAACACATTTGCCCCATAAAATCGGCGGCGGATCGGCAGGACCGCATAAACCCGGAGAACTCCGCGCCGTTTTGGCGGCGAAACACTCCGCGCCATGTGGCGGACTTGCCCGGTTCAATTGTCAAAACTAGGGAAAGCCCGGTCTCGGCGAGAAAATATGCAACGTCCGACTCAGGGTGCGGGGTGACAGTGTCTAATATGTTGGAATTTTTCATCGGCGGACAGTATGGGCAAAAGCCGGGGGAAAGGGAAGAAAAATGTGCTAGGGTGTATTCCCTAGGTCAAACCGTTTTGCGTAGCCCTACGCCGAAGAATTGCACGAATTTGCGCAACTCCTCACCATAAAGGGAGCTGGCGGGCGATACCTGAAACCCCGGGCCGGTTTTCCGCGCGCAACAGATGCAACCGAATTTTCCGTTGTCCGCGTCGTTTTCCAATTCCATGCCGCGCAACAGTTTATGCGCAACCGATGCGGGGAACGTCTCACGGGCGGCAACGGGCAAACCGTTTTTGCCAATCCATCCGGCGTCAACTACCCACTCGGCGGGCGCTCCGGGTTCATCGGCAATCATGCCGGAAAAACAGATGCGGACAGGCACGCGGGAAGTCGCGAAACGGGCGGCGGTTTTGTGTTTTGATTTCATCGGGCGGCATTATGCGAGCGCGCGAACGGAAAAACAAGGTTTATTTTCTAGGGTCTTTCCCCTATCCGGTAACGGGCAGAGCGTGAAACGTCATGCCTACCCGCTCACAATCCCGGCGGAAACGGCGCTGCCAGTAAACGGAAAGGGGTTTTGCCGCATCCAACGCCCGCATGGCGTCAATCTGCGCGTCATAGCGCAAAACGCCTTCCGGTTTCGTCGTATACCCCCAATCCTTCCCCATTTCGCCGGGCAATTGCGACACATAAAGCGGCGCGCGGTGCGGCTGTTTGGGGTGCGTGCAATAGCAGATTGCGGAGCCGGGAGCGGGGGAGGTGACAGGTTTTGATTTCATCGGCGGACAGTTTACGCGCTTTCAGGACCTTTTCCTAGTCGGGAAAACTACCCATTTTCCGTCTAGGGTGTTCCCCCTAGTTGCCCGGCCGCGCGGGGTTGAAGTCCGGCGGCCGGGCCTAGGATGAAAACCCCGGGGGATTTATGGAAAAGGGCTCCCCGGGTTGGCCCAAGTGTAAAAAGGGACGCGGGCCGGTTAGCTGATTTCCGACAGTTCCGCGCGCTCCGTCTCTGTGAAGAACGCCCGCAGGCGCTTTCCGAAGGCGGCGCACCGCTTGAAAGTCGCCAACGCTTTGCGGCTGTCCTCTTCGTAACCGAACTCCCCGCAGAAGTCGGCGAACGTGTCCGGGCAATTCACATCCCCGGAGATGCACGCTAGCGCATCGTAAGACGTGGGGGTTTCACCCTTTTCCTTCGCGCTGATACTGTCCCAAAAGGAGAACGAAAGGGCGCGGACGTTTACCGGATTCACGCCGCCCGGGCGGACCTTGCGGGAGAGCTTGACCCGGTATTTGATCCCGTGCGCACCGTCTTTTGCCCAAGCCGGGGGCGTTTGCGCTTTCGCGGGCTTCGCGGCGAACGTGATTCCGTTCCGGGCGAGGAAGTCAAGCGCCGTTTGCTCATAGGAGGAAACCGGCGCGGGGGAGGTGTTTTGCGTGTTTGTTTTCATCGGCTAAAAGATAGCAGAGGACCGGGAAGGAAAGCAATACGTAGTTATACGTAGTCAGAGGACCGGCGCGCTAACCGTCACACGCTTGTAACGCGTCCCGTTCGGCATCCGGGAGAGCGGCGGCAATCCGTCATGCGCGCGGGCGCTGTTGTAGTCGGCAAGGGCGTTTTGCCGGTAGGTTTCACCGTAGGAGGCGGAACAGTTGCCGGAATAGCTACCAACGTGCCGAGTAGGCGGGACGGTGAAGCGGTAGGAGGCGCGGGGGGTGTTGTTTTTCATCGTCGGACAGTATGCCGGAGGGTTTTCCGTTTGTCACGCTTTTTCCGTCTAGGGTCTATTCCCTAGACCCGGACCCGCAATGCCCTTTCCGCGCGGGCATAGTCGTATACCGTTGGCACGCCTTCCCGGCCGTCAAGCCGGGCGGATGTGAGTCTAGCGGGGATTTCCCGGACGATGGCGGACAGTTCGGCGACCTGTTCCAAAAGGGCGGCGTTTTGGCGGCGAAGTTCCTCAATGTGCGCGAGGTGAACGGATTCCGGGTCATAACAGCCGCCCTTTTCCCGGCTCCGCGCGTCCTCTGCCGCGAGTCCGGCGAGGTGTTCGGCGATTTCCGTTGGCATTTGCAGGGAGTGCAACCCCGACGGGCCTTTCCCGTCCTGCCACTGGAACAGGGAGTGCCCGGGCATTGAGGTTGGGGCGACGGCGAAAATGGGCGGGTTCTTCATAATGTGTAAAGGATGCCAAAACGCGGCTTGCTTGTCACGTCTTTTCGCCTAGGGTCTATTCCCTACCTTTCCGGTTAAAGTGTTCCCGTGCATCCCGGCGGGCGGTCCGCAGGTTGGCGGCATCGGTTGTAAACTGTCCTAGCCCACGGGAATAGCAGGTGAACACGGCCATGCCGTAGGCGTTGCGCCCGTGATAGGTGATTTCAGAGTGTTTGACTTTGGTTTTCATCGGTCAAAACGTTTCAGGATTGCGCTCGGTTTTTCAACCAAAAACCCGCTTGCAGGGCAATTTCGCCGGCATCCATTTTGCGCAATTGCCGCAGGAAAAGGACGGCGGAACGTATTTGCCGGTAGCGCCAAGCGGCCCGCGCCGCGTGTTCCGTGTCGAATCGGCTCCCGTAATAGGTCCCGCTTTTCGTGTCATAGTAAACGAATCCGCGCTCCTCAATGCGCGACGGCCAAGGGATTGAACCATAAGGGGAAAACTCGAATCCGTCAGACAGGCGGACGGCAACCCGTGCCGGGGAGATTTCCGGGCAAGGGCGCACAGTGGCGAGCGCAATCATCTTTTCAAGTGTGGGCGTTTTCGTTTTCATCGTCGCACATTATGCACCCTTCCCCGGGTTCTGTCAACTAGGGGATTCCCCTCATTTTCCCTTATTTTGCGGCAAATCCGGCAAGCACGGATTCAACCGCTGCCAGCCCGGCAACCTTATTCCCGCGAAAGGGTTGAGAGGCGGAAATCGCGGCGTGCGCTTGGGCGCGGGTCAACCCCCGGGCGCGGAAATCCTTTCCAGTTGCGCAATAGAGAGCGAACGTCTGGCGAGGGCTTGCCGGCTCCTCCCCGTTCTCCGGGGCCGGGACGGTGACGGGCGCGGAAACAGCGCGGACAGGGGCGGCGGCAGCCTTCACGGGCTCCCCGAAAACGCGCCCCGCCTTCGCTTGCTCCTCGAATTTCGCGACGCGTGCGGGCTCCAGACGCTTGAATTGCCCGCCGTCAACGTTGTAACAGAGGGAGCCGCCGCGTTTCTTCACGGTGATTTTGCGGGGCTTAAACGTGCCCGGAGCCGTCTCCGTTTCCATGCTGCAAAGGTAAAGCGTGAATTCCCCTCCATCCCGTAACGGAGCCGTTTCCAACCGTTGCGCGGCCGGGAGGGTCGCCAGAAAAGCGGCGAAACGCACCTTGCGCGCCTCTTCCTCTGCGGCGTTTTTGATCCGGCGCTCCTCGCATTCCGCGCGCCAAGCGTCGTCTTTCCGGTCCTGTTCCTCTTTCGCGGCCCGCTCCAAGGTCGCCAGCGTTTCGGGGCTTCCCACGTCGGGGAACACGGTTGCGATGAACGCCCAAAGGTCCGCCGCAGGGATCGCGCCAATATGCATGGATACCCCGTAGCCTAGCCCATACGCGAGGGCAAACGCCCCGGCGGACCCATAGAACAGGGACACGGGAAGGGCGCGGAGCGTGTCAATGGTTTTCTGTTTTTGCGCCGCGCGGTCCTCCTCCTTGTAAACGGTGAAGTAGCGGACAAGCTCGAAGCCGGAAGAGTTTTTGTGCGCAACCCATCCCGCCGCCGACACTTTGGCAATACGGGAAAGCAGAGCCTTTTTCTCCGCGTCAATGGCCGAAAACTTGACTCCCACGGAGCCGTTGCCGTTCTGGAAAACGGCTTTGTAACCTCCGGGGCGCGCGGCGGGATTGAAAGCGGGGAGCTTCCCGTGTATCGTTACCTGCGTGCTATACAGAAGGGCCGGGACGTTGAGGGTTTCGAGCCGTTCAAGCGTCACCCCGTTTTCCAGTTCTTCGGCCGTGATTTCGGCAACCGTGTTCGGCGCCACGTTGGAAACGCGCCGCGCTTTGTCGTCCCGGCGGCAATCCATCGTTTCCAGTTTTTCCGTCAAGGTGTATGTGTTCATCGGGGAACAGTGTGCCAGAACGCGCGGGCTTTGTCTATGGGGTGTTCCCCTTATTCGCAAACCGCCACAATGGAAACCCGGACGCCGGCCGCTTCACATCGGGCTTGTGCCCATACGGCATCCGCTCCGCTGGCATACCGTTTCGCGTCCTTCCGGTCGGCAACGCCGCGCACGGCTTCAACCGTTGACGCATCGGAAACGATCCATGCCCGGATCGGAAACCCCGGTTTCGCGGGCAGGGTGCGGAGATAGAAGGAAACAGGGGAAGAACAGGTATTTGATTTCATCCCCGGCATCATAGCACATCGGGCCGGGAAGGGAAGAAAAATGTGAATAGGGTGTTTACCCTAGTCCCTATCCTACCCGCACCCAAACCCCGCCAAAGGACTCCCGCTCATAGCGAAAAGACTCCCCGGCATAATGGGCAACCGCCCAAAGGGAGCAAACCGTTTCGCCGCGCATCATGGAAATCCCGGGGGCGAAGTAGTCCGGGGGAAGGATGGAGCCGATGGGCGCGACGTGTGCCGGTTTCACGGGGTCAAAAGGCGTGATTTTCGCAGGCTTCAATCTCCGCTTCCAACCGCGCGATTTTGGCCGTCAACTCGGCGACGGTTTCAGGGGCGGACGCACCCTCCTCCTCCGCTTCAAGATTCTCCTCTTTTTCAAGCGCGGTTTCCGCGTCCGTCAATTCGCCGCGCAGGGAGTCAAGAAACTCCTCCCGCGCGTTTTCAACGTCCCTTTCATCGTAATAGTCCCCGCCAATCTCGTAAACATTTTCGTGGTCCGAAGAGTCCGCGACTCCGCAGCGAAATGCTATGGGGTCCATCTCTTCTAGGACACGGGAGGGTGACATACCGGAGAACGGGCCGCCGATAGAGTCGAAAGAATAGAGTTCGTCAAGCGTATCGCGGAAACGCTGTTCTATGTCAACCGCCGAACATTCGGCTACAACGTGAGCGGTCAGACGGTCAATGACGGATTTCAGGGCTTCGGGGGACAGGTTGGTTTTCATCGGCGGAAACTGTAACATTTTTTAGGACGCAATGGAATAGGGTGTTTTCCTTATTTTGCGGTTTTTATCCCTTTTTCAGTTCCCGCGCAAGTTCTTCCAAACGATGCCGGTTGGATTCGTCGCCGGGCAAGGAGCGGGCAAGTCGCGCGTCAATCCATTCCGCAAGGGATTCGTCCGGGGCCGATTGAATCAGCGTAAACTTCTCCCGGGCAATGTCCGCGCAATTCGCCAGTTCCTCGGCGTCAAACGCGGCGGAGCCCCCGCTATTGACAAACGTGCATTGCCAGCGGACGAACTTGGCGACCTGTTCCAAGGTGACAAAAACAGGTTTGAACCCGGGCAAACCGCAGCCAAACAACGCGGAATCGTCAACGTGCGCGAGGTCTTTCGAGTAGTCAAACGCCAGAGCGGCGGCGGAAGCGAATTCTGATTTTTTCATCGGGAACACAGTGTAACAGGTTCCGGGCGGTTTTCAATAGGGTTTATTCCCTATACTACCCCGTCACCCAAACCGCCGGCCGTCCTCGGTAAAGGTGTATTCGTTGGCCTCAATGGATTCGTCAACCTGTTCGTCGGCGTTTTCCCATTCATAGGCGCTTTCCAGTTGACGGTAAATCCATCGCATCGCGTCTTTGGCGGCTTCCTCTAGGGCGCGTTCCGCCTCGTCCGCGTCATCCCCGTTTTGATCCGGGAAGGAGAACGAAAAATCCGTGCAATTCTCGTGCTGATAATACCCGGAATGCCGCACGGTGAAGGTCGCCAGCGGGAACAGCGCCGCCAGACGCTCAAACTCGGCGGCAATCCGGTGAAGCTCGGCGTCTTTCGGGGCGTATTCCCGCATAGCGCCCGGCGTCACGTCAGCGGCGCGCCAAGTGCCCTCGAAACACGCGCCGTCACCTTGGGAAGAGAACCCCGAGTAAAGCACGCGGTCAATGGTGATTCCGCAGGTGGCGAACGCCTGTTTGGCGTCCTCAATGGTGGAGTAGGCGTCAAAGGAGGAATCGCCATTGCGAAACCATTCCCGCGCCTTTTCCTTGGCGGCGGCAGACAGTTCGGAGAAGGAGTAGACTTGTGTTTGGATTGTTTTCATCGGGGAAAAGAATAGCAGAGAAGGGTCAGTATTTCAATAGGGTGTTTCCCTCATTCCGCAGTTTTCTGCGCGCTCCGATGGATTTTACCCACATTCCGGTCCCCCCAACGGGTAACGTCAGGGTTAAACGGCTCGTCATAGGTCTCTTGCGCTTCATCATACGTCAACCCAGAGGAAAGCACATCGGGAATCAAATTCCAGCGCAGTTCCCCGCCTTTGGTCGGCAAAATGGAAACGCCGCCGACTGCAATGCCCTTGCGTTTAGTGGCGTCCGATCCCCGGTCAATGGCCGGGACTTGGGCCGTGACGTGACGTGCCCCTTTCAGGAGCGGGAGAAAAGCGTCGCCGTCATGGAAAACGATGCGGCCCTTGAACCCAAGGAAAGACCGTTCCGCGACGATCCGCTCGTAAATTTCCACGTATTCGACACGCCCCGCTTCCCGGTCGATTTTGTCGTAGCAGGCAACGGCATGGCCGTCGGAATAAAGGTAAAGGCAAGTGCAGGTTTTACGGGAGTTCATGGGGAAGAGAGTAACAGATTCTCTGTATTTGTCCAGTAGGGTGTTTCCCTCAATTCGTGGTAATCTCAAATTCCCCGGCCATCCCCCGGTCAAATAGCCCCTGCAAAGCAGAGCACAATCGGCTAACGGTTAAACGGCTTTCAATTGCGGCCAAAACCGTGTAAGTGTCACCGTCTTTTTCCATGCTGCCCCAAGACAGGGACAAGCCGCGAAAGGCGGAACTTGAATCCCCTATCCCGTGCGTCGTGCAATCCTCAAATTCCGTGCGAAGCTGGGTGATAAACCGATGGCGGTTGGTAGGGCAAACGAGACGCGGGAGAGACGGCACGGCTTCCGCGTCTTCAGCAAGGGAACGGGTGAATTTGACGGTGTGAGTATTCATCGGGAACAGGATAGCAGGTTGGAGTGCTTGGGTCTATAGGGAGTTCACCCCATTTCTTCACATAATAATATGCCCCGGATTCGCGGCCTTATACGCGGCAAGGTATTTCGTGCGGGCTTTATCCAAGTCGGATTTGACCCTCTTGTAATCAGCGGAAAAAACGCTGGTGTTCATCCATTTTGCGTGGTGGGCCTCATATTCGCGGACGGCGATTTCCAAGTTCTTTTTAACATTTGTATTCATCGGCGGACAGTATACCTGAAATCGGATGGGATTTCAATAGGGAGTTCACCCTATTTTTCCTCAAATCACGCGATACGCCGCGAAGGGATAACTTTTTCTCGGCGCTCGGAGCGGGTTTGGTGTTCGAGTGAGCGCGGCTCACTTCATTGGTGTTTTCATTGCGCTTGCAGTATGCCAGAGGTTGAGTCCAAAGTCTATAGGGTGAATCCCTTATTCCGTCTCTTCGCGCTCAGGACAAACCAGTTCCCCGGAGTCAATGAACTCCGCAACAAACCGTCGCATGGAAGCGCCGGAGAGGTGAAGGAACGCTGGATTTGGCCCCGTTTTCCACGGGAAGGGAGTCATCGGCTTACCTCTGAGGTTTTCGCAGTCGTCAAAACTCGGCGCGTCTTTTGCATAGGTATAAAGGGCAATCACCTTATTGTCAGAGTTTCGGTGATGCACCATAACCTCGCTCTCCCCGTCGGTATAGGTGTATTCGGTGAAGGCGCGGGCTTTGGTTGGTGTTTTCATCATGCCGAGAGGATAGCACAGAAAGGGGGTGCGGCGCAATAGGGTGTATTCCTCATTACCCCTCAACCCCTACTCATGGCCCTATAATCCGCCCAAGTCTCGAATCTGTCATGCACGTGGTAAATCATCCCGCCACCCCGGGAATCCGTAGTCGCCGCCAGATTGCCGCCGGCCATCGGGCCGCACATGCCTTCGCGCTCCACATAAGGGACAAGCGCGTGATAGTTGCCGCCCCGGTGTTCGGGAAGAAAAATAAGGTTCGCATCCACTTCCGAAACCTTGAAGTGTCCCCTTGGGTTGGGGACATAAAGCGTGTGGTTCTTAGCGGAAACCCCGCCGTTTGTGCAATCGCATTCCGCACCGTCGTTCCAGTTGGCATAACGCGTGCGATAGACGTGAAACGGCAACAGCCGGGTGTCGGGGGAGAGAATGATTTTCATAGCGGCGACAGTATGGCAGACCAAAGGGCGCTGCGCAATAGGGTCTTCACCCCATTTTCCCGCTCTTATAGCACAATCAGCGCGCCATTTATCACCGCGGCAAACCCGCGCGAACCGGGGTAGCTGTGTCCGTAAACGGGAAACCAGTAGAGGGGCAGAGGTAAATTGCGCGCCTTTAACTCGGCAGTCATTTCCGCGATGCCTTCGCGATAGATGGAGGATGACGAGGATAGCGCAGAAACACAGAACAGACACAGATCGTGCAGGGTATCAAACGCGTCACGGTCCCACCCCTCGACATACGAGGTGTCATCCGGGCGCATATAGGCGAATTCTAGCGGGCCGCGCTCACGATAGAGCCCTTCGCCATACAGGCCGCTACCCACGACCTTAAAGCACCGGGAGGGGGCATTATAGCAGGTCATCCCCTCGCGGATAAGCGTTTTGTCAGGCGGGACATAGTTGGCGAGCTGGGTAAAGTCAAAGGTCCCGGCGTCAGACGCGGGAGGTAGAGAGGTGAGGGGAGAGTGGAGGATTGCGTGCGTTTGCATAACGAATCACCGCTTGGCTACCTCGGCGCCCGCAACAAGGGCACGCAGGATGTTGGCAGAGCTTGCCACGGCGTCACGATAGTCTGCATCTATCTTGCTGCCGGTAAGCGCGCGGGTGTTATCGGCTTGCGCTTTCACCTCTTTGGCAAGCTGAAACAGTTCGCTACTGACGTGCTCATTCCCCGTGCGCTCAAACGCGCGTGCCAAATCGGAGATTTGGAAGGCAATGCTTTTCAGCGCATCGGAATGGGCGAACATTGAGTCAAGCCAAGTGGTTTCGGTTTTCATAGGGTTCACAGTTTCCAAATTTCCCGGTAGTCCTGCAAAACGAGCTTCCGGCAATCCGGCGGCAGGGACGCGAACGGAATCCGACGGCCAAGGTGGCATTTGCGGCCCATCGCGGGGGCAAATCCCCAGTCATTCACATCTGCGTGACGGTTCGGGGTTTCACCCCACATTCCGAAGCCTTGCGGGCAAAACGGGTGAGTGCTCATGGCGCGGTATTGAGCAAAGGCGCGACGGTCGCCGGGAGTGCGGACAGTGCCCGCTTTGCCGGTGAAGCAGACGGTGTAACGGTCAACGGTTTCGCCGCCGTTATCATAACAGCGAACCCAACGCGGGATGCCGCCGGGCATCAGACGTTCGGCGCGAGAGGGGGAAGAGGAGGGTGTTTGGGCATTCATAGGTGGTTAGGTCAAGCGGAACAGTCCATCGCGGGCAATGCGTTCGTGCTGCTCAATGTCGGCGGCACTCAGATCGTATGTGTGTCCATCCTTGGCAAAAATCCAGCCGCCGATTGCGTGCCAGCCGTGCGGTTCAAGGTGGTTGGCAGCCTTGAGCCAACGGGAGTATGATTGCTGTTCGGTTTCGGGTCTCATGTTGGGCGCTACTCTAGCAGATCAAAGGGTGGGGTGGCAATAGGGTGTTTGCCCTATACTGGCGCGTCATACCCAGCCTCCCAAAACCCAAAAGCCGCCCCCGCTCCCCGGCAAGGTGTTCAGTCTTGACAGGAGCGGAGACGGCTTAGGCGATGAAAACGTGACGCGTCCGGCGTCACTGCGGGCCACGGTTTGCGGGAAACTGCGGCGGAAATGGGTGAGCTAGGGCGTCACGCGACTACCTGCAAAGCCTCGGCGCGGGCGTGGAGAGTGGCGAGGTCAAGGCTGGTCTGCCCGTTGTCGTCCTGTTCTGCGGCGGCCAAATCGTCGTCATTCCACTCGGAAACGGTGGCGAGAGTGTCGCCGCGCAGGATGTTGCGGCCCCATACCTCAACCTCCGCTTCCGTTTCCCCAGTAAGGAGTCCGCGATGACCGGCGTGATTTGCGACGTTGGAAAGGAGGTGGATCAATTCCTCTTCCGTCACCCCATTCGGGATATACGTCACGGTGAGGGCGAGGGTCAGGGTGATGGGTTCGTTTTTCATTGCGGGAGGGAAGGTAGCAGGTCGTTTCTATGGTGTCAAGAGCGTTTTCAGTATTTCGCCCGTATCTGAGACACACGGGTATCCGTGCCTCTCAAACGCGCGGTTGGCCTTGAATCGTCAATCGTGCCGTCGTTATTGAATGAGGCGCGAATTTCCTCGGGATTCCCGCTAGCCGCAAACCGTTGGCCGTTCTTCAGGATAACCGTCCATAGGGGACGACCGAATTTATCGGCTTTCTGTGTTTTCATGTGAGGGTAAGGTAGCGGGAGCCCCGCTTCTGTGTCAAGCCTCAAACCGTCCAGTTCATGCACCCAAGCAGGTAAATCTTGGCCTCGTTCCCATCCGTGTTCATCAAATGGATCGCGCCGTCAATCAGTTTGGGCTCCATATTGTCGGCAACTGTGAAACGCTCTTCCCCGTAAGCGGTCTCAAACGAAAGGAGAGCGTCATCGTATTCCTCCCCTTCGGCGTAAATCTGAGGGAAAACAAGCGATGTTTCGTCCACGAAAAGGGCCGTTGCGCGTTCAATCTGTTTGATAACGGACTCAAACGGGATGGTGGTAACGGAAGCATTCATGTGTTTTGGGTGTTATCGGTTTACGTTGGCTAAGGTAGCAGACGCCCCATCTATGTCAAGCCCGGAATCCGGCGCTCTTCAAGTGGCATCCGCGACAAACACCGTCAAATGCACATTGCGCCCGGTCGTTTCGTTGCGTCCAGTGCGGTAGCCCACGAAAGCGGAGAACTCCCCGGCGGTGCCGTCTTGGGTCCAAGACCCCAACGTGCAAGTGCGGCAGTAACCTCGGCGACCAAAGAGTTTGCGCGCTTCACGGGTGGCGAAGGTCTCGGCGGCTTCCTGCATGGAGTGGGCGCGGACAGAGCGGAAACCGGAACAGAGGTAGCGGGTGAGAGGATTAGTGTTCATTGCGTCGCCAGTATGACAGAGGATAGTGGGGAAATACAATAGGGTCTATCCCCTATTCGGCGACCCGCGCCGCCTTCATGGCCTCTTGCCACTCGTTTTCGCTCCCATAATAGCCATCAAGCCGAGCATCCGCGCGAACGCCGCGCACGGTGCCCATACGCATGGGGTTCTCCATACGGACATGCCACCAGCACTTTATGCGCGCCAGAAGCCACCAGCGGTAGACGCCAAGCAGGCGGACGCCGCCGTCCCAATAGACGCCGATATGGGTATGGACTGCCCAGCGCCGGGAGGGGGAGTAGGTGAGAGGAGGCATGTTCTTCATGGCACCGGCAACGTAGCACGGTTTCGGGTTGCCGTCAAGTAGGGTCTATCCCCTATTTGCGCTTTTCCAGTGCCGCCCTCAGCCTCGCGTTCTCCGCTGCGAGTCCCGCGATGTATTCGGCCACCTCTGTTTCCAGCATAACGGATTGTGGATAGGGGGCGTAACCGTCTCTGCCGCCAAACCGGGTGGTTGTCCAGCACAAAAGGGTTCTGCCCCCTACGGTAGACGTTTCAAGGCGGAACGTTATGGGGTGGGGATGAACGAGCAGGGCACGCATGAGTAAAATTGTAAAATGGTAGTCCCAACAGGATTTGAACCTGTAACGCCCTCAAATCTAGAGGCGACCTTTCGGCTGGAGGGTATAAGCCTCGTGTTTTACCGTTAAACTATGGGACCAAAAGTGAAAGGGAAGACGGCGCGGCCAGTGTGTCAACTCCCCCGGCGCGCGCAATCTGCCCCGCTACCCCATCTCAGAACGTATAATCCCGGATCGCCTCAATCTGCGCGAACAGGACGGCGATAGCCTCCTCGTCCTCCGCCCCGGCCCGCATCTTCATAAGTTCCTCGTCCATCTCGCTGACCAATTCGTCCCGTGCTTCCTCGGCGGCGGTGCAGCTGTAGTAGTTCCCGTCAATCCCAATCAGCGTATCTCCCAGACTATCCATATAATCATTCATCCCGCATCGGAATGCGGTTGGATCACACTCGGCTAGAACGCGACTCGGGGACATATTGGCGAACAGACCGCCCGCGGCAAATGGATAGGTTTCGTCCAGCATTTCGGAGTAAAGCTGCTCGGCGTCAACTGACGGGACGTTGTCCTCAATGTGGTTCAACAAACGGTCAATCGCGGCGGCGCGTTGGTCGGGAGTGAGGGAGGTATCGGGATTCATGGGAATGGGTATCGTGCGTTTGGGTTGCGTCCTATCTCTAGGTTACGCCCATACTATACTGCCTAGCGCCGCCGCTTGTCAAGGATAGATTCCCAAAACATGCGGTCCGCGATGGCGTCAACCCCATCAAAGAGCCGCGCCAGTTCGCCGTCCTTGGGGCCGTTCTCCCTGTTACCTGTCACTTCTGCGGCTACCCCATCCAGCGCCGCCAACACTGCCTCGCGACACTTGTCGGTTAGCGCCTCGCGCTGTTCGTCAAACGTGGGCTGCCCGTCCTTGGCGTCAAACCCGAGGGAGCGCAGAAAAGCGGCGTCCCGGTCCATTGCTTCCCCGACCGTGAGGCCGTCGGCGCGGCGGGTGTTTCGTGTGATGTTCATGGCTTTGAATAGGTGTCAGCTTATCGGCGCAGAGTATCGGTTACAGTCGGTCACTTGTCAAGCTCCGATTCCCAGTCTTCCGCGATCCGCGCGCAAAGACGGATAAGCCGACGGGCACATTTCTGTTCTTCATCCGAGAGGTGACCTAGATTGTTGACGCCGGACAGGTCGTCTTCGCACTCCCGGAGAGCGGCCAACGTGTTTTCAAACCGGCAGTAGGACATATTCATAGGCATGACGGTAAATGGGTAGGTCTGTCAGAACTGACTCGCCGCCTCCTTCTCGTCCTCCGCGCTCCAGTAAACCCCGTCCGCAGCGACAAGGACGGGCGCATTGAACTCGATCATGCCCGGCTGGGCCTTGAAGAAGGCGAGGATTTGGGCGAGCTGCCAGTCAAGGTTCTGTGCCCGGGAGGATACGGCCCGAAATCCGATAGTAAAGGCTGTTTCAAGGCAAAAATCAAGAATGTCAAAGTCGCCACCCATCTTGCCGGCGTTTGCGTCCATAACGAAGACGCGGAAGGCGTGCATTGCTTGGATGGAATGGTCTTTGGTGTCGAAACGGACGGCGGCGCCGTCAGTGGTAGCGTAATTGGACATGGTAGGTTAGAATGGGTTGTTTCAGATCGCCGTTACAGTAGCATATCCCCGAGTATCCGTCAAGTAGGGTAAAAACCCTATCCGTCAGTCCCGCACTTTCTGCATCCGCGCCGCGAACGGGTCATACTCCTGTTGCGTTCCGAATTCATAGGTGCCGGGCGGAATCGTGATGGCGTCATGTCGATTTTCATGGACACAGCGGATTTTGGTCTCCACAGAATTCTCCATGAAGAGCGTGCCAGCTTCGGTTTCGTAGAAATCGACGCCCTCCAGCGCGTCTACAACGTGATGGTTTCCAGTGGTTTCGCTGTTGGCCACGACGACAAAAGAGTCGCGTTTGATTCGTTTCTTTTTCGCGGCAGTCGGGATGATTGAGGGGAAAACAGTAGCTTCCCCGTGCAGGATGATTTCATTTGATTTCATTTGATTTCATGGTGAATTGCCTTATGGTATGCTGATTGGGTTCAAAAGTCAATGTTATTTTTAAGCAACCGCAACGATTTTCATATCCCGACCGCCAAACCGCTCTTTTAGGGCGTCTTTCAGTGTGCGACAAGCCGGTGATACCGCCTCCATATGCCATATGTCAGTTGTCTGGTTCCTCATTTTTAGATACGGTTGGTATTCAAGTCCCGGAAACGCGGTTTTCATGTCAATAAGTTGATACTGGCTTTTCCACCACCAAGAATAGGCGTTTTGATCCGGGTAGTTCTCAAAAGTGTCCACGATTTGCCCCATATCAATCATGCGCTCGACTCCGAATTTGCGCACAAACTCGGCTTTTACATCAGCGTTTTTCTCCTGAGTAAAAAAATCAATGGACAAATCTTCCGCCGGAGTCGTAACCAATTCTTTTGGAACGGTAACACCGTTAAGCGAGTAAATTTCCCAGCCATCGCGGCAGACCATTGCGGGACCGGTCTCACAATGAAGTTGACCACGCCCGTTGACGGATTGAATCAATGGGCGCTCGCACATAAAACAGATGTTTTCAAAAGGTTGCCACCATCCGGTAGATTCAGAAAGAGATAGCCAGAGGTGAAGTTTTTCTTTGTCACCCACGGAATACATGGGTTTTATGACTTCGTTTACGAAATTGTAGTATGCAGACCAAGAGGCTTCGTGTGAGCCCCAAAAATACCATGAAACATTAGTCCCCAGCTTATTCCGCAGATTAGTCTCCAGCTTATTCCCCAGATTAGCCTCCAGATTAGTCTCCAGATTAGTCTCCAGCTTATTCCGCAGATTAGCCTCCAGATTAGTCTCCAGATTAATCCACAGATTAGTCCGCAGATTAGTCCGCAGATTAGTCTCCAGCTTA